GACTCACACTTGAAGCAGGATGTATAAAACTGAATAGTGGATCAGCTCCACCAGTGAGTAAAACTGTTGAGATACCTAAGTTAAGATTAGCAGATACAAAATTTTCTCCTCAACAAGGTTGGATACCAGAACCAAATGCAATTGAAACTATAGTTACAAGAGCTCCTACACATGAGCCTTATGCAGAAAGAGGCACTGGTGTCAATACTAGTACCAGTTTACAATCACCTGCTGAGCAGGTTCCTTTGGATCCAAAAACCCAAGATGCAGTAACCAAAGCAGAATCAACAGAAATTGATAGTGTTACAGAAGCAGATTATGAAAAACAATCTCAAGCAAAAACCAACGTTGGTAAAATACCACCAGAAAAAGTAACCAGTATGATAGCACAATCAAGCAAACTTGTGCCACAAGATTTCAATGAAATATCCAATTCCAACGGTGTTGGTAAATTTGGTTTTAGTGCAACTGAATTAGAAAAAGGAGGACTATTGAAACCAGGCACTGCAGAGTTCTTTCTCAAGGATGCTACCTCTGATCTAAGTACAGTACTAGGAAGTGCAAGTGTTTGGACAGGTTCACAAGGTGTTAATGGACTTAGTGATTTTTTAAACAACGAAACATTACAAGATGTAACCAAAACAGATTTATTCAACAAAGGATTAGGCGAGTTGCAGAATGCAGGAATAGTAACCGGCCTAGAAGATGAATCTGCACTAGGCGGTTTGGTTAGTGGTGCAAGTAAATTTGGAGCAGACGCAGTTAAAAAATGGCAAGATGGTGCCGCAACACTAGGAGAAACATTTAGTGGAAGTAACAGTACAAAAATTACCAGTTCTGAAATGAATAAAGTTGTAAGAGGCGGTCAGTATTCAATACAATTAGCACAACAAAAATTGAGTAACGAAGTACAAGGATTTTCAACTAGCAGTGGAGGCGTAGTGAGTACAACAGTAAGAAGTTCAATTGACACTGCGGTAGCAAGTGTAGTTACAAGTAAGAAAGTCAATGGAGTGGATGACGAAACTGCGGCATTTGAAGCTGAATTTGATGCACAAAATAATACCACAAATACGTAGGTAAATACATCATGCCAACATTTATCGGATATAGTACCATTGGAAGGTACAAGAACTATACAGTCACAGATTTTGAATTAATCAAGCGTGATTTATTAAATGCTCTTACAATCAGACAAGGAGAAATGCCTGGCAGACCTAATGTTGGTACAACTATATGGAGTTTGTTGTTCGAACCTCAAGGAGCTCCAACTTCAAAAGCAATTAACAAAGAACTACAACGCATAGTTGCACAAGATCCAAGAATCAGTATCTCAGATATCAATGTTTACCCACAAGAGAATGGAATACTTATTGAACTTGAGGTTGATACTGTGAGTGGCCAACAAGGTGAACTACTTAATATATTTTTCAACAGTGAGACTATGAGAGCCGCTTACGCAGACGTGTAGATAAACTACGTAGTTTATTATTTTCATAAATACCATGTAAGGAAACACACATGGCTAAAACTACAAGACAAACAAGTATATTTGGTGTAGAAGATTGGAAGAGAATCTATCAAACCTATCGTGAAGCGGACTTTCAAAGTTATGATTTTGAAACACTCCGGAAAACTTTCATTGATTATATAAGACTGTATTACCCCGAAAGTTTCAATGATTACATAGAGTCTAGCGAATTTATTGCTATACTTGATGTTATGGCTTTTATGGGTCAAGCAGGCAGTTTTCGAAATGATCTTAATACACGTGAAAACTTTATTGATACTGCTGAAAGAAGAGACAGTGTTACTAGACTTGCAGAACTAGTTAGTTATACACCAAAGCGTAATACTGCCGCACAAGGTTTTTTAAAAGTACAAAGCATAAGCACCACTGAAGGTGTAATTGACTTTACTGGTGTTAACTTGTCCAATATCACAATAAATTGGAACGATACTACTAACCCGAATTGGCTAGAACAATTTACAGTTGTTGTAAATGCTGCTCTTAGCGGAAGTCAGCGTTTTGGAAAACCAGGAAATAGTCAAACACTTTTGGGAGTTGACACAGAAGAATATACACTCAATCTAATAGCAGGATTTTTACCTGTTGTACCGTTCAGTCAGACTGTAAATGGCACTAACATGACATTTGAAGCAGTAAATGCAACGTCATTAAATGAAACATACCTGTATGAGCCGGCACCTGCACCAAGCGGGCCGTTAAACATACTGTATAGAAATGACAAACAAGGATATGCTAGTGCAAACACTGGTTACTTTTTTTATTTTAAACAAGGCTCTCTACAAGATCAACAATTTAATCTTGGAGAAAGAATCAGCAACAGAATTGTTAACGTCAACATAGAAGGTATAAACAACGAAGATGTTTGGTTATACCAACTTAATGCACAGAACTCAATAATTGCAGAATGGGAAAAAGTTGAAAATATCTACACTGGTGCAGTTGAAGAACTTACACCTGAACAACGCAGGTATTTTAGTATTACATCAAGAACAAATGATCAAATTGACTTGAATTTTGGAGATGGTGTGTTTAGTAGTATACCAGTAGGAACATTTAGAACCTATGTTAGAAGTTCAAATGGCCTAAACTATATTATCAATCCAGATGAAATGCAAAATGTAACTTTTAATATAGGTTACGTAAGCAAAACAGGACGAAACGAAACACTAACCTTCACTTGTGCGTTAACTGTACCGGTGAGCAATGCAAGCAGTAGAGAAAATATAAACGATATCAAACAAAGAGCCCCAGCAAGATATTATACCCAAGATAGAATGGTCAACGGAGAAGACTACAACAATTTTCCATATACACTTTATTCAACTATAATCAAGTCCAAGGCTGTTAACAGAAGCTCAATTGGTACTAGTAGGTATCTGGACTTAGTAGATATCACTGGAAAATATTCAAGCACAAATGTTTTTGCCTCAGATGGCATGATCTACGAAAATACACAAGTACCCAGCTTTACATTCACTTTTGCCGATGCAAACGACATTACCAATGTAATTGTAAACCAAGTTGAACCTCTATTAGCAAGTAGAGGAATGCAAGAATTCTATTACGAGAACTTCAATCGACCAAGTTTAACAACGTTAAATCTTGAATGGAATCAAAGCACCACTAGTAATAGCGAGACAACTGGATTTTTTAAATTTGTATCAAACGGAGCACCTGCACCAGTAGGTCCTCAAGCAAGCGACAATAAAAAATATATCGCACAAGGTGGACTGGTAAAATTTACTCCACCAGCTGGACAGTATTTTACTGCAACAAATAGACTGGCAGTTGGTTCACCAACACTACCCGGCGATAAGATGGTTTTATGGGCAACTGTAACTGCTTTAGAGCTTGATGGGACAAACTTTGGAGTTGGAAATAATGCAGACGGAACTGGCCCTGTAACTTTAAATACTTTTATTCCAACAGGTGCAGTACCCACACAGGTAATTATAAATTTTATTACTGATTTGCCTACCTCTATTGAAACTACAATGAGGGAAAATATTGAACTCTATCGAGATTTTGGGCTGGGTTACGATAATCTTACGCAGACATGGTATATTATTACATCAACAAACATCGATAGCAGTATTACTTTTAGTTTAGCATATGCTCAAGATACGTCAGGCACGGGTTTAGATAATAGCTGGCTTGTTGATTTTCAAACTGATGGTGTAACTTATACAGTAAGCTCTAGAAGCTTGGATCGTTTTTGGGCAAGTATCTTAGAAACACGCTTTTTCTATGATGGTACACAAAAAGTTTATGACCCCAAAACAGGCAAAGTTGTTAATGATTTTATCAATGTACTAAAAACAAACAACCTACCTGACTCAAGTTCAACACTTAATAGTGATGAGATACTGGACATAATCGGACAACCAGTTGAAGCAGATGGCTTTATTGATGACTTTAGAGTAAGAGTCAGCTATAGAGATTCAGACAATGATGGCATTCCAGATAATCCAGATTATTTTGAAACATTGGTTGCACCAGATACAAATCCTGTTACCAAAAGGGTATACCTTCAGCAAACAATTGATTTTGATAATCTTGAAAGATATACACCACTTGCAAGTGGTGTAGTCAACGGCACTTATGCAACAAAAGATGCAATTGAACTAGATAAAAGCGAATATGCTGATGGGCAGGTTTTTTATGCGTACACAGATGAAAAATTCTATAAACTTACTGTAGCCTATGACGGAGTTAGAACTATTAGTGAAGTTAGTGGTTATCAAACCTATGTTGGTAGACAAGATCTTTATTTTCAGTATCGACACAATGCTCCACTTAGTCGACGTATTGATCCAGGTACAACTAATATTATTGATATCTATCTTTTAACACAGGCATATTATAATGCGTATCAAAATTATCTTCGAGACACTACTGGTTCTGTTAAGGAACCAGCAAAACCGACTATCGACGAACTAACTACGTCCTATAATACACTTGATCAATATAAAATGATTTCAGATAATATTATCTTAAACAGTGTAACATTCAAACCATTGTTCGGAACCAAAGCTCCAGAAGAACTTAGAGCAACTATTAAGTGTGTGAAAAACGCTACAAGCACAGTGAGCATAAGTGAAATTAAAAGTCAGGTTGTAAATGCTATCAATCAATATTTTACAATTGAAAATTGGGACTTTGGCGATACCTTTTTCTTTTCAGAGCTAAGTTCATATTTACACGATCAACTTGGTTCAATAATAAGCACGGTTGTACTTGTTCCGACAAATCCTTTGAAATCTTTTGGAGATTTATACGAAATAAGATCTCAAGCAAATGAAATTTTTGTGAATGCCGCAACAGTGAATGACGTTGAAATTATTGATGCATTGACTAGCAGTCAACTTAGAACTGCACCAAATAGTGGAGTAGTTTAAAATATGGCTAAGCGTATTCGCTCAGAGGATTTCTTACCTGAAATCTTTCAAACACCAGCTAATAAGCAACTTCTAAGAAGTACTCTTGATCAGCTTACACAAAATCCTAAACTTAAACCAACAGAAGGTTACATAGGACGTAAAATTGGTCCAGGGGTAACTGCCAGTGACAACTATATTCTTGAACCATCTGCAACCAGAACAGATTATCAATTGGAACCAGGGGTAGTTCAACTTCAACCTGATACAAGCACAGTTGATAATGCAATTACCTATCCAGGTATAATTGATAGTTTGAAAATGCAAGGAGCAAATACAACAAGACACGATAGGTTATTCAATAGCGAGCATTATAGCTACGATCCAATGATTGATTATGACAAATTTGTGAACTTTGGACAGTATTATTGGATACCAGCAGGTCCAAATAGTGTTGATGTATTTGCAAATACTATTCCAACTGCAGACAACTTTGATGTAACCTACAGCGAAGTCGGGTACAAGTTTAGTGGTTATAGTGGCACACTGCCCACAATCACACTTGTAAGAGAAGGAAACTATACATTTGATGTAAACGCAAGTGGACGTAATTTTTGGATACAAAGTGTTCCTGGAACCAGTGGTGTATTACCACAACAAGCCAACCAAAGTTCTCGTGAAGTACTTGGAGTAACCAACAATGGTGATGATGTTGGAACAGTTTCTTTTAATGTTCCTGCAAAAACTGCACAGAATTTTTTCTTTAATCTTGCTGACATAGGTTCTACTGACTTGGTCGAAGATACACTTCAGTTTAATCAAATAAACAATCGATATGTTGATGTTTTCTTAGAAGAACATGGCGGTATTGATGGCATAACTGATTTACAAAACCGGACACTTATTTTCAATACAACCACAGACCAAGGTTGGGAAGATGAAGAACCATTTTCTAGTGAAGGGTTTGATACAACTGCATTTAGTGATTCAGGTGCAATTCCAACAGACGCCGATCGGTATGTCCAATGGCGTATAAATTACAACTACGACGATCCACTTCGTCCGTTTATGGAACTTACAAAAGTACAAAGCATTGCAAATCTAAGCAAAACAAAGATAGAATATGGCACAGAATACTCTGGTAGCACTATGTACAAAACTGCTGAAGGTGTATTTGCACGTCAGCCACTGATAACTGCTAATCTTGATATCTTGTACTATCAAGACGGTAGCGATGAACTAAATTTTGGTGTAATAAGAGTAGTAGACCAAATAAATTCCTCAGACTTAAACATAGAAGATATCCTCGGTGAACCTAATTATACATCACCAAATGGTGTGGTTTTCACCAATGGCTTGAAAGTCAAATTTATTGGAAATGTGGTTCCTGCAAGTTATGCAAACGTAGAATACTATGTAGAAGGTGTTGGTACTGCGATTGAATTTGTAAAAGTTACCGACTTAATAACCCCTGAAACCTATACAAAGTCAGAAACAGTGCCTTTTGATAGTACTAGTTTCGACGAAGGTGGATTCGATGCAACTGCTGACGCTCCTATTGTACAAGATTATCTCTTAATTAACAGAGCAAGCATTAATCTAAATGCTTGGAGTAGAGGTAATAGATGGTTTCATATTGATGTGCTTACTGCAACTGCAAACTACAATAATACAGTATTAACCTTAGATAATGATGCAAGAGCAAAACGACCAATTATTGAATTTGTTAAAAATCTAAAATTGTATAACTTTGGTACTCTTGCTACACAACCAGTTGATATTATTGATTTTGACGAAACTGATGCGTTTAGTAATATAAATGGAACCTCTGGATATTCAGTAGATGGATATAGCCTAATTGAAGGTTCAAGAATTATATTCAATGCAGACGTTGATCCCGAAGTTGTAAATAAAATTTATACAGTACAATTTATTAATCTTGGAGCAGGTGATATAATTGACTTACAACCTGCAAGTTTGACCGAACCTGACATTGCAACTAATATAACTGTTGTTGTAAGATCTGGAGTAACTGAACAAGGAAAATCCTACTGGTTTAATGGCATCACTTGGACAGAAGCTCAACAAAAAACAGATACAAACCAGGCACCATTATTTGATATCTACGATTCAAGTGGTTATAGTTTAAGCGATACTTTAGTTTACCCTTCTACTACTTTTGCAGGAACTAAAATTTTTAGCTATGCCGTTGGCACTGGAACTACAGATTCCATTATTGAACAACCTTTGAAATATTTAACCATCAATAATGTTGGTGACATTGTATTTGATAATAATTTTTATTCAGATACGTTTACTTACGGCTCATCTAATAATGGTACTACAGCAAACATTTCTCTTGGTACAGTAAGACAGTACAACACAATTGATACTTTTATAAAACTTCTTGGATGGCAAACAAGTTTTACAAATTATGTTCAACGACAAAGTTTTAGTTTTGAATTTGATGGGAACTCATTGATTCTTGATGTTGAAGTGTCAAATGATACAAGTATTGTACCAGTGAAAGTTTTTGTTGAAGGACAATTTATACTGTCTGATACCTATACCTATGCAACAAACAGTGCAGGGGTCACTGAAATTACATTCAATGCAAATGTGGTTGGACAACCAGCAACTGTTCCTCCAATAGGATCGGTAATAGAAGTGCAGGTCATAAGCAATAGTCCTAGTAGTGTTGCGTTCTATACTATTCCAGACAATCTAGAATCAAATGCTCTAAACGAAAATAGTTCTACTTTTACTCTAGGAACACTTAGGACACACTATGAAAGTATCTGTCAAAACCTTGAACACTTCTCAGGTAAGATACACGGAGCAAACAACATACGTGACCTTGGTAATATTATTCCATACGGTGATTTAATTCTACAACAAAGTGCACCATTAACACTTACAACTCCTTTTATAAATGAAAGAAGCACTGATTACTTTAGATCATTGGAATTTAATGCTTCTGAGTATAATAAAACCAAGAACAAAATACTTGATTATGTTGCAAACAACGATTGGGAAAACAAAACTGCGGCTGAGATTCTTGACCAAACTCTGCTTGCAATAAACGCTGGAAAAACTTCATCTTCATCATTTTACTGGACTGATGCGATTCCAACTGGAACAGTTTACGAACAAACAACATACACTGTGACTCCAATCACAACATATGTTTTTGATACACTCTACAATTATAACTTTACATCAGCAAACTATCAAGGTTTATTGGTTTATTATATTCCAGTTTCAACTGGAGTAGAGACACAACTAGTCGGCGACGGGCATGAATATACAGTTGCTACTGATGGTCCAAGAATTACAATTAATTCTTCTGATATTACACTTTCAATTGGCGATAAGATTATTATACGAGAATACAAAACAACATATGGAAGTTATGTGCCTGCAACTCCGAGCATGTTAGGCTTATACCAAGTATACATGCCAAGGGAGTTCCTTGACAATACCTATGTGGAACCAACAAATGTAATACAAGGACATGATGGCAGCATCACAGTATCATTTCCAGATGGTGATTACAGAAATAGTGTGCTATTAGAGTTTGAAAAAAGATGTTATAATAATATCAAACTTACAGCTGATGAAAAATACAATCCTATACTTCAAGCCGTTGATGTTATTCCAGGACAGTTTAGAACAACTGACTATACACTCACTGAGATAAACGATATTCTTAATGTAAGTTTTCTTGCTTGGGTTGGTGCACAAAGAGTTCCGTACAAAATTCAAACCTACGATGCTGATAACGGTTTTACTTGGAATTACAGTCAGAGTGCAAATAGACTAGATGGAAAACCTTTACTTGGCTTCTGGCGTGGTATATATTTTAATCTCTACGACACAGATAGTCCTGATACTCGTCCATGGGAAATGGTTGGTTTAAGTGAAAAACCAACCTGGTGGGAAACACGTTATGGTCCTGCTCCTTACACCAGTGGAAACACTGTACTATGGCAAGACATGGCAGATGGTAAAATTACCTATCCAACTGGTGATGTTATTAAACCAAGATTTGTTCGCCCAGAATTACTAGATTGTTTACCAACAGATTCACAGGGCAATCTAGTTGATCCAATGGTTTCGATTGTTGGAAGTTACGATATAAACAGTTTTAAAAAATCTTGGGTGGCTGGAGATTATGCTCCTACACAAACTGCTTGGAGAAGAAGTAGCTATTATCCGTTTGCTATTCAGAGATTGCTTGCTCTTACTATGCCTGCAAAGTATTTTGGTTTGTTTTCTGATGTAGACTTGTACAAATACAACACAGATTTCAATCAATACCTTTACAATGATAGATATCGTGTTGATGCTTCAACCGTTGAAGTTTATGGTAATGGAACTGCAAAACACAGTTTCATAAATTTTGTAGTTGATTACAATAGATTAACAGGAGTTGATAGTACCGCTTTAGTAAAAACAAAACTAGAAAATCTTGACGTACGTTTATGCTATCGAATGGCAGGTTTCAGTGATAAGAGCTATTTAAAAATATTTTCTGAAAAATCATCTCCGAACAGTCTAAATAGCAGTTTGTTGTTGCCCGACGAAAGCTATCAACTATTTTTATATAAAAATCCAAGTTTTTCTGAAGTCCAGTTTTCCAGTGTTATAGTTCAAAGAACAAACACAGGTTGGACAGTTGCTGGTTATTCTACTACTAAACCGTATTTCAATATTTTAAAGAGCACTGCCGCAGGAACATTCAGTACCTTCACTGTAAATGGCAACACTTTTAGAGTACCTCAAACATTTACGAATCAAGTGACACAAGTGCCTTACGGTTATGAATTTTCAAGCTCTAGTTCAGTAGTAGATTTTTTAGTGAGTTATGGTGAATTATTAAAGCAACAGGGCATGTCCTTTGACTCAACCGAGAATGAGGTTATTGTAAACTGGACACAAATGGCTCAAGAGTTTATCTACTGGGTTGGACAAAGTTGGACTGTAGGAAGTGTTATAAATTTAAATCCAGCGGCCAACATTCTAAAGCTAGAAAAAGACTTTAGTGTTGTTGAGAGCCTAGCAAGCGAAAATCTCAATGACGTAATATTGAATCAAAATTTTAGACCTTTGTTGTCAGACGACTATGCAGTAGAAAGATTAGACAACGAACTGAAACTTATAGGATTGAATAATAATACTTTTAGTTTTCTACAAGGAAGATTTACATCTTATGAACACATCATAGTCTTTGATAATATTAGTATTTTCAATGATCTGATCTATCAACCAGTAACTGGCGCAAGACAAAATCGATTATTAGTTAATGGGTATACAGTGTATGACTGGAATGGTACATTAGATGCACAAGGCTTTATACTCAACCAAGATAATATAAAATCATGGGAGCCGAATGTAGGCTACACCAAAGGGCAGATTGTAGAATATAAAAACTCTTATTGGAGTGCCACTACAATTTTATCACCAAGCCAAACTTTTGTTTTTGCAGACTGGATAAAAAGTGATTACGCTAGAATACAAACTGGTTTACTTCCTAACCTTGCAACTAAAGCAGATGAATTGCAAGATAATTATAACATTCACACTGCTAATCTTGAAAGCGATTCAACATTACTAGGACTAGGACTAATTGGATTTAGACCAAGACAGTACATGCAAAATCTTAACCTCGACGACATTTCACAGGCTGGTTTGTACTCACAGTTCTTGGGCACAAAAGGCACTATTCGTGCCGCTGAACAATTTAAAAGTGCAAACCTTGGCAAAGAAGAAGCAGAATACGAAATCAGAGAAAATTGGGCAATCCAAAGAGCTATATATGGAGCAAATGCTAACCGAAGTTATTTTGAATTACAACTAGAAGAAAGCAAACTGCTTAGTAACCCAAGCACAATAGCAGTAGTGGCGCCTGATACTATTTCAACTGCTGAACAAACAGTTTTAATTGATGATATTTACAAATCAAGTTATAAAATTAGCACCACTGATATTTTACCAACAATCAATGGTATTCCAGATAATGTTGGATTGCCAAGTGCTGGTTACGTAAATTATGATGATGTTGACATTAAAGTTTTTGATTTTGATGACCTAACAACTGTGATAAACAACCTTACTACTATTGTCGTTGGAACAAATATTTGGGTCGCAAAAGCAAACACTTTCGATTGGAATATTTACAGAGTTAATCTTGTAAATTCTACACTTTCAACAGTGATTGACAACCTAAACGGAACTTGCACATTCACTTTTACTAGTAACCATGGTTTAAGTGTTGGACAAAGATTAATTATAAAATTTTTCAATAGTGCAGTTGACGGTGCTTATATTATTCAAACTGTACCTGGACTAAAAACATTAACAGTAAATCTCAGTCTGCCAGATGACGTAACAACAATTACAAATGGAAATGGTAGAGCCTTTACACTAGAGAGTGTAAGAGTTGCTCAACCAAGTGATATTGCTGGACTTAGTTTTAGTACAAGTTTAGTTGCTACAAATCAAGTATGGGTCGATAATAACGGTAATGACAATTGGACAGTGTTACAAAAACAAAATCCATTCTCAACCACAGGCGAAATACAAGCCGAAACACCAGTTATAAATGATCTACTCGGAACCTCGTTGGCACAAGGATTAAACAATGACGGATTGATTATTGGAGCAACAGGATACGCAAGTGGCATTGGTGGTGTTTATGCGTATAACAAGTTAGAGGATGGTTCAACAATTAATGGTTCAACCTATGCTCAGCAAACAATTCTTTCTCCTGATGCATCACTCCTGTTCACAGGTTTTGGATTTAGCACTGATGTAGGTGACACTGAATGGGCTATAGTTGGTGCACCTGATTCAGATTCTAATAAAGGTTATGCAAGTGCCATTGTTAGAAATTCCTCAAACGCAACTTATAGTTTCTATCAGCACTTTAACACAGGAACAAATGACGCTGATAAATTTGGTTATAGCGTAGCCATTAGCGATGATGAACGCTGGATGTATATCAGTGCTCCAGCTGATAACAAAATTTATGCATATAACAAAGTAAATGTGCAAACACAGAGTTTAACATTCACTGGAGACGGAACAACATTAAGTTTTGTAATAGAACCAACAATTCAAGTTGATGCCAGTGACGGAACCGCTCAAACACAAATCAAAGTCACAAGAAATACACTTGAACAAACTGCTGGTGTTGATTATACAGTCCTTACCTCAAATGATATACAATCAGTGATTTTTACCACTGCACCAAATCTTGATGATGTAATTGTTATTAGTAGACGTGAGAGCCAAAGTTTTAATCCAACTGTGTTAACAACAAACTTTAGTTTTACAACTTTGTTTACGGCCAGTGACATTTATTCAATGACTGTTGTGCAGGACTCAGTTTTATTGCGTCCATTTTTTGACTACACAGTTGTTGGATCTGACATTGTATTGACTTCAGGAATAAGTTCGGGAACTTTAACAATAAATGCAAAAACGCATTGGGATTTTGTTAATAGTTTTACTGCAAGTGGTCTTGGAGCCAGCGATCAATTTGGTTACAGTGTATCAACAACCACAGATGGCAGACAAATTTTAATTGGCACTCCAGATGCAACCATTGAAACAAATACTTTTGCTGGTGAAAGTTATATTGTTGATAGAAGTGTAGAAAGATTTCAAGTTACCAATGCCGCTACAGTTTCTTATACAACCAGCATTGTTCCTACTGTTCCAGTTACAGTCAAACTTAACGGAACATTCTTAATTCCAACTGGAAATGCAAACAATGCACAATTTAGTGTTGCTGGAAGTGTAATAACTATCGGAACAACACTTAATCCAGTAACTCTTTCAGTTGGTGATATAATCGAAATTGAAACTAATAGTTTTACTACACTACAAAATTTTAACAGTGCCTTAAACGGTGAAAACTATTATTTTGGTAGAGCCGTTGACATGTGTTCAACTAATTGTAGTGCATATATCAGTATGCCACACGATAGTGCAGTGGCAGTTGAACAAGGTAGTGTAGAGCGTTGGATAAATCAAAGCCGACTTTTTGGAACTATTACCGGTACTGTGTCTAATCCTGTGCTTAGTGCCGCAGACAGTATCCGTATCAACAACTACTATGTAACACTCACAGGAACAACAGTTGAGAGTTTGGTTACTGATATTACAAATGCAAATATTCCAAATATAGTTGGTGCTACAGTAAATGGCGCATTACAAATTACATTGGTTGATATAGAAGCTGGAGAACAGTTTATCAAACTAGAAGTAGCACCGGGTACAGGAACTGCATTTAGTGATTTAGGATTGAAACCTTGGGTATATGCTCAAACAATTGTTCCACCTGTTGCACAAGCATATGGACATTTTGGCACAAGTATTAACATTAGTGATGATGCACTTACATTAAGTGTTGGAGCTCCAGATGCAACTGCATTCTTATCTACTACTTTTGATAATTCAACAACAGATTTTGATTCTGGATCAACAAACGTGGTAGATCCAATGCCTGAATCAGGCGTTGCATATACATACGATTTTTTAAATTCTGCATCTCCAAGTGCAACAAACTCTGGCAAGTTTGTATACGGACAACAAATTTACGATATGAGTATTACCAGCCTTGACAAATTTGGAAGTAGTGTAAGTTATGTAGACGGAATCTTACTTGTTGGTGCACCAAATGATGATCTTGGCGATAGCTCTGGTAACTTTGGTCGTGTAACACAGTTCACAAATGCTGATAATGAACCAAGTTGGAAAGCAAGATATACGGAAGCCCCAGTTGTAGATTCAGCATTGTTAAATAGTGTGTTTATATACAATAAAGTTTCTAATAGTATTACAAGATACTTAGATTTCATAGATCCACTGCAAGGTAGAATACTAGGAGCCGCAAACGCCAACATTGACTACACAGGCGGAATTGACCCTGCGTTGTATAACACAGGTACAGTGAACAACTTTGGAAGCATGTGGAGAGAAGAACACCTTGGAGAAATCTGGTGGGACTTATCAACGGTTAGATTTATAGATTATAATCAAGATGACATACAGTTTAGAGCAAGACGGTGGGGTCAGTTATTTGATGGTTCTAGTGTAGATATCTATCAATGGACTGAGAACAGAGTACCGCCTGCAAATTATAGTGGACCTGGAACAGTGTATACAACTGATAGTTATACAACTATAACGTATCTTGACAGTGCTGGCACCTTTGTAACAAAGTATTTTTATTGGATCAAAGGATTGACTGCTATCAGCCCAAACAAAACACTAAGTTCGAGCGGTATAGAACAGTACATTTCCAATCCACGTGCCAGTGGTATTAGTTATGCAGCCGCAATTGCAAAAAATGAAATTACACTTTTTAACTCAAGAAACCTTATAAGTGCTGATGACTCAATATTGCATGTTGAATTTGATAAAATTGCCAATGATGACAATGTTCATAGTGAATATGATATCATAACCGACGCAGATAAGAACAGTTTCTTAGGAACACAATTGTATAGAAAATATCTTGACAGTTTTTGCGGAGCTGATACATCAGGAAATGCAGTTCCAGATACAACACTTAGTCTTGCGAATAGATATGGTGTTAGTTTTCGACCAAGACAAAGTATGTTTGTTGATAGATTTCTTGCACTTAAGAACTACATGACCAGAGCAAATGCTATTATGAAGTTGTATACTATTTCAGAAAGCAAGAGTTTTACATTATTAAACAGCGAAGAACCTGAACCAACTCTAGCAAGTGGATTATGGAACAAGCGAGTTTTAACCTATGCTGAGCTTACCTATCAAGACTTAGCACAGGTAGCAATTGGATATCAATATCTAGTGGCAAGCGATGTTAACAACGAAGGGCTATGGTCAATCTATACTGTACAATCAGATCAAACACTTTTATTAACTCGTGTACAAAGCTATAAAACAAATCTTTATTGGAGTTATGTTGATTGGTTTGGAATTAATGCTGATGGGTCGTTTTACAATAGTGATAATACTTCTTCTTATGAGGTTGCAGTTTACAGTAATCTTTTAGCTCTCAACAATGTACAAAACGGCGAATGGGCAACTGTTACTGCAAACAGTAATGGAAAAACAGAAGTTTACCAATATAGCACAACATCAGGTGAATGGACAAGAGTTTATTTAGAAGATGGTACAATTGAAATAGACGCAACTATCTGGGATTATACGATTGAAAATCCCATAGCTGGCGAAGAACCAATTACAGAAACAAGACAAATATTACAAGCTCTAAACACTGAAATATTTGTAGGAGATTTATTAGTAAGACGTAATGAATTATTAATATTGATGTTTGAATTTATAATGAGTACATTGGCCGCGCCAAACTGGTTGTTTAAAACTAGTTTAATTGATATAAATCATAAAATACGTGACTTAATTGAATATCCAATATTCAGAAGAGATAATCAAGACTTTGTTGAGGATTATATCAAAGAAGTTAAACCATATCATGTTCAAATTAGAGAATTCAATTTAAGATACGAAGGTGAAGATACTTACAACGGAAGTGTAACTGATTTTGATTTACCAGCATATTACGATAATACTTTACAACAGTTTGTATCGCCAATATTAGATGATAGTACAAATCCAGAATCAAAAAGTGCCGTGCCAAGTACATCATCATTATGGACGACGTTTCCATGGAGTCAATGGTATCAAAACTATCTATTGGTGGTTTCAACTGCTACAGTAGTTAATGGTGGGTCTGGGTATACAGTGGCACCACAAGTTATTGTTACAGGTGATGCTACAACACAGGCAACTATGACAGCAACTGTAAACACCGCTGGAGTAGTAACTGCTATCAATGTTATTACTCCTGGTAGTGGATATACCACCACACCGATTATTACTATTTCAGGTGGTAACGGTAGTGGAGCAACTGCAATAGCAGTGCTAGGCACACAACAAGTACGTGATTTTACAACTACTATTGCTTATAACAGAATTACATACTCAAGCACAGTAATAGATTGGACTGCAAATACTGCATACACTGCTGGACAATTAGTGCGTTATCCAGTGCCAATTGTAGGTGTAGTTAATGTTGCTGAACCTAAAATTTACAATGTAACTTCGAATTTTACGTCGACTTCTGAGTTTAATCCAGATAATTATACTGTTGTTGATCCTGACACACTAGATGCCGCTGACAGAACCATTGGATTGTATAATCCAGGTCCAAACGAACCTGGACGCGAGTTAGCACAGGTAATGACTGGTATTGACTATCCTGGTGTGCAGGTCGATGCTCCGGACTTTAATCAAAATACTGGTTTTGATATTGGAAATTATGATATAAATCCATTTGATAATATCAGTTTTGGCCCAGAAGGGTTACCCACATACGACGATTCTATACTAGATGTGATATATGAAAGCAGTTTTACTGATACCTATTTAGGAACAAGAGCAACAGATATTAACGTAGAGGGCGGCGGATTTATCGACACATATAGTTCACATGCTCCTGAAGAACTTGTGCCTGGAAGCGAATTTGACACACTAGATATAAAAGTTTTTACTAGACCCGGCAGTGACTGGAGTAATAATGGACACGGGTTTGAAATTAAAAGCACTAATAGTTTCTTTGAAGCAACTGGAGTAACAATTAGTTTTCTAAACCTTGTTCAACATCCTGTTAATGTAAATGTTATAAACATATCAACTGGGCAGGTTCTACCACCATCTGTAATTGCAATCAATTGGGTAACAAAAACTGTGGTTGTGAGTGCTAGTGCAAATGCAAGTGTTGATGATGTGATTAGAGTTGAAGTATATGGAGTAGGTGGAGGTTCGCAACTTTATAAAGAAAGTTTTGTTGGAAGTTCTATAACAAACCGTACACAAATAATACCTGTGGCATTTTCAGAAATCAATGAAATGCTTATTTTCTTAGATGGCAGTGAAACAACTGATTATACTTTTGCAGCCAGCGGTAGTTTTGCGACAGAAATCACTTTTGGCAGTCAGCCTACCAGCACACAATGGCTTACAATTATTGCTCTTGGAGAAACTACACCAATACAATATAGTTGGAGCACAGAGGTAAAAGATTACTTTAACTATGATGGATCTAGCACACAATATCCATTAAGTGCAAGTCTACAAGGAACAAACGTTGCAAACATGATTGTTGATAAAGATGGTTTAAGATTGCGTCCACCAGAAGGAATAGAATATACTGGTGATGGATCAAGTCTTGGGCCTTATTATCTAAGTACCACTGCAAAAACAAACCAAGCATTAATTAGTTCTGCTGATTTACTGGTGTATGTCGATAATGTGAGACAGAATGTTTCTGTAAACTGGACTCTAAGTCCATGGGATGGCAGTAGTGATAGATATATTGAATTTAATACGCAGTCTTTGCCAGCAGCTGGATCAAGAATAGAAATTTATACTACCACTGAAGCTGACTATACAATTGTTAATACCAGTGATATCAATCTAAGAGTCAGTGCTGCTTTTGATACACTATTTGATGTTACTACATATAACGATACATCTCAACAAAAAATCTTAACCAAGGTGTTTGTTGGACCTACAACCGAAGGTGCAATTGAAACAAACAACTTTGCACTAGGAAGACTGGTAACAGATACACAAAGAGTTATTGTTACTTTAAATGGACAATATTTACAACCAACCGTCGATTTTACAATATCAACAGATGGTACCCAACTTAGTACCTTGGTACTAGATCTAAGTCTTCTGAATGCTTCAGACGTTTTAGCAGTAACAATTTTTACGAATAGTGTTGTACCAAACAGTCTTAACTTCCGTATCTTCCAAGACATGATTGGTAATCAAAAACTGCTTAGATTTAATAAAACAAACACTACTGAACTAGCACAGACAGTGGCAATCTCAGATGATACTATTTTTGTTAATGATGTTAGCAAGCTAGGTGAACCTAATCTTACACAAGGTATTTTTGGACAACTGATTGTAGGTGGCGAAAGAATTACTTATAGATCAAGAAATACAGGAAACAATAGTGTTAGTGGCTTGAGAAGGGGAACTGCTGGTACTGGAATATATCAACATGAAGTTGGTGAAACTGTTAGTGATGTTGGTGCAGGACAACAACTGCCTGCCCGTTATCAAGAAAAAACCACCACTGACAAAACAAATGTAGGTGACGGATCAACTAGAGTTTTTGAAACATCTATTGTGATTCCAACACTTATCGACAGTACAGAAATCACAGATGCAATTAGCGTAATAGTTGGAGGAACAGTATTGGTACCTGAAACAGATTATTCTGTTACTGAAGTAAATGTAACAACAACTGAAGTAACATTGGTAACTGCACCAGCTGATGGAGTGGAAGTGTACTTTAGCCAAGTTACTGCAAATGTAATGTATGCTCAGGGTGCAAGTACTGCAAGTAACGGAGTTGCACTACAAGATCAAACCACACCAGCTGCTCTGTTTTTGAAAGACTAGGTAATTTATTAAGGTAAATACAGCATGGAACAAGAAAATGCAAATGAGGAATCAGTGACAGAATCAGTTGACGAAGTTCGTCCAAATGAAAATGGTCAAATTGCTATTAGTGGACACATAAAAATATTTGATCCTAATAGCGGTGAAGTCATTGTTGATAAACGCAATGCCATACATTATGAAAATATTAGTGAAGCATTAGCAAATAGTCTTGCAAATAAAGCAGTTGGACAAATTTACAGTATGGCATTTGGAAATGGAGGTAGTAGTGTTGATACCACTGGTGTTATCACATATTTGCCACCAAATACAACTGGACAAAATGCCAACCTCTACAACCCAACATATTCAAAAGTTGTAGATGATAATAGTGCAAGTAATACTGATACTACAAGAAATAAACTAACAGTTACACATACAACTGGAAAAGTATACACAGATATACTAGTAAGTTGTTTATTAGATTATGGCGAGCCTTCAGGTCAACAGGCTTTTGATAATTCAACAGATTTCAATGGTGATTATGTTTTTGATGAGTTAGGTTTAAAAACTTGGAATGGCAGTGCAACCGACTTAAGATTAATAACACATGTGATTTTTCATCCAGTGCAAAAAAGTTTAAACAGACAGATACAGATTGATTATACTGTGCGTATACAGACATTAACCAATCTTAGTTCAACATAAATACAGGTATATTATAAAAATAATAAGTACACTTGTAGTAAACGGAGTAAAACAAAATGGCATATACCATTAACCTGACAGATGGTACAATATTTGCAGTAGTTGCAGATGGTACTATCAATACAGATTCAAGCCAAACACTAGTTGGAAAAAACTATGCTGGATATGGAGAGTTCTTAGATGAGAACTTTATTAAACTACTTGAAAATGCAGCCAACACTAGTGCACCAGGAGCACCATTAACAGGTCAGCTTTGGTATGATAAAACTAACAACATAATAAAAGTTTACAATGGTACAATATTTAAGTCATTATCAGGTGCCATAGCATCTACAAGTCAGCCAAGTTCAAATGTAGAAGGTGACTTGTGGTTTGATTCAACAAACGACCAGTTAAAAGTTTATAATGGATCAAGTTTTATCACTATTGGTCCTGCAAGCACAAGTGGACAAGGAACATCAGGTGCAATAGTAGCAACAATTACCGACAATCTTGCAGCAGATCATGTAATTGTACAAATGTATGTAAACAATGTTATCGTTTCAATATTCTCAAAAGACGCTACTTTTACTCCAGCAGTGGCTATTTCAGGATTTGCAACTATAGGCCCAGGTCTAAACATGAGTACCACAGTATCTAACGCAGTGTTCAACGGAACCGCAACAAACGCTGATACACTTGATACATTAAACTCAACTTCGTTTATGAGATCAGATGCTGCCACGAGCAACGACACAAGCATAAGTGTTCTGTCAGATACTGGTTTGTACATTGGTGCAGACAGTGACGGTCATATAAGTGTAAGCGGAACAGATGTAAGATTTGACAACGACACACAAGACGGTGATTTAATTTTCCGTGTCAATGATGGTGGTGTGGTAACCACTGCAATGACCATTGATGGTGCAACATCAGTTGTAAACATTAACACAAGTGCAGTAGCAACTGGGAATATCACTGCCAATAATTTTGACACTGTTGGCCTTGTATCAGCTGGTAATATAACCGCAACAGGAGACGTGTTTGGAGCCACAGTGACCGCGAGTGGTAATGTAACTGGTGGCGCCTTAACTACAACTGGAAATGTAACTGCGTCGAATATGACAGTGGCTACTGGTGATGTAGCAGTTGGTAGTATTACAAACAACAATGCATCAGGAGTCGGAAACATTGGAAGTGCAAGTGTTGCATTTAACACAGTCCATGCTCTTGCAACATCAGCACAATATGCTGATATGGCAGAACGTTTCCATGCAGACGCAGAGTATTCACCAGGCACAGTGGTTGAAATAGGTGGGGTAAATGAAGTTACAATATGTGACACAGAATTAAGCGATAAAGTATTTGGAGTAGTATCTGAACAACCAGCATATTTAATGAATGGTGGTGCAGGAACAAATGCTACACATCCACCAATTGCAATGAGTGGACGAGTACCAGTCAATGTTATAGGTTTTGTCACAAAAGGTGACAGATTAGTCAGTGCAGGTAACGGATTAGCCAGAGCTGGAAACTTGGACGAGCTTTCAAGTTTCAATGTAATTGGACGTGCATTAGAGAACAAAACAAAAGGAGAAATTGGCACTGTAGAGGCTATTGTAAAGATAGTGTAAAAATAATAAATATATTGATATCCAGCTATAGCAAAAAAAAATTTATGACGTGGATGAAAATCTAAACTAATAAAACTGCAAAGATATATAACGCAGGACGCCATAAGCAATAGCGTATAATAAAATACTAATACAAAGGAAAAAACAAAATGACATATAGCTCAGGAAATACCATCTTAGATGATGACTATAATGGATTCAAAGATGATATAAACACAATCTGGAGCACCGGATCAGGCGATTCTGGATATGGTCAAAGTGCAGTATCAGCAGTAAGTGCAGGATCAACTATAACTGCAACACAATGGGGCAGTTTGTTAACACCAATGACAAGTGCTGGTGCACATCAAAACACAAGTTTATCACCCATAGGAAATCCAAGTGCGGGAGATACAATACAGGCTTACACAACACTAGCAAGTAATATTACGGCTATTACAAATGGTCGTTTGGATGCCAACGCTAGTGGCACAGACGCCAGTGCAACTACTACAACAACCAGTGCATGGAGTGCTTCTGCAACTACATCAAAAACCATAACATTTGCCAGTGCAAACCAACTGCGTTATTTTTTCAACGCTGGTGGTATGATAAGAATGAGTTTTTCACGCTCAGGTGGTTCTAGTAACACACAAAACACCAGTTGGACAAACCTACTTACTGCAACAGGTACTATTGTTGCAACAGGATCAGCTGCTAGTAGAAATGTTGCTGGAGTAATCTACACAGGCACTACAAAAATTGGCGGATCAGGCACAGAGGACACTCTAAATACTGCTTACGGTGCAGTAACAAACTATACCGGAACAGCAACAACAATTTTGAAAAAATTTACAACTACCTATCTATACACCAGTAACTTTATTGAAATAAAGGCAAGTGTATCAGGATCTGTCATCACATTTGCAGTTACCTTAGATGATAACGATAGCACAATTGGAACTGATCAGGTAGACGGTACACTAACAATGACAACAGTTGTACGTCCACCATCAACAGCCAATCTAAGTGACAGTTGGGGAACAGTAAGTCAGAACAGTGCAACGTGGTCATTAACATAAAATTTAAAAATTAAACCATACAATAGTTTGCATACTAATTAACAGTATGCAAACAGATCAACTTTCCCAAAATATTAAAACAAGATTTAACCATCAACAAGCAAGGACTATTTTGCGTGAAACCTATCAGGCCAAGATGGTTTTTGCACACAATGGCGGCATGTGGCGTGCATCACCTGAACTGATTGTGTTGTGCAATTCGTGCGAAGGCACTGTTGTGCTAGAAGACATATACAATACTCCAGTTAGTGTCGATAGCAATGAATTATGTGACTTAGCAAAACAACGCTGGCAAGAACAAATGAATGCTTGGCAAGCAGAATACAAAGAAATCTCAAAAAATCGATGACAGTTGGTGCTTTGATTTTTGCTTTTGATAGCGAGATATCTTACACTAGATTGGCAATGGAATGTGCAAGTCGTGTAATCAAATATCTTGATATTCCTGTCACGCTTGTAACGGACAAACACATTGACACAGACGTGTTTGAAAAACAAATCATTGTTGACAGAGGTGCTGATACCAATCGTCGATTTTTTGTTGATAGACAATCATCTACAACTTGGTATAATTTTGGAAGATATCGTGCTTTAGAATTGTCGCCATACACCAGAACACTGCTCATTGACAGTGACTATATGATCAACAATGATGCACTGCTACCATTTTTTACAAGCTCACAACCTTTTTTGTGTCATAGATCAGTACAGAGTATACATCATGCTAAATCAAGAATAGAAAAGTTTGGTACCAAAAACACAAACATGTGGTGGGCCACTGTGGTTATATTTGAAAAAAGCAATAGTTTCACAGAAGATGTGTTTACAGTTTGGAAAATGGTCCAAGAAAATTATAAACACTATGCTGAACTTTTTGGTTTTAGTACAAAACAGTTTAGAAATGACTATGCACTAAGCATTGCTCTTTTATTGTGCAACGGAAATCTACATCCAACACAGTGTGAAATTCCGTGGCCTTTGTTAAATGTTGATACTGATGTAAAAGTAAGTTATATGGACAACACCTGGTGGATCGAGTACCAAGAAAAAAATAACAATAAAAAAATATGTGTGAAAAACAATGATTTACACGTGATGTGTAAAACTTATCTAGAAGAATTATATGCAATACCAAGCTGAAAAAGGATACATGATAGTTGCTGGTCTCGACGAGCAAGTAGACTATTTGACATGTGCTATCACTCTGGCACGAAGTATAAAATACTGGCACAAAGATGCAAAGGTATGTTTACTTACAGATGTTGAAAACTATCAAAACAGTGTATTTGACTATGTGGTAAATTTTCCTTATGGAAATACTGGCGGCTGGACCACAGATTGGCAAGTGTTTGATGCAAGCCCTTTCCATGAAACTGTCAAACTAGAGGCAGATATGCTGGTAAGTGGTCCAATTGATCACTGGTGGACACTGTTCAGGAACAAACCTGTCTGGATTTCCTCAGGCTGCAGAGACTTTCATGGTCAAACTGCAAAAAATCGACACTATCGCAAAATCTTTGATCAGAATAACCTTCCAGATGTTTATAATGCCATAACATATTGGAGAGTGAGCAGAGAAGCACAAAACTTTTTTTATCAGACAAGGCAAATCTTTGAACAATGGGATTCAGTAAAAACTATGATACAGGGTGCTCAAGACGAAATAGCCAGCACAGATCTAGTTTATGCTTTGGGTGCAGATGAATTTGTTACACCTGGTGTAGGTCCGCAGATTGTTCATATGAAGTCGCACATAATTGGAACCAGTGCAGAAGATTGGAGTAAAGAACTAGTTTGGGAAGTGATTGATGGAGTGTTACGTATCAACGGACATAATCAAACTGGAATCGTACACTATAATCAAAAACACCTAGCCAAAAATTTTGGAGACTATTATGGATGAAGATGTATTTGCAATTTTTAATCGTTTGATAGCCGATATAGAAAAAAATAAGGTTGACTATGAGTACAGATTATACTATAATAAAGAAACATGTGAGCCTCTTTTTTATACCATGGATGATAAATCTCAAGGTGATTATATTGTAGTCTCGAAAGAACAATATACCGAAGGACGTTATGATGTCAGGATACGTAACGGCATTATTGAAAAATTAGTGGATGCCGAAGTTTGGACCAAACTTGTACCAAGCAATGAAGGAACAACTACTAGAGCAGACAACGTGATGATTATAGATCAAAATGGTTCATTTAAATGGAAAATTAAAAGCTACTATCAATAATTAAGGTGCAGGGGAAAAGTAAAAACAATGAACAAAACTGTTGACGTGGCTGATATAGATTGTGTATATTTAAGCTACGATGAACCCAAGAAAGAAGAATTTTGGGTAAAAATCCGCAACATAGTGCCATGGGCAAAACGTGTTGATGGAGTAAAAGGTTCAGACGCCGCACACAAAGCTGCCGCTGAAGCCAGTGATACAGAACGTTTTATATTGATTGATGGTGACAATCTACCTGAAGAAAATTTTTTCAACGAAACCTTAGAATACAAAACTGAACAATATGAACATGCCGTATATAGATGGCGTGCCCGTAACGATATCAATGGATTGATGTACGGCAATGGTGGTATAAGCTCGTGGACAAAAACATTTGTACGTAACATGCGTACACACGAAGCCTCAGAAGGTGCAGATGACACTGACGTTGAGTTTTGCTTTGATGATCTATATTGGCCAATGTACAACTGTTACTCAACTACATACCCCGGAGAAAGTGCAAAGCATGCTTTTCGTGCGGGCTTTAGAGAAGGCGTAAAAATGTGCCTTGATAGAGGTACAAAGCCTAGTGCAAGTGAATTCAAAGAACGTGTACACAACAGGAACTTGGACCATTTAACCATCTGGCACAATGTAGGCGCAGATACTGAACATGGATTGTGGGCAATTGCAGGATCAAGGTTAGGCACATGGAAAACCATGCTCAGTGATTGGGATTACAAACAGGTGCAAGACTTTGCTTTACTTGAAGATATGTGGAATGATGTTAAACATATACCTCCTGGAGAACTTGTTACTATAAAGGCAGAAGATCTAGCAAGACAATTAGCACTTCCTATGAACATATATACTCCGATACAAAGTAAGTTTTTTAAACACCATTATAGAAGTAATTGGCACAACAAAACAATTATGACTCGCGAAATAGACATAATTAAACAACAAGAGGGTTGGTAAATGCTAGAAGCAGTTAAATTAAATTATGATATAGACATATTCACACGTGCAGATTATCAAGTACATAGTGGTAGCTGTATTAGTCATCAGGTACATGAATTGAAAGATATACACGAAAAATTTGGAGGCTTTCCAGATAGTTATGATATGGGTAATACTCTTATTAGACAACTATGGTGGACTAGAGAACAAGTAGACTTTGAAGAAATAGGAAAGCAATTGGGAATAGAGGTTGTAACGATAAGCAGTATTTTACAACCCCCAGGCAACATTATACCAGTACACCGAGATACATTCTTTCAAATTAAAAAAGCACATCCTGATGATACTAGATTAAAAATAAGAGCAAATATATACTTGCAAGACTGGTCCATTGGTGAGTTTCTGCAATACGAAAAAGATAACGAATGGCATAATTCAACACATTGGAAAGCAGGCGAAGGTTGGATTTGGGATAGCGACCATTTACATCTAAGTGCTAATGCCGGAATGAGAGACAAATATACACTACAGGTAAGCGGTTTTTATATCAGATGAATATTATTGTAAAAAGCAGTAATAACCATATCTGGAATCTTAATGAAATATATTCTAATATTGATACTGCTATGCTTCATAATCAAGATATTACTCTCGACTTAAACTACGAAGGTCCTGATATTTCGAATACTGAGCTCGAAAATTATATTATGCACTGTGCAAATTTACACAATTATAATCCATCAAGGATATCGGTACAAACTTCAAATCAAGTACAGAAACATGACGTTTTTAAAATTGATATACACTCGCCAATTTATATAAAAGAAATTGCAAAAGAATACGAACACACTTATGACAAAGATATTATTAAACATTTTGGTATGTTTATAGGAAGAAGTAATGCACCAAGACTTGACTTAGCAAGTTACTTATATTATGCTGGATTTCGTGATCAAAGTTATCTTACATACCATTATAATGTGCAAAGCCAATATCATAGAGAAAATATAGGTATTGAAGAATTGTTAATTGACTTTAACCACACAGATTTAGATATTCCGGCACTTTTTTTAAACAAATGTCCAATTGCAAGTGCTATAGTTGAGCCACAAACAAACATAGATTTATGTCATTGTCAACAGTTATTACAAAACGATAATAAAAATTTCTTACAAAATTATCATAACTTTTTTGTTGAAATTGTTTGCGAAACCTGTTATACTGGTAATACGTTTTTCCCAACAGAAAAAACTTGGCGACCAATATTACTTAAAACTCCTTTTATTATACAAGGACCACAATGGTACTTGCACAGATTAAAAGATATGGGTTTTAAAACATTCAGTGATTGGTGGGACGAAGGTTACAGCGAAGATCCTGCTTCTTGGCAACCTACAGAAATTAAAAAAGTTATAAGTTCTATTAGTGAACTAGGGATTACTAACTTACAAGAAATGTATAGAGAAATGCAGCCAGTACTTGAACATAATAAAAAAAGGTTTTTAGAACTTACGAGCAACGATTTTGACATATTTAAAAATGACAAATATCAAACAAAATAAAGGTGATGGTGTTGATGAGAACTTCAAAAGTGATTTCTTATCAGATGCAGAACGTGCTGAACAAAAGTTAAATACTGTATCACCAAGTTTTTGTTTAGCTAAATGGAAGCAACTTAGTTTGCATTTAACAACTGGTATGAATAATAGTTGTTATCATCCTCCATTGCATAGGGCAGATGCAAACGCAATCAGAGACAATCCTAGTGCATTGCATAACACAGAACACAAAAAACAACAACGTAAATTGATGTTGGAAGGTACGCGACCCACTGAGTGTAGTTACTGCTGGGCTATGGAAGACAATGGTAAACTCAGTGACAGACACTATCGTTCAGGTGAGCCTTGGGCAATTAAAGACTTTGAAACTATAAAAAATTCTTCATGGGATCAAGATATTACTCCTAGTTATGTTGAAGTAGATTTTAATAGTGCATGTAATCTCAGTTGCAGTTATTGTTCTCCCCAGTATAGTTCAACATGGATGAAAGAAACACAACGTGAAGGTGCATGGCCAACATCAACACCACACAATGATCCTAGTCACTTTGTAGGAGAACGCAGGCCCATACCTGCAAGAGAACACAATCCATATGTAGAAGCATTTTGGGAGTGGTGGCCTACACTTTATCCAGAACTTGAACATTTTAGAATGACCGGTGGCGAACCAATGATGGATAAAAACACATATCGTGTTTTTGATTACGTGCTACAAAATCCTTCGCAAAAGTTACATTTAAGTACAACTTCAAATTTCAGTGTAGAAGAAAAACTTTGGCAACGTTACAAAGCATATGTCACTATGCTTTGCGAAAGTCCAGGTACAGTTGAACATTTTATGCAATATGTGAGTCTGGACGGTATGTTTAAGCCAGCAGAATACATGCGTCATGGTTTAGATTTTAATTTGCTCTGGGATCGAGTAAATCAATTTTTGAACGACATACCAGAACGCAGTAGTATCACTTTTATAATTACTATGAATAATCTTAGTGTAACCACACTGAAGAATCTGTTTGCTGGTATACTTGGACTTAGGCAAATATACAGTAACACCTATCAACGTGTATGGTTTGATACACCTGTACTACGTACACCTACCTGGCAGAGTTTGCAGTTATTGCCAGAAAGTTATGTATATGAACTTGAGCTTTGCAAGACGTGGATGAATGATCAATTAGAAAAACCTGAAACACGTTTTAAAGGATTTAAAGATTACGAAGTTAACAGGCTAGACAGAGACATTGCTTGGATGCGTAACGGACAACATCTCGATCCTGTCTATATTAACAAAAACAAAGCAGACTTCTACAGGTTTTTTAACGAACACGATAGACGTAGAGGCACAGACTTTTTAAAAACTTTTCCTGAAATGTCATCTTGGTGGGAAGAGTGCAAATATTTGGCTAGTAAACAATAAGCGATAACTACATTTATGAAAGTTATAGTTACAGGATCCGGTGGTTTCTTAGGAAGCCACACAGTAAAATATTTCCGCAATAAAGGTCACGAAGTCACTGCATTTACACAAGATGTACGTCGTAACCTGCCTTACGAAAACTTTGATTGTTTGTGTCATTTTGCTGCCTATGTTGGTGGACGTAAAGGTATTGATAATAATAAATGGCTTATTACTGAAAATATAGAAATTGATAGAATTACATTTAGATGGGCTGAAGAATGGTGTAAGAAAATAATCTATCCTAGCAGTTGTGCGGCCTATCCTCTGCACCTACAAGAAATGCCTGACACACCGATGCAAGAAGAACAGTTTGGAAGTAGTAAAACTTTTGACATATACGGGCTTGCTAAAGTTGTTGCAGAAAGTATGCTTAAAACATTACACATTCCTGTACACGTCATGCGACCTTTTAGCATATACGGCCCTGGACAAGACTTGGATTATCCGATACCTGCAATAATACAAAGAGCAAAGAAAGGTGAGTGTAGTGTGTGGGGAAGTGGTACACAAACAAGAGACTGGGTTTACATAGATGATGCACTGAAAATATTTGAATACCTACTACACAAACAAGAATCTACTACAGTAAATATTGCAACAGGCAAAGCAATAACATTCAAAGAAATAGCAGAAACAGTATATAAGTTAATGCATGGTGTAAAAATTCCTGTGAAGACACAAACAGACCAACCCGAAGGTGCTGGACATAGGGTTGGTAGCACTGAGCGTATGAGCAGTCTTGGGCTGAGATGTGATATACCAATTGAATACGGAATTAGAAAGATGATCGAATGGTCACAAGAATAGGCACACACTTTCCTTTAGATTGGGCTTATGGAAAAGATGAATTATATATCTTTGATAAAACGCACAGTCAAATTGATAAAAAGTTTCCAAATCAGCGTAACTTGTTAATTAATACCACATGGTTTGGCAGTCAATTTGGTGATAATAACGACTGCTGGACAGAAGCGATGAATTTAGAAGGTAAATTTACTAATCTATTTTTATTATGTATTATTGATCCAATATATCTTTTTGAAGAAGATCTAGAAAAAATAATAAACAAGTACAATATTAAAAACATATATCGAATCGGAATGTTCGAAGGTGAAGCAATGGAATGGAACTTTCATGCACTTATTGCCAACGACCGCATGCCTGAATATAAGGAAGAAGAGGTATTAATGCAAAGTGCAGACTTTGCGTATATGCTATATCAAAGAAAACCAAGACTGCATCGAGTTGAAATTACCAATATTTTAAGAGAACAACCGCATCTGTTAGAACGTGGTATTGTTACATTAGGTGGAGTAGCAAAAGATGGAACAGATTGGCACCAAGGTCTTGAAGTTATTCCAATGACAATAGATGATCTACCGTCGGCATACAAGCAGACAGACGGAGATGATGACGATCATGCTGGAGTTCCAAATGATCTTGTAACAATTGGACGCCTTGATTTGTGGCAAAACCATTTTTTAAATGTGGTAAGCGAAACAGAATTTGACGAATGGAAACCTGTGTTTATGACAGAAAAAATTTGGAAGCCAATGATAGGACTACGTCCGTTTCATGTGCATGGTAATCCAAGATCTTATCAATGGTTAAGAGACAGAGGATTTCGAACATTTAATCATTATTGGAAACATTTGCCGGTTGAGACAATTACAGAAGAATACGGTCAACATAATGCACTAATGGATGTAATAAATTATCTAGTGGATATGCCAAGATTAGAAATAGAACAAATGTACCTTGACATGTTACCAGATTTGCGTTATAATAAAGCTCGCCTTAAAGAATTTAGTAAAGAACAAAAATATAAAATGGAGAACTTGTTTGCCTAAGCAACCAAACGAGACTGATCTAGCATATAAAGAACGTGTACTTAATCCACTTAGTGATAGCATGTGTGGAGCCAAATGGTATAATGCAACTATATGGTTAGGCTCAGGCATGACAACTAGTTGCCATCATCCACTTCCACATCATGTAAGTGTAGAGAATGTTATTGCTAATCCTAAGGCACTACACAACACGCCACATAAAAAACATGAGCGTTTGCAGATGCAATATGGCGAGCGTCCAAAGGGTTGCGAGTATTGTTGGAAAGTAGAAGACATAGGCAGAGACAACATCAGTGATAGGGTTTACAAGAGTGTAATCTACGATGATGAAGCACTCAAACATGCCCATGAAACCGACCACAATGAGGACATAGACTTAAAAACACTAGAAATAGCATTTGATCGTACTTGTAACCTAGCATGCAGTTATTGTAATCCTGCTTTTAGCACCACATGGGTAAAAGATATAAAGAAGAACGGTGCATATCAAGGCCTCGTAAGCGATGGCCGCAATCATTTTACACATCCACATGATAGCTCGCAGTTGTATAGGTTCAACGAAACTAATCCTTACATCGAAGCGTTCTTTAAATGGTGGGAATCAGATCTGCACAGAACTTTACAAGAATTACGCATAACAGGTGGAGAACCAATGATGAGCGGACACCTGTGGAAACTATTAGACTGGTTCAAAGAAAACAAAGGCGCAAGTAAAACACGCATTGCTATCAACAGTAATCTACAGTGTAGCACAGATGATATAGAAAAACTACTTGATCGGGCTGATAGTGCTCCGCTGGACATTTATACAAGTAACGAAAGCATAGTAGATCAAGCAGAATACATACGTGATGGACTTGACTGGAACACATGGCAGACAAACTTTGAAATGTTGGCCTCAAGCAATAAGTTACGTGGTTTGCACAACATGTGTACAATTAATGCATTGTGTTTGGAGTCATTGCCAGAATTTTTAGATTATTTACTGAATATAAAAGCAAAATATGGCAGAGACTTTCCTAGTTTTACACTTAATATACTTCGATTTCCTAGTTTTCAAAGTGCATTAGCATTACCTGACCAAATACGCTCGGCATACAAAGATCGATTACAACATTGGTTTGATCTCAATGTAGACAACAAACTATTTCATGAACATGAACTTAATCAAACACAACGTTTATTAGATTACTTAGATGTAGTTAAAACTCCGCACAGTGAAGCATTTGAGACACCAAAACTACACAACGACTTTGTAAAATTTTATACACAGTATGATATCAGACGTAATAAAAATTTTAATAAAGTATTTCCAAGTATGAAAGAATGGTTTAATGAGTTACAACTATAACAGTAGCGATCCAATAAAAATAAAACTAAGTGACTTAGAAGAACGTGAACGTTTCTTATTAAGTGAAAGCAAGACTTTTTGCATGTATCCATGGATACACTTACATGCATATCCAACTGGTGAAGCATATCCTTGTTGTCATGCTGAAATGGGTGTAGGACAGGTAGGCAACTGCAAAACAAATACAATGTTAGAAATTTGGAATAGCCCTGAACAAAAGAAACTACGTCAAGATATGTTAACTGAAACCAAAAATGACGCATGCGGAAGATGCTATGAACAAGAAGCATCAGGATTCTTTTCAGGTAGACAAAGTGCAAACAAGCATCATGGACACCACATACACAGAACACAAGACACAACTGTCGAGGGTGAGTATAAAGATTTTGAAATGACCTATTGGGATATACGTTTTTCAAACTTGTGTAATCTAAGTTGTCGGAGTTGTGGACATATATTTTCTAGTAGTTGGCATAAAGACCAGACTGCTCTTGCTGGCCCCGAATGGGCAAAAAATAACAAGGTGTTAAACTATGCAGGACGGTTTAAAACTGATATGATGGAACAGTTAATGGAGCATCTTGACTATGTAGAACAAATATACTTTGCTGGTGGTGAACCACTGATGATGGATGAACACTATGTGATACTTGAAGAGCTTGAACGTAGAGGCCGTTTTGATGTGCGACTCATTTACAATACAAATTTTACGCATGTTCAACTTAAAGAAAGATTGGTTTTTGATTATTGGAAAAAGTTTGACAGTGTAGCAGTTGGTGCAAGTTTGGATGCAATGGGTCCTCGTGCTGAGTACATACGTAAAGGCGCCAAATGGGACATAGTTGAACAAAACAGACATAAAATGATGGAAATATGTCCAAAGGTTGACTTTTATATTTCACCAACACTTAGTATCATGAATGCCTTGCACATACCAGACTTTCACAGAGACTGGGTAAACAAAGGATTGCTTCAAGCACAGGATCTAAACATCAATATATTACAAGATCCTAATTACTATAGAATTGACATTGCACCACAAGCGTACAAAGATCAAATCGTTGATGCGTATGAGAAACATCTTGTTTGGTTACGCCCACAAGATAAACTAAACAGAGCAACTGTTGGTTTTGAAAGTGCATTACAGTATTTAAAAACAGACAACACGCACTTGTTGGAAAAATTTTGGCAAAAGACTCAACAACTTGATGGCATTCGCAATGAAAATATTCTTGACATTATACCAGAATTGGATGCATTAAAGTGAAGTTACCACATGAAAAGTTTTGTGTGTTGCCATGGGTAAGTTTAGAAACATCACCAATTGGAACAGTCCGACCTTGTTGTCTAGCAGAAGATGAAATAACAGACAATAACGGCAAAAAATATAGTTTGCTTAATACCGACCTAAATAAAATACACAATAGTGATTATATGCAAACATTGCGTAAAGAGTTTTTAGATGGCATTCAACCTGAAACTTGTCGTAAATGTTGGAACGAAGAACGCTCAGGTCGTACCTCAAAACGGATGCACACACTTAACAGATTAGAACATATTGTTACAGACACCGAATGGACTGTTGATGCAAAACCCTTGGTGTTTATAGATTTTAAACTTGGCAACATATGTAATTTAAAATGTAGAATATGTGGATCGTGGAGCTCGAGTACGTTTGCTGCTGAAGAAGTTAAATTTGAGGGTAAAGACAGCTTTCATTATCAAATGCTTAAAGATGGAGCATGGCCAAGACGCAATCAAAAGTTTTGGACAGAGATTGATAAACTAATGGAGCAAGTACAATACTTGGAGTTTACTGGTGGCGAACCATTTATGATACAAGAACATTTTGATTTACTACAAAGAATGGTTGATCAAGGCATTGCATCAAATGTAGAAATACATTACAATACAAACGGAACACACTTTCCAGACCATGCAGAATCAATTTGGAAAAATTTTAAATTGGTTGAGATTGCTTTTAGCATAGACGATGTTGGTCCACGTTTTGAATATCAACGTGCAAATGCCGTATGGGATGAAGTAAATGCAAACATGGATAGATTTGAGGCTCTGCGTGATCGCAACACAAACATACAATTGCAAGTGTGTTCAACTGTGAATATTTTTAACGTTATGTACTTGGAAGGCTTGGCAAATTGGATTGACCAACGTAATTTTGATTTTATATACTGGAACATGCTACACGAAGCACGGCATCACAGTGTTGGTACTCTGCCTGACCGTGCAAAAGAGCTTGTATCTAATAAATTAATGTCTGCTAAGGTATCTAATTTTCATATGAAAGAGTTTGTCAAGATAGTAGATTTTATAGAAGCAGGTATCAGTTTAGATGGCACAGAACTACGTAGAAGTGTGCAACAGGTAGACCGTCGAAGATCACAGGATTTGCGTATACACCATCCAGAACTCGCAGATGCAATAGATTACGAAGGACCAAACACATGATATTAGTTGTCATAGCACTAGAAGAAGAATTACCAGGATCGTTACCAAGCGGATATAAAAAATTAATCACAGGCGTAGGGAAAGTAAATGCAAGTATCGCACTTACTGCTGAGTTATGCCATAACAATCATTATACAAAAATTATAAACTACGGTTCAGCAGGCGGCAGTAAAGAAATTAAAGGCGAACTTGTAGGAGTAAGTGCAGTTATTGAACGTGATATGGATTGCACTCCTCTTGGCTTGCCATTGTATGTTTCACCTGGCGATGAAGAACAAATGATAGTGTGTCAGACCAAACACGACAGTCTGTTTGTGTGCGGAACAGGAGACAGTTTTAGCGTGCCGCACATTAACTATCAAATATGCGAAATGGAAGCATACGCACTCGCAAAAGTTTGTCATAAATTCAATATTCCTTTTGACTGTTACAAGTACATTTCAGACAGTGACGCAGACGGTGAAGATCAAGGCCGTGAATGGGAAGCAAATGTTCACAAGGGTGCAGAACTGTTTAGAAGAACAATACTCACTGAACAAGAACAGATAGCATTTGAATGGTAGACAGGCCTGAACAAAAGCCTGAAACCTTATGCATGGCTCCGTGGACACACACCTATCTATCTCCGCAGACCGAACGCAGAATGTGTTGTGCTAGTCGTGAATCAGCACAGAGCTTTAAACAGTATATTGATACTGGATCGGGCACAGGAACATACAATCCGCAAACACTAGAAGAACATTGGAACGGCGATCATATGCGTAGTGTAAGAAGGCGTATGATGGCTGGTGAAAAACTAAGCGAGTGCGAAGTTTGTACAGATAAACTTCTTAATACTGATGTGTATAGAACTTACTTTTGGCACTTGTTTCAACACCGTTATGATGAGCTATGGACCAGTACCGACGACACTGGTTGGACCTCAATGAAGCCAATCAGTTGGGACTATAGATTTTCAAACTTGTGTAACTTTAAATGTCGTACCTGTGGTGATATGCTTAGTTCAAGTTGGGAAACAGAACAACGTAAACACAACATGGTTAATTTAGACAACCCAAAAAACAACTGGATGCGGCCAGAGGTTCGTAAAGAAATAAGCAAATTTCAGGATACACAAATTGAAAAAGAGTTTTCAGATGCAGTTGAAGAACATAGAATTGAAGAAATCTATTGGGTAGGTGGCGAACCACTGATGTATGAACAACACTGGCGATACATGAAACGCATAGTCGAACTTGGCGATGGGCCTGGATTGTATGCACGTTATAATAGCAATCTTAGTAGAGTGAATTATAAAGGTCAAAATCTCTATAAAGATATACTTGCTAATATACGTGATTGGCAGATATGTGCCAGTATTGATGGCACAGGTGCTATTGGTGAATATATAAGAACTGGACTAAACTATGATCAATTTGTAGATAATTTTAAACAAGGTTGTGATATCGCAACGCACAGACGGCAAATGCGTTTAGACTTTACTCTTACACTACCTGGATTGTTTGAAGTTGTACACATGCAACAATTAGCCGATAGATTAGGTGTTGACATCCTTGCTAAAGTTATTTTTACATTTACGCCAGATATTATTATGTCACCACTTGCATTGCCTCGTAAATTATTAGATCGCATGGTCAACCAACTAATTAACAATAATGTATTAGGAACTGCATTGCAAGACGTGCTTGTCCAACTTAAAAATAGACCAACGATGGAAGAACAGTTTCCTGATTACATACAAGGTATGCAAGAAGGAAAAAGGCGTGTACTCAAATTAGAAGAGATTAGAAATGATAAGTTTACTATGAAAGATATACTCAGCAAAGATCAAGAAGTGTTAGATTGGTGGAATAGCATTGATGCTTGATCGGGTTGAAATGCAATTGCGTGGGCCAAATGGTTTGTTGCCTGTATTCTTTGATGTGTATGATAATAGTTTAAGTCGTAAATGGTTAACTGCATTTAATAATTTACTGGATAATAAATTACATCTTGAAAAAAACTATTGCTTTTTTGGATTTCCTGACAATGAACGTAACTTAGACTTTTTAGCCAGTGAAATCAATAGAACTATTGCAGGGATAAATGGCAGCAACATTGACTATGTTATAAAAGATTATTTTTCTGCTGAAAATATGGTTGAAAAAAATTGGAGTGAACTTAACCAAGCAGTGAAAATTGATATAAATCATACAAAATTCAACCAGTTGCATTTATACTTTGAGGAAACACAAGGTGTGAGTGGTGCAATGAGCGAACATTATACTAATGCTGATGCAGAAACACGTTGGTATATCAGGCAACTTAATTTATTATGTCATGAAGCAGAATGTCTTATAATAAGTTTAGGAAGAAAAGATGCGGCTCCGGAATGGATACGTCCTAGTAATGTTATGTGTTGGTTGCATGCTCCAAGATTTGTACTAGATGCTGAAGATTATAATCAATTTGGAGTTGACACAATAGCAAGAGATCACGGTGGTGTATACGTTGGTGTTAACAAAGCAGTAGGAAAACATCATTATGAGGTTTTTAGCGACGAAGGCAGAGACAGTAGAATTGACGAGCTTACAACCACCACACTTAAACCACAAACAGAAGCTGCAGGTGATTTTGACATAGAATGGGGTAAAGCAACTTCTGACCAAAGTTTTATGCAAACAAAACTAAATGATTTTAGAACATGGCTCAAGGCAAACAATTTTGATCCAGATGACCCTAGTTTGACAATAGGTCATCCAAAAATTGGACAGGTTGATTTAAAACACAGTTTTGGCACAGAGGATTTTTTGCAAGTGTTAGCAAAATTATCACAATATCTTGATGTATACAGTATCAAAACCAGTAAAAGTTATTGCGAATACGATTACACATGGCATCAAAGTAAAGAACTACAAATACCTTTAATTGATTGACAACTACACTAAAGGAGTGTATAATGATAAAATGGTTCAAGAATCTTATCAGCAAAATAAAACTAGAAATAAGATATCGTAAAAAATTAAAAGAACTGAGGAAAAGGGATCCTTTTATATACAAATGAGTTATATTTTCACATCAGAGTCAGTGAGCAAAGGCCATCCTGACAAAATAGCAGACCAAATATCAGATGCATTAGTCGATGCTGGTTTGCAAGCCGGTGACGAAACAACACGTGTTGCAGTTGAAACAATGGTAACAACAAATTATGTTGTACTAGCAGGAGAAGTAAAAAACTTCAACGTCACTGATGAACAAGTTGAGCAGATTATTAGAGACAAAGTTAAAGAGATCGGCTATGAGCAAGAAGGCTTTCATTGGGATAAACTTAAAGTTGATAACAAAACAATCAACAACCAGTTGCACTCTCAAAGTTCAGACATTGCTCTAGGTACAGATGATTTTGGTGCAGGTGATCAAGGTATTATGTTTGGATATGCTTGCAATGACAATGAAGCAATGATGCCAGCACCTATCTATTATTCACACGAACTACTAAAAGAACTAAATGACATGCGAGCAGATGGTTATCATTTTTTGCTACCAGATGCAAAGAGTCAAGTTAGTGTTGAATATGAAGGCGGAAAAGTAAAACGTATTGATCAAGTTGTTATAAGTCATCAACACAAAGAAGGTTTTCAACATAGTGTTATAGCACCTTTCAAAACCGCAGTAGAAAAAGTACTAGGCAATTTAATAGATGACAATACAGTATTTCATTTTAATCCTACTGGCAAATTTGTTATTGGTGGACCCGATGGTGACACTGGACTTACTGGTCGTAAAATTATTGTTGATACCTATGGTGGTTTTGCTCCTCACGGTGGTGGGGCATTTAGTGGAAAAGATCCTACTAAGGTAGACCGTAGTGCGGCCTATATGGCTCGTTGGTTGGCAAAGAATGTAGTTGCAGACGATATGGCTGACTGGTGTCAAATACAATTAAGTTATGCTATTGGCGTAAAAGAACCTACCAGCATCTATGTAGATTCAAATGGACACAACAGAAGTATACAAAAGTTTATCAGAGACAATATTGATCTTACGCCAAAAGGTATAATTGATAGATTTGATCTTTTTAAATTTTATGAATACAGTGCAAATTGCACATACGGACACTTTGGCAACAAAGATGTTCCTTGGGAAAAGGTAGGCTGGTAATGTTTCCACTTAATGATTATGATCCAAATTTTTGGGTTAAATGGGCAGCAAATATTATAATTATATTACTTGTATTTTTTGTTGGCATGTCATTATTAGGATTTTTCTAAATGAGAATACTAGGAGTTAGTGCAGGATTCCACGATGCCGCTCTTACTGTGGTACACAATCACAGAATACTGTTTGCAGGTCATGCTGAACGATATAGCAAAAAGAAAAACGATCCTACTATTCCTCAAAGTCTTCAAGAACACGTTCTTAAATATGGACCTTTTGACATGATAGTCTACTATGAAAAGCCATATCTAAGACAACTGCGTAAAATTAAAAGTGGCGAAAATTGGGGAGGTGCTTGGCGTACACGTACCGAACTCGTACGTACAATTCCTTATATAATGGAAAACACCAAAGCAGAAATAAGCAGTGTTGGACATCATCTATCGCATGCGGCCGCAGGCTTTCAAACATCACCATTCGATGATGCAACAGTAGTTGTTATTGATGCAATAGGTGAGTCGGATACTATAAGCATATACCACGCCTACTACAATGGTGCATGTTTAGCAGGTGAACATGCTAAGGCAAATTACAAACTATTATACAAACAAACCTATCCACACAGTATTGGTATGTTCTACAGTGCAGTTACACAACGTTGTGGACTGAAGCCAATGGACGAAGAGTACATCACAATGGGCATGGCCGCATATGGGGATGCCGACAAGGCATACAAAACATTAAAACGTGCAACTGTACAATTCGCAGATATTCCACTGTTTAAAGAAAACCTACACATAGGTATTGATGATGTTGAGTTTGCACCTGATGTTACTGCTGAAGACATAGCTGCCGCAGGACAACAGTTATGCGAAGAAATGGTTATGGCTGTAATGCGTAGGGCAAAGGCCATTGGCACTAGTAAAAATCTAGTGTACATGGGAGGAGTTGCACTTAACTGTGTGATCAATCGTCGATTGGGTGAACTGTTTAACAAAATATGGATAATGCCCAACCCAGGAGATGCAGGAAGCAGTTTGGGAGCCGCGGCCTACACATATGGTAGAGACATAAACTTTACAACACCATACTTGGGCTCAAATATAGCAGGTGAATATCCAGTGGATGAACTGTTAAAAGAATTAGAAACAAATCAAATTGTTGGAGTCGCAAATGGACGTGCAGAATTTGGTCCAAGAGCGTTAGGTAACAGAAGTTTACTAGCCGATCCGCGTGGACGAAATATCAAGGATCGAGTGAATGAGATAAAACGTAGACAAAAGTTTAGACCGTTTGCTCCTGTGATACTTGAAGAACATGTGCATGACTATTTTGTAATGCCTCTTTATCAACCCACAAGTCGCTACATGCAGGTAGTAGCACGTTGCACAAAGCCAGATAAGTTTCCTGCTATTATACACGTAGATGGCACATCAAGAGTACAAACAGTTCCTGACAATGATAGTGGTATAAGACGGTTGTTGAGTGCGTGGTATAAAAAAACCGGTTGTCCTATGTTGTTGAATACCAGTTTAAACATAAGAGGCGAGCCAATGGTTGATGATAGATTTGATGCTAATCGCTTTCAAAAAGAGTATGGAGTAACTGTATGCAGTTAGAACACACACGAACAAGATATCATCGAAACTTTGCCTATTGGAAAAATGACGAAGTTATTGGAAAAAATCTTAGAGAGTATGGCGAATATCAGCAAAAAGAAATTGATCTATTAGTTGGTTTATTAAACAGTGTAAATAGCAAACAAAAAGTGGTTTGGGACATTGGTGCCAACATAGGAGTTCATACTATGGCATTTTCTAAACATAGTACTTTTGTTTGCAGTTGGGAAGCAAATCCACAAAACTTCAAACTACTACAAATGAATACACAAGGAAAACTTGCTCCAAATGTAAAAGTACACAATGTTGCTATTAGCAATGGTAAAAAAGACACAATACAAATACAAGACTTTGATCAGTCTAAGTCTAGTAACAAAGGTGAATTATCAATTGTAGAAAAAGGTGGAGTAGAAATTTCAGCAAGAAGCATCGACAGTTATATGATGAATTATCCTCTTCCTAGTTTGATAAAAATTGATGTAGAAGGTCATGAACTTGAAGTACTGCAAGGTGCACTTGTAATGCTAAAAACAGTAAAACCAATATTGTATTTTGAAACTGCTGATAAAGTGAGTTATGCAGAACATATAACATTTCTTAAAGATCTTGAATATCGCATGTGGTGGTTTGCATGTCCTAATTTTAATAAAAATAATTATAATAAAAATGACAATAATACCTGGGGTAGAAGTGTTATCTGTAGTATACTCGCAATACACAAGGATGTGGTTGGATTAAATACTATAGAATTGCAAGAAGTAATTGATGCCGACGATCATTGGTTAAAGATGGATTGGGATTACGATACAGGACTTACAAGAGCAATAGAATGACCAAAGAAAACGATTTAAGACAACGTGTAATAGAATCACTTCAAACAGTATTTGATCCTGAGATGCCCAGTATAAGTGTTTACGATTTAGGTTTAATCTATAAGATAGAGATCAAAGGTGACTGGGTTGGCATAGAACATACACTAACTAGTATGGCATGTCCTTTTGCAGATCAAATTTGTGCCGATATAGAACATGCAGTTATTAGTACACCTGGCGTGCGTGCTATTGATAGACAATTGGTATTTGAACCTATTTTTACAATAGAAATGGTTCCTGAAGAAACCAAACTAATAATGGGCTGGTACTAATGGATACAAGAATGATTTTTGCCTTACTTGCATTGCCGTTATTATCATACATTGGTTACTATGTTGGTTTAGAACTTTGGTGCTATGTTTACGGGATTATCTATCCAATTGTATAATTCTTCCGCTATCTTTTCATGACCAAGTTCACTTGGATGACCATCACCTGAAATAAAGTTGTCATTTGTATAGCTTATTTGTGTAAGGTTTCCAATGGTACCGGGGACTAATTCTCCTGATTTTCCATTGGCAGCAAGTAGCTCCATTGCATTTTCTTTAGCATTTTTGTAAAAACGCGATTTGTCAATTTCTGGCACCAGTGTCGGATGCTGCCAACCAAGCAGATAGGTGTCTCGAATATGGTATTTGGTGCAAAGATTTTGTAAAATATACAAGGTGTTGTTAAGGTGCCATTCACCTAGTTTATTTGTGTATACCAATCTATAATAGAGTTTATCTCTATCGTTTTGTGGATGCATTTCGATTGCCTTACCACTTTCATCAAGTGCTATTTGTCTTTCTAAAGCAGTGATAAAAAATATTGCACTATAGGTATGGTCTTTTTGATAGTCATTCTCAAGGAATTTTCTTAATTGAAATAGCATATGATGTACACTGCTTGAACCTTGACTAAGATCAATTAATTCGCAATTGAGTCTTCTTGCTAGTATACCTGCATATATTTTTTCTGGCGGATATAGTCCTCCAATTGCCTGACCAGTGGCCCAACTGTCGCCAAAGTTTAGTAGATAGTGTGTCAAAGATAGGTTTCCAATTCACCTTTACGTCTAATGTCTTGTGTACAACAACTAACGCCACCGTCCCAAAAGTAGCTGTGTCTAAGTTCTGAAATAATTGGGTTTATACGATGCTTTTCACAGAAATCAAATACCTGTTTATTGTAGGCACTGAATATAACATTCTCTTCGTCTAGTACTAAGCAGTTTACATCAAATACAGTATCGCTTACATACCCAACCCATTCTTTGAGATAGGTATCAACAAATTTTGTAAACTCAGGTGTAGGAGTTTGTCCTTGTACATACCAAGCACCATTGAAGTTTTCTTCTTTGAATTTACCTACTGCCATTGCATGCCATATTGTGCTAGATTCAAGTTTACTAACTTCCCAACCTGGAAAGTCTGAGTCTAGGTCCAATTGGTCGTCCCATTTACTACTCAATATCACACCAGGCTTTAGAATTGCAAATACTGCATCGCCATGTCCATCTGTGATTGCTTCATGAAAACGATATCGACTGTCTAAACAATTTTCTTGTATCCAACGACTTTGATCTGGTTTAAGATAATCACTATTATCAAAGAATATATCGGTCCCACAACGTACTATACAACTTGCACTTGCACCGGCTACAACACAATCTGGATCATGTGCTAAAAACTCGCCATGAGGATTAATCACTGCATCACCATATTCAGCACAAATATCATCTAATTCAAGTACTCTGAGAACACGTAACAGTTTGTCACCTAAGGTGATTTGCCAATCTCTTGGCGTTAAAGGCGGCAACGGTGCACCATTGTCTTTTATATTGAAATATTGAAAATCTTCTTTGCTAATCAGACCAGGACGTTTAACAAGTGCACCATATTGCTCGCAGGTCTTTTGTAAATTATCTAAGTCTTCATTTGTTTCATCTAATATCTGCCCTAATTGATCTCGTACTGTAGAGTTGTTAATAAAATCAAAATAATCTGGAGTGTATGCTCTACCTACTATAACTTCTTCTAGAGGTTGCCAACTGGTGTAACTATTTACTTTGGACATATTAATATATCATTGCTTTCTTTGTTTAAGAACAATTGTTGATTATGTATGAGATCATCTTTGCAATCCACATACATACTGTGCGTCTTTTTTGATTTTGCAATTCTACACATTTCTGTACATACTGCCTTCCAACGTTCAGTTGCATCTTCAATCTCATCATATGAATGATCAACTACATGATCAAATGTTTTATATCCCATTTCACGTAATTGAGTTACTGACCCCATTGCCCCTGCTAAGACAAATGGTTGACAGTTTTTAATTGCTCTAAAAACTTTTTCAGTTAATCTGACAGGACCGTTGAGATCACTTTCTATAACAAAATTAAAGTAAGCATCACTGTGATGCAGTCCTACTGTGTATTTCATGTCTGCATGTTCGTCTGGTGTCAATAAGTCACAATGAAAAGGAGCCATTTTTAAAAAAAATTCTGTATGATGTTTTAGACTTCCTAAGTTGCTAGTATCAATTGGGTTTATATCATCTTCCACAGTGATTCGATTGTTATATCCAAAGTATCCTTTCTTGTGTAAACCTTTACTCCATAATCTTGCCATTGTGTATGCACGCCATTGTCTGTGTGTGCGGACAAGTGCAGTAAAATTCTTGCTCCGTTCTTGAGTATGAAATACAGTAGGCATACTTCTATTACGATGGCGGTAAAGCAGTTCATCGCTACACGTATAGGTAATACCTGCGAGATCACGACTTTTAGTGGATTTTTCGATAAAATGTAAATTTTCTGCCTTAAAACCTGCTCGTACAGCATCAGCACTAACATTTTTTACTAATAAATTTTCTGGTAATAAAAAATAAAGATTTGTAATGTTTTTAAACATAATAGTTTCAGCTAGATCTGTTATCAAATCCATTTTGCCATCATTCCTTGTAGTTCATTCCATAAGAGTTTTTCAAAATCTGCACTGTAAAACCAATTGTAGTTGTGCTCTACAATGCTATTTACTGCGGTTTGCAAGGTGGTCTTTTCTTTTTGACTCATATTATTAATGTCTTGTAACAGTTTGCCTATCTCATATGTGCGAACTGAATCATCTGCTTCATCGTATGATTCGTCCCAAAATTCACTAAATGTTTTAAAACCATATCTACGCAAATACTCTAAGCTACCTTTGCAACTCTGTATTATAAAAGGTTGTTGCATTACAATTGGTTTGAAAGATTTTTCTGTTAGATGATTTTTACGTCCTCGATATACTGTTTCAGTAACTATGTGTATCAGACTATTGTTTGCTTGTTCCCATAAATCAATTTGATGGCTCTTTGCCGCATAACCTGACCCGTTATCTATCATTAAGGGTAGTCGAACCTGAGGACAATCTAAATCATACTTTACACATAATAATTGTAAACTTTGTCCTTCGTATGGACATACGTCTGGAAATGATATTAAATTTTTATCAAGTAAATCTCGCCCAACAAACTGTTGAAGCATTTCAATACGATGTTTACGTTCTCCACCAATTATGTTGTTAGGACAAAGAAAAGTATTATAAGGCTTGCGTTCTGAAAATTTTTGTGCTATACTAGTTCTATTATAACCTCGATACCAATCAAGTGCAGCCCAGCCATGAAAGAAATAGTAGTCCATTTCAAGACCATAAGTATCTTTGGCCCAAGAAGCATCTTCGCTGTTGTATTCGCTCGTAACAAGTCTACATTTGTTTGTATGCAAATAAAGTGGTTTGAACTGGTCAATAAATGGTATAAATCTATTACGATAAATTGGTTCTTGATCCCACATTATAATTCTATTATTAGGAACGCCATGTACTGCCGGCTTGTTACAAATATCCTTAAAATCTGTACTACCAAATGGGTCAAACCAATGGAGTCCTGTACTGGGTATGTTTTTAACAACTGGTACAAAAACACCATCGTAAATTTCATCAATTCTAATCATGTTTGATAAATGTTACTCATACAATAAAGATTCTCTTGCACAGTGCAAGACTAGGTACTTATGGGTACTAAATAAGCACTGTGATTATTCTAATTTTGACTTTGCCTGGGAGCCGGCTCCCTGGGAAAAAGATTTTAGACATGCTTTTGGATCACAGTGGCAAAAGGATTCTGGTACATATCTTGTTCCAAAACATGGGTATACCGAAACAAAATACAATCAAGAACAAACAGTGACACGATTACCTACACAGGATAATTGGGATAGCACAGAATTTGAATTTGACTATTCATGGCACCCTGATCCAACAGAGCCAGATTTTATCTATCAATTTGGCACACAATGGCAAAAAACAGGCGGCCCAAGGTACGTGATTCCTGGTGCTACAAACATAAAATATGTAGATAGTCCTCGCATTAATAAAACATCAGTTGATTTACATTGGGTTGTACCTGAAGCAAATATCGAAAACTTTGATTATACATGGCATCCTGACAACACTGAGAAACCTTTCATTTATCAATTTGGCACACAACATCAAAAAACAGGTGGGCCACGATATGAGGTACCAGGAGCAATCGAAGTCAAGTATGTAGGAGATATTACCACAAAAGTAAAAGCTGTTGCTTCAGGCGTAGTGCTTATTAAACATCTTAACAAAGACTTTGTTTATCAAGGTACAATTCCTATTTTAAGTACTACTAGATTTATATCAAACTATCTTGACACACTAATACGTGTTTTGAAAAAGCTAAATGGTCATGAGTATGTTTGGATAATAAGCGACCTATGCGATTATGAAAACTTTGACTTTAGTTGGCATCCTGAACTATGGCAACACAGCATGTTACATGTATTTCCTAGTAACGAACAAGAGTTTGGTGATACGTTTTTTATTAATGTAGAAAGTTTTTTGGAAAATGCAAAAAACATCAAATTGTTGGAATGGTACAATCCTTTAAATTTTGTTCCTTATACAGTAAAACGTAAGGATTGTCCTCAGATAAAGTATGATTCAGACAGTGTAGTTGATGCAGTCTGGAGTCATAATTTTCAAGAGCCAGTGGTACAATTTTACAGGTATAAACCAGAGAAACAAGTTACCATTAGTTTATGGCAAGAAAGACTCAGAACAGTTGTTCCTTTAGCAAAAGGAAGTGAGTGTGTGTTAGTACCTAAAGATGCAAAAAATTATATTAATACACAAGTATATGATTATAAATGGATAGATAAAAAACACAAACCTAAACAAGCTAGACCACTTGATATTGTTTTTATTAGCAATGATGAAAGCAATGCCGAAAAAAATTGGGAACATCTAATTAAAGTACATAAAGGTCAAAATCGTATTGTCAGAGTAGATGGAGTAAAAGGCAGAGCAGAAGCATATCGTGCTAGTTTAGAAGCAAGTAACACCGACTGGGCATTTTGTGTGTTCGCTAAACTTGAAGTGAACGCAGATTTTGATTGGACGTGGCAACCAGATAGGTTACAACAAGCAAAGCACTATATATTTCATGCTAAAAATCCTGTAAATGGATTGGTATATGGACACATGGCAATGATTGCATATAATAAAAAACTTGTTGCAGTGAACCAATCTCAAGGGTTAGACTTTACACTTGATCAAGAACATGAAGTTGTGCCACTTCTCAGTGGTATTGCTCGTTATGCTGATGACCCATGGATTGCCTGGCGTAGTGCGTTTCGTGAATGTTTAAAGCTCAAAAATAGTTTGCCCAACATAGAATCCAACTACCGTCTTAAACAGTGGTTAAAAGCAGATACAACGTCTGCTGTAGCTGGTTGGAGTGCAATTGGTGCACAAGATGCAGTTGATTACTATGACGCAGTTGAAGGCAATTTTGCAAAACTGCGTCTAACATACGAATGGGATTGGCTGGCAGAATACCTATTCAAGCAACACAATCTAACACCTGATCAATTATGTACTCAACTTCAAGATCAGTCAATTCAGGGTATATAGGTAAACTAAGCACACGTCGTGAAAGGCTTGTACTGCTGGCAAGCAATGGTTTTACACCATGAAATGATCCTATTTCGTTAATACCATATTCATAGTGTACTTTGGAATCTATACCTGCTTGTTGTAAATACTCTTTTATTTTATTTCTATCTGTATTGCAATCAATGACAAATTTATGAAAACAATGTTCCTGTAAATTAGAACTATCAATTAAGCATCTAATATCTGACTTTTCGTTTAATCTTTCTATCCAATAAAGACCAATTGTTTGTCTGCGTTCTTGCCATTCGTCTATGTATTTGGTTTTAACAAGCATTGTTGCACAGTCTATTTCACTCATACGACTGTTTGTTCCACCAGTAACATGGGCCGACCCATTGGCTCTGTACCATCTTACAAATCTATCTATACTTACAGTGTTGGTAAGCACGGCTCCGCCGTTGGCATAGTTTGCAAGATTCTTTGTAGGATCAAAACTTATTGCACTGGTGGAGATTCTTTTACAATCCCAACTGAGCCAATGCTGAGCCGCATCTTCTACCAAGATCCAATCGTGTTCTGCAACCAAATCTCTAAAACGTTGTGTTTGATAATTCTTTAGACTGTTGCCATACAATCCTACCAAACACACTGCCATTGTGTTGTAGTGATGTGGTTGTATACTGTCAATATCCAGCATGCCATATGAGTCAGTATCAGCTACCACAACTTCCCATCCTGCTGAAATCCATGAGTTTGCAGTTGCACGATAGGTTAAGTTCGGAACGATAACCTGTGGCTTATTGAGATTAAGTTGTTTGTAATGATAACGTGCTATTGCTTCAAGTGCAACTGTACCTGAACCAATTGTAATGGCATGATCAACGTTGTTTCGTTTTGCTAACCATGATTCAAATTCTTGTGTGTAGTTGCCATTCATCAGTTGGCCACTACGCAATACTATATCAATGGTATCGAGAACTTCTGATCTAAGGTTATTATACTGTTTTTTTAGTCCAGTAAACGGAATTTCTAAGCCACTCATGGTATAGTTTGATGCCTTCTTCTAAGTTGATTTTTGGATCAAAGTTCAAATCCGTTTTTGCTTTATCAATGTTTAATGTGCCTCTACTAGGCATATTTGCATCTCGATCATTGATCTCAACTGTGCCTTTGCCTACAATTTTAACAACTGCGTCTGCGGCTTCTTTTATTGTTTTAGCATCACCTTTAGTTAGATGATAGATGCCAGTTTTACCCTTCAGCAATGCTAAAATCATTCCTTCGGCTAGATCATCAACATAGGTAAAATCCAATCTCTCATCTTCACCATTTACTGATAGTGTTCTATCTGCTTTAGCATTTAGAATAAATTTTCCTATAACTCTATCACAGTTATCCAATGGGCCATAAACTGCACTTGGTCGAACTGTTACATAATCAAGGTTGTGTTGTTTATTAAAGTTTTCTACCAATTTTTCACCAGCATGTTTCCATATAGCATAACTGCCTTTTGGATCTGGAGTGTGTGTTTCATCAGCAGGAAACGAAAAGTCGCCAAGTACCATGCTTGAACTTACATACAATAACCTTTTGATGTTGTGTCTTGCACTGTTTTCCAATATGTTAGCAAGTCCCTGACACATTGTATGTGCAGCTTCTACTGGGTTTTCACTTGCCAACTTTTCATTTGGAAAACTAGCAAGATGTACAACATAGTCTGGTTTCAATTTTAAGAAAATATCATTTACCAATTCAATTTCAGCAACATCAATTTTGTGAATCATTGTGTCATCATCAAATTTTGCCAGTCTTTCATTGTATAGATATTCTAATTCACTTTTGTCTAATAGTCCGTAAGTGGTTAGTGCATCAATTACTTCGACTCGATGATTTTGTTTTTGCAACTGTTCAACAACCTTGTGCCCAATGAAGCCAAGACCTCCTGTCACAAGTATTCTTTTTTGTTCAACCTTTACTGCGGTTTGTTTAGGTTGTCTTGTGATTGATTTTTTCTTTTTTCTATTCTTTGCCATGAGCATACGCCTTTATGTTAGGAAATATTTTTGCTATTGCATCAGCACAGGCATGAGCAATTTGCATATGCTCTAGTTGTGTGCCGTTAGCACCACGCAGATCAATATAGTGTATCCAACTACGTATTGTACCATTCATGTAAAGTCTTGTTTTTGTTAATCCTTCAGGAAGAATCTTTCTAGCTTGTTCTTTTGCTATGTTGTTTTCAATTGCCCATTCGTATGCTTCTTTGCATGCTTCTATTACTTTGTCCTGCATTTCAGTCCACTCTTGGTGCAACATAACATTTTCAGTTTGAATACTGTTCTGTCTGTTTTTTGTATCCTGCAATCTGCATTCAGCATACTCAAACATGTCTCCCATTTCTTGTGGATTCGCATAACGTTGTGAAAATTCTTGAAAACTAAAACTACGATGACGTACTATTTGATGTGCAATATCACGTGTTGTATCTACTTCTAAGCAGGCACTGGCCATTTCAAATGGTGACCAATGTTTGTGTTTTACCAAATAGTTTAGTAGACGTTCGTGTGTTTCTGTGTTGATTTGATGATTTGGATTTGAAACTTTTGCACAATAGGCAATTAAATCCTGTATATCTAATAACCCGCCTTCTTCGTAGGTTTCGAATTCACTTGCTTTACTATATGATACTAATCTTACGTTCATAGTTTCTCTAAATACCTTTCAGTGAGTGGTTTAATTTTTTTTGCAATGCTTTCAACATCTAGTACAAAATGCAAACGATTTACCTGGTTAGAAAATGATGTAAGATGACGATTTACAACTACTTCGATATCTTCAATGTGCAATCCTTGTTTTTTTAACTTTTCTAAATTGATGGTTTTTTGTTTGCCATCTTGTAATTTGAAAACGACCTTTTTAATATGATCCACCGGAACCATTTCTTGATCAATTTCATTTAGAACCAATCGAAATTTTTCAACATCATCTACTGCTATTTGCATTTTATACTTTTGCTTTAGCAGGTCTTCCACGTTTCTTTTTAGCAGGTGCTTCTTGTACACCCATCATGGCATTGGCTTCTGCTTGCATACGTTGTGATTCTGCTAACAAACTCTGTGCTTCAGCAGCCATTCTTTCTGCTTGAGTTTTCATATTAGATGCTATTGCTTCATCACTGAGTGCTCCTGTAGTAGGTGCCTGTATTGGTGCGGCAGACTGAGCTCTTTGTGTATTTGCCGCAGCCAATGCAGCCTTGTTACTCTGTTCCATTAGACTTCCTGGAGCAGGAACATTCACACCTGGACCACCAACATCACGTCCGTAGTCATCTCTGCGTCTGGCTTTACCAGTATAACCCGCGTCAGCATCAAGTTCTGCTAAACGTTGTACTGCTTCTTCACCTTTTGCCATCTCATTAACAATACGGTTCATCTCATTGAGGTAAACACTTGAAGTTGGAGTAGGTGTAACAATTATTTGTTCAGTTTGAACTTTTTTCATCATGCCTTCGACATGTATTCTTTCTAGTATCGAGGTACCATCATTGAATCTTTTGCTCATAAGAGCATTACCTAAGTCAGTGGCGGCTTGTCCTTCTGTGCTTTCGATAGCCTGCATTAGACTGTCATGCATGCTCTGTTGCATTGTTTCTGGGTATACTACCAAGCACATATGCTCTTCACCGGGAACTTCTCTAAATATTATAGCAACCTTTCGATCGCCGTGTTTACCAACATGTTTAATCATTTTTTGTTTCTCCTTGCTCTTCGGACGTCTCCTCAGATGCTGTTTCTACCTTAGGTTCCTGTTGTTGTAACCATACGGTAATCTTATTATAGACAAAACCAACTGTGGCTAGCTCATCTGCTTTCCAAGCATTTCTGTCTGTAGCAGTTTCAATAATGGTTTTACAGAACTTGATATCTGTCAGTGTTAATTGTACTGGTTCCTCACTTGAACCTGATTCCAATTTAATTTCTTTGTTTTCTTCTGACATTATATTAGTTATCTCCTTTATCGTTAACTACGTAGTTTATTTAATAGTTTAATACATCCAGGTATTATTTTTCCATAAAGCAGGCAGTTTCTGGATCATTCCATTCTAATTCATACTTGCTACGTATAAACCAATCTCTTGGACATGCCCATTCTGGTGCATCACTATAGTCATGATTGGTTACTTCTTCTAAACAAGTGATTTCTTCGAGATCTAAATGGTCAGGATCATGAATCATCTTCGTATAGTGCCCATGTACCAAAGGGCGGATTAGGATTCTTATCGCCATGTATAATAAAAACTGTATCACAGTAGTTAGGATCGCCCCATGAATCAAATGGATAACCATCTGTAAACATAACCAATCTTTTAGGATCAATACCTTCTTCTTTAAGGTAGTCAAACACACAATCAAAGTCAGTACCACCACCACCTTTGATCTCGTACTCGTCGATAGCATCTATGTTATCGTCAGTAAATGTTTGTACATTATAAACACTAGTATCAAAACAACATATAGTAACACGGAACTGCCCATACTCTTCCATAATTCCTTTGACTTCACTCATAAAGTCTCTACCTTGCTCTGCGCCAATTGAACCACTCATGTCTAATGCACAAAAGATATCAACATATTCGTCGTTGTCCATACCTGGAAGTATAGCATCCATGTGCCAGCCCTTACGATGCATACGTTTAAATGTGTAGTCAGACTTGATAGTTGACTGCATCTGCATACGTAACAGTTCTCTCCAGTTTAATTTAGGCTCGGTGAGTTGTGCAACAATACGTTTTACCCCTGCTGGTACGTTGCCAGGATCTGATGCCTGTGCGGCACTCAGCATGGCTTCTTTTATTTCTTCTTTAATCTTTTCACGTTCTTCTTTTGAATATTTTGTAGGTCCTTTACCTTCTTCGTCATTGTCGCCATCACCTTCTTTACCATCCAAGTGCTGATCAATCAACTGTTTTACAAGCTCATCCATATCGATCTTATCAGCATTCTCATAAAGGTCGTCATATACTTCTTCTGAACTCCAACCTTCATACTTAACATCATACAAACATGGAACAGTCTTAATAAACTCGCCTACTCTGTGTTTTTGTAGATCAGCATTTACACAATAGTCAGCAGCTATGTTGTGCAACTGAGGATCTCTGTCACCACGTCTACCAAAATGATCATATACACAATGCAATACTTCATGTCCAAAAAGAAATTCAACTTCTTTAGGACGTAGCATTTTAATAAACTTTGAATTGTAGTAGAAGTTTCTACCATCAGTTGCGGCAGTTGCACACCATTCATCAGCATTGACTAGTTTCAATCTAGTAGCAAGGTTACCAAAAAAACTAGCACGTAACAACATACCAACACGGGCAGTAATTAATATTTCACGTACTTCTCTATCACGTGCAGGATCCATTGGACCTAGTATATCTTTAAATTTGTCTGCTAAGTCTTTGTTTACTGTTGTATCTTGCGACATGTGCTACTCCTAATTTCTAACTGTATATACATTGTAACACATATTGTGAAAGTGTCAACCTAATTTGCCATTTAGAGGCACGATTGTTATTAATATATTCCAATTATCAGGATCACTAAATTCAAGACTTTCTTCACCGCCGGCATCTGCAAGTTCTTTGTTTTCATACACACCAACTAACTGTCTATAGTCTGAATGTCTTTTCTGTTTTTCAACAACATACATACTAGTTCCAGTATTCATCTAAGTCTCACTTTCCAACTGCCACGATTATATGGTTCAGTTTCCCATTTACGGACATGGTTAGAGGCCTCGCACCAGCTGGGGAATTCTTTTTGTATGGCGCCGTGACCGGTGATAACTCGTATTTCTTTTTCTTTGTCTAGCCATTTTTCATATGCAAATGCTATGAATAACTTCCATGCATCATGTACGGTTCTACCATGTAGATCAATTGTTTTCATCTTTCGCCCATTTAAGTTTAAAGAAGCTAACTTCTTTTTCGCTTTTCATGTATAAACGTAAATTTTCACTTCCGTTTGTCCAACTCCACTGCTGATTAACAAAATGTGGTGCATCACTGTTAGGAACATTAAACTGTTGGCGTTTTAGCAACATTCCTCTAATGTACATGAAGTCACGTACTTCAGCACTATACCCATAGGTTTCTATCATCCAGCCCATACAAGTATGAAAATCAAATGGTCCAAATGTGCTGCGTTGAAACTCTATACAATATTCAAAGTAATTATTATATGCATAACGTCCGTCAAGTTTTTTAACAGTGTATTTCATGCTAGTATTTAAGTCCAAACATCACTGCGTCTGATTCTTTTTTAAAGTAGAATATCACATGCCATTCGTTCACTGCCACACCACGCCATTCTGGATCTTCCATCATTTTACGTTGCCATTCATGATCTAGCATCCAAGCCCAACGTTCACTAGGACGTCCAAAATCTTGATGTACCTGTTTAAGTAGGTTGGTCCATTCTCGAGGATCATAAGGTGTATAACGACGAGGCACTTGAACATAATCTTTCAAGTGCCTCTGAAGTATAGTGTCTATGTCATCCATAGCACCTGTAATTTGGTTGAGGGCCTGCATAGTTATGCCTTAGGTGTTACAGTTAGAAAATGGCCCTCAACCAATTCTGTTATCCTTGACTAGCAAGTATGTACTTGCCATAACGTTGATGAAACTCATCAAAGTTTTTAAGTTTAGTAGGTTGAAACGGAATAGCATATGTTGTCAATGCAATCCTTGCACCCATAACAACCAACTCAGTTTCAAAGTTATCCATCATAAACCTAAAGAAGTTATCACTCATCTTGTGAAACTCAGCATCTTTAACAGTTGCTAATGCTTCTTTAAGCTCATAACACATACTAATAGTAAGTGAATACATTGCACTAACTTCTTGCACATCCAGTTTGCTAACCTTACCAGCAAGCACATCTGTTGGATTAGGAAGTTTACCAGCAATCTTTCTGTGTGCTTGAAACTTAACTGCAAGACCTTCACCAATGGTACCAGCAATCAGATCAGTTGCAGTGGTTTCCGTCATGTCCTCTTCAATAAGTTCGCTTACAAAACTCCATGATCTTGGAGTAGCAAAAGCTCTACTTGCACTCTTTGCATCAAAATCATACAAGTCCTGTTTAGCAAAACTCAAGTAACCTACTACATCAGGATGTATACCATTTTCAACGGCCCAATCAAACCATGCTTCATAGTCTGCACGTATCTCTACGTGTACAAATCTATTTGCAAGTGGAGTAGGCATTCTAAAGGTAACACCTTTGTCTGACTCTCTGTTACCAGCGGCAATAATAACCACATTGTCCGGCAATACATACTTGCCTAATCTTCTGTTAAGCACCAACTGGTAAGCGGCGGCTTGTACACTAGCAGGTGCACTATTCATTTCATCCAAGAATACTGTGATCATTGGATAGTCTTTGGCAAATTCTGGTGATGGAAGATCAATAGGCGGAGCCCAATCCATTACGCCTAGTTCTTTGTTGAAGTAGGGCATACCTCTAAGGTCTGTTGGATCCATTTGACCTAAACGTAAATCAAACATATAACCTCCAGCATCATTGGTAATCTGCTGAACTATATCTGACTTACCAACACCTGGAGGTCCCCATAAAAATATTGGTCTTTGTTTTTTGAATGCTACTTTAATTGCACTTTTTGCACCAGCAGTAGTAACTGTTCTGTATTCAATTTGACTTGAACTTGACATAAGCTATCTCCTTGTTTCTAACTGTATATACATAGTAACACAGGATTATATTATGTCAACCAGTTTTTTACGGAAGATAGTTATTTTTATATACAGAAATACTTTCTAAATTTTTTGGATTGAGCTTTTTAATTACAGCCTTGCTTAATCCACCATGCATTACTTGATCAAGGACAACATCTGGTTCGGCATACAAACATTCAATTGCAATATCAAGATTTCTCAAAGGTGTAAAAGTAATAGCATTATCAAGATGCCACATTTGAAAATCGTTTAAGGCAACATTGGCAGTATGATTAAATCCTTCATCTTGGTCGTAAAATATTTCATTACGTTTTAATATCTTATTTCGATACTTTTCATTGAAGAATCCCTTCATATAACAGCTATCAATGTTGTCAAATTCTTGGCATAAATCAATTCCGTGACAATCTAGAAGCCATTGAACAAACATGGGATTTCTTAAAAGTAATTCATCGCCAGAAAACCCTGTAAGTTGCATATGTGGAGTGTCGATAACGTGCATTTGATCGTAACCCCAACCTAAATTAGATAAGTCTTGTTTGGTCGAAGATTGGTTACCAGTAGAATATTCTATGTTACAATAATCAAATGCACTTTTAACCATAGCAACATCAACACCTGGGCTATCTGCCGCTATTAGCGGAATGGTAGTTTCAAGTTGTTGTGTTACTGTAATCAAATAATTGCACACTACATCAACTAGTTCAGTCTTATTGTAAATTTTGTGATCAGAATCAAAACTAATTGAATATTTTTCATCAGCCTGTTTCCATCTCCATTCATCATTCACGTTGATTGCAGTGCCATTGAAATAAATTGTTTCTAATAGGTTATCATTGATATTTGTTAATATATCTTTGTTTAAAAATAATGGAAAGCCTCGAGAATCGTCGTAGTAGATAGCAGGTGTGTGAGAAAAATCCAAAATTACATAGTTGCCTCTGGTAGTACTAAAGTTATAAGATTGTACTTTGCTTTCTAAATTTTCACCAATGGTATAGCCTTTATAAAAGATATTATTGAATCTTTGCCAGCCTTTGTCTAGTTGTATATAATAGTCTTTTACTTTGTATGTCGTGCTTAGGGGTTTTTTGTACTCTGATTCAGTACGAGAAATATAGAAAAACATAAAGACCTTTTTAGTTTATTTTCTTTTTTCTTTTCCGCCACCTGTCCAAACATCACGTGCATTTACACGTATGTAACGTTTGTTGGTTTCGTTGGTGTTTGGGTTAGGGATAGTAATCATAACACGTCTACCTCTTTTAAATGCCGCAAGTTGATTGTTTAATCTTTCAACACTCTGCATATATTCTTTTCTCAGTGCTTTTGATGCATGCTTGTATGAATTGCCTACCATGCCTTTTGAGGTTTGACTGGTTCTTGATTTCTTTTTACCCATTTGCTTTTTCCCATTCTTTTTCAAATCTATCTAGTGTACAAGGCAGTCTTTCGCAGTTGCCCCATAGCCTTTTGATGTATGCTCGTTCCATACGTTCAATGTCTGACACATTCCATGAATCTGGAATTAATTGTCCTTTTACTGCAAACATTAATTCATTTTGAAACCGATTACCGTTTGGCATATAAATTCTCCCAATATTTAAGTCTATCTGCCCAAGGTGTGCGATTTTTATCGTGTTCAATTAACTTTTTCATGTAGTGTGCATGGCCACCGTCCCATGGTGTTTTAGTACCAAATCCACATTTCAGCTGATATATCTGCAAGCCGTCATCATCATATTCCCACAATCGAAGATCAGGATCTAGTTCAATTTCATTCATAGTTGATCCTTAAAAATAACAAACACTCCAATGATTTGTAGCATTAGAAACACAAACGTGAAAAGCAGTTGTCCTAGTAATTCACGAAGTTCATCTCTTTTCATTGTGATATTTATTTCTTCTGTTGTGACCGTTCAAACATTTGACTAACCAATGGCAAACTTACTGGATGTTCACTACAACGTTGTGTACCTTCAATGGTGCTTTCAATCAAGAATGCAGTCTCTGGTGGTTCTTGCCCCATTGGGCAACTACATACAGCCAATCCGTTTTTGTCTATTTTGCAGTTCCAACTGAAGCAATTACTTGCTCGATGTCCTTGTTTGAGGCTGGCTGGACATTCAACAATGTTTCCTCTCATTTTTTCTGTGTTATGAGAAAAATCATTTTGTTGTCTTGGATAATCAGCTCTTGGCCAAAACGTACTCCATACTGAATTTTCGCCTGTTGGTTCACAACTTGTCATGTTTCCTGCACTTAGATCAGCTATGTTATCACCAAATAATATAGGACAAGTACATTTCACTTCTGGAAATGATTCTCCAGATTGATTGGTAATTGTTCCACCTGTTGGTTTGCATGCACTAGCGGCACACAATGCAAATTGTCCATGACATATGGTAATACCTTTATCTGCAAATGCAGAAGCACTCCAAAGAAGTGCAAGCAGTGTAACTAAGAATATTCTAATGTTAAATTTATGTATTTTCATTCATGTTCTCCCCCGGGATCATTTTTATCTAACTTGATTTTTTCACCGTTCACCCACATATAGCCTCTACTTCTGCTTGGTGTGTGATATCCATTGTTTAAAAAGAAACTGGGCTTACGTTTTGCAGTCTCAAATATCACAACTGTTGCAACAATACCTGCAATTAACAATGTGTGTGCTACTGCGGTATAGGCAAATACTGTTAAACTGCCCAAGCCCATGCTAAAAATAATACACCACATCCATGCTAATACCTGCATGACCATGTGTCTTACATTTGTGTCTGGAATAGCACTAAGAGGATTTCGTCGATCATCCATTATACTATTCCAACAACTAACAATCCATTCTTTCATCGGATAAACTCCTTTTTCAAATGTCACTTTTATTGGATAATTTGCATCGACAACATCTTTGAAATCAATTGCATCATATCTTGAATTAAAATATTGCACAATTTTTGTTTCACGCCAATAGCCTGTGACTCTATACATTTAGTTATCAAGGATGGGGTCTGTTTCTTTAGGAAAATGCTGTCGATATTTGTTTACCATCAACTCTCTATTTTCTTCAATTGATATCAGCCCTGCTTCAATTTCCCTAAGAGCAGTCATTCCTCTTTTGTTAAAATGCGGAGTCAATGGCTGATTGTCAGCACTGTAACTTCTTGCTCTTGTGGATGCAGCCATAATTAAATCATATCTACTTCCGCCTACGTTTTTTGTGCCTTTGGTATTACTGATTCTTGCCATTGATATTGTACCTTTTTATTGTTTCAGTTGTCATAATTCCACTGCGGAAGTTTTCCACTGCGTCTTCAACATAATGCATACTATGGTCACTGTAATCAATTAAACCTAGTAATCTGTTGTCTTCATAAAACTCGACATAGTGCTTGTTGCCGACTTTTTTAAACTTTGTATCTCGATTTTCTAAATACATATTACCTCCAATACAATGCAGAGTGTTGCACATGTTTAAGGACCCTCTCATGATCTAAACGGGAGGTGCTGTGTGTCACCTCCGACCAGGTCCGCCTGATATTCTAACAAGAGATCTAGGCTCCCGTACCTCTTTGCAACTAGGGGGCTGGGGACATAAGTTTTACCTTCTTGCCCACCTCTTTCCAAACCCTGCACTGTAAACCTTAGTCTTTTCTAATGTTTTTTAACTTGTTTAGTTCGTAACTTTCACTGAGCCACCAAACCAACATTCCAAAACATGCCGCAATGCCAAAACCTGTTACAACCTGTTGTGCTTCAAACCCATATGTATTCGCTATGTATATTAAACCACGTACGGCGGCTAAAACTACAGCAGTTGCAATTGCAATTATGGCTAGTCTTGACACAATATATTTTGTTTTTTCCATTTTAAGTTCCTTTTCTGTTTTCTAACTTTATAATGTATATTAACACTATATATTGTGTCTGTCAACCACTATTTGCATATTATTTGCGAAATTTTAATGTGTGTTGCTTTCCATTTCCATCAGTAAAAGTAATTGTACTGTGTGAATAAATATCATTCTGCTGAACTTCGTTGTATCTGGTTTGATAACTACACTGTCTTTGTACACCACCTCTAGCATCACTGTTCATGTTGCCCAATAACCCACCTAGTATAGCACCAGCAGTGCCACCATCAGGCATGTTTTTGGTTACATTGTTACCAATGATACCACCAATGATTGCACCTCTTAGTGTGTCGTGTGTTCTATCACCACCAATTGAAACATCTTGACATACTTCAACCTGATATGGTTGTTGTTTGATTATGCTTTTGTAATGGTCTCTAATTACACCATTTGTATTAGAATCAAATGCTTGTACTGGTAATGCGACTAGTGCTAAAGCAGTACTTGCAATGGCAATGTTTAATAGTTTCATGTAAATAACTCCTTATCAATTAATATACTTATAATAGCATCTATTTACAGTATGTCAACCTTTTTTTATAAAATGGTAGCCGCCACCTAACCTCGCCAACTACCTTGTGCAACACAGAACGTTACACCCCGACTCTCAGTATACCTCTCCTGAGACTTGTCAAGGCGAAAGACATAGTCGGTTCACAGCGAGGGTAACGCAATAATTGAATATACTATGTCTTTACAAATTTACTTATCACCAGGTAATCTGGACACCTGCAGAAATGACATTAGTATTACCTAAGTCTGTCATTGATCTGTTTGCTTCGACTCTAAAAGTTATATTTTCATTAACTTTCTCAAGTCCGACTGCAATATCATTTACACCATCTGTGTGATGCAATACTGTGAAATCAACTGGACCTAGATCTCCTTTTAGACCTACAGTTGCATAGCCATAGTTATCAGTATCATTTGCTACTGTTCTAAGACTTTGTACTGAACCTGTTTCTGTGTATCCACTTACTTTTTTCTTACCTTTTGTTAATCCAACAATAGGACGAAACTTTTCATTTGTTGGGCTAAAACTTACACTGATTGAAGTATCTGTTCCATTAGTATCCGCAGTGTTTGAGAAATCACCAATAATACGTGACACATCATAGTCTGTCATTGCGTGTTTCAGGCCTATTGTAACATCACCCTGTGTGACTTTTTTGCCTACATTTACACCCAGTACATTTGTTTTAGCAGTAACAGTATCATCATTGCCTTTTAGACTAGTGCTAAATTTTGCAGCACCTAATGCTATAGCATAACCTGTGTCATTGTTTATTTTACTAGCACCCAATACTGCACCTTTTGTAGTACCAGTTAGTCCACCACTCATTTTACTATCCATAGCAATTGCTTTTGGACCATCAAAAGTTAGGTTGCGTATTGCAGTACTTGTAACATCTTGTGCTGATGCAACCTGATCTATACGTCCTGTAAAAGGAGTAAGAGTTTCTACTGTTGTACCTGTTAGTGTGTTTGTACCATCATCATAAACATCAAATGTACTGGTAGTTTTTTCTCTAGCAATAGTTTGTATCTTAGCAGTTTCTGATGCAGTGTGACTTGTAACACTTGATGTTGCAGTTCCTATTTTAGTTGGGCCACTTGCAGCATCTGTTGCTGATCCTTCATCATTGACATCACCCCAGTCACTAGGTGTTTCGCCTGCAGTTCCACCACCTGCACCGCCTTCGATAGCAGTATCAGCGGCACCAAAAGCACTAGGACCAAAAATGTAAGCATATTCGGCAGTTAAAATATCACCTGCACTTACGCCTGTCCAATGCCAAGTTAAACCAATAGTATGATCACCATTGCCATAATTTACACTATTACCATCACTATCTGTGTAAGGTGATCCTGTGTAACCGTCTGCTTCTGTTGTCCAACCATTGCTAATACCAGCATCAACATTAGAGTTTGTTGAATATAAACCTAATGCATAACGACTTGTTGTTGCCTCACTAAATGCAACGTTGCTATCAGGGATACCTGAATAACCTAGCACGTTATCTGTAGCACTTGTATCACCTGCTTCTGGCATAGCATCTGGATCTATGAATCGTCCAAAATAAACGTCATCTGCTGCACCACCTGCAGTAATATTTGTTGTGATATCAACATATTCACTTGTAGTACCTAAACTATAGATGTTTTCTATTTCCCAACCTGTGTGTGCAGTGTTTGTACCGTTCCAAGTAAATGTATTAGTACCGTCTGTAAGTCCATCACTGTCTGTCCATGCGTTGGAACCCGAATTGTTGTTTGTGCTATTTGTTCCGTCAATTTTTAAAGCAAAGCCATCAAACGGTGATCCTGGTGTTAAGTAGTCGCCCTGCTCACTGTCTCCAGGAAATGTTCCTGAACCTGTTGAATCATACTGTAGTCCTGGTCTTGTGCCACCGCCAGAACCAAATGTACCACTAGTACCATTTACGCCTGCACGTACATAATCATTTTCAAGTATACCCATGCCTGTTACACTGGTATTCATACTTGATGTATCCGACAACGCCGTTGTTGTCATCAATGCAGTCAAGACTGCACCGACTAATAAAGTTCTTTTCATTATTTGTTACCCTCTCTGCGAACACGAATGCTCACATATATTTAACAGGTTAACAATTTTTTAATATTGTAATAAAATAAATATTTTTATGCTAGAAAAGATAAAAAAACGTTGGCGTGAATGGCGTGATAAGTGGACTGTTGATCATACCATTGATGTAATAGTTGACATTACACTATTGCTTATAGATGTAATAATGTCACCTGTATTAATAATTGTTAGACTTGTTAGATATGTAATCGGAGATTGGATTGCAGATAAACTTAAATGGATTATTAAGGCTATAGTGCATTGGTATCAAAAACAACACCCTTTAGTGAAAAGACTAATAGTTGTATTTTTCCTTTTAGCACTTCCGTTTTTATTAATTATACTGTGGAGTTTCAGTAGTATATGGACCATGTATTGGGAAATTATTTGGGGAGACAAATAAGCAATCTCAAAGTGTATTTCTTTAATCAGGAAAGCTACTAATAGAATCTTTTTTCTTATTTGTTGCACTGATTTTTTCATTTGTATTATCTGTCGTGTGTGCTGGACAAAACTTACACTGTGGAATCACATCATCAATACCATCAATGAACTCTTTTCCTCTTTGTGCAAATTCGTGTACACTAAGTGGATGATAGTTGTGCAGTAACTGTCTGTCTTCTTCGGTTATATCAAAATTATGTTGTAAATCAAATTCTGGAAACAACCCAACCGGACCGCATTTGTAGAGTTTTGCTCTAATAAAATGATGACATTGAAACTGTACAAAGCCACATGCATTATGTGCTTGCTGAGGATCACTTTGGAATAGTGTGAATTTTCCGTTTTCGTTTTTTTGTACGGCACTTGTATAAAACTCATCCTGTAACCAATAATGAATTTTTACATGATTGTTATCTGTTAGTGCATAGTGACTTTCGTTTGTGATTTCTCCATTGGAGAGTTGTCTTACTCCTGAACCTTGAAGAAACTTTTTGCCTTCTTCTAAGTGTCGGTCTAGATCATTCTCGTTATGAACACTTACGCCAATCCAGTTCTTTTCCTCGTTATGGGTACCAGTGTAATTATTCAGCACATCATACAAGCCTGAAACATGATTTATTCTCACACCATTGGTGAGTATCTGTACTGGTTTATTCCACAACCTGTTAATGCCATTTACCCAATCACATATAGTTGGATTAAGCAATGGTTCACCTCCAAGAATAGTCACTTTTTGTAGGCGTATCTTTCCTGCCCATGCGGTGTACTCTGCTTCATAGTCAGTCCATTTTTGATAACCACTAAAAGCATGATTGTTGAATCGGTTACAGTTTGAGCACGTTAAATTGCACACATTGGTAATATAAAATTCAATGTTAGGTACATATGTGCGAGGATCATCAGGATGTTCATCTGGAAAGTGTTTTGGGTATCTCATAGTGTACTTAGTAAAAAATGGTGCCGGCAGCAAGATTCGAACTCGCGACCTGATGATTACAAATCAACTGCTCTACCAACTGAGCTATGCCGGCACGATTCACCTTTTTACTTATTAATCGTTATTTGGATAAACTCTTTCTAAGAGTTTTGAATAAGCATTTGCAATAGTTTTTTCATTTATAGCAGGTCCTATTGTTTTATTATCAATTATACATGTCCATACGTATGCTAGATAATTCAGTACAATTGAAGGATTTTGTCCGTACCCAATATCATATGGTAAAGCATTATGTGTGCCAACAGGATTATAAACATTTGCCTCACATAAACGATCAACTTCTTTACCACTGAAAGTTGTAATATCATAATCTTTAAGTTGGAAGTTTGCCAGTTCTTCTACAATTGCAATCCAGCGATCAGAACAATCCATGGCCTTTCCTGCTAACATTGCTATACCAGAGCATACCTGCACATGAAAGTGTCCGCGTCCAGGTGCATCTAGTTTATCCATATAAGATAATTCATCTGCAACCATTGCAACTTGATCAAATATATCATGGACTCCTGGTGTCTGAAAGTAACTTTTGCCTCCATAAGGAGCAGAAACATTAAGTGCACCACCTATTTGTCCTTTTTTAACTTTGAAGTTAGTAAAACGATTTAACAGGTTATTGGCACGAAATGCACTTGTGATCTTATCTGCTTTGGTTTCAACTGCATCCATACTATCAATAATACCATATAATTTACATGCTTCGTATGCATCATCTACTTCGTATACTCTAACTGATACTTGTTCTGGTATAGGAAGTGTTTTGACATTGTTATTAACCACTTGATTTTCAATGTAGTGTTTCTTCCATGCATATTGTCTAGTATTACCGTCTAGTACATATGTTGTATCTTTTCTAAAAAATGCTGGCTTACTTGTGGTTTCACCGGTATAATGAAGTAGGTCAACTTCAGCATGTTTATACATTGGAGTTACAAAACGTGTGGCGGCCCTTTTGGCACGACGTTCAACGTCTCGGTTAGCTGGAAATGTTGGAATTTTTAAAAAATCATCAAGTTTCATAATACTAGCAAGGTCTTTAGACATTGGAAACTTTTTTATTTCATAAGTTTTTTCTTCGTTAACGTCAAATAGGTCGTTAGTGACCAGCTCTAGATTTTTGTTCATAGTTTTTTCCTTGTTCTCAAACAATGTTAATGTATCGTTAACCGCAGTTAACTTACACTTTAGTTATTCAACCAAGATTGTCTTGGTTAAAATTCTATACACAACGTATAGAATACTTGGCAGAGGACCAAGGAGTCGAACCCTGGCTTAGTGGGTTGGAGCCACTCGTGCTACCGTAACACTTGTCCTCTATAATTTGGTGAACTGTGAGAGATTCGAACTCCCGACCTTTTGGTTCGTAGCCAAATGCTCTATCCAGCTGAGCTAACAGTCCGTAATTCTTTATACGTTTATCGCAACGTACACTAATAATGCAAAAATTCCAATGTTAATTAACATATTCACATAATGTGGATTTGGTGCCATTGTATTCTCCTAATAAAAATACATTATAGCATCTTTAGAATAAAAGTCAACCAAAATATATATTATAAAGTATGCCTATTGTGACTGCACATATCACACAGTTCAACAGATGAAGTGCAATGTAATCTTGTGGCTTCATAAACGTTCTCCAAGATTAGGAGTATCTTCAATACAAACATAGCCAACACCAGGCTTGGCTTTTATCTCTGCTTGAAGTGCATCCGCATAACACTCCTCCAAAGTGATATAATAATTAAGTGTTTTTCCTTCAACATTTCCTTGCAAAGAAATATACACCATTGTCAAAATGTATCCTAGTATCATTTTCTATATGTCCCATCTCTGTTGAAAAATAATGCATTGAATGCACAATAGTATATGCTGGCAAAACGTCCATACACAGGTGCTTGTTGTTTGTACCACCAAATAAAATCTTCACAAAATGTTTTATAATGCATTAGCCAAGTATTGTTTTTTGTTCTTTAAGATTTTTTTGCAACTTTTCTTTAAAAAGTTGATTTCTAAAATTTGGTGTGATTGTAAGCAGAGCTTGTTTTAAATTAGGTTCACTGGTATGAATAATATTAAAACATTTTTTGAGAAAAATGTTTTCTAACAGTAGATCAACATTGTGTTGTAATCTTATTCTATTATCTTCCAGTATTGTTTTAAGCACTGCAACATCTTCAAACAGATGAAGGTTAAGTTCTAAAGACTGCACACATCGTTCTCTCGGATCTTCTAAAGATTCATAGCTGTGATCTACTATATCATCAAATACATCAAATCCTAAGTTACGCATCGCGGTTGCATTTTTCCAACCGCCAAACCAAATTGGCAAAGTTCCACCCATTATAGACATAAAAGTTTTTTCAGTAAGTAAAGATTCCTTTTCATAATAGCATGGTTCGGTAATTATACTGATGCAACTTGGTTCAAATACTGTTTCTTTTAATAACTTGTTGTATGTTTCTGCGTTCTTAAAGTTGCCATTTTTGATACTCTGTCCTAGTTGCACCTCAGGGCCAAATCTAAAATCAGTAACTGGTATGTCGTTCACGTCGTTATATTGCCAGGCTAAACTATGGGTATAGTTTTTAAAATTTAGACGTTTGATTTCTTCAAGTAATAATTTTCTATGAATTCTTGATTTGTTTATTGCAAAATTAAAAATTGCGGTCTTGTCTTTCCAATTAGTTTCTATATTCTGCTCTATAAACTCTTGGCATTCACTTGCTAAGAATATAGGAAAATAAACTAAATTGTATTCTGACAATACATCATCATGAAGAACATGATCAAATATCAAAGTGTGTGATTTAGGATCACAGGCGCTGCTGTCTAAAAGTTTTTTTACATGAAAACATTGATCTTCTTCGTCGAAACAATGATCATTAATCCATATAAATTCAGGGTTAGTAAGTATTTCGCCCTTGTACTTGTAGGTTGGTCCAAGCAGTTCAATCATTAAACCGTACTCCAGTCTTATCAATTTTTCTCTTTACAAATCGTGCATATTCTTGATGGGCTTCTCGAAAATAATGTCCACGAGGTTCTCTAGGAAATTCTTTTGTATCACAAAAATTACAAAATTCTAAACGGTGCCCGGGCAATGGACGGTAGATATCTTCTGGCCATGGAAATTGATGATGTATTCCTTGAAAACTATCAAGGTTAATAACTTTAATACTTTTGCTTCGGGCTATTGCATTTAGTGCTAGTATATTTTTTAGCTTATTATTGTAGGCCCTTTGTTCATTGCCTTCATAGGTAAGCCATTGTTTTCCATAGTTTTCGTAAAGCTCGTGGTCTTTGACTTTGGTTAGAACATTCCTACCTTGTAACAGTATATCATTTGGTGTTTTGGTAAATGAATCACTGTTTCCAACATTGATTGGAATCCAATAGTTGTGTTCTGTGTGAAACAGTTCACCACGATCTTTGCCTGTCCAGCAGGCTATTACTAGATCAAAGTTATCTGCTTGTTCTAAAAATATTCTAAACATAGCATCATTTGATCCACCGCTTATTGCATGATTGTGTGGTGTGTATCCCAATAATTCAGCTAACTTTACAGGGTAACTGTTTTTTGCACCGTACTCTGCCTCAATTTGATAATGGTCCTTTCCAGGTTCTCCTGCTAATACCAAACCTGGTTCTTCATGCATTAGTGCACCAGCCGCATGTGAACATCCTAGTATAAGTGCGTTAGGCATCGGCTATTGCTTTTTTAACTTCTTGTAACTTTTGAGGCCAACGTTCAGTGTAACCGTCAAGTAACTGTTTGTTTGTTGCAGCCGCAACTTCAAATCTTTCATAGTCTCTACGTGTGTATACTTTTTCTATAAACGTTTCTAATTGGTCTAATAACATACGCATTCTATCTATTTTTCGAAATTCGTCATCGTATGAGTGATCTACATAATCATCTAGTACATCAAAACCATGTGTCCTAAGCAGAGATACACTTTTAGGACTACAAAACAACAACCATGGACGTGGTAATTGTAATGCTCTAAACAGTTTTTCACTGAAGGTTATATGATCTTCATTCATAAAAGTTTCTAAAATAAAACTTACATTGGTTTTCATAATGACTTGTTCAAGGGATCCAAGGCGATCAACCTTGTTGTATGGTACAAGATCTTGTGCAATTAAGTGTTCATGGTTGTAACGAGACATTTGACCTGACTGATACTGGTTGTTTAGTTCTTCTTGTGTTATGTTATAACTCACTGCACCTTTGTCAAGTAAATTTCTACGTATTAATTCGTAAAAAACTTCGTTTCTATCTCCTCGTACTCTGTTCATAAAACAGTTGTATCCCTGCGAGTCACAGTCTTCGTACACAGGATCAAAACGCCACATATGCCAAAGCTCTGGGAGTAAACTTATTACCTTGCCTGCGACCGAACGTAGTGCATGGTTGTCTGTAACTATGGTTGCATTAGGATCAGTCCAAGCATCAGGTGTAGGTTGAAACACACTATCAACGAATCTACAATGTAATCTCTGGTTGTCTTTTTGATATCCGTATGGATATCCAAAATTGTTACTATCATGTATTGTGGCCACATAGCCATGATCAAGTATGTACTTGCTTAAATCTTTTATTATTATAGGCTCTCTTTTGTCAGAGATCCAAATTCCATCGTTGCGTAGTGTCATGACTAATTACTTATATGGCATACTGGGACAACCCTATAAAAACATATACCAACACAGTTCTTTCATACGAACGCGACTGTGATCCTATAGTACACAGTTCGCACGGAGGAGAACATTGTATATTTTTCCAACCCATGCTTCCAAAAGGTATTTTACAGTACCAACAGAAGTTAACAGATCTCTGTGATTGGGCAAACAATCGCACTAATACTTTTACTGATCAGCCTGAAAATTTTTATGATATTGCAAATCTTGTTAAACTTAATCTATGGGTCACAGACATAAGAACACAAGGCATTGTTAAACCTTTGTTACTTGCATATGTAGAAGAAGATAAACCTTACCTAATCAACAATGGTGAAAGTAGACTGAGATGCTTGGAAATAATTCCTGAAGTTAAAACAGTGGATTGTTTTATAACCACTCATAGACGTCATGCTGATCGATTTCGAGCATTGCCACAAATTGAAAATTTTTCACAGTACGCAGAAATCTGTAGAGCTGAGATTGGACAACAGTTTCAATTTAGATTTACTGATCGTAATGCACCCTACGGTATAGATTGGTATGAAACCAACAGTCAAAAGACTGGTCAATTAATGCTTTCACAAGAAGAATGTAGATTACTAATTAAAAATTATCTTAGAGAACACCCATTGGTAGTGTTTTCTCCAGACTGGTTTTCAACAGCAGTTGACTGGGATCTTTATAGAAAGAATCTGTAACTGCATCACGCCATTGCGTATTTCTATTTGTATCGCTAACTTTTACATTTAAATAAGGCAAACTATCGTTGCAATGTCCACTAAAACCTTTTTTGGGCCATATATGTGATTCTTTCCAATGTTCTAAAAACAAATCTCTAATCAATGGCTTTGGGAATGTGCCTACTTTATATTCGAAAGGTAAATTAAGTGCAAATTGCATAATTGGTCTTGCAAGAAACGGGTTACGTGCTTCTATGCCAAATGCGCCTGCAATAGTATCCACACCTCTTATATCGCATCCTGAAATTTGATGCCAATAGTCAGCAAGTAATGTGGCTTGTCCTGGATGCTGATTGTAACTATCTAAACACCATTTCCATAATGGAGAACCGTTACTGTATGGACTGTTGTTATTGTATTTTAATGTTTGATATATATTATAGCCACCAAACAATTCGTCGGCACCAGCACCAGTGAATAACACACGTTGTTTACAATTTTTTGCTATTGCCCATTGACCAACAAAACTCCAACTTTGTACAGGCATTTTAGTTCGTGCAATTACATCAATAAAATCTCGTGCCCAATCTTCGTTGTTAATATGCAATTGATTAAGACGAGACATTTGACTGCCAGTCAAAAAGTCTTCGATATGATCTACAATTGGGTCTTTGCCAATCATGTTTGTTGTGTATAATTCTGCACTATCCAGTTCAGCGAGAATAATACTACTATCCATTCCGCAACTATATGTCAGTGCATGATTGCATTGGGGTGTCATTTGACTAATAGTTTGCTTCCACAAAGCACCAAACTCTTCTCTTGCTTCTTGATAGGTGCAAGACTGAGGACGAATCCAATTCCATAGCATGTCTATTGGATTAGTAATTGTACCGTCACGATATTCCCATCCTGGTATTACTCTTGTTATACCCTGATAAGGAGTTTGCTCTAGCATGGTCCAATGTCTAGTATTATAGGTTTGTTTTACTTTAGTGCAGTCAATGTATTCAAGTATAGGGGCAACTTCACTACACACTATTAGTATATCTTTATCTTTATACTGGTATAATGTTTTTTCGCCTTGAGGGTCAGCAGCATATCTCACAGTTTTTTTATCAGTCCAGGCCCATGCCCATGGACCCCAACCTTGAGCCAATAGTTTTGAATTTATGTTTACACATTCATCTACAAACTCTATATCATTAGAATAACTACCAATGTCTTTATAGTTGTATATTTCGCCATTGTATGCTAGAAAGTTTTCGTGAGAATGTTTGTAGTATTCATCTGAACCGGTTATGTGCAGTATAGCCTGTGCAATAAAAATATTATCGCTATGTTGATACCTTACACTGTCTGGCCCTCGGCTTTTCAATATATCAAGGGCTCGATGATGTTGTTCTATAGGTAGTTTTTCTTTGCTTTTGACTAATAAGATGCCACACATTTACTTTAGCAATTCGCAAATTTTATGTGCAATGGACTTAAAATCTTTTTCTACTAAACCTCGTGTGGTTTCAGCGGCAGTTCCTATTCTTATTCCTGATGTTTCAACAAAGTTACGTGGATCGTTTGGCACACCGTTCTTGTTAACAGTAATACCATGCTCTTCTAGTATGTCTGCAGCCTGTCTACCACTGTGTTTACTTTTGCTTAGATCCATCAGTATGATATGACTGTCTGTACCACCAGTCTGCACTGGAAATCCTTTAGATTCAAATACTGTACACATTGCTTGAGCATTTTTTACAACCTGATCAGCATACTGTTCAAAACTAGGAAGTAATGCTTCACTATAACACTGTGCTTTCGCTGCAATAATATTCATGAGGGGACCGCCCTGTGTTCCTGGAAAGATTGCACTGTTTATACGACGAGTGTAATCAGGATTGTTCCACAGTATCATTCCGCCTCTTGGTCCACGTAGTGTTTTATGTGTGGTGCTGGTAACAACATCTGCAAAAGGCAATGGTGATCCATATACACCACCTGCAACCAGTCCACTGTAGTGTGCCATGTCAACTACAAGAATAGCACCAACACTTTCAGCAATGTCTTTAAAAGCACTCCAGTCTATCTGCCTTGGATATGCACTTGCACCTGCTACAATTACTCGTGGCATATTTAAACGTGCTATGCCTTCGATCTTATCGTAGTCGAGGAAACCATGATCGTCTACTCCATAGGTCACACTATTGTAAACTTTACCACTAAGTGTAGGCGAAGCACCATGTGATAGGTGTCCGCCACTTGCTAGATCCATGCCCATTAGAACATCACCGGGTTTCATAAATGCTTGATAAACGGCAGTATTTGCATTAACACCTGAGTGTGGTTGAACATTTGCAAATTCACAATCGTATAATTCGCAAACCTGTGCTATTGCTAAACTCTCAATGACATCCATATTTTCGCAACCGTTGTAGTAACGTTTGCCTGGATAACCTTCAGCATATTTGTTGGTGAATACACTGCCACATAGTTCCATTACGGCTTCACTTGCAAAGTTTTCACTGGCTATTAGTTCAAGAGTATCTTTTTGTCTGCCAAATTCTTTTGTAAGAATGTATCTAATATCTGGATTCATACTACTTGCTATGACTTGGCATTTTGGTTTCTATAAACCAAACATGCTTTTGTAATTTAGGATGATATTTTTTTACACGTATCTTTTTACCTTCACGTATCATACTCACAGTTTTGTGTGCTAGGTAATGATAGGTTGCGTTCTCACGTTTTTCGCCTTCAGGTATCATCCATGCTTTGGAGTCTTTATTTTTTTTAGCTGCCATCTACTGTTCCTGTTATTGTCATTGTACGTCTTATCTCTACACCTGCATTCACACCACTGTGTAGTATTTTCTGCCAAGGTGTAATGTCAAACACATCGCCTGCACTGTAGTTAGTTACAACTTGATCATCACCCATAAAAAGTGCATGTCCCATTTTATAGTCACCACAGGGTATCCAAAGCCTTTTTATGTCTCTGTTTACCCATCTATACTTTTTCCGTGACTGTGTATATGCATCAACATGAGGTTCAGTAAAACTTGCAGGTGGCAGTTCAATTATCCTGATAAGTGTTTTTCCAGTGTATCCTTCTGATGCTAAAAATCCGTCTGGTAACCATGTATGGAACGTATCGCTGGTATAACAATGATGGGCACAGTTATCAGTGTTGTAATATTTTTCACCATTGGCTATCATCTGTCTAAGAGTAATGTGTGGAGCCGGCTTACGGACACAACCATCTTCACGGTTTAGTCTATCATTAAACCAAACCCAATCAATATCCAGTTTATTATGCGGCTTCAGCAACTTCTTCTCCGGTAACAGTCATAACTCTGCGTGTCTTTGTTCCAATATTAAATGCACTATGCATTATGTTCTGCGGAAATTCAAAAACATCGCCTGCTTTATAGTCAATCACAACTTGTTTCTCAACACAAAGCACATGTCCAAATTCATAGTCCATACAAGGAATCCAAAGGCGTTTTACTCTAGCATCCTTAGCCAATCCAAACTTGCGTTTGGCACTATTATATGTGTCCATGTGAGGCCATGTGTTTGTTCCTGGCGGATGTTCAAGTATTTTTATAAGCACATTAGTTTCGCTTATTCCATTACGTTTCAAGAAGCCTTCAGGAAGTAGTGGTACAAATGTGTGTGACTCATACATAATTTTTTGTGCATTTAGTTGGTTAAGAATTGATTGTAGCTCATTGGGTATCTGTTCATAGCCTTCTTTATCGTACACATTTTCTAACAAAGCACCTCTGCTGACTTCAACATCCACTCTGTTGTCTAGTTGTTCGTTAAATGCTTCCCAATCAATATCTAATCGATCTTGTTTTAGCAAACTTCAACTCCTCTAAAGCCTTTGCGGTCTATTGCTTCGCCAGTTACTGTAATTATTCTACGTGTTTCAACTCCAAGGTTACCAGCACTATGCAGTATGTCACCGGGTATCTCATACACATCACCTGCTTTATAATCGGTCATAATAAAATCATCACCAACACAAAGTATATGTCCAAACTTATAGTCGGTGCATGGTATCCATAATCTTTTTACTGGGCCGTCCTCAGCTAGATCAAATTTTTCTTTTGTGATATGATACCCATCTAAGTGGGGTTGTGTTACAACTCCTGGTTCATGCTCAAGAACTTTTATTATAACACGACCATCCATACCTACTGTGGGCCAGAAATCTTTTGGAAACATATCAATAAAGTCATCGCTTACGTATTCTGTATAAATGCAAGTTGCTTTATCATAATGATGTTCATTTACTTTGTAGTTGTTGTCATATGTTTCTTGTTTTAGTGGCCAGTTATATTCTGTTGGCTTTTTAACTACACCATCAATATTGTCAATTCTGGCATTGAATGCTTGCCAATCAATATGCAAGTGCCCTATTTTTTCCATGTTTAGCTCCTATGTTTTATATAATTTAATAAGTTCGTTTGCAAGTTTTTTATCACTTAATTTGCTTATCTCTCTTATGTGCCTATCACCAACACGATTGATCTTTTGTTTGAAACCCTTGTATTCTACTTCAGAATAGTCTACACCTTGATGTTTAACAATACTTGTATCTTCAAACCCATTTGGTATAAGTTCCTGTTGGCTATATATTTCTAATTTATCTATATCAATAAACCAAGCAAACTTGCCTTGGCTTGTCAATGGTACAAAGCCTGTGCGACATTCAGGAAATATTTCAAAAAACCTTTCCATACAACGTGCATATTTACTTACTATATCCCATCTATCTGCGACTATAAAGTTTCCTTTTTCCATTGGGTACTTTGCGTTTTTTCCTAATTTTTTATCTGCATTAAATATTTCAGGCCGAGAAATTACATAATTTAAGTGATCTTGATCGTAAAATTTAAAAAAGGATAAGGTATTTGTTAAATCAAACTTTTTGTTGGCTAGTATATACTCTCGAAATAGTCTACTTTCTTTAATTAATGTTTTAACATTTCCTGGATGAGCCCAAAAGTAAATTGTATTCAACAAACCACCTCTATCATTCATTGCACTGTCAAGAAACGTAACGTACCAGCTATTTTTATAATAGACCAATTGAGGTTTGTCTTTGCCAATGATAAAGCAACCCAGTGGGTCCATATCTAATTTTTGATCTAAATTTGTAGGCACACCATAATCATAAGGTGTTGCTCCATTGTAAAAATTTTCAATTTGTAACGAGCTCATCGGCTCAATTATTGTACCACATTGTGGGCGTTTGAAAATTGCATATTCGTCTGAGAAATGTTCGAGTAATTCGTCCTCATGTTGATACAAAAAAGTTTGCTTATCTATTTTATCACGATATTTGTAAAGGCTAGGAAACGCATTTTCTCTGTACTCTTCATTCATGTTGTCATCAGTTTCAGTGAAAAAATGCATAACAGTCTCATCTACGCGAATATTGTTTTCAACAAAATCTAACAAAATTCTTTGACTGTCATAGCCGCCACTGTATAGTAAAGCAACATGTTTATATTCTTTTTTAAGTCTTTTTATAAAATCCAAACTATAGTTGTAATCCATGTCAAGAGTTTTGTCTGCAAGTGCATTTCTAAACTCATCCATTAGTGCTGGTGCACATACAAACGGCAACCAACAATCAAACACTTTTTCATACCATTTTACTAGGAACACGTTACCTAATCGTTTGCCGTCAGGAGTTTCCCAGTAGAAAGAGTAATTCATCTTTCGTGCTTGGCGGTTACCTAGTTCTACAAGTTCTAATAATTTTTCTTTAGACATCTTAAGTTCTTTGTAAATGCAGAAATAGTATGACGAGCAGCACTCGTCATACTATAAAGTTTCGATTGATCAATAAGATCTATTGTAGTTTACCAGCTTTCCAGTTGTTCACTGTATCAGCTTTAACACCACCTGGCATCCAATCAGCAGCATCTTTCCACCAATCTTCTAAACCAAGACCTCTTTTTTCCAATTCAGCTGAAGTTGGAATAAAAGCAGTACCATAGTACTTCTTAAGGTCTGCATCGTTAGACATCATGTCACCAATAACAGCTTTAGCATCTGCTTTTTGAGCTTCATTTAGTTTAATACCAAATACAACTGGAAATTCAACCAATGAACTTAATCCCCAATTTGGGAAAATATCAGCAAATTTAGCAGTACCGTTTACGCCACCTGTTGTAGCAAAACAGTTTAGATCTGGTGTATTGATTTCTCTTGCAGTATAACCCAAGTACATTAGGTCAGTATCACCTGCTAAGAAACCTTTAAGTGTATTTGAAGAACCGTTGTATGCAACCTTCTTCCACTTGTTTCCAAACTGTTTTCCTAAGTCGGAGAAGTCATCTGGTAAGTTGTTAAAAGTACCAATTGTAACACGATCTTTTGCTTTGATCCATGCCATAATGTCTTTCAAGTCTGAACCGATATTGTCTGACTTACGAACACACATTGCATTTGATCTGTAAAAGAAAGGAGTTACATAACTAACGTCTTTGGTAACTTCTGGTGCAATAAAGCACTTCTTTCTAACTACATCACTAATCCATGATGATCCAGACTTAAAGTAAAATCCTGGACGGTCTGTACCAGCAATGTATTTTTTGTTTTTAAAACAGTTAGCAGTATGTACTAACTTACTGTCATAACCTCTTTCTGTAAGAGCTTTCTGTAACATAACACCCTGTTTCCAGTTGTTACCTGTGTTAGAAGAAGCAACGATAACATCGAGGATCTTCTTTTCTGCCATTGCAGGACCAGAAACTCCTGCAAAAATTGTAAGTGCTACTAGTACAGCACTTAGTCTTGATAGTAAGGTCATATATTTTTCTCCATAATTATGTTTAACCTATGTTGCATTGTACAACACTTTAAGATGTTGTCAACCTTTGTTTTGGTTTTTTTCTAACCAAAATGTAAATTATATAATACGTTCGAACTCATCAATAGTTTATCTTGCAATATAAATGCAATTAAAAGTATTAGTGTTTCAGTTCTACGTAAAATATAGCCTAGTGGCAATAACAATACCATTACGGTAAAGTGATACCACATGTCGTATTGTTGGAAACCTGTGTACAACACAAGCCCAACCAGTATGGCACCAGTAGCATATATCATGTGTACCATGTTAAGTTTTTTAAGAACATTAACATATTTCACTGCTGGCCAACACAATATGACTGCTACCATATTAATAAAGACAAACCAATAGGTAAGTCTTTCAAAAAAGTTTTGTTCAATACTAATTCTCCAATTGATTACATAGCTGTTCATTTCAATTAGACTTATTAGTATGGTTTCACTAGGACTCATTGGAATACCAATCAGCATCAACGGCAACAACAATACTAATGTACAACTGTTGTTGGCAGTTTCAGCACTTATGAGTGATTTCATGTGTCCGTCTTCTCGATAGCTACCTTCCTTTATAGCACGTTTCTTTTCCACTGCATAACTGAAGTTACTTGCAATACCTGTACCAATGTGCGGTACCAATCCAACAATTGCTCCAAATATACTACCACGTATGCTGGCCCATTTGTTTTGCCACCAATGTTTAAAATGTACCATTGGCGAGCTATCGTCAAAGTAGTCTTTGTCGTTTTCATATTTGAAGTCTTTGAACTGTTCCACAGTGTTAAGCAATGTAGGAAACACATAAAGTGCTACCACCACTGGAAACAATGGCAAGCCTTCGTATAAACTTGGGAAAGTGTCGTATGGAATAAAGCCTTCGCCGAAGATAAAAAATGGAACGTTGTGTTGTCCTATGAGTCCTAGTGCGGCTCCGAGTATAAAGACAACTCCATTTTCTCGCCAACTGCGTCCTAATAAGAATACCACACTACAAGTTGCAATCCACAGTATGCCAAACTGTATTTCTGCACTATAAAAGTTCATTAGGCCGTGGATAACAAATGGAAGCACTGCAAAGATCACACAAACGGAGATGAACGATCCAAACACACTTCCAATTGCAGCTCCACTTATTGCAAAGTTTCCTTGCCCACGTTCGAACAATCGTTTACCTTCTCGTACGGCTGGTAAACTACTGGATTCGCCTGGTATTCCAAACACTGTTGCAATAACACTGCCACTGAACTGCGAAACACTTGCCAAGCCAAGATAAAATACCAACATTTGAAAGAGAGTTGACTCCATAAGAAATGGGTAAAGCATGAACAACATTATAGTATTGCCAATACCAGGGATTAAGCCAGCTAAAAAGCCTGCAAGGATACCACCCATCACATGGATAAAATCTATCCATTCAAAAGAGCCTACAATGTGTACAACACCATCGTCGATCATAATCAATCCTTTACTAATAAAAATACTCTTAACAGTAACACAGATAGGTCTGTGGTTCAACTGTTAACTTTACCTTTATTGTGAATTCGACTAGTGAAATAGAGCTGGGCGTTCTTGTTAAGTAAAGGCGTTAGCCAGGCGTCCGTTGTTGCTCGCGTCTTAGATGGCGCTGTCGATGTGAATATTTAGTGGGTGTGTCTATTAGGGTGTAATTTATATGGCTTGTCTTTTGGTTCGATAATACATTACCTGGTTGGTATCTAAGCACTGAAACCTCATGCCATTGTTTGTTGGTGCTATACTTTGAATGTCGTTGATAACACTTGGATTTTCTGTGAGATATTGTATGCATGCAGGTCTAGTTTTAAAACTATCCTGCATGAGTTGCACTTCAATTCTATCAGTGTTAGGAAATGAAATAAATGCTACAATAAACCATTCTAGCAATTTATTTTGCTTCTTCTTTGGTAAGAGCTAGTTTGTAACAAACTTTTTTTCCTTGAACACTATCTATTGTAATAGCTGGCACGTCTGCCTTTACTATTCTGCATTTTTCAAGTTCGTGCCATTTATAGCCTGCCTGTTTTTGTGCTTCTACTGTTCGATTGAAATCTGCATTGTCAACAGAAAACAATAATGCTAGTATTAATAATGCCATTTTAGGTTCCTTTTAAATTATAGTATTATTTATAGTAACATTGAGACGACAGAATGTCAACCTCATGCTTAAAAATTACCAGTGTTCAGGCCAGGCATAGTGTCTGTTTAGTGTGTTGTATATCTGTTGTACCTTATACTTGATCTCACTGCCACTGTTAATCTGCTGTAGTCTTTTTAACCAGTCAACCAATTGAACAATTTCAGTTTTTGTTCCGCTATGACTGGTCCTACCTATAGTCAACGGCCTGCCTCTTTTGCTTGCAAAGCCATAATTCCACAGTGTTTCTATTTGTGTATGTCTATTTTTGATTCTTTCAAACTTGTCGTCCTTAAACTGAAAAAATCCTTGTTCGCTTGGCAACACACTATAGTTTTCATAGTTTAAATTAAGCTCTAAACATTCGACACCTTGATCACTTACTTCGCTTCTCCAAGTGCTTCGACTCCAATGATTTTCACTGGTATCAAATGCTTTTAATTGTTCGTCTGTCATTATTTCGTTTGCTATTACGGCGTCGTTACCAAGAAATTGTATTACTTTTGGTGTAATCAATACTGTGGGTATGAACAGTTCTTCTGCACGTGATAGTATTTCTTTTTGGTTTTGAACACTATGTTCCTTAGCACTTTTTTGTGCAGTAAACTGTTGCAGTTGTAAACCTGCACGTTCCTCATTGAAGTTTCTATAGTACCTACCGTTTTTAAGTCTATTAGTGACTTTAGTATATAGACTAATATCTTTGGTTTCTAAGTGCATTAATTAATCTCCAGTCTAATTCGATATAATTACATTATAACAAATAATCAGCAAAAGTCAATGGATAAAATGTTACTCACAATTGGTGATAGTTTTACATACGGAACAGAACTTCTTGACATCAGTCTGTCCTGGCCTTATCAACTAGGTGCAAGACTTGGTATGCCAGTGGTAAATCTTGCACAACCTGGAGCAAGTAATGATTATATTGTACGAACCACTGTGAATGCTATCAATGAGTACAATCCTGATCTTGTGATTGTAGGGTTTACAACGCCTAATAGATTTGAACTTAATTGGGAACACTATACACCAACTAAAACACCAAATTACTTTGACAATTGGAATGAAGAATGGGCAGAGAACAAGTTTCATACTCAGGTTTGTGTACTAGAGAGCTATATCAAATGCAAAAACTATTTCTTAGGTCCATGGGATTGTGATATAAGCTATTGTAGTAATTACATTGGTACTTTAGTTGAAATGTGTGAAGGTTTTGATAAAGGTTCTGGAGGACATCCACTGGTACAAGGCCACACCGTAATAGCAAAAAAAATATCAGAAATTATTGGCTAGCCATGATTCTAGATCACCGGTAAGATTTGCCATCATTGCTTCTTGTGAACCAAAGAAACTCAAACGTTTTTGTCCGTAGTAATAAGGAAATTGCAGTTTTCGATCAAGACCAAGTATAACTCGTTTGTTCTTACGGGCATAGTTGTCAGGTAGCACATAATCCCAATATTCAAATTTAAGTTTTTTTAGTACTGTAAAACCTGTAGTGGTTAGACGCATTCCCCCATTTTCACGTGTGTTATACCACCATGAATGTAACGCAGTTTTGTACTCAGTACGATTTTCTTCTAATAGATTAAGAATACTAAGTGTAAGTTTTTTCTTATCCCGCATCTTTATAAACAACTTGACCTTTACTAAGTAATACCACAGTAAACTTGTCGGTCTTGAATTGTGTATTAAGTTTTTTTGCTAGGCTAATTGCATGCCCTGGGTTTGAGAAACTTACTTTTTTATACTTAGGCCCAGGATATTGTACCAGCATGTTTGATGTTTTTAGATTTATAGGTTTTTCATCAAAATATACTGCCCATATACCTTCACTGGCTAATACTTGTTCAGTTTTGTAAGTTACTTTGTCAGTGACTTCAACTAGTATCTTCGGTTTTGGTCTTGCCATATTCGTTATCTCCATAGTTATTTATGATAAACTACGTAGATAACTTGGTTAACTGCTCAGTTAATTACCATGTTCCACCATCTACTTCTATAGTATCTGGTTTTTGGAAATTTTCTTGTTTTTGAAGTAGATCTATGTCAAGTAATAGTTTGGTTATGTCTCCGTGTAGGTTTTTTGCATCCTGCATTGTCCAGACAAAATCTCTAGCATTTGTTGCATCACATTGTGCAACCCTGTCGATAAATTTTCTAATGTAAAGTCCACTCACTTGTAGTAGAATCCATCTGGTTCTCTAACTGGACCAACATAACCGTAACGATCTAGTATAATAAGTTTAGGACAAAACATTACCTTGGTTTTGTGATTGATTGTAACCATGTAATATCCTGCAGCATACCAGCTTTTAGATTTCTTTTCTTTGGTATATATTGGCAAACGTTGATTTATATCCCATACACCATTGTATGGTTTGCAATCTGTTGGAAATCGGTTTACTTGATTCTCTGGATGCTGGACACGTTCAAGTATGCTATCAAATTTTATTTTAGTAATGTCACGTAGACTATTAATAGTTTTAAAACGACTTGCCTCTTTATTTGTTTTTAGAAAATAGCCAGTTGGAGTTTTTTCAACTGAACCAATCTTTTGGTTGTTTTGTTGTAAAACCCAAAACTTTCCATTAACTATAGGCTTTGCTATCGTGTCTGTCATATTTTTAAAACTCCTTGGTATGTTTGATTCAACCAACGACCATACTGTTCAGCATTTTCGCTTAGTCGATTCAAATCGTATTTACCACAAAATTTAAGGAACTTAGAACCAACCTGTCCTACATCCTTGTTTGTGATTTGTTCTCTAATAAAATTGTCAAGTCTTTGTTTTATTTCTTCAGGTTGTGCAGTTAGATCGATCAGTTGTCGGTTTCGATTGTAGTCATCTAACACTCTGTGTTCTTTGCCTTCATGATCTGTCCAACGTTGTAACATCATGTTGTTCCAAGCATAACCTTTGCTGGATCTATCTTCAAATGCTTCTTGTAAGCCAACCTTGTTTTTAGTGCCTTTCTTACGTACACCAGGAAATGCACTAAACACATTGTCACTGCTGTCGCCTCTCATACACTTTTCAAACAACAACCATTTAGGATTTGGAACTTCTTTAGGCAGTTTTGTTTTCTTGTCTATCACTGGCTTGCCTTTTGCATCAAATATGCCTTCGATGGTAATCAGTGTGTCATTGATGCCATTAAACTGTTTAACATTTTCTGCCAGCAGTTGATAAAAGTCACTGTCTGAACTGATAATAACATGTTCATCTGCAGGATGTAGATGTATCCAACGTGCTATAAGATCGTCAGCTTCTGCATCACCATCACGTAGTACACTACAATTAGTTTTTTCACGTAGGTATTGATTGAAGTCATCAAACGTATCCCAAAACAATTTTTCTTCTTCTTGCTCACGTTCTGTTAGTGCGGCTCTTGCTTCTGAGCGATTGGCTTTGTATGGCTTGTAGTAATCTTTGCGCCAACTACGACCTTCTAAACAAAACACAACATGATCAGCATCAAACTTTTTTGCTACTTTGTTGATAGCGGCCATGCTGATGTGCAGTGCATATCCAACTTTCTCCCATGGATCACTTGCACGGAATGCAACGTGTCTTGCACGGAAAAACATATTAGCAGTGTCAATCAATAGATACTTCATAGTACACCTTTTGTTAGTAATATGTTTATTATAACACTAGATAAGTTTATTGTCAACTATATACTTTGTGAGATATTGTGCCCATGCTCTGTGTCCATTTGTTCCATAATGGTAGCTTGCTGGGCTTACAGTTTCGCATTTTTGTGATACAACTGCATCGAATGTGTTTGCTGGATTATAGGGACCAATAAAACTTGAGCCCCAATCTTTTTGTATTTCTATTTTACTAAAGTCATTGTTGCCGTTAAAGAAAATATGTTTTGCTCCAAGAGACTCAAGTTCTAGATGAAATTGCCAAATTTTATCGTGTGCTTCACTGGTTTTCTTTTTCCAATCAACGTTTGCTACATATTCTTTGTATTTTTGTTGATGGCTGTCAGGCACATCATCTATGCCACTAGCATTTATCTGATAGTATGCACCATCTATCAGCCATTCTTCTCTTTCCCAAGTGCTCCACTGAATAACATAAAGTGTTCTGTAGATGTCTTTTGCTTGTTGTTCTAGCCATCGACGTGTAGTTCTCATAATACGATCGTTAGAACTCGCACTTTCAGCCTCACACTTGAAACCACAATTCAACCTGTTGCTCAGTAGTTTACCCCAAGAATGTGCAATGTTATCGGGATGTGGAACTCTACCCATCATCCAGTACTGTGGATCATCTTCAGCAAAAGCATGATTATTCACACATTCAGCGGCCGCAGTATGCGAATCTCCGTTAACATATAGTATCATATAAGTTTGTTTTCTCTAATGTAATCGATTAAAAATTCAGCCCACACTTTGTGGCCATCAGCTTCATAGTGATACCATTTGTCTGGACGTAAACCTTTGTTTTTGAGATACCAGTAATAACTTTGATTGTTATCATATGGACCTACGAATTTGTTGTTCCAGTCATACTTTTTGTTTTTATTAACCTGAAAATGCAAAAACAAATCATACATGCAATTGAAGAACAAATGCGTAATGTTTTTATGTTCTAGTTCAAGATGAAAACTATAGATGCGTTTGTGCCATTCTCTAGCCTTTTCCATCCATAAATCAGGCGTTTGTTCAGTTACCCACTGTTTGTACTTGCTTTGAAGTTCCTTAGGTATACTGTCTGTTCCGCTTGCGGTTACTGTGTAGTATCTGTCATTGTGTAACCATTCTTCACGTTCCCAGGTGCTCCATCCAATTACAATAAAGTCTGGTGTTGAGTGCTCTAAATATTCCTGTGTGCGTCTAATGATGCTTGAATTGCTACTACCACCTTGTGCTTGGTTTATTAAATTGAATCCAAATTCTTTTGCAACAATACCTGCATAACTAAAATCTGGAGCAGTATGTGAATCGCCGTTGGCATATAAAATCATTACTTTACTTCGGTATATCCGTTGCCAAGATCACGACTCTGTGTATACCGTATTTCAGGATCTGCCTGCTCTTGTTCGTATGTTTCAAGAGCAACATTTCTACAAACATTCTGAAACCAACGATCAACTATTACATGCTCTTCTTCGTTTGGCTTTTGTTGATAGCCAGCACGAACAAGATTTGCAATAAATTTTTCGTTCCAGTCTAGTTCAAATGCACCATTGTTTATATCTTCTGGATCAACATCCATGCTTAGTATAGACACATATGGTTCACCGTTAGCAGTTGCAATTTCTTTTGCTGTTTTTTTCGTACGAGAAACTTTATTGCCTTCATGGACTCCTTTTTTAGTTGCTTTCTTTTTACCAAACAATCTTTCAAACATTACACTCTCCCTTGTTGTTTAAGTATATCAGTTACCTTTGACAAAACTTCATTGTAATTTTCTGGCTTTGCTGTAGGTTTAAAATCGCTTTCGTTCAATAAATTTAAGATATCTTCGTAATATAATTGTACACTATACGAGCTTTCTTTTATACCATCTAAATAATCTAAATTTAAAAGTTGTTTGTGTACGCAATACTTAATAAAGTCGTCATCAATATCTACAGTAGGTATTTGTATTACTTTGGTATTGTTCCATACATCTGTTTTCATACTAATAATCCAACTGGTAATTTGTTTTGCTATATCCTTTCGTAGCAGTTTTATAACATAACTGCTACTCCAAGTTTGAAAGCACTCTTCTCTTTCACTATCAACCAGTGGGATATGATCAGGAAACAACTTCCATACATAATTTTTATTGTCTTTTTTGTACTTAAAAAAATCGGCCCACTTTGCTCGTACATCGTCGTTCCAGTGATATGGTTCTTCGAAGTATTTAGAGTTTAGTTTCTTTGCTAGAAAACTTCCAAGTGCAGTTGATCCACTACGATAACTGCCTAAAATCATAACAGGAACATTGTCAGGTATTGTAAATTTTTTCATTACAATTTTCCATCTTCCCTTTTGATTTTATCAAACATATTCTACCTCTTGTTTTTAAAAACCGGTATAGGTTGCATTTTATGCAAGTTTTTAGCTCTAAGTTCGCGATATTTTTCCAATGATTCTACTTCAGGGCCAACTGCAAGTGCATTTAGGTCATCAAGTTGCATTGCTCTTTCCATCTGTTGGTAAGATAGTCCTCCTAATTGATCTTGGTCAGTTCTGCCATCCTCCCATAACCCATCAGTTGGTTGAGCATCAATGATACGTTGGTCGATTCCTAGGTCTCTGCCAAGTTGCCATACTTCAGTTTTGTATAAATCTGCAATAGGTGAAATGTCAACACCACCGTCACCATATTTTGTATAAAAGCCAACACCAAAGTCTTCAACTTTGTTTCCTGTACCTACAACTATGCCACCAAATGTTTGTGCCTTTTGATACAATGTCATCATTCTCAACCTAGCACGTGAGTTTGCCAGTGCTAGTTCATTTTTTGGAAACTGAAATAGGTCTTCAAATTTTTCAAATACTGGTGTAAGATCAATCATTTCAAAACTAGAATTCATGTAGTGTTCGCCTAACCATAAACAGTGATCTACACCTAAGTCAGTTTGCTCTTGTTTCTGCCTTATTGGCATTACTAATGCAAGTGTTGGAATACCAGTCATTGAACACAATGTACTAACCACAGCACTATCTATGCCACCGCTTACACCAACTACTAACTGCTGAATGTTATGCTCTTTACAGTAGGTTTTAATCCAATCTTTAATCTCAGTTTTTAAATCCATATTAAAAGAAATACTCCTTATGTTTATCAGTATCTAACAGTACTTGCAAGATAGTATTATATAGTATATTTTCACTTTTGTCAACACTGAAATCAGGGTAGATTCCAAACGTTTTAAAATTATTTTGTTCCGAAAAACATTTCATTTGAAGATAATTAAAGTATTTGAAACTGCTATAATCAGGATGCTTGTTATTGTCTTTGACGTTATGTTTCATGTAACTACTTAACATCCAACCAATTTTAGTTTCGGCATGTATACTATCTCTTAATGTGTGAACAAGCAAAAAAGGCAGTTGACAACTTAACCAATTACTTCTGGTCCAGTCTTTAATAAGTGTCCATGTTTGAAGAGTATCTGTTTTCAAACTAAAGTTTTGTTCTGCAAGACTACTAGAATTCTGACTAAAAAATATAAAATCTATTGGATGGTCAAACCTACAATGACGTTGTACAAATAATATATCAATATCTTTCCAGTCTACTGTAATATTATTACATTTTGGATGCTGACTGCTCCCAATATTGGTAACTGAATATCCATTTTCAAGTAGTGTATCAACAACAATTGCACCTTTGCCTTGTCCGCCACCTACTACAATTGCATTTTTCATACCAACTCCGGATAAAGATTTTTCCAATTACTACCCTGCAATTTATCAATTTTATCAAAATATTGTCTATAATCATTGACTGCATCATATTCAAGTTCACGTAAGCAATTCTTAATATTGCCACTGATATTCAAATTGTCACAGTACTTTACTAGATAATCTTCTAGTTTAGTTTTCACCTGTTCTTTTATTTTTGTAGGTAGATTCCTACAACGTAGGCGTTCTTGTCCCATGGTTACTTGATTTATCGTATGATCAATGGCACCCACTTCTTGCATAAAGTAATCAATGATGTCTGGAAGTTCTTGTGCAGTTAGTACAAAAAATACAGTATTGGCTCTCAAGTCAACATTAGTTTGTGCTTGGAGAAACTTTATATTATTGAGCGTGGTATTCCAGTTGCCACCTCTTCTAATATAATTAAATTTTTCCCCAAATCCGTCGATGCTACAAGTAAACATCACATTAGGAAATTTAAGTATTTCTTGCACAATGGCATTGTCTTGTTTCCACTGCATATTTGTGTTTACTCTTACAAGCAAATCAGGACGTTTTTCAATCTGCCTCAGTAATTTAAGATTATACTTGATAAGTGTGGGTTCACCACCGCTCATATAAATTTCATTGAGTCTGGCTTGATGGGTGACTACATAATCTATTATTTTATTAGCAACTGCAGGAGGAGTATGTTGTACTGGCATATTTTGCTCTACTGCAATGCTACTACTTTGTTTGTGCCAACAAGTAACACATTTAAGATCGCATAAACTACTCCAATGTAAATCTAATGCTTTAAGTTGGAACTGTGATACATCTGTATAATCTATAGTGCTATCAATGCTTAACTCATTATAAAGATTGCGTAGGCTTAAAAAGTCACCGGCACCTGTTGAATTTTCTAAACTTAGACAACTTTTGCAATTGTCTGTAATATTGTCATTGAGAATTTTTTTTCTAAGAGTTTTATATTTGTCATTGAACAATGTTTCTTCAAGCGTCGTATTGGTTAGATCATAGCTTACGAGACTACGAGTACAAGCCCTTGTGAATCCATTTGTATCCACATACAGCACGGTCCATGGAGCACTACAAAAATGTTTGTGTTGCTTAAAAAGTTTAAATTTTGTTTTAGGATCAAACACTATTTAATAACCATGTATAGAAAGGCGTTGTATAGAATAAAGTCCAATAACCATTCCATCCCCAAACAAGAGATCCAGTTTGATATTCAGGTAAAGTAATACCTTGATCCTTTTGTTCTGTATACCAAGGTTCGGGGTACTTTGGAAAATACTTTGAATGATCTAAGATCTTTGCTAGATCTATTCCATCAACAGACATTGAAGTAAGTTCTAACTGTTGAGAATTAATTTCATCATGATTTTCTCTTAATATTTTTAAACAATAGTCACTGTTACTATTAAGATTAAGTTCAAAATTAGCAGTATAATTGTTGTTAACTATTGTAGATGGATATACAATTTCATTGTTATTAAGAATAACAAAACTAGGGGGCAGTAGTTCGTATGTTGCTTTAAAATTAACAGTGAAATTAATTTGTTCAGAATTACTAAAATTCATCTATAAGCCCTTGCTTCTTAACTTGCTCAAGTCTATTGGTGCTTTCATTGCTCGTTCAAGCGGTGTACTAGGTGCCCCATGCGTTTCCGAAGAGGCTAATGTGTAGTCTGGGTGTAAACCTCCATCCTCTCTCCATGCAGAGTCTTGCAACTTCTTGGACGTTGAGAACATATTCTTCACTCCTGCCACCCAACGGCATAAGATATACAGGACATTCAATCCCTGCTTGCCTATACTCGTCAACAGCTCGACCAGCTTCATTGATATCAGTTTCATCAGCAACCACAAACTTGAGATACATGTCACTACCGACCACAGACTGATAATCACGAGCCACTGCAGGCTTAATAGCAGTCTCCCAAGGTTCTCCTGAAACTGTGAGCTTTGGGGAACAACTCCAAGTAACCTTAAACCTCTCTTGAGTGGAGAGATAATCGCCAAAATCTTCATGTAGCATTTGTGTTGTATTAGTTTCAAATGTAACATTTTTCAAGTCCTTCATTTTTGGATGTTCAAACAATTCAACATACAATCTTTGCCAAGCAAGTAAAGGCTCACCACCTGTCATTATCAAGTGTACGTCTTGCCCATTATCCATTGTCCATTTGCCTTCTGGCAGTAAACTGATTAAATGTTCAACTACTTCATCAACTGTACGTAGCATGTTGAAGTGTTTAAACTCAGGATAGATACTAGCATATGTATCGCAACCTGTGTGTATTATTGGCAAGTCGTTGAACTCTTTTGTATTTTTATGTATGCCTGTATCAAGCAAACCTTGTACTTCTTGATTGTGTATTATACCTTGTTTTTGTTTTTCATCTCGCATGGGTTCTGATCTATCCAAACCAAAGTTCATGCATCTAAAGTTACAACCAAATGTACGTAAGAACACACTAGGTACTCCTACAAATTTACCTTCGCCTTGCACACTGTAAAAGGCTTCACTGTATCGTAATTTTGCTTGTTTGTTGGTGGCAACTGTTTGTTCTTCTACTACCATATTCCTAATGTCCTTCCGTTACCCATTATTATAGCACAACATGTAACAATATGCAAGACTATCCAAAAGGTTCGCATAGCAAGAGCAAGTCTGACATTTTGTTGTGTAATAGGCAAAAACTCAGGCTTGTCATCATCAGTGATGCCAATTGGCATTCCAACTGTTCTTGCCCAGGTCCTAAGCCAACGTCGTTGTCCACTCATTTAGATTCAGTTACTTTCTGTAGTTGAAGTTCTTTGCCAACTATTTCACGCAGTTTTAATCCGTTACCCATTGGGTCCATGTTTTCATAACGTGTTAAACAATCACGTGCATTAATATCTTTCCAGATTTCCTTACGTCCATCTGGCCAAGATATTTCGTACCTACGTAAACTTTTGTCCCAGCTCTTAGGCGAGCCGTCTTTCATATAGGTAACAGTCATTACCGCATAACCTCTTCATTTGGATTCCAACGACTCCACCATTCTTCCCATGGAAAAACAATCCAACTTGGATCATCTACTTTGTTGATTTCTTCTGCGGCATAGCTAACTTTCAGAACTGCGTCGCTTGCACTGTTATCATATAATACTGCAAAACGTGTTGATTCATTCCATATAGTATTCCAAACATAGAGTAAATTATCATCGATCTTTTTATTGATTGTGTTTTCCCAATCTTGTTTGATCCAATTAATAGTTGCACCTGAATCATTTATATCATCTACAATTAGGACTTTCTTACGTTGCCCAACGTCCCATCTTGCACCACTGTGTCGACCGTCATTCATGCCAAATGCTATTTCTGCTAATTTCTCATTGCTTTCACATGGTACATGTTTGCCATCACGTAATCTTACATCAAGTGTATACATAGTAACATCTAAATATTGACTTAACAAGTTGCTTAGTGTTAGTCCGCCTCTTGTGATACCCACGATAAAGTCAGGCTTCCATGAATCTTTCTGCATTTGACGCAATATTTCTTGAGTTTGTCTTTGTACATCATGCCAGGTTACATAGACTTTTTTCATAGTATTAATCCTTTCAAGTGCTGACTTTATAGGTGGTTAGGAATCCTTTGGTATCTTGTTCTAATAACTTGTCATTATAATTTGCTTTGCCTTCTTGTACACTATCAAAGAATCCATTGTCTTGTCCAAGTCTTTTTCTAAGCCAATTCATTTTTAAAGTCCATTGCCATCTAAGATTGACTGTGTCTTTGTGTAGGAAATCACCTGGTTTGTCTGGATTTCCTTCGTGAGTTAGATCTCTTTCTTTATAGGTATCATCATTGTTATTGCCTGTAAGATCATGTCTATCGTGTAAGCATCGGCTTTTTAATTGTATTACTGCATCATTAGGGTAAGCCACTTGACTTATCCATGCATCAATATAAGGAAAAGGACTGCAGGTACCAAAGAATACAACCCAGTCACGTGGTATGATTGGAAATATTGCATAAGGATGTCCATGATTATCTTGCATTCTTAGTACTGCAAATTGCCCATTATAACTGAGCACTTCTGTATCCCATCCTTTACTTTCCATTCTGGCATCATCATTCCATGTAAGTAACCATCGACCTCGAGACTCAGTTGCCAATTGATTATCATATTCATTGAGCCTAGCATAACCTAATCTAGGCTGAACAAAACACTGAAAATCAACGTCTGCCTCTTCAAAATAAGGAACCATTGTGTTGTTTACATAATCAATCGTTTCTTTATCGTCGTCGTCAACTGCTACTAAAAATTCTATACCACTAGGATCATCAGCAGTTTCTATACAACTTTTCATGCTTTCTAAAGCCAGTTCTGGACGGCCACGAGTTGCCATTTTCACACTGATATTTGTTGAAGGTTCTATATTAAATGGCATTATCTTTTCTCTACTATTTTATCAACCAATCCATAATCTAAGGCTTGTTCTGCACTCATAAATTTGTCACGATCCATGTCTCGATCAAAATCTTCGTAGGTTTTGCCTTTGGTGTTATGTTTTACATAAAGTTTTGTGAGTGTTTCTTTGATGTTTTGTATTTCTTTATAACGTATTTCAATGTCACTGGCTTGTCCGCTGGCGCCACCACTTGGTTGATGTATCATGTGTCTTGCATTAGGCAACATCAAACGTTTTCCTGGTGCACCTGCATTGGCTAAAAAACTACCCATTGAACAGGCCTGTCCCATCACAACAGTGGTTACATCTGGTTTGATGAATTGCATGGTATCGTATATGCTCATGCCAGCAGTGACTACGCCACCTGGTGAATTAATATAGAACAATATATCTTTGTCAGGATCTTCTGATTCTAAGAATAACATTTGTGCTACAATTAAATTTGCACTGTAGTCTTCAACCGTTCCATTAAGCATTACAATTCGATCTTTTAACAACCTACTGTAGATATCATATGCACGTTCACCTTTAGAGGTGGTTTCTACCACCATTGGTACCAAAGCCATTATGTTGTGATCCTTTTGTATATTGCACTGTTTGCACCATGTTCCATACACTCAACTGAATGTACCCAACATCTGCCATCTGTTTGTTCTTTAATTAGTTTATCTGCAAAATCATATGCATGTTTGGCAAACATCTCTGCACCAACACCATCAAGTATTGTTAGTTGTGCTAGTCCTGCATCTTCTAATGTGTGAAAGTAGTGAAGTTTGTCATCATTCTCATCAAGCACAACCTTGTGATCAAATGTATCTTCTAACCACTGTTTCAATGGCTTCAATCCACCAAAGTCCACTGCCCAGTTTTTATTGTCAAGTTTGCTACAAGCAAATACAAACTTGAATCCTAAACTGTAGCCATGTAAGAATCTACAATGAGAATGATCTGCATGCGGTTGTCTAAACACTGCACTAAGTCCAATGTTGTGTCCATAAGTTTTTGTACTATAGTATGCCATACGTTCTCCTATTCAGCATCTTCATCTAACCATGGTTGGTACCATGCTTCCCAATCCATGTTAAAACTTTCGTCTTGTTCAGCATAGTGTTTTGCTTCTTCTAACAGTCCTGGGTATTGTTCTAGCATTTCACGGAAGTAGCCTGCTTGTTCTTCACTTGCTTCTTCTTTTACTTCTTCTGCACGATCCCAATCATCTTCATTGTCGCTTTCCATTAATCTATCTGATTCTTCCCAGGTATCCCATGCTTGATGATGTGCTTCTTCATTTAGATCATGAATTATATCATGTACTTCTTCTTTGGTTCTCATATTAGTAGTCCCATACTCGTGCATAATAGCCTTTGCCTGTGGTGTCACCACCTACGTTATCAACTGGTTCACCTTTGTATTCAACTTCTGTTATTATGGTATCACCATTTGGTTGTGCTTCCACATAAATTTTCAACTTTGTTGGGTCAAATTTTGAACCATCATCAACATGCACAACACCGTCAAAGAACGATCCTTTTTCTGCACTCATACCATAAAACACATATGGACCAGGAACGGTACCGTCATCTAGTGGCAATGGTTCACCTTCATTGTCGCCTTCTTCTACAAATCCATTTGGGTATAGTGCTTTGTCAAGATCAAATTCACCATCTTCTTTTTCTATATTGTTGTCAGTAATATACTTTGGAGTGTCTTCATTGTCAACTATATCGGCAATATGTTTTGAGCTATAGTCTTCTCCGTCTCGTTCTTCAATGTTTATCCAACTGTTGTCTATATCAACTCCATAGTTGTGTTCTAATTCACCAGGTGCTTCATACCATTCACTGTAGAAATCTTCTCCAGCATTGTATAGAAAGTTTGCTTCAGTCGGTAAGTCTGGATTAGTATCTGTAACATAGTCTTCTGGTGAACCCATGTAGCTTTCTAATTCACTGTCACCCTGTTCATTCCAATATTCGAATGCTTCTTGACTGATACGTGCATAGACTGTTTCACCACCATAGCCACCAATGCTTATGTGATAGTATCTGTCTGGACGTTTAATTGCTTCAATTAGTTCTTCATCAGTTGCCATAGTTGCCACTCCCTGGTATTACGTTGCGAACTCCGCCTGTGGGGTCTTTTGTATCGCCATCACGTCTAAAAATTAAATGCACATGAGGATACATCACAGTTTGACCTGCACTGGTACCTACGTTGATACCAACGTTAAAGCCTGTAATTTCGTTGTCTTTGCCTTCAACGTTTGCATTACCCATTTGCATTGCATAATTGAAACAACGAAGCAAGTTCTGCATGTTCGACTCACGAGGCACAACCAGTGTGTGCCCTGGCGTAACCGGAAAGCCATCATTGTAGACAACAAATTCTTTTGTTTCTAGTTGCACATCGGTCCAAGGGGCTCTACCCTCTTGCTTTGCCACTTCTAACGTATCTAAACTATGCATCGCTTGCCTCGTTGTTAATACTGTTATTATAGCAGTTTATGAGCAAATGTCAACCATAACTTTGACTTAATCGCCACATTAGATATTCTTTTGATTCAATTGGGTCGTAATGGTTTGGTTCTTTTAGTAGATTTTCAACTATTGTGCCTGGTTCAGGATCCACAAAGTGTGGCATACTGTATCTTGGTAAATGACAGTAACTGTTTTCTACTCTATGACGTGTGCTTTTGAAGTAGTCGTTTGTCCAACGTTGTAGTAGGTCGCCAATGTTAACAACAACTCCATTCCAAACATATGGCACGGCATGCCATTTGCCATCTAAATCTTCAACTTCTAGTCCTGGCACACTGTCAAGTTGCCATAAGAGTGTAATAGTGCCATAGTCTGAATGTTCGCCAATACGTAGCATTCTATCTTCAGTTGGTTTCATTGCTGGATAATGTATAACTCTAGTTGTGTTATAAGGACGTCTATGTGCATCTACCAGTGTAGTGCCCGAATCTAGTATTAGATCAAATTTATGCAGTATGTCCAATGTAAGTCTATCTGCAATGTCAATTGATTGCAGTGCAAGTTCTTTAAAATTTTCTATATCAGTAGGCCAAAGTTCATCTGGCATACGAGTGTTGTTGTAGTTGAAACTTTCTTTCATATCTTTAGGAGCAGTAGGGTCTACATTTTCTGCGCCTACTATGCTATAGCCTAAATTGTTTTCTGCTTGATATTTGTATTTGTTTTTTGTGTCTTGATCTTGATCAAAAAAATCTTGCATTAGTTCCCACCAAGATTTCATATCACTTTGATCTTTGTTGTTAAGTGCATGTTGAAAGACTGCAAAGCCTACTGTGGTGTAGGCTTCGCGAATCTCTTCCAGTATGTTTTTACTATTGTAATCAATAACTGGAATCATTTTTAGTTCCCTGGCACTTTAGCATCAATACCTTCAACATAGTACATCATGCTGTTGAGGTGAGCATCATCAGCAATTTCTCCAGCTTTTAACTGAATCTTTCCTGTGTTGTCTTTGATAGGACCTGTAAATGCAAAGTATTTGCCGGTCTTGATACTATCTTTGATCTTTTGTGCAAATGCTTTTACGTCTGCTGGCATGTTTGTGAATGGAGCCATTTGTACTACGTCATCATTCATATGTCCAAAGTAGTCACCTGATTTCCAGTTACCATCAATTACTGCTTGTACTTTACTAATGTAGTAAGGTGACCAGTTATCGATTGTTGCAGTTAACTGAGCCTTTGGTGCAAATTTGTATTGATCACTTGCTTGGCCAAAACCAAGTACACCTGCTTTTTCAGCAGTTTGTAGTGGTGCTGGTGAATCAGTGTGTTGTGCAACCATATCACAACCTTCAGCAATCATAACGTCTGCAGCCTGTGCTTCTTTACCTGGATCATACCATGTGTTTACCCATACAATATCAATGTCAATATCTGGATTAACAGTCTTAGCACCTAGGTAGTAAGTGTTAATTTCACGAATAACTTCAGGTATCGGAAATGCGCCAACATAACAAATTTTATTTGTCTTAGTCATTAATCCAGCAATAACACCTTGTACATGTCTTGCTTGATATAATCTTAAACCATAAGTTGCCATGTTTTTACTACGTTTGTAACCAGTAGCATGTTCAAATTTTACATTTGGAAAATCTTTAGCAACCTTTAGCATAGGCTCCATGTAACCAAAACTTGTTGCAAATATAATATCTGCACCTGATTTTGCCATGGCTCTAATAGCTCTTTCACTATCAGGGCCATACTTTACATTTTCCAAATATACTGTTTCCACTTTGTCTCCAAAGTGCTTTTCAACATCTAATCTTCCGATGTCATGTCTGTAGGTCCATCCATGGTCACCAATTGGTCCAACATAGATAAAACCTACTTTGATTTTGTCTCCAGCATGTGCAACACTGAAAAACATAACTGACAGTAATACTGCCAATAATTTTAGAACGTTCATTTTGTTTCCTTCTCGAGGGTGTTAAGGCAGGATCGACTCTGCCATGGTTGATTTATCGTGGACTATATTCTTGTTGCAACTTGATATTGTCCATGAACTCCTTTTTTGTGCCAGAGTCAGTTTTGAATGCACCTTTAAGTACAGTGGTCTGTGTAAGACTACTGTGTGCCATTATGCCTCTGTTTTCACAACAACCATGTGTTGCTTGTATGTAAACACCAACATCTTCACTGTCAGTTGCTCTCATTATTTCTCTGGCTATGTCCATTGCAAGTTCTTCCTGCAATGTACCTCTTCTTGCACACCATTGTGCAATTCTTGTGTATTTGCTTAATCCTATTAGATGATCTGCGGCTAGTATACCAATATAAGCAGTTCCAGTAACTGGTTGATGATGATGCGAACACATGCTCTTCAATTCGCTACGAACCACCAACATACCATCATATCTATCTTCAAGATGATTGGGAAAACTGGTTGCGTTTGGCATAGGACTGTATCTGCCTGCCATCAATTCATTGATATACATCTTAGCTAAACGTTTACCTGTGCCATGTGAGTTTGGATCATTTTCTCTGTCAATGATCAAACTGTCAAGCACACCATTGAACTTTTCAGTAAGTTCTTCTATCAATGCTTCTTTGTCGCCGTCATGCAGATAACCACTGATGTTGTCACCAGCCCAATATCTTTTTTTGGCTTTTTTAATTCTTTGTGTAATTATATTGGAAATTGTCATTTAGGATTCTCCGAGTTTGGGTCGAGGATGACCACAATAGTTTACTTATTGTACGATTATTTATACAACTGGTCAAGTCAATCGATTATTTTTATCTTGGTCAAGTCAGGATAGTTAACCAGTTGAGATTGTTTGGTTTTCAGTTGATTATTTGCGAGCATGTACATTCCTTTCTCGCAATCTTCAATGCTGGGTTTATAATGATATCCAACACGAAAAGTTTTTTGATCTTGCCAGGGAGCTATTGCTAGATCTCGACCATCATAGGCCATTTTTCTCAGTGTCTTCGCATCTCGTTCATTGTTAGTTAGAATAGCGCCACCATGTCCAATTTCAAGTCGTTTACTGTGACCAAAACTTAAACATTGAAACTGACCTGCTCTATACATGTCACTGTCTAACCCTCTAGCACTATCCCATACATTTGTTAGTCCGATTCTATATTCGTGTGTCCATTCAACTTTGTCATAGCGATAATCTATGTTGAGTTTGTGCATGGTCATTGGAATGCTTATGTAACTTCTGTATGGAAGATTTACTATGCTGACCTTTTGCATTCGCAAACAAAGTTCCACTGCATGAGTGCAACAGTCAGTAAGTACCACATGTGGTGCACCAGTATAATCACCGAGTGCCTTTTCAAATTGTGCGAACTTTTCAAACCCCACAGTTATACCAATTCCATGCATGTTCTACAATGTCATCAACATGATATTCGTTTTGCCACTGGCATGTTTCATAGAACTTTTTGTTACTTGCTACTAACGTATCTGGGTCACCTGGTCTGCCTGGACCTTCTACAACCGTACTAGGTTTACTTCCACTTACAGTGCAACACTTACGCAGTATCTCTAGATTACTTGCACCCATTCCTGTGCTTAAATTGTAAAATCCAGTACTTACTCTTGGTTCTGTGCAATAGAAGTGTGCTTTTGCAATATCAGATACATGTACGTAGTCTCTTACACAGGTTCCATCTTCGGTTGCTAGGCCTGTGCCATTGAGTGTGAACTGTTTTTGTTCTTTAATTGCTTCCATTACTCTTGCGATAATGTGTGTGGCAGATTTTTCTTGTCCGTGTCTTCCTTTAGGATCTGCACCAGCAGCATTGAAATAACGCAATCCTACATAGTCTAGGTTATATGCAACACCATATGCTTCAAGCATCTGTTCAACCATCAGTTTGCTTAGTCCATATGGTGATATTGGATTTTTTGGATCTTCTTCTGCTATTGGTGTCATCATCGGATTACCATACACTGCGGCACTACTTGAAAAAACTATACGAGGATGCAGTTTCATACCAACAACATAATCTAGCATGCGTTTTGTAGCAACAAAGTTGTTTTCAAAATATCTGCTAGGATCTTTTATGCTTGGACCAACTAAACTACTACCAGCACAGTGTACTATAACATCTGTGTAGTGTAGTTGTCCGAGAGTTTGTTTGCTTTCAAAGTCGTCGTGTATGACATAATCCACAAAAGGTCCAAGTCTATCTGGAACAGGATTGCGATCAATAACAGTAACCTCCCATCCTTGTTCTTTAAAATATATAGCAGTTTGGCCACCAATGTAGCCTCCGCCACCAGTAATTGCTACTTGTTTCATGATAGGTTTGCTTTCCATAGTTTGTGTAAATATTTTGCTTTGTCTTTGTTGATAGCAGATGTTAAGAAAAAATCAAGCCTATCTAGTACTTCATCTATGTCATCACTGAATAATTCATACACACTGATATTCATAATATCTTCCATGTTGCTTCCAAAATAATTGTGCATCATATGCGGTTCATATAAAAATATTTGTTCATGATCAAAATAACCATCTAACTTTAGTTCTCCATTACGTTTGTAAAGAATTGATCTGCATTCATATGTATCTGGTGATATGAGTATCCACTTTTTATTGTCTGTTTGGCGTATATCTTCTCTAATACTCATTATTTCGCCAAAGTGGCCGTGTACTATATTGTTTTTATGATACTTTTCCTTTGTTAAGTTTGGTTCACCCTCAACTTCATGAACACCAATTTGCTTATTTTTTTTGTTTCTAGTATAAATTTGTTTATAGTAGTCAAAGTTATCTTCATTGAGATGAAGTATGTTCTTAAGATGGTTACCGCCGCCAAAAGGAACAAAGCAAATTATTATTTTCATGAAAACAGTTCCTATTGTCAAGTGTCTTCTTAAATTTTTACAACTTGATACTTTGCACCAGCAACATGATCTCTATACCTGTTACCTGTACGTAACCATTGTTCACCTTTGCCCTGCATGATGTCAACCACCCTATCAACAGTACCATCAGTATGATCGCTTATCAAGCCCATGTTGTGATGTGCTTCTTTTAGTAGGTTTCCTAGTTTAACTTCGACATCATCAATGCTCCAAGGCACATACAATCTGTTTGGATCGTTTGCAAATGTTTCTGGAAAACTTCTGTATGCTGGATACAGTACATTACAACCTAGTGCATCTGCTTCACTGACAGTGTTGCTTACCCAATCTTGTAAAGCACAGTTAAACAATACTCTACTATCATTTAGTATTTTGTAGTATTCATGCTTTTGCAAGTTTTCGTGTATTTCTAGTATGCCACGTGCTTCAAGTTCTCTTGCACGAGTTATATATTTTTCATTGTTACTACGCAATGGTCCACCTTGTAGTATTGCAAACGTTTGAGAACCTGGATGTTGTTCGCTATAACGTTCTACTAGATCCATAAAGAAGTCTGGTTGCTTCTCTTGATCAAATCTTGCACTAAAGCAAATCCTATTAGCACGTTCATGAAAAGGCTTTATCCGTTCGCCCAACCTTTCCTGAACTTCTGCTTTGCCAAATGCCAAGCCTGAGATATTGTATATAGGTGACTCCCAGCCAGCAATCTTCATGTGTGCTACCATTTCTTCATTGGTAGCCAAGACTGTGGCAAACTCACATACCATCTTCTCATATAGGCCCATCCACTTGGACATTCCCCACACATGTACGAAATCATCTGGATCAATTGCTTGGGCAAGACAGCGTACATATACTCGGGGTCTTTGGGTACTTGGAATCTGATCCATAATATATGGCAGACTCTCTATACCCGGCTGAAACATATCTTCAAAGTAAATAACATCTTCTCCACCGCATTCACCATTACGCATCATTTGCACTAGATTCATAATCTGGCTCATACCAAAATAACTGCGTCCATGTGCATCTAATACTTGTCCAACTGATATACTTTTTGAGTCATCAATTGTTGTACCTGGAACATACACAACATCAAGTCCTCTACGATCAAACACACGTCGATTCCATTCAGTTAATTGTAATGTATATCGAGCTTCATAAGATTCAAGACCCATGTAGAATAGTTTACGCATTTTTACTCCTTTGAAATATGTACTAATAATAACAACCAATTAAATGGTTGTCAACTATTTAGGTAACCGAACTAGGTGTGTTGTTTCTTTGTGCCATTTGTACCATATCTCTTTTACATAATCTCTATAGTATACAACGTCTATGATGTTACAAATTTTTTCTACTTCTGCACTAAATGTAGCATAAGCAATTAGAGCAGTAAAATTTATTGTATATGTTGATTCTTGTACTAAACTATGATACATTTTTATTTGTGAGTTTAAGAAATCATTATGATCCAAGTCGGGCCGTTTTGTTTCGGCAAGTTTTTTAATTGTTTCCATGTCATCCGGAGCAATAAAAATTAGGTTTTGCCACTGATAATCACCAGTCCAAAGATTGAGTTTACCATCTATAAATTGATCAGGATGAAGTCTATGTATCAATTTTAGAGAATTGGTTTCATGCACAAAAAAGTCGCCTTTGCCTTTTTGATATCCAACTTCTAATTCAGTTTCAGTTTTAAGCCAGTTTTTACTATTCCAATTATTGTATTCTTGAAATTTGCTGTTTAAAGTAGTAGCCTTACCAAAAGGCACTGTAGATAGATCCAATGATAAACATCTTGTTAGCAAGTTTCCGGCACTTCCTGGAATATATACTATACATGCAGTAAGCATTAGAAGTCAACATCTCTTCCGTTTATATTGTAAGTACCGTGTGTGAAACCTCTATCCATCTTTTCGATTTCGGTCATGTCGTCACTATCAATCCTGCGATTAGGATCTCGTTTCATTTGTGCTAGACGGTCTTTTGCATTGTCTTTGCCACACACAGAGCATACGCCTGATGCACCACCGCAACTGCCGCTTACACGACGGCCTCTTAGGAGGCCTATACTCATTGCCAATACTGTAATTAATAAGATGACCAAGCATATTAAAAATGTCTCCATTTAGTATTCGTAATGTATATTTCTATCGCCTTGTAATATTAACATAGGACGGTCGTAATTGCTATTGTTAATTGAACAATGTGAAAAATATTGTTGATTGAAAAATGCTCCATCATTGATTGGCACTAAGCCTGCTGGCCCTAGTTTATACTTGTTTTTGTCTGCTTCTTTTTCTTGCAGATTAAGTAAAAATATTACTGGACCTTTAGTATAATACATTGCTTCTTTTATGCCATATGGATCTTGAATATATGCATCATCAATATGTGGTTTAAAACTTGCGCCTGCTGGTAATGTTTGTAAATTTATATCTAACATACGAGTAAAACCAATCTGTTCACATAATTTTCGTAGTTCTTTGTTTTGAATTTGATCAAGTTCTGTAAACGGTAAGTGTGCATGCTCAGACATTACCTTACGATGCAATATGCGTGTCTTTCCATCTTGTTTTCCAAACTGTGAAATATCTTTATCAATTACCAATTTACAGTCTAATTCTATATCATGTATAATTTTTTGTCTGTCAATGTTTGAAATCTTCTCTGGTGGAACTATATCATAAGGTTCAGCCAATGATCCTTTTCTCCACCACCCAGGACCATGCCCTGCTCTATAATAACTTCTGATGCGTTCTGGCCAGATTGGATCGATATCAATAGGCTTGTCAACTGTATGCAAATAAAGAGGAAATTTGTCTAACCCATAATCTCCGTTTCTAATATTCTGTTGCATAAATATTTCTAGATATCCAAATTCTGTATGTAACCATATACTATAATAACCTTCTGTCCATACTGCATTTGCAGGTTGAAACCTTTTTCCTGTGCTAGACTCTGTAAAAAACCCTGTATAAAAATAATGTCGAAGTGTTTCACCATTTATTTTCATGTCACTAAGCTCTATTTTTTCTCCGGTGTATTCTAGTATAAAATTATACCAACCAGGAGGTATATCAAATGATTCGTGATTTGTAAACTGTATTACTTCGTCTTTTAGGTTTTTTAGATAATATTTTCCTAAAGGTTTATCAGCAAAAATTTCAATCTTCATATTAGTAACTTACGCAACAACCATTTTCTCCATCTTCACTGACTTCAATGGTTACGGCCCTTCCTGGGTATTTATTAGCTATTTGCAAATACAAATCATCCGCTATCATCTCACAGGACTTGTAGTCCAGCTCAAGCACTCCAGTGTCACCGTGTCCTTCACTTCCGTCCGGTACCATATCATACAATCGTTGTAGCCAACGTTTGAATTGTATAAATTCAATTTCTCTGTCGTCATGGAATACTTCGATTTGCACCCTGAAATGGAAAATATGACGATGAGGATAACCAAGAAACGATACATCATCCCAACCTCCTGTTGCTAGTTTTGGATCATCCAATGCCGCTGGATACTTGTGAATACCTTCACGTTTAAAGGTTACCCAAATCTGCCTGGAGGCTTTGTCTTTTGCATTTTCAACGGCTTCACGTTCTGCTTGTATCATATTAACTCCTTGTAAAGTAAAGGATACCTTTTTTCTATGGTATCTAATACGTTATCGCATATCATTTTGTGTCCTTCAGGACTAGGATGCCCAGGATGTAATCCTTTGTCATCATCAATATGATTGTACACTAAATCACTCCATGGGTCAAGTACCAATTGCCACTCGTCAAATTTTGTTTTAAAAAAATTAAAAGCCGCAACGTATTCATGTGTTGAATAGTCATCAATATCCGCACCTGTACTTCTTACCCAAGCATTTGGATCCTTGTCTATGTCTTGATATGCAGTTGCAAGATCATACTTAGCATTAGGTGAAGACCAACTGTTAAAAAATATTACAGGACAGTTGAAATAGTTAGTAGCAAGTTCGTATATCTGCCATATTTGATTGAACATTTGGTATATGTATTCAACTTCGTCGTATACATCGTCTACAAAAAAAGCAAGCAATTTATTTTCATTAGTGAAATCACGATGAAATTTTACATCATTTTTCTTAGCAAATCTATCATTGATTATACCATGTCCTATATTCCAACTAGAGCCCATCTTACTTGGTAAATGCCAACGTGAATGTACAGTCAATCCTATTAAGATAAGTTTTGGTTTAGAATTTGTATGATATAATTTATAAAGGTTACTTAGAATTCTACTATTACTTCCACAACCAGCAGCCTGATTTATAACCTTACATTTAACACGTGATTGCAATACACAAGGCCAACTGTAATCAGGATCTATATTACTACGTTGTGACCAAGAATCACCATTGACATAAATCATTTTATAATCTCATCTTTAGAATAATCTGTCCAAGGAGTAAACTTTCGTCTATCCATAAGTTTGTGTAAGCTGTGTGTCCATACACCAGGATTTGTTGCATCAAAGTCGATGTCATCAATCTTTAACATTGTATTGTAGTTCCAGTGTTTGATAAAAGGGATGCCAACTCTCAACTGTGGAATAAAAGTATTGTATTCGCAGTAACCTTCTTCATGGAATGCTTCAAACTGCGATACAGGTATATCCAGTGTACACCATACATTGTCTCTAAGAAAAGGCATGATCATAAACGACCATTCATAATGTTCATCATCATCTTTGGGATCATATGTATGATTGGCACCAAAGAATATGTGCTTACACCCATGCTTTTCATATGCTTCTTTGACTGCAACTACATCTTGTATACCAACAACAAACAGTGTCTTCATACCAAACGCAGGAGTGTGTTCAACTTCAGTGCCTATAAACCATTGTACGTTTTCGTGATCAGGACGTTCCATTGTTTGCCTTTTTCTGTTTATTATACAACAACTTGTACTGTATGTCAATCAAATAGTGCATTAAACTGACTTGCACTGTTTACTATCTTCTTGCCAGTAAAACCTCTTGTACCTTTAATACTATCCCAAAACTTACTGTTGTCTTCGATAATTTGCATGCTTTTGTTATAATCTCGTGCTTCAAATACTCTTTCAACAACATCACGGAACAACACACGTTCAAATGTTTCGTGTACTAGCATTCCAGGAAGGATACCTTCATCATATCTGACATTAGCATCTTGTACTGCTCTTATGTGTTGCCATACATTGTGTCCCATTAGCAGTGCATAACTGAAACTATCCCAACTTGTCTTACCTTCTTTACCAATCTTATTTAGGTCGCCGGGTGCATAGTAACAAATATCTCCAATAGTTAGTCTTGAGCTTATCGGTGAATCTTCAAATTTTTCATGTATACCATCACGTAGCACTACGTCACGAAAACTGTCTGTGCCATGTGCATATTTCTTATCATCAGCAGTGGCTTCCATCATGTAACTCCACTTGCCTCTATCTTCAGTACGCAGGTTGGTATACACTTGTCCGTTAGCAGTTGCAAGGAATGGCGACGCACAATCAAAACTAATAGTAAAGTTTGCATTCGCATGACGACGTACACTACGTTGTATATCAGTTAACAAACATGCCCACTCTAGTTTGCTAGTGCCTAAAAAGTGCATCCAATCATGGTGTCCTTTTTCTAGCAGTCCTTCATGTATAAGTGTAACCAAACGTTTCAATACCAAGTGTACATCACACATGTTCTGTCCACCCATACCCCAACCATCAAATGGCCTGTCATACTTGTCTGAACAAAACTTTTTCATAGTATCGTACCATTGATCCGCTTCAGTGTGATTTGAACCTTGTAGCACGTTTAGTATCTTCAGCTCGCCACTTCTACTCTTCATCCAAAATTCATTGTTAAACAAGGTAGCATCAACTGCATCTTGATAACTTTTTATTCCACATGCTTCACTTGCTTCTTTATCCAAGTAAGTCCATGTAGGAATATCCATGGTCATACCATGTGTTGCTATGCCCATTTGCCATGCAATAACCTGTTCACGTTTCTTCTCACAGGCTTTATCTTTAGGATCAGCCCATGCTCCTGGCCACACACCTTTGGCAATTTGGAATCCACCTGAGTCAGCAAGCATGATAGTATCTGCTTCTCTATTACGCACCATATCTTCTTTTGGCACTGTGATACTTAGATCCATATTGGCATGTCCAGCTGAATACAAACTATACTTGTAAGGAAACAAACTTTCTTTGCTGTTCAGCCAATTCATAGCCTCCATATTAGGAATGCCCTTGGGCAACCTATTACCAATAATCTTGTTTTTATCACCTGCAGGAAAACGTTCCTTACCAATGTAACCAGCATAAAAACTGCTGATTGCAGGCAAGAATACTGCATAGTCTTTTTGTTTTAGTGTTAGATTATCTTGTTTAGTTTCCATAAAATTCCACACGTTCTATTAGATCAAAATCTTCCTGATAAAAATATTTAATTTTACTCATTAAAAAACTATCTTGACTAACAAGATCTCTATAATATTTTATCAATTCTAACTTTTTGGTATCTTCAGTGACGTTTTCCTTTTTTTCATATTTGTTAGGTATAGTAAGTTTTTTGTTAGATGCCCACGAGAAAAAATTTTCTGTAAACTGTTCGTCTAAATAAAACCAAGTTGTAGAAGATTCCTCTAATTTTCTTATAAATTTGGATACAAATCTATTTTGTGGTTTGGTATGAATATCCAATCCGTCTGCACCATTTGATCCTATTTTTGCAGGTAAACCATTCGAGAGTACTGTTTCCTTAGCATTTATAAAAAATTCTAATACTTGCCTTTCGTTCCGTTCACGGCCTGGAAAAGACGCTAGATATTGTGCAACACCAGATGCCCAACGTTCTATAGGATCTCGAAGAACACAAACCTTATTAGTATGCGATGATTCTGTGCGTTTTAGTTCTCTTCCTAGGTTTCTCTCTAACCAACTGCTGGCATTTTTTGGAATACAAATCACCATGTGTGAATTTTTGACATCAGACATTTCATCATCATAATATTCGTTTATAAAAATATACTCTGGATCAGCCCTCATCTATTTACTTTGTGCAGGAAGTATGTAATCATAAACTGCAATACCTGAATCAACTGTGATCTTTGTTGCTCCACTGTCGCTTATTCTCACAGTTTTGTCACCGGTTAAGTTCATGATTGCTATAAACTGTTGTACTGGCCAACTCCAACTTTTAGTTAATTTTCCGCCAACGTCATGTTGGAACACAAAGTCACCTGCGTGTGTGCTATGATCACCAAACAAGAACTTTAAATGTCCATCTTCAGTTTTGGTTTGAAATGTTGTCTCTTCAGCATTTGCTTGGGCTTGCATTTTCAATCTCATGATACTTGCAGTTGTTGGCTCAAACTCAATATCCCATGGCACATCTTTCATCTTAACGCCTTTGAGCTTTTCATTTACAATTTCACTGACCATAAATCTATAGTCATTCTTGAAGTCACCAGCGGCATTCTTAAAGTGCAATCCAACTGGAGCTTGTTCGCCATTGCGTTCTTGTCTCTTCACAGTTATTTCTGCATTTTCTCTATACTCGCCGATGTTAAGCAGTATCTTTAGTTTTGCTAGATTAGGCATGCCAAATGTACCAATATAGTCTGCAACTGGTGCGGCAAACTTTGCTTGTAATACAACACTCTTATCCTCTGCAAGTCCGTCAACTGCGGTTGCAGTATCTGTTCCTGTTATCTTAATCAAATCAATACAACCTAAGTCATAGCTATGTTCAACTAAGTCTAGTAGATAATCTCTCATTCGTTTTCTCCATTCCATAATCGATTAATTGCACCGAGGTTTTGTCCACCTCTAAGGCTTGTAAGTTTTCCAGGTTTACGTATTTCAAGCCAGCTTACACACCAATTTGTAAATTGGTTTTCGCCATCATAACTAGACACAATCTCATACCCAGTTGTTTTGCAGAACTCTTTAAGTGTGTAACCATTTGTGTAAGTGTAGTGCATTTCATCAACTTTGTCAATCGCTTTTGGAAAACTACAATTATTATAGGTAAAAACTATTGCTCCACCTGGCTTTAAAAGGTCAAATGCACTCCTAATATACTTTTCTATTACATCTTGTGTCTTAAAATTAAACCAATTGAATGATACAATTAAACCAAGTTGACTTTTTGGCAACATGTGCATGGGATTATCAGTAGTGTCGTCAAATTCATAATATCTTAGTCTCTTTTGATACAATTTACTCCATAGTTTTTTAGTTTCAATGAACCTGCCTTCAACATTATCTGCAAGGTACAAAGGATCAAGAGCAACAAGTTGTTTGGTATAATATCCTTTCAATGGTCCAATTTCTAAACCAGGCCATTTGAAATCTACATATTTTTTTATAGTTCCAACAAATTGTTTTTCTATTTCTGATGGTTCTTCTCCTGAGATAGGTGGTGTAAAAAATAATTCGTGGTAATCAGCTTGAAAATTCTTGTGTTCTGGTGGTTGAACAAGATCCGCTTTCTGTATCTCAATGCTTTTTTCGTGATAGGTTTTTTCTAAATTTAAAATCATTTGGTCCAGTTCTAATATGAATCTATTTAGATAGGTGTATAGATCAGTGATATTTTTTAGAATTTCTCTTTGAGTATTGTGCATACTTTCTTTGAGATTATCAATTTCGATATTTTCTAAATTTACTGATGCATTGAAATTTTCTAATTCTTGAAAAATTGGTCTTTCAATTTTTTGATAATCAAGACTGTCTCTATTAGTAGATATAATACGATATAACGTATTGCGATAGTTTATTAGGTCTTTAAATTGCATTATTCAAACTCAAATAGTGTGTTAAATGTGTTGGTGGTATCTGTTTCGCTTGCTAGATCCCAGTCAAGAACACCAAGCAAATTGCTTATTTTTTGATCCACAACTGTTGCTTCCATCAGGGCATTATCAAAAGGTAGTTCTTTGAACCATTGTGGCAAGTGCATCTCATCTGTTGGATAACCAATTGATGTCCAGTTAAGTGGATTGGATTTTAGTTTGCAAACAATAGTTTTCATTCCGTCTACAATACTTTGACTGTAGTTGTCTGAATTCATCTTCTTCATGTTATTCCAGTTAAGTGCAGCTCTAACATGTCCAGGCATGTTTGCACGACCTTCTTGTTCTTCACGTTTGCCATACATTGTGAGATTATTAACACGTTTAGGAGATCCTTTTTCCCAAGCAGGGCGTTCTTTGAAGTCAATCTTAAATGCTTTGATCATGTCGATTATTTCCTGACGTTCAGCACCAGCAAGAACTCTTGTTAATAGTGTCATCAAGAAGTCCTGTATCACCTTAGGAGTATCACTGCGTTTCAAGTCCAAACCCATTGCTTTAATCTTACCTTGTTTTCCTGCAACATCAAGACGTTTACCTTCGTTGTCAAAGATATTAATTGCATAACGTTTCTTTGTGATGAACAAGCCTCTATCAGCAATACTTTCTCTACCACCTTTGATAATAAGTCCGTTTTCTCTTGGCACATGAAATGCCTGTTCCATAAATGCAGGCCAACTGTCGTTCAGTTGATCACTTATAGCATCATAAAGTTGTATACAAATTTCTTTGTTCCATTCCATGTTGCCTGCATCAATGTCTTTCTTAAGTATTGGATATGCACTGAAATATACACTATCTGTATCACCATATATTACTGCATCACCAACATGATCATACTTTCCAGTGATTGCTTCATTAACAAATGCATCCATATGATATGCAATACTTCTGCCAGTGAGTGTGGTTGATTGTCCTATGCGTTTGTCAAAGAATCTACAACCTGGATTGAGAATAGCACCATATAAACTGTTCAAGTTAATCTTCTTAACCAACTGTCTCTTGTCCAAAAATTCTATTTCTGCTGGGTCAGTTGCTTGTCTAAGATTTGCTTGTATCTCTTGTCTCTCTCTATACCAACGTGCAAGTAAGCCAGGAACAATACCTTCTTTTTCATATGTAAAAATAGTACCATTTGCACTCAGCATCCAAGGTTGGTTGCTATCAAAGATCAGTTTCCAAATCTCTGCGGCACTGTGTACACTTTCTTCGCCGTTTTCCCAGTCAATGGTAATCTCTGTGCCACGTTCTTGTTTCATAACCGCAGTGTATTCTAGTGTGCCAAACAATCCTTCCCACGCCATAGCAAATGAACTTTTGTTGTTCATCTTGTTCTTGATATAGTTGTCGGTCATTATAGGTCGCAGTTGTCCTACAATGGTTTCGCCGGCCATGTTCAGAGCTCTAATAGCACTTGGATACAAACTGTTGATGTCTATAGCACCTATCCATTCATGTATACCTTTTTTAGGATATGCAACATATGCACCTGCCGCCGCAGTATCTTCATCAGTGAGCCTTTGACGTCTGTTTGGAACAACTAAGCCTTGTTCGTGTGCTTCGTTAATGATTGCTTGTTCTGTAACTGCTACTGCACCCATTGTTGTTTGTAGTAGCACAGTATTTGCATGTGCTAGTTCATTTGCAAGTGCTAGGAAACGCAGTTTCTTATCCAGTTTATCTAGCAGTGCAGTATCTTGTCTAGAATACTCTATAAACGTTTCAAAGTTCTGATTGTACAGTTGATCTAATGTGCCTTCATAAGCAGTTTTCTTCTCATCAAGTTCATGTTCGCCAATGGCATCCAAACTATAACTGTGACGCTCTTCGTATGTGTATTTTCTGTACAGTTGCATATAGTCCATATGTACTCTGCCAATGGTATCAAATGTGATATTCTCTGATCCAAAACGTTCAAATGTACGTTTCTTTGGCAGTTGACTCCATAGACAAAAACGTCTAGTGTCATCTTTGCTCAGTATCCTTGCAGTTCTATTAACAAGATAAGGTATATCATAACCTTCACTGTTCCAACCACTGATTACATCAGCATCTTCAATTAGGTCTAAAAATGTTGTGAGCAAGTCTTCTTCACGTTCAAGCAATATTGTGTTCGGAAACTTACTGCATATCTCTTGAGCTGTCTCCCAGCTCAGTGTCTTGGGAGGAAGTACTAGTGTTATTAATTGTTCCATCCATTGTAAGTATACACTTATAGCAGTGACTGGATTAAATGGATCGGCAACACTACTGTATCCTCGCACAGGATCAAAATCAGTTTCAATATCAAAAAAAGCAGTTTGCAATGTTGGTGCGTTTTGATCTTTGTAGTTCTCTTCAAAACATCTAAACACAGGATTGATATCAGATTCAAATATATCTTTACCTGATTGCATTCTAAGTTCCTTACGAAACTCTTTGTTGTTACGTGTTGAAAATCTACTTACAGGTTTACCATAGATACTTTTGTATTTGCCTCTAGGATCTGCATAATAGAAACAATACGATGCAGGATACTCACGGTACTCTCTTTTGCCATCTACACGTTCTACAACGTGTATGCGATCTTTTTCTCTGTCAAATAGTGCATCAACATAGCTCATTATTTGTTTAGTCCATTCGTACAGTAAGGTATTAGTATTTCTTGTGTCCAAGCAAGATCTCCATCAGGTGAAGGATGGAAGTCGTCATCAGATATAAGCATTCTTTTTACACAAAAACTATATATGTCTTGCATTGGGTCCATAATAGCAGTATAAGTCTCTTTGATTGAATCTGGTAAAAATTTTACAATATTAAAATTTTCACTGCGATTAGGAACAGATGGATCTAAAAAATCAACAAATATTGACCGATAACCACTAGCATCAAGATATTTTTTCAATTGTATTTTCCAAATTGCATTTTCAACCGCTCTTGATTCAAAACTCTTGTATTTGTGTATGTCTCGATAACCCCACCAATTTAATGTTATATCGCCTTCACGACTTGCACCTCCAGTTGATCCATGACACACATTATCTGTATAATTATAAACAAAATTTGCATTTTTGTCAACTGCGTCGGCTGAAAAAATTGCATCTTCACGATCATGTCCAGACCACATAACTACTACCATAGTCTGATCTGGTGATAATTTAGAGTTTTCTAATCCCCATACTATACTTTTTGAAATGAAATTATTGCCAGCACCAGGCATAGCACAAGAATAGACTTCATTGAATCCTGCAAGATCTCTAAAGTAGTATGGCCAACTAACAGGAACTTGGGTAGGATTAGTGTAGGTAAAACTACATCCACCTACCACAAGATTTTCAAAACCAAGATCTATAACTTGATCAAATTGTTTTGATACTTTCTGTGTTTGCATAGACTGTATATGGATAACACGATCCATATACTATAAAGTCCTGCCTGCAGTTGTAAGTAGCTCATCTAGTACTTCTTGGTCTTCTTTTTCAGCAGTGTAACTAGCCTTGTGGGCAATACGTATTGCTTTTTTAAGCACACTAGGCTTAATCTGTAGTTCTTCAGCAATGCTTTTTACTGTATCATTTAGTCCTTCGTTCAGTGCGTCTACTTCGCTCATTACACCCATACCTTCGTTGATAATCTGTGTAATTTTTGCTTTCTGTTCTGAGTCAAATTGGGTTGTCATGTAAATACTCCTTATAATCTACACATTGTATACTAAACGTTGACGGATGTCAAGTTTATTTTTCTAAATTTAGTATCTGAAATATAGTTTCTAAACTTTGTTCGTCCTTTAACAGTATGTTCTCATCAGCAAATAGAATTTGCTGTCCGCTTTTGATGCTTTGTTCAAACAACTGTTTTGTTTTTTCTAGTGTACCTGAAAATGCATGTATGCTAGGCACTACTAGTCCGCTTATGTTTTTTCTTTCTACAAAATCTTGTAGTTTAGGCATCCAAGTACAACCCCAATATTCGTTACTCCATTCAACTACATCAAGTTTGAGAGAACGTGCTTTGCCTAATAAAAATTCACGTATGATAAAGTGTGGAGTCTCGCCTATGTATGTACTGTTTTGATCTACAAATACTACCCAAGGACCACTTGCAAGATCAGCAGGATCTAGTTTGCTATAATGTCCTTGCATTCTGTAAAAACTACCTGCACGTCTTGGCCCAAGATCATGTCCTATCAGGGCATAACGTGCATCAAAACTTACTCTAGTGATATCGGTTTCGTTGTTTATGTTTCCATGCACATGGCCTTGATTAAACAACCATGCTTGTCCTACATCAATTTCAACAGGAAAACATTTTTCAATGCTAAGTCTTTGTATTTCATTCAATGGCAATTGTTCGTTGTGTATGCGATTCATTATTTCTATACTATCATTCCAACTTACAACTTGCATGGTGTTTGTACCCCATGTTTTGGTAAGTGGTATCCATACTGTGCCCATGTGATTATTGTAGCCTGTCCAATAGCCTGTATGAAATGCAAGTAATCTTCCAAGTGCATCCTGATTAGGAACAACAAAACGTATGCCACTGGTTGATTGTATTAGGTAATCTTTACCATCTACAAGATCACTTACATAGTCTGCAAAGAAACTGTCAAGTCTTGTGCTAAATTCTTTACTGTTTGTAAAAAGTTCAAGGTGTTTTCTTAAATCAATAAACTCTGTGGTTTTAAAATACTTGTGAATTTGTGTAAGGTCAGGTAGCTCTGGCTTTAGTTCACGCACTGCATTAAAAAAATATTCTGTCCAATTGTGTTTATCTTTGTCGTAATCAAGTATCTTGTTATCCCAACGTTCATCAATTTCCCAATTGTAACTTTCTAATACATTTTCAATTCTTGCTGGCATGTTTACTCCTTATACTCTACTTCTAAATTTTGTTCACCAATCAAATTAAACTTATCGCCACACATCACACCACAACGTTCTAGTTTGCTTCCGTTTGTCCAACTACGTTTTATGTTATCAAACCAAGGTCCTTCTACTATTTCTTGTAGTTTTCCATGAAACACATTTGTGCGTGGTAAACCTCCACTCTGTTGCATTAGTTTTTTTATTAAAATTTGATCAGCGGTACCGTCAACTTCTGGACCATATAGTCTGTCATGTAGCCAACCACACGGAAATACAAAGCCGTCAGCACCAATGTAAATCTCTTTGATATTTAACGCATTACAACTTATACACGCAGTTTTTACGTATTCACCGATGCTACCAGTTGGAAGTTTGTCATAGTTACTGTTGCGGTACTTTGGATCGCTTGGTGGATATATAATATAGTCTACTAAATTTTTTTTATTGTAAACTGTTACTTTACTTTCGTACTCGTGTTTGCGATTCAAGAACCTACCAGTACGTTTTGCACTGAACTTTTTAAAACCCATTTTCTTACTTAATCGTTCTGCAGCATCTACTTGATCTTGATTGTGATCAAAAACAATGTAATCCCAATATGCAACACCACCGCCTGCAATAAAAGTACTAGCATTATCCATTACTTTATCCCATAGTACATTTCTACGATATATGTGATTTGTATCTTCTAGTCCGTCAATACCAAATGCAATAAAATCTACATAAGGTGCTACTTCTACGTATGTTTTATTCTTGCCTATCCCGCCATTGGTATGGATACCAATTTTAACCTCTGGCAAGATAGATTTTATATGTTGCACTATCTGCGTGATATAATAGTTGCTAAACGGATCACCGTATGTACCGCAAAAATACACTTGCTCTAAACTTGTAAATTGTTCTAAAGGAATACTTTCCTTGAACTCTGTAAGTGTCCAGTTCTTCAATGGAAGTGTTGTTAGTGTTTTGCCGCCAAAAAAATTACGTGGACATTGTGGACATGCCGCATTACATAAGTTTGTAATTTCAAGTTGTAAACTCTTTACATCAGAAAGTTTTATCATCTTATTACAGCAATTTGTGTATAACGTTTATCGATACAGTCTTTTACGACATCTACAACTCTTTCAATGGGCATTCCGCCTGACCAATTGTTCATTTTACTGTTAAACTTACCTACCTCAAACGTTGAAACAACGTTACGTGCTTCGTGTACTATTTTTCTGTTATATAATTTACCAAACTTACTTAGACAGTTTTTGCTTAGGTTGTAGAAGAATTTATTATCTTTGATGCCTGGATAACTGCTCCAGTAAGAGCCTGTACTTGAAAAGTTAATAATGTGTGCACCTTGTAATTTTTTATAAAATAAATCAGTGATATAAACCATACTTGTAAAGTTTACGGTCAATTGATCCCAAGCATCATCAACCTGTGGCCCAAGTGCAAAAGTGTTTATAACAACATCTGGCGTAAAATCCTTTACAATCCGTTTACATTCATAACGGCTACTGAAATCATACTCAGGCTTTCCAACTACAACGGTATCTGGTAAGGCACTTTCTAATTTCTTTGCTATTGTGCTTTTTCCTAGTATTAGTATCATGATAGCTCTGCAATAACTTTATTTGCACTTTGTTCGTTTGCTTTTTTACAAAGGTTGCCAAAGTCTTCGCTGATGATATATTCACGATTATGTTCGCTCGATTCCTTTGTATAATGCAATAATTCATCAATGGTATAAATGTTTATAGTTTTACAAAGCTCAACAATTTTTTCAAGTCGACTTAGGTTACCAGGATCACGATCAAAGGACAAGTCTAAAGGACCGTAATCAAACATAAAGCCAAGTTGTTGCAATTGATTGTACACATCAAATTGACTAACAGGAATAAAAGCAGTTTCTCCTAATAAACATTTTAGTGTCTTTTCACTAAGGTGTGGCCCTGCCCTAGTGTATTTTCCATAATCATCTATCATGTAACTGTAGTGATAGCTCTCTAAACAGAAATGCAGTGCCGCATCTGTTAATGCTATGCTAAATGGATTACTGTTATATCTTTGTTTGTTGATAGAAAAATTATCAAGTAAAATTGTATTACCTTCGTACTTTTGTCTAAAAATTTCAGTCAGTTCATCTAGTATAGGATAACCAGTTTCCTGATACCAGTTTACATTCTTTGGTTCAATCCAATTGTTTAGTTTTACAAGACTGTTATCTTCAATTAATTCCATAATAGCAGTAAAAATAATTAATTTGCTTTGGGTGACTCTATTATTAATAGCACTCACTTTATACTTTTGTTGCTTCTCTGGCATCGTAGGAAAAAGTTCATTTATTTGTTGTAATTGATAGTGCCAACTATGAAAGGTATAAAAGTCTACATTTGGTAGTTGATCAAAATTATCGTAAGGCAGACCATCATTGATTATAATTATACGACCGTCGATGTTTTTTGCTTGCTCTCTAATCCATTCCCAATGGAATCGTTCCATATGATAAGACAGTATGTAATTATCATAACCTTTAGGCAAATCAGGATCAAATCCTCGCAACCATAAGCCAAAGAAGTTATTGCCCGGAAGATCATGCAACCAATCTAGTTCATTCCATGCTAACCTATCAGGAAGAGTGCCAAAAATTCGAGGTGGTGCAAGATCGTCGTTAATCATATTGATACTTATGGAACGTTATTATGGCACTTTAAAAACCGGGGTAGCGATATCTCGGTTCTAGGGCAGGTCCCTCCCTAGCCTTTTGGATCGGTCCTAAGGCTATCCTATGCAAGTGCTTAAAAACTGTAGCATTTGACTGTTACGTGCCACATAAGGCAACGACAGTACAGTAAGTATGCCCAACACATACCACATTGCATAAATCATTGTTGATACTCCATTGTAACATGCCATGCTGTTCCATCACGAAATTCATCTCTAGAAAACTGACTGTGAGCAATATGTTCTAGCATTTCTTGCCTATCAAAGTTGGTTTTATTTTGCCACAGTTGCACTGCACTTTCTCCTAGTATTTCTACAGGCTTGCCCAAGCAAAGAGCTTCCACTGCCGCCATACTATGATGCGTAATAACTTTTTTAGATTTTCGTATCAACGGCAAAATATCTTTGTACCTTTGTTGTCTACTTGCTCTTCCGACTGGTTTGTCTCTAACCAAACAGTATATATCCAAATTATGATAGTGTTCTAAAGTTTCTTGTCTCCAGGTTTCATAATCTTTGCCAAACCAGGAGAACAACTTGTTTGGTAAAGGCATTACCAATAGATTATAATCACCATCTGTATTCCAATCTTCGTATCTATCATCTAGTTCAAGTGTGTGTATTCTACTTTTACCAAACTGACCTAGCCTTGTGTTCTGCAGACTGTTACGACTAATACGATAGTACCATGGTTTTTTATAGTTGTGATTGCCAATATAGCCATTGTCGATATAAAAAAAGTCTAAATTGTATTTGCGTATTGATTCTTGCAGGTATATTTCAAATGGGGCACTAGTAATTAGAACACGATCAGGATCAATGTCATCAGCACTGCTGACGATTTTACAATCATAATTTTTGATTAGATACGGAAAAAGTTGCTCACGTATGCGTAAAGATTCACTTGGTATCTGTATTTTCATTATCTATGTGTTGTATGTGTTGTTCAAGGTTTCGTGTTAACGATAGAGTCTTCATAGCATTTTGTTCAATATACTCTGGATGTATTCGAACAATACTGGGTTTGATGTGTTGTATGTCTGTGAATTCAGTTGTATGTAGCATGTGATCAGCTGGTCTATAACCATGCATTCTTGTTTGTCCAACTAGATGAAGAGCTGCGTGCGGTTTAACAATATACCCATAGCCGCCCATTGAATAGAGTCCTTGACTATGAACAAACTTTCCATGATCTTCTCTGTCATGTAGACTCCATATTTCCTCTTCTACATATTCTTGTTCTTTAATATGCATATTATACATTTTACTGTATGGATTAAGATAGTCTAATTTTAGAATATCTGTGAATCTATCCATAATATCTTCAGGGAGTGGTCGTAGCATATAAGCATCATGTTCTAAAATCATAAAAGGTTCATCTGCCTCTACACATTCACACCAAAGAAAATAATGACTCAAAAAACATCCAAGTACACCAAGTCTTCCACCTTTCATTTTAAACTTGTACTGTCTTAGTCCAAGCTCTTCAAGGATTGCCGGAGCATCAGCACCATGTACTGCTGAAAAAATTTCTGGACTGATGCCAACCTCTTTAGCTCTTTTAATACATTTTTGTCCCATAGTGGCACTATGTTTATTTGATTCTAAAACAATAATCTTAGTTTTCATTGATTGTACTTCTCCAGCGTTCTATCCACTGTTGCTTTAGTTCATTTACTTCAGCGGTTTTGTAGGCACGTTTGGTTGACTTCTTAGTACGTGATGTTTCTTGATATATTTCATCGTTGTTGTTGCCAGTAAATTGGAAATGATCATGAAACAGTTTACTTGAGATGCGTTTGTACGCACCAAGGTCATAGGTAATATCTTGCACCCATTGATCAACAGGATTAATACCTATCATGTCAAAAGTATCAATCCATAATCGAGGTAAGCAAGGAAACAGTGTACTATCAGGACGCTTGCCGTTGGACTCCATGCTTATCAGCGAGTTGTAGTCACGATGCTTGTAGATTTCATCATCCCATCCTTGGTCACGCATGTACACATCATCATTCCATACAAGATACCATTCACTGTCTATGGATCTTGCCATATGATTGTAGTATTCGTGTAAGCCACTCCATCCTGTGCGTTCCATTTTGTGTACTGATTGCGTTGCACCAGTTTGTTCAACCAGCATTTTCCAGCGATTGCTATTAAAGTAATCGTCGCTTTCAGTATCATCATCGTCATAGGCTACTGCAATATGCAGTCTCTGGGGATTGTTTGCAAATTCCAACAGGCCTTTCACACTCTTTTCTGCAAGCATGGTACGCATGCGAGTAGGTAACAGAACTGTTAAAAAAGGTTTACTTAGGTCGTTCACACTTTTCACATCTGCAATGATCACACGCCTTGTAAATATTGTTACCATCTTGTGGATAGCCTTTGTTCTCTTTCCACAATGGTTCACCACAATGACTGTAGTGTCCGCAATTTTTACAATTTGTTGGTTGATAGTCTAGTATGCTCATACATTTAATTATCTTGGTACATACGACGACGCATTTCTTTTATACTTTCTGTATGAAAGCATCTAATTAAAGTTTTTTCTATGTTTGGATAGCGTTCAAGCAATTGTTTATTAAGTAACTCGTCATTTGCTTTGCGATAGGTTTTACATTCATCAAAAGTCGCAAAACGCAGACCAGCATGTATTTTTAAATCAGGGGATGCTGAATTGCTATAGGTCACTAATGCAACTAATAACCAATTCATTTTGTTTTGACGTTTTTAGCCTTACCACGTCTATTTTTGTCTGGGTCTTGTTTACGTTTACGGTTGGCAGCAGTCTTACGACCTTTTTTGCCTAGTGCGTGTGCTTTCTTTTGTGGTAGACATTTTGGCTTGCCTTCTGACTTACTGCCCCTAGCACAGTCGCCACGTATTTTTCCATCTGGACCAAAACGCACCCATTTTTCTTTAAACCATTTTTTTAGATCTTCATCGAGGTTTTCAGCAAATATTAGTTGTCCATCTGCTCCAAGTTGCACATCTTCTTTCTTGACACAGTTGGGTACACGTTTGCCGAACATGGTCTTCATGCCCTTCTTTTCGTAACCGTCCCAACATTTTTCGCCGAGTATTTCTTCTATAAGCATATTACTTCTTCTTTGAATTGCCCCAGTTTGCGGCACCTTTTTTACGGCATTGTACAAGAGCTCCACTTGCGTATGCACTTGGCCATACTTTGTAACGTGACTTTACTTTATGATAGCATGCATCTTTTTCGCCAGCAGCTTCATCAAATTGTTCTTCAGTTATTAATGAAGCACTTTCGTTAAGTCCGTCAACTTTGGCTTTCATTTGATTTAGAAGTAGTTTTAAGCTATCAACTTCTTGTTGCAGTTTAGCAATATCTCTCTGATCTTCGTCGTTGCTTAGGTTTTTCTTTGCTTTGTCCAAAGATAGTAATACTGCTTCGAAGTCATTCTTTGCAGTTGGATTGTTTGCTCTAATTAGATTTAGTATGCGTTGTGATCTTTTGTTAGTTGTAGGAAGATCTGAATCAACGTCTTCGTTTTTCTTGGCTGTTTTTGCCGCATACTTGCGTTTTTCATATTCACTTGGAACATCACTTATGCGTAGATTTTTTAATTTAGGATCAGGCTTGTATGTTGCTTTTTCTTCTACATAGTCTTCGTTCTTGGCTTGCTTGGTTGCTACCGCATGCATTACTGATTCAGCATCTTTGCCATAGCGATCAACAAAGTCACCTTTTACTTTTTTAAGTTTCTTGAATTTGGCTTCTTTGCTACGCTTTTCGCCACCAGTAAGTTTTCTTTCTTCAATATCAGACATTGTTTACTTCTTCATGCGTGATTTAAATTTGTAATCTTTTACTATCTTACGTATATCGTCTGTGTTTGTTGTACCTTTATTTGCAAACATACCAACAATAGCATCCATGCTTTTACCATCATCTACTGCTTTATGTATCTTGTTCATTGATAACTTGCCTTCGCCTAAAGGTTTACCAAAAACTTTTCTATATGCGTACTTGCGTGCATCTTCTGGTGAAAGGCCTTGCTTTTCAAACTTTTTTGTATGCTTGTCTACCATGTGTTGATCATATGCATCGCCAGTTCTTTGCTTGAGCCTTTTTTCGTCTTTGCTTGGTGTAAACAAGTCAGATATTACACCTTCATTTCTCATAGTGTATGCTGGTGAAGTTTTCTTTAAGGTCTCAACTTCTTGTTGTAGTTTTTTGTAGTACTTTGTAGAAATCATATCACGTAGTTTTTGTTGTTCTGGCATAATACTGCCTTGAGCACTGTGCATTCCGTTAATACCACGTATTACCATCGATTCTGGACCAGTTCCGTAAAGATTAACAAGCATCTCTGCTACTTCACCGTGTTGGTTTTGATCTTCAAGTTCCATTACTTTGTCATAAAACTTTTTAAGGTCATAATCAAATTCACTTGTTGGAATCGCAGCTTCAACCATTTTGAATGTAGCACTGCTAGTGGCCATTTTTATAAAATCTTTAATTTTACCTGCAGGGCCAGACACTTTTATACTGTTACTGCCTGCTGGTTTTGCATTAAACTTTATGCCTTTGAAACTTGGACTTCTATGTGCGTTGTTCATTGTTGCTGCAACAGATTGAGGGTCATCTATGTTTCCAACTATCATGGTTACATTTTTAGAATCAGTCTTCATTTGTCTTGCAGCCAGTGAGCGGTCGCCGAAACTGGATTCCCCAACACCTTCACGTTGATCATTCATATGATCTCTTGGATCTTCTGGTATTATGCTATAAGCTCTACGTATTGCACCAGACATTTTTGTGTTAGCATTGAACATTGTAGTTATTTGATCTGTTAAATCACCGTTGTCGAGGTCGGCTAATTTGATAATCTCGTTTTCGAGCATACGTCTTGATTCACTTAATTCTCTTAACTGTGCTTTAGCTTTGTAAGCACTATAAGGTTTACCCTTCACAGTTGTTTCTGCTTCTTTGACATCAACTTTCACTGTGCCTTCTTTGTCGACCATCTTCTGTCCAAAAGCCATCATTTTCATAAGGCTGTCTTTTGTTATCTTGATAGGATTTTTATTGTCCTGTGGCATGTCTGGATCAGGAGCATATCTACCTTCACCGTTTACAATGTCCAAAAGTTCCTGCATGTTCTTTGCACCAAAAGCAGTACCATATTCTGGTAAGTGTGTTGCTACTCTTGACAGTGCAATTTGTAGATTCTCATCTGAGGTGGTCTCTGCTTTATCCATTAGTTTAACTGCAATGGCAGCCAGTCTTGCCTGTGCTGGATTGGTTTCATAGTTAGGTTCTGCTTCCTGCACATGCACTTCGCTAATTTTCATTTTTTCTTCCTCAAATAGATGTAGTAGTCTCATTTTTCGCTCGCATAGTCTCTTGATCTTTGTACAAAGGTTTCACATGCCATTACTGCATCTTGAAGTTTGCCAAAGGATTTTTTGGATTCTTTTCCGTTTACTTTTACTCTGTAGCCGTCATCTTCTGAACCATATACTTTAAGTTCTTTGCCATCGTCTGTGGTAAAAGTCTTAACAGGTTCTGCTAACATTTCTTCGTTTTTCTTTTTTTCAATGTCGCCAAGATAGTCCATGATTGATTTTTTATCGCCGATACTATCCTCAGGTAACTCTGCTTTTTTACTAGCAGGGTTAATTGGTCCGCTTAGTGTTTGATCTGTGTCTGGCGAAACGCCGTCCCATGATTCTTCATCTCCTGGATTTGGTCCTTCGCCTAGTTCCTGCTTCATGTAGTCTCTGGATATATCAAGATAGTCAAGTGCTTTGATAATTTTACCTTGCACCCATTCTGGCAAGTTTTCATCATCGTCTAAGATGCCTTGTAGTTCTAGTGCTGCATCTGCTGCTCGTGCAAGTTGATCTTTGGCCATTGCACCTTCTTCGTCATACTCACCTTTGTCCTTGATATCTACTTCTTCTGCATCGTTTGCATAGGCAGAAATATCAATTGTTTCTGCGTCTTCACCAACAAGATATCCTTTAGTCGGGTTTTTCTCTTTGTTGCTTCCTACAACTGGACTTACTTCTGGCATCTTGTAATCAGCCGGAAGTTGCTTTGGCTTATAGCCTTTTTCAAATTCTTTAGTGCTGACAGTCTTAGCACTTTCAAATGGAATGTCACGGTATAGGTTTTCTAGAATGCTGGTCATATCATTGGCCTTCATACCTTCTTTGATATGATTGACCTTTGATTTAAATTGACGCTCATGAGGCTTTCTGGCTTCATCAATTTGATTAAGTTTACTTACTAGGTTTGCAAAACTGTTATCGTCCATTACTCTCTACTCTCTTTTAAAAAACTTTTTAACATCCATCCATGTTTAGCATGAGCGTCTAATCGCTCAGCAATAAAATTTTCTATTCCTCTATTCTTTTCTGCACCTGCAGATTGAAACGATTGTTCTAGTATGCTTTCTAACGCACGATTATCATCAAGTAGTTCTTGCATCATGATTGATGCTCTTGGCACTTTTGTCTGTCCTTGTATTACACTTAGTTCAGAGAATCTTTCAAACGATCCTGGAGTGTAAGTATCTAATGTTCTGATATATTCTGCGATCTGATCAATGGCATTTTCATTTAATTCTTCATATAGATTAGCAAAAAATTCGTGATACTGTGCAAAGTTTGATCCTTCAACATTCCAATGAAAGTATTGAGCTTTTATTGCGAAAGCATAGGTGCTTGCCAACAGTGTCTTTAAATCGTCAGATAACATTTTTAATTCCTTTATTAAGAGTATTTATCTGAAAGAAACAATAAGGGGTTGTTAAATGAGATTGAAATATCGATAGTTAGGGCTTAGTCTCTGACTGTTAACAACTTTTGCCCAACCTTCTACAGGATATGCACATGTCAAGTCTTTGCAAATATAACATTCAATACCGAGACTGCTCATGTTTTTATATCCTGTGCGGCGATTGATTATGCACTCTTGTTCATGAAAACCACAGTAGATAATATTTGTAAGGTTGTAATGTTTAAGGTACTTTTCAACTACAAAAGGTCCAGCTTTGTTTGGATAATGCTGAACGTAGGGTAGATTTTGTAATACGTCTGGTGATTTGTCAATCTCGGTTGTAACCACCAGAGGATATTTCATGTTTGGGAGATACTCGATTATCTTTCTCATGTAGACACTGTTCCAAGAATTTAGTTCTCCAGGTCCAAGGTTTTCTGGCACCCAAAATGGAAATAATTCTTCTTGGTTTTCCCAAGGATCCATGATTATCCAAATAGAATTTTCGTTCAGTTCTGCAATTTGTACTTTGGAAAGTTTAACAAACATTGCTAAGATTTTTTTGGTTTGTACTTTGTTGGATTAGGTGTGTTACCATAAGCACGTGGTCCTACACGTTTTATGGGTTGAGCAAATAGATTGGATTGCACAACTGCAACGTTACTTGCACTGGTTGTTGATGCGTCAGCATTTTCTTGTATGATGTCTTTGATTTTCATTTACTTGCCCTCTGTAAAACTAAGCATGCCTTCATAGAAACTGTTGTTAGTGTCTGTAGGAAGATCTTGTGGATTAACAATATTACGAGCCTTGGCCCAAGCATAGCCAGCCATATGTCCTGAGCAGTCTTTGGTACAAGGATAGCCTTTGTACATTAATCCTTCTTTTAAGATTTCTTCTGCTTTCATTTTTTCTTCTTACCCGACTTCATGTTTGCACACCAGTGATACATCTTTGCACGTTCACCAGATGCTTTCTTTGCTTTTGCACGCAAGTCAGTTACACTTCCTTTGCAACTAGCACCTGCACGTTTTACTCTACCTGGTCGGCTTTTCCCCTTTACTTTGCCATCTGCAAAGTTTTCTACTATTTCAAAGGCTCGCATTTTCTTTTACTATACGAAAGGTTGAATTATCAACGATCTCAGCTGATCCGTAACTACATCTTAGTTTTCTTGTTTTAAATTCACCACCATGATTTTCAATGCGTACAGTGTATTCACCTGGTTCTGCTGAAATTTGCAGTATTTCTGTCACGTATTCGATCGGATACCAAGTGTAGTTGCGTTCATTGAACAGTTCATCGTTGACGTAGATTCTATACATCGGTGGTTTGTTTTGCCATTTAGCAAAAACATCTAGTTCCATTTTAACAAATTGTTTTTCCATTATAGAACCGCTATCTCTGTTGCAGTGTAATCAGGTGTAAATTGACTGTTAATCTGGAAAAAATACTGTGCCTGTTTCATTATCTCATCTCTTGCTTCATCTCTATTGGCGGCTTTTATTGTTCCATCATAGGTTTGATATCTACTATCCCCGGTGTAAGGTATTCTATATGAAAACTTTTTTAAGTCTGCCTTGTCTGGTTCAGGAAGATCAATCTCTACTTTTAGTGTGTTGAAATCTGGTGTATCAGTTTTCTTCTGTGGATGCTCAAACACGTTTAAGGCATCTTGTATTGCTGCCTGCGTGGCAGTTTGAGCACTGGATGCGTTTACCTTACGTTCCATTGTTTTTTCTGTACCATCTGCTGTAGTGTACTGCATAGTATACTTCCACGGCTTTACTGGGCCACCAAGATCCTTTTGCAACTGCTTTGCTTTTGCCAAACGTTTATCATCCGGCCGGCCATCAAGTTTGTTTAGTATTGCTTGATTCTGTTTTTGTTGTACAACAAGATTGGCCCAACGCTTTTTAAATACTTCTTTGTTGATATCACCTGATTGAAAGTCAGCAAACAGACTGTCAATTGTGCGAGCACTGCTTTCGCTTTTGCTCAGTGTTTTGTACAGTTTCTTTTGATACTCTTGTCTGTATGCTTGTGGATCAGCGGCTATGGTCATTGCTCTTGCAAATCTCAACATAGTATCCATTACTTCATCTACTTCTTGAGCAGTGTACTGTCCGCCTGGTCCTCTAAACTCAATGTAACCGTCCTTGATATGTATACTGGTGTATTTTGCTTGTCCAGTACCAGCACGCACATATTCTTCAGCTGCATCTTCCAAGTTGTCTTTCATTTTCTGCATTGCTTGTGCGGCTTTTTCAGGTGGTAACTGAGCTGCACGAGCTTCCAACTGTCCTAATGCACTGGCTGCATAGTTGTTACTGAGACGCCCGTACTTGCCAAGAATGTACTTGTCACCTGAGAATAGCACAAGTTTTGTATAGTCAATGTCGTTGCCCTGTGGTACACTTATATTCATGTGTAGGCCAGTGCTTTGATTTGTATAGATGTCTCCATCTTTATCTTCAATATAAGCAAATAGTTTTTCCAGTTGATCAAGTGCTTCATCAAGAGGCATTACCGGTGATACCAGTTCCCAACCAGCATCAGGCCCTTCGTCAGCAGTCAAACTGCTGTCTGGTTCAAGAGTATACTTGCCTTCTTCTTTATCACTGCCATGGTACTGATCACTAACGTTTGTGCCTTTGCCGGTTATCTCACTTATGTCCTGAGCCCAGGAGTCTATTGATATTCCACCACCGCCTTCGGTAAAGTATGGCCACACTAGGTCGTACTTGTTGAGCAGATCACTCATGGCTTCAATGCCTTCGTGTTCCCAAAACTGATTCCATGTTACACTACCATGTATTTCTTCTTGTACTTCTTCTTGGACTTCTGTCCAGATGTTGCCTTGCTCTTCAACTTCCTGGTTCAAGAAGTCTTCTTGTTCATCTTCGTCCATTGATTCAAAGTTTTCATCGCCTTTTAACTTATCTCGTACCAAGGTGTATTCTTCGTCCATCATTTTTTCTGCTACGAGCATTGATTCGTATTCCATAAGGTCGTCGATGACTACCTCACGAAATCGTTCAGCTTCAATTGGTTGTAGATTAAGCCATGCATCTTCGTAGCCATAAAACGTACTAATATCATCCAACGTGCCAATTGGCTCATCATAGTCCATGTCTGCTTCATCACCATATTCATCTGTTTCACGTTGTGTGTCTACAAATATAAGTTCTAATTCAAATCCTGCACGCACACCTTGAGCTAGTTCACTTTTTGCCCAACTGCGTAATGCACTGCTTGACATATCTACTTCAAGTAAGTCTTCTTCTTTGATTGCTTGATAACGTTCCATTAGGCTTTCGGCTAATGTTTTTTTCTTACGTTTTTTACCTGGCTTGGTTTTGTTCACCAGATCCATATTGAGATTCAAGCCAAGTTTTTCTATGTTGCGTTGGTCCTCACCTGGACGTACATCCACAGTGAGTGCAGTTTTGAATCTTGGATCGTTTGCTTGTGCGGCAGTTGGAATGTAACCAGATGCTTCGTTTACTTTTTTCTTCTTGCCTGCACAGTGAGCTTTTTGTGAAAAGCCTTTTGGATTTGAACAGTCAATACTGTCCTTGTATTTTTGACTCCAACCTTCTTCAACTTGCTCTTTTACTTCGTCTGAATATTCAATATCTTCTGCTCCAACTATAACTGCTGGTAAGGTTTCTAAGCCTGCTTTACGAGCCGCATGCATTCTATGATGTCCGTCTAAGACTTGATAGCCTTTTGGATCTTTGCGTACCACAATTGGCTTTCCTCCCCAAGTGCCAGTTTTCATCTTGAGTGCCATTTTTAGCACAGAATTTTTGTGATGTATGTCATCCATCTTACTAGACGGTTCATAGCCAAACAGACTCTTCACTGGCACAGGTTTGCTAGGACGTTGCTGATAACTGTCAGGTACATCTGCACCAAAGTACGCAGGATCTGTGTACAGTGTGATTAATTCTCGATTTTCAAACCAGGTTGCTTTCATAACAACGTATTTATCGCAAGTTAACTTGCTTTCTTTTTCTTGCGTTTGCTAGTGGTTTTGGCAAGCACTTTTGCACTGCGTCTTTCTGGAGGAAGTTCTGCTTGTTGTTTTGGAATTCCTGCTTCAATTTTTCCTTGATCAGGATCTATAACCAATGGTGCACGATCTTTGAGTTCGGCATGCAAGGCTTTGTAAGTAGCATCTTGACCAACATGATCGTATGTGTAGGTACCAGTATGTTTCAGTAACACACGTTTGTCAATCCAAACTTGTCCACCTAGATCTCTCCAGTTTTCACAAAAGGTCCAATCTTCTGAATAGTAACGACCTTCTCTAACATCTGTGTCAAAGAATGTACGCATGTCTTTGTTAAGTGCAGGGTCTAATCCTATGTCATTGGTAAAAGGAATAGTTGCAGGATGATCAACTAATTTTGCAAACACATGTCTTTTGATCAACATAAAACCTGTACCAGTTTTGCTAACTTCTTGTAGCCTACCTAAATCTTCAGTAGCACCACCTTCAATGCCGTTCACGCACCATTTAACTGGCAAACCTTTTAGAGGATACATACCACCAATCACATCTTTGTCATGATGTAATAGCAGTAACAGATGCCACGGTTCCCAACCGATATCGCTATCAATAAACATTAGGTGTGTGCTTTCTGGATTGCTTAAAAACTTTGCAACCATGGTATTTCTTGCACGTGATATTAAACTTTCGTTTGTGAGTGTTTCTACAGTATAGTCAATGCCTAACTGTCTAGCAGTATTTGACCAACGTATAAAACTCATAAAAGTTGATTCTGTTAACATACCTCCATAACAAGGCATACATATATGTACTTTTGTTTTTTTAAGTTTTTCAATATCAACCTGTACTTTGTTTGGATCAGCAACATCCACTTGTGTGTTTTCTGTAACAATTTCGTCAGTGGTTTTCATTTCCTCAGCCATTGGTCCCTCATAGGTAATAGTTATATAGGTATTTAATGATTTAGTGCTAGTGGTGGTAATTTATTTGATATCGTTGCTGAGTTCATCTTCTGGCAAGTAATCTTCATTGCTTATGTCAATTTCAACTTCTTTTTTAATTGGACGGTTACCACGTTTGTTTTTAAAACTTTGATATTGTCTAAGTGCTGATACCAGTGATTCCATAGCACCTGATTTGTAAATTACATATTCAAGGTTATCATAGTTCTCATCTTCCAGCATGTCTGAAAGTGTACGCAATTTGTCCGCCAGGTTGCTTTTAATTGATTGTTCACTGTGTGATCCCATACCACCTGCTGGTAGTATGCTTACTTCATTGTCTTTTTGTATTATACGTGTTTCTTTTACTTTATGCTCTGAATCTTTCATTAGTTCACCGTCAGGCATTACATGATAGCCTTTTGGAATTGGCTTACACTTTTGACTCTGTCTACAGTAGTATTCTCCCAGACCGCACTTTTTATCTTCTTCAATTGATCCCATTGGTATTGAAACTGGTTGTTTGTTGCCTAGCACAGTGTTGAATATTTCAATAGCCTTGTTGATCATTGGCTTTGAATTCATTGGGTATAGATTAACAATGAGATCTTCTTTTTCATCGTCGCTCATGGTTGGCCATTTGCCACGTATTTCAGTAGCACTGGTCATGCCTGGTCCAAACTGCACTGTAGGTAAGTAGGTCATGAACCCATGTTGTTTCATGTTTTCTGGCTTGTTTCGTTTTAATGGTTGTAAGTAACTTGCACTACCGTCTTTTTTAAAGCCACCTGGTAAGGGTGCCACACCACTGTCCTTGTCACTACGTATGAATATTAATTGCGTTGTTTCTGGATCATACAAATCTGTGATCTCTCGTGGCTGGAAAGGTGATTTAACTTGCACAAATCTATGTGCAGGAATACCTGCTATCCCAGCAAGTGTTTTCTTTAGTTTGAACGGAAATGGTCTTGAGCTTTTGTCATCTGTGGCGGCAATAAACACATCAGCCTTAGGAAACTGTGCAACAGCCGCATCATACAATGCCTTATGTCCTGCATGGAACGGATGAAATCCTCCTGGTATAATAACTAATTTTTTTAATGCCATCTTTTTTCCTAGTAGCTCATTGTTATTGGGCCAATTTCGCCATCAGTAAAATCAGTTACAACTGCTCTAACCCATGTAAATTTTCCATATAGAGTAATGCTTTGGTCAGTTGTAATTAAACTAGAACCATCTGCACTATCATTTGGAAAAGTATATGCATCAAACCAATCTGTGGCTTGTGCGTATGGAATCTCGCCTGTTGGATCAGATGTCTTTGGATCAGTATCAAGGCTGGCTTGAACTATAACTGTTCCAGGAAAGTCATTGCATTGAAATCTAATCTGTTGACTGTTGCCTTGTCCGCCATAGTAGCCTACACCTTTTTGTCTAGTTCCTAAAATGGTTGCAGGTGTGCCTAGCTCATGTGTGGTTTGTGCTATAAGTTCAAGGCTGCTAGATTTCATTTTTACTCTGCTTTTAATACTTCTACTAGAACAGGCCCAGGAGCACCTTCACTGGCAAGTTGTGTAATTACTTGCTCTAGTTGTGAAATTACATCTTGACTTAGTAATTCTCTACTAGGAGAATCGTCTTTAACCAGTTCGCTTACTGTGATTGCTATTGATGTTGAATTTATCTTTGCCATGCTGTTATTTATCCATTCCTATTCTTGTGTTTCATTGACAGTTACAATACCATTTGTGTCTATGTAAGCATCACTGGGTGAGCCTTTAGGTTTAACATCAAGTGTTATTCTTGGACGTTTGCCTTTGAACCATACATCAGCAGTTACATGAACATTTTCCAGTTTTTCAAAAAGTATCTTTTTACTTAACGGCACTTTGATAATTTCGTCAATCTTTCTGCCCAATGGTCTTGCACCCATTTTAGGATCATATCCAACGTCAACAAGATATTCTACCATTGCTTCTGTTACAATAATATTAATATTTTTTTGTTTTAGGTTTGCTCTGAGTTCGTTGATAAACTTTGCAACAATTTTTTTGATTGCAAATGGTTCTAGTGTTTTGAACTTGACTATCAGATCTAATCTGTTGCGTAGTTCTGGCTTGAAAAAATCTTTTACTGCTTTGTCTTCACTGCCAGTACGTACAAGTTCTTGACCAAATCCAATATTGTTGTTTTCGTTGTCTCTAGCACCAAGATTTGATGTTAGTATAATAATACAGTTTTTTACATCAACAGTTTTGCCATTTGATCCTGTGATCTTACCTTCGTCCATCATTTGTAGAAATATGTTTGCTACATCTGGATGGGCTTTTTCAATTTCATCAAACAGCAGGACACTGTAGGGATTTTTACTAACATCTGAAATTAGTTTACCACCGCTGAGTGTGCTATCATCATAGCCGACAAAACCTGGAGGTGCGCCAAGCAAGCTGCTAACTGTGTGTTTGTCTTGATATTCGCTCATGTCATAACGCAACAGATGCATTTCTAAATTGTTGCTCAACAGTTTAGCAAATTCAGTTTTACCTGTACCAGTAGGACCAAGAAATAAAAATGCTCCCATTGGACGATTTGGCGTGCTTATACCTGCATAGTTTACATAGAGCCTTTCTAGCACTTCGTCTACTACATGATCTTGTCCAAAAAGTTTTTCTTTGATGTTGTTATCTAGATTTTGTACTTTTTCACTAGCATCGCTCGCCACTTTTGTTTCTGGAATGTTTGCAATTCTTGAAACCTGTTTGTCAATTAAATCTTCTGTAATTACCAAACCTTCTTGATCTTTAACACGTTCAGTTGCACATGCTCCATCTACTAGGTCTATGCTCTTGTCTGGATTTTTTTTGTCGTGCATGTATCTAGTTGCTAATTCAACTGCTTTTTCAATGGCGCCTTTGTCTATTGCGACATTGTGAAACTTTTCTAATCTAGGACGCAATCCTTCTAATATCTTTACGGTGGTTTCTTTGTCAGGTTCATCTATGCTGACTTTGTAAAAGCGCCTCATCAATGCACGATCTTTTTCAAAACTCTCGTAAAATTCTTCCCAGGTTGTACTTGCAATAACTTTGAGATTGCCTTTGGTAATTGCAGGTTTGATCATGTTGGAAAAATCCAAACTGCTTCCACCTGTTGAACCAGCACCTTTCATGGTATGTGCTTCGTCTATAAAAAGTATACAGTTCTTTTTTGATTCTAAAGCTGAAATAATATCTTTGAGTTTTTCTTCAAATTCGCCACGGTACTTAGAGCCAGCAAGTAGACTGCCTATTTCCAAACCCCACACCTCAAAGTTTTTAAGGAACTTTGGTATTTTATTGTCTTTTATTCTAGTTGCCAAGCCTTCTGCAATAGCAGTTTTTCCAACACCTGGATCTCCTACCATTAATACATTACTTTTAAAACGTTTAGCTAATACTGTAACTATTTCTTCGAGTTCTGTTTCTCGACCAATAACTGGTTCAAGTTTATCGTCTTTGGCAAGTTTGCTCACATTTATGCAGTGCTCTTCGAGTATTTCATTTGCGGTTGAGATGTCAATTCCGTCTTTGGATTTACCATTATATGTTTGTTGCCAGTGCATTACAAATTCTTGTTTGACAAGTCCATGTTTCAGCATATAGTAGGCCGCATGACTGTTGGTTTCAGCCATGATTGCTAACCACAGATCAATGGTTTCCATACTTCGTCTACCACCAAACATAACCTGTGTTAATGCTCTGTTGAAAACTCTTTCAAGTGCATTTGTCTTTTTTGGGTCTCCTTTAACTGGATTGCTGACCAGCATGGTTTGTGAATCAATATATAATTGTAAATCTGACACAATAGCATCAGAACTGGAACCAAAAGACTCAATGCATCTTTTGAATTTTGGATACTGCACCATTGCTAATGTAAGGTGTTCGATTGTCACATAATCGTGTTTCTTGTCTTTCGCAAGTTTATGAGCAGTTGCAAGTATTTGTTCTATTTCAGGACTGTGTTGCATAATTCTCCTTTGTGTTTATATTTATTGACTGTGTTTCTTGATAGCACGAATTATTTCATCAGGAATCGATACAGGAATCTTTGTGTTTATTTTTACAAATATATCTCCAGGATTGTGACCAATTCTCTTTACACCACAGGATGCAAGACGCATGACACTACCTGGATTGGTTCTAGGTGGGATATTTAAGTTAAAACTGCGTCCTATAATATCTGTAATTTTGATATTGCCTCCAACTACAAGTGTCCACAGGTTTACGTCTTGTTCACTATGCATATCGTTGCCATGACGTTGCCAACGTGGATGTGGCTTCAAACGATAGTGTATAACCAAATCTAAACCACCTGGTCCAAGTTTTGGATAACGTATGTTTTCGCCATCAACAACTCCTGGAGGAACATCTACTTCGATGGTATTTTGTCCAGTCTGCATTTGTAGTGCAAGAGTTCTTTTTCCACCTTTCACTGCATCTTCTAAATCAATTGCCATTGTTATTCTTGCATCTCTTGGACGCGGTGGTCGATTAGGATGCATACGTTGTCCAAAAATATTGAATATAGTATCAAAGTCAAAGGGTTGACCTTGTGTTTGAGAAAATCCAAATCCTTGTTTTTGTGGATCAGAGCTACCAGTTTGATCATAGTATGCACGTTTATTAGGGTCTTTGAGTATATCATACGCATTGCTTATTTCTGCAAATTTGCTGGCATCTCCTCCTCGGTCAGGATGATGCTCTTTGGCTTTTTCTTTATAAGCTCGCTTGATTGTATCAGCAGTTGCACCTTTTGCAACGCCCAATATGGTATAAGGATTCATAGTATATTGTATTACTATTCTTTGCTTTTGTCAAGCTCTTTGGTCATTGCTTTTTCGTAGTAAACAATAACCTCATTTTGTTGATTTATGAAACGTCTTAGTTCACTGATATTAAGTGCTAGATTTTCGTATGTATCAATGCTCATTGCAACAAATGCTAATTCACCATTTTGCTCTGTGAACTCAGCAATAAACGCTTCTAGATTGTTTTTGTTAACAACATATACTTGTGTGTCAGTAAGATTAATCGGCTTTGGTCTTGCCACTATCGGTACTGTCACTTTTTGTACTTTTGTCACCACCTTGACTTCCGGTTCCGGCATTATTCGGCTGCAACCAGAAAGGAAGATCACTAGTACTGCCAGTGTTGTTGCCAGTTTCCGCCATGAGCTCACGCCATAGTTTAGCTGTTGCACCATTCATACGTCCTTCTAAATTTTCTGCATTAGAGATAGCATCTGCTAGTAGATCAAGTTTTCTTAATCTATTTCTTAGATTGTCTCCATATGCTTCTGCTTTTTGTAATTTTTCCTGTAAATTTTTACTAAGCTCTGCATTCTTTGCAGCTTCATCCTTTAGTAAGTTTACACTTTTTTCGCTTTGTTCAATTGCTACTTCTAGTTTAGCATTGTTTTCTGATAGAGTTTGTATTTTTTGTTGTGTGCTTGTGTAGTAAGACTTGGCGGCATAACCTACACCACCCAGTAATGCTACTACAACAACAAGAGCATAGACTTTAACCATCTATCTCAACTGCTCGCATTCTTGCGACTAACCTATCTGCACGTTTGGTTACTTGTCTATACCAATTTGAATCAACCATTTCGTCAGCGGCTGCATTCCAATCTCTAGCATCAACTCCACGTTTCATGCCTTTGAACTTTGAAAGTCTTGGACGACCCATGTTGAACATCATGTTTGCAATTATTCTTTGGACTTCTTCTGGGAGTTCATCAAAGTCAGGATATAAGATGTTGCAGTCTGAGATGACTGTTTGGACGTCGTTGTCAAAGGCTTCATTGCATCTATCTTCTGAGACAGGTGTTCCAACCGGTTGTCCATGTTCTGGATCACTATCAATAACCAAATGACCAATACCAAAAGTAGGCAGCCCGAGATGGTCGAGGTATATTTCATTAACTGAGCCTTCGTCATATGCTATCTCTTCTCTAAGTTTGTCTATGTCCATAGTTTTTTCCTTCTATTACATGGGTATTTATGTACTTTGCGGCCTCTAGATGTGCTTTTTCAAGTGGATGTCCGCCTGGTCCAATAGGAAATTTTTTATGTTTTGCCCATTCTAAAAATGTATATCCGTAAAAATTTACAATATAATGGTTCACTTGTTTCTGTAAAGGTGTAACAAATTTTTCTTTTGAATACAACATCGGGTCCATACAAGTCATTATAAAGTCAATATTGTTTTGTTCCAGTAGGCAAATTGTACTATGTATTTGTTGTAGATTACGATGTAGATTCCATTTATCACTGTCTATGTGTTTGTAAAAATAATGGTTAAGTTTATCTTCGTGGCGTGGATGAGTAACTGCCCACCAACTGGTTTCTATATCAATATAATCAAAACGTTCAAACCAACTCCAATTTATAATAAACAATGCATCTCTATATTTCTCAAGATACTTACATACACACATGCTTATCCAATGATTGCCACGTCCGCCTATTGTCATGGAGTCATATTCGATGCCAAGTGTTTTTGCAACCAAGGCAGGCCAGGTGCTTAGACTGTGAGTATGATGTGATGCTATAGTACACGATGTTGAGCAATCAGCCAGTTCGTCACCACGAGTGAAGCTGTCACCAAAAGCCAGTACTTTTTCATAAGGCATTATCTACCTGCGTTTGCTAATAAATTTTCTATATCTTTGGCACGTTTGCCTTTGTTATATATAGTTTTAGGAGCAATACCGGCTGCAGTTCTCATCTCATTGAGTTCAAACTGCTCACGTTCTCGGTAGGTTTTTGGGGAAGTAGGAACTAGCATGTTGAACTGTTCCACAGTAAAAGGCATTTCTTTGCCTCTGTAGCCCATGGTCCATCCATCACCTTCATACTCTGTAAGTGTGTTGAAATCATCTAACAGTGCGGCTAAGTTGTCAGCAGTATAGTTTCTACGTTTAAGTTCAATATATACGAGAAATCTATTTGGCTTTACTTCACCTGGGCTCATGTCAGCATCCAATACAAAGTCGTAGCCTTTTTCAAACCAGTTGATCAAGTCTACTGCGGCTTGTCTATCACGTACATAAAAACTAGCAACAACTATCTCATCGTCATCGCCCATTTTAGATGAAAAGTCATCAATGTAGATGGTGCTTTTCATCATACCTGCTAGGTCTTTATAACCTAAACCCTCTGTTAAATTAAACTTGGACATCGATGTTTGTATCCATTTCTTGTTGTGCATCTGCATCCATAACCTGTTGTTGATCTAAGTCTGCATTGTATGCATCATCAAGATCCTGCAGATCAACTGTTTCATCTTCTAGTTCTATGCTACCAGTTCTTATGTCTGCCATGAGACTTTTTGGCATAATGATTTCAACCAACCAAACTGGCTTTTCAATTAGACGTGCAACCTTAGTACCTGCTTTAAAATCACTTGGTGATTTGACCTTAATTGGCACTTTCATTTTGGTTTTTTTCCATTTGACTTCACAGTCAAAAGGCAATAAACGTATTGCTCCTCTTGGGTCTGGCATAAGTTTTTCTGGCCATAAAAAAGTACAACTTGTCTTGTACGGGCCTTGTTCAGGACCCGCTACTAGTTCACCAAGTTCCCAGTTGCGAAATGCAAATATATCAAGTTCATTGAGCACACGTTCAAAGTCAACCAATACACGCATGCTACCATCACTCATGTAGATGCCTTTGATATTGTCTGCAACCATCCAATAGTCGGAACCATCCTTAAAAAATTCTGAATCATCTAGAGACATTTGAGGCCTTTTGTTCTTACGTTAACAGTATTTAGTCCAATACTGAATTGTGGCCGCTAATATATTTAGCGAATAGTATTGTGATTTCACATACAGTATTTCTTATTTTTTTATACTGTAAATATTATTGTGGGTAGCGAATAACCTCAACCTTTAGGAGATACAATGTCTCGAGCTAAACGAAAAGCAAAATATCAAAGACAACTTCAACAAGACAACACAATAAACTTCAACCAAGCACTAAAACGCAAGCACATAGAACTTCTTCCGAAGTCGCGTAATCAAGAACAACTTATCTTAAACCTATTAGATCCACACACGAGTATCACTGTGGCAACCGGACCTGCAGGCACGGGTAAGACTTATCTTGCAATGTTAGCGGCTATAAAAGCATTTAAAGATGGTGCGTGTGAACGTATTGTATTGACTCGTCCAGCAGTAGGTGTTGATGATGAAAAGCATGGATTTTTGCCCGGTGACTTGAACAGTAAAATGGAGCCGTGGACAAGACCTTTGTTTGATGTACTTCGTGAATTCTATACCACAAAAGAAATAGCACGTATGCTAGAAGAACAAACTATTGAAATATCGCCATTGGCTTTTATGAGAGGACGTACATTCAAGGATGCCTGGATTATAGCTGATGAAATGCAAAATGCAACGCCTAGTCAAATGAAAATGCTAATGACAAGAATAGGCAAAAATTCAAAAATAGTAATCACAGGAGACGTTGAACAAACGGATAGAACCGTACACAATAACGGTTTAATTGATTTATGCAAAAGACTAGAAACTGCTCGCAGTGGACTAGCCGTTTGTTACATGAGCAATCAGGATATACAAAGACATCCTATTATTGACACAGTATTGGAGATCTACGCAACTTAAAAATTGGCTCTGGGAGAAGGATTCGAACCTCCAAGGTTAAATATATTGCAGTACATTCAACCATACGGTTAACAGCCGTACGTGTTTACCAATTTCACCATCCCAGAGTATTCTTATACTTTGTTGATCTTTTCTAGTGCAGGAATCATACGTGTCACACCTATGCCTCCGCCTACTCTTTGAAAGAAGTCAAACTCTAAAAACTTTTCTAGTTCTGCTTCGACTCTTTCCTTGCCAAACAACTTGAATAGTAGTTTACTATAAGCACCATCTGTAATACTATGGAATGTATCACGCATCATATCAACATCACATGAACGTTCTGCTGATCCAATAGTTTCCATACCACCTAGTATAACGTCCATCTTCTTTGCAGTATTTCCGTCATCGTTTCTGGCCATGTTCCAAAAAGGTGATGTTAGTTCAGGGAAGTTTGTAATAAGTGTTTGGCCAAACTCTTCTTCCATCTTAAGTTCGTGTTCTGCTTCCATTTCTGTATCAGCACCTAGTCCAAAATGTTGTTGCCATTCAGCATAGGTCTTTTCTGTAATATTACCAAATCCTAAGTATTCACATAGTTCATACTCCATGGATTTTAAATCATCTACACTGCCTGGCATTTCAAATTCAAACATTGGAAATATTATATCATGTCTGCCTGGTATTGCATTAGGCTCTTGTCTATAGGAAGTGGAGACACAAAAAAACCCCTTACTGTCGGGGCTACTTAATAATTCATGTTCCAACCACATCTGGCCGGTTTGCGGTAGTGGCCATACTTGGCCTGCGTAATTGTATGTTGCTACGTTGAATGGATCTTCACATGCGGCTAGTATGCTCAATCTGTTTTGTGTGTGTACTTCAAGAAAACCTTTTTCCAAAAAAAATGACCTTAAAAGGCCAACTGTGGAAGTGAATTTGCTTGGGTCTATTAGTTGCGTCATTGCTTTTCCTTTTTTTACCTAAAAAAAATTTGCCCAAAAAAAAATTGGACGTTACTTGTTCATCGAGTTATTTATAATAGTTTGCCTTTTCCTGACAAATATTGTACAGTTGGTTGTGGCTTGAACCATCTTTGTAATATTTTTTCTAACCAATGCATATCTTACCTCCTAAAACTTACCTAAAAATCTTGCTATATGATGTACCCATGGCAACAACATTATAGCCATAAATGTGTTAGCACCAGTGTGTGCAAGTGCTATTCGAAGTGTATCGCCTTTGGGCATGCCATCGCTCACAAAAAAACCGGCTAACCAAATGGTGCCGGTAGTTCCAATGTTTGCGCCTAACACTGCCGCTATGGCTGCAGGCAGAGGCAGTGCCCCTGAGGCCACCAGTGCAATTATTGCCGTTGTACTTAAACTTGAACTTTGCCAAAGCAGTGTCATTACAATACCACCTAGAAACATATAGATTGGATTGCCTAAAAAGAAGTTTAAGTGTTCCAAGTTACCCATAGACTTCATACCACCTGAGAACATTTTCAGCCCTATATAAAATACTACCAGTCCAACAAGAGCCGTCATTATGGGATTGCCTAAGTCCATCCTACATACCTTTTTAATAAGTTTGTTCATTTATAGTTCCTTTTACAAACTCTATTTAAGCCTATAAATGTTACAGTTTTATTACATTTGGGTAATTTGCTTATAAACTTCCAACCAATTTTTAACAATTGGATAGTCAACATCTGCATTCATGTTGTGTCCATGCTCCATTAGTATTGGACGTAGTCCAAATCTCAAACCAGCAGTTGCATTTTCTGGTTTGTCTTCTAACCAGTAACAGTTTGAACCTGCATACTTGCTGAGTGCTTCATCTTTGTCTGCACCTGTATCCAAACACACAAGTTTGCTAAATGCAGTTTTACCAAACATCTTTTGCAGATTCATTTCTCTTAGTTTGTATGCATTTTCATCTAAACTCAAACTTGTTATACAAATAAAAGTATAACCATGTTGTTCATGTAGTCTTTTAACCCAGTACATAGCATCTCTGAGCACTGGAAGAAAGCCTATTGCGGCACTTTCATTAAACTGTTTTATTAGTTTTTTAACTTGTTCTTTTGTGATACCGTAACGTTCAGCCATATCATATTTGAACTGGTATCCTTCTGTGGTCTCAAATCCATGTTGTATCATCCAACAATTAAATGCCCACTCCCAATCTAGTAGTACACCATCACAGTCTGTAAGTATTGTTTTTTCGTATTTGTTATATCTCATTTTCATCTTTCTATCTATATTAACATCGGCAACTTTGGATACGGTGTTGCTATACCGTTTTGTTGGTCCAAATAAGCACATATGAACTCTAGCATTACTGAATCATGCATGGTTAAGTAGTAGTCTAATGCTTCGATACCTACTGCATCTTCATATACAAAATCGTCTACGTTATTCTTGCTAACGTAGTGTTCAATTGCTAATCTTTCAGTTTGTATTGTAAACATATTTTTCCTTTTTGTTATTATACTTTACAATAACACAGGAAAAGAATTATGTCAACCTTTTTCTACAATTTGGCAAAATTTATAAGTTTGAGGACGTTTAGATTCCAAGTCTTTCATGTAAACTTTTGCTTGCTCTTGTGAATCAAATTCAGCAACTGTTATTGGATCTTGTACTCTTGGTTCATAGACAATGCAATATTTCATTCTTGGTTCATTTCCCACATGTTATAAACATCAGCAAAGCCGCCATACATAGGTGAATATTCACTGACGTTTTCTTCTCTCCACGCCATGATCTCGTCCCATTGCTCTTGAGTCAATTCATCGATATCTTCTATATCAAAGTGTGTGCTGATAGCATGCTCAACACAACTTTGTGCTTCTCTTTCGAGATGTTCTTCGTCCTTGTACATCCTTGCCCAGTCGAATTTATTAGTCATTGTTTGCCTCCTCTAAGATTTGTTTTCTTCCTTCGACACCGATCTGTGAATCCATCATGGTTTTTACATGTTGTAGCATTGCACACGCCATCATCAGTATATCTTCTCTGCTATCACACATCATAATCTGTTGTTCTATTGGCTTGCATAATTCTCGCATGCGAGCTTTTACATCAGTCATTTTGTTATCTCCTCTTGTGTTATATGCAATTGACTTTTCATGTCATCTGTATTAAGGTACGCCAAGTTTATAATACTAGTAAAACCAATTACACGGGCTTCTGCTTGTTCGATCAAACGTTTGGTTGCCAACATACTGCCGCCAGTTGCAACCAAGTCATCTGCTATTAACACTCTATTAGCATGTCCTAACAGTCCTTCTTGTAGCACCAATGTATCTTCACCATACTCAAGTGCATAGGTTTCCTGCAACAAACTACCTGGATACTTGCTTCCTTTTTTACGCACCATAACAAAAGGCACTCCTATTGTAGCAGCCAACACTGCTCCTACTACAAATCCTCTGCTTTCAATACCCACTATGTGTGTGATATCACCGTTACGGTTGAATTGATCTTGAATTACAACTGCCATTTCGGCAGCAACTTGATTCCAAATTGGTTGTGCGAACAAACTGTTTACATCATAAAAGTTTACACCTTCTACAGGATAATCCTGCACAGTTCGCATGTAATCTGTTGGTTTAGTTTTTACTGAAGACATAAACACCCTCCCATTTTTCTCTACCTTGTTTTCTATCATTGCCTACACCTGGACGTGTGTTAAGCATCATTTTAATTGTTTCTATGTGTTTGAATCCTAGTTTTTCTGCCGTCTCAATCCATCTTTGTGTAACTTCATAGGGTTCTTTTCTGTCGTAACTTTTATAGTCTGCAATGTTGGTAGCGAAAAGTCCTTCTCTATTGAGTCCTCTATGTATGTGTTCAATGGTTGGGACAACGTATCCGTCAAACCATTGATCTTCTGTTTTAAATTGTACCATACACTGGGTTTCTTCATCGCTATACTTTTCCAAGTTAAAATAAGGAGGACTACTAAATGCTAAATCTACATCCTCGGGTTGATATTCTTCGCTAACACTTTGTACTATGGTACTTCTTACGCCTGTTGCTTCATCAATGATATCATTTAGATAATTAAGATATTTTACAGTTTCAGTATTAGGTTCAACACCTATGTAATCATACTTAAAATTACTACTACCTATTCCTAAAAGTCTACCACCATAGCCGCAACTGTAATCATACACTCTGCCCCAAAGCACAGGACATAAATGTTCTGCTATTGCTTTAGCATTTTGTGCCTTAAAGTTAGTAACATTTTCGCCTGTAACTAGTTCAAGTGCAGTTCTTAATTGTGTGGGTCTTAGCAGTCGTTCACCAGTTCTAAATTCAAAACAGATACGTATAGCACGTTTAAGTTTACGTTCATCATAGAATCTATCTCGCAAACTATTTGAACCTCTACCTTTAGGTTCTGCAGTCATCATGTTAGGAAACAAAAATCGGTTAATGGTTTGTCCTCGATTGTTTCCAAGTCCAATCTTGCCTTGTTCTACATTGTTATACGATAGTTTGCTGAATTTACGAACTGCTTCTACCAGTCCCTTGTGTGTAAAATACACAATAGGAACAAGATCAATTGAACGATATATGTCATATACACTTTCGATAGTGCCTTCAGGATCTTGATCATATTGTGCTTTGTCAAACGCATCAAGTTGGTTATAAACACTTTCATAACCAGTGAACTCATCACTTTCAATTTGTGATGGATCAATATTCCATATTTGATATAAATCTTGAATCATAAGTGTATTATAACACTTTTATGTAGTTTGTCAAGACAGATAGTCTATGATTTTATCTGCAATTATTTGATGTGTTTTTGGACCAGGATGTATATTGTCAACTGGGGCAAAATCTATTTGCATTTTACGCATGCTATCGTCAAGATTAATCCACAAACTTTGATCAGTGTGTAGATCTATATCCTGTATCCAATCTACCATGCCATTGATATAAATCACTTTAGTTTCATATACTTTTGCTAGATTATTCAGTATCACACAGTATTCACTAAGATCTTTGAAATTTTGATAATCGCCATTTAGTAATAGAAGTGTTTTTTTAAATTTTGTGTGAGTTTCAGCATCGATACTTATTGATTCAGACTGGTAAGGTGCATTACTCCTGTCGTTTGCAAACCACCAAACGTTTTTTTCAGGACTGAGCCATAGTCTACTTACTTCACTCCACTGTACAAATACCATTGAATAATCTTCACAATCTATGCTGTTAGCGGCAGCATGAAATATTCTTTTATTACTGTTGCCTTTTATTGCAAAGTTATCGTATTCCCAGTTAAAATGATTGCAAACCAATTGCGGATACAAATATATATTTCTTTCATGTTTGTGAAATCCATCACCTTGTGTAAAACTGCATCCGTGAAAAGCAACCTTTGTCATTCTTGAAACTCTAGTACTTCGATCATATCACACAGTTTTTCCTGTGCTAAACGTTTGTTTGATGCTGGTACCCATGCCTGCCCAATGCCAGTATGTTCGTCTACTTTGTTTAGTTCTAGTGTGATACGTTCCTTACCAGTCTTACGCATCTTTAGTGGTCGCGGAGCAGTAAATTTAAGTATGAATACTTGTTCACGTGGTTTAAATTGTACAACTTCACCCATTATTTTTTCTCCATAAGATATAGTCTAGCACTACGTGGTGAATAGTTGTTGATACAAATATATTTTACTAAAAATTTCCTATATTCGAATAGTAAGACATCATCCATTGATCTGCGAAAGCTCCACCATTGTTGCACTTAGATTAATTTCTGGATCTGCTACAAAACTGTGATTAACAAGTCCTGTACGTATTGCCATTATGGCACTGTCTTGTCCTTCTGGAGTTGTACTAAACAATTCCAAGTTATCATACATCCAGCGAAACACATCTTCCATCTCTTCTGGACGTACAGTTGCACACATTAATTTTCTTGCTTCTACTATTTTTCCTGCCTTAAACAAGTTAACTGCATCAACACGCCAGTCGCTGATGTTTCCTTCATCGCCTTTGACATTTGCAAGTCGACCATTTGTACTGTTCATTTGACACAAGTTCAAACACTTACGCAGATCAGGATAGGTGCTACGTACATAAGTGTCTAGTATATCAATGTCTATTTCAACATGTTCTGCAACCAATACAGTTGCAACTCTCGCTGTAAATTCTGTTCGGTCTACTTTCTCAATATGAAAACCTTGACACCTTGAATGTAATGCAGGAATAACTCTGTTTGGATAGTTGCAAGTCAGTATAAATCTTGCACTTGCATGATAGGTTTCCATAACGCCACGTAGTGCCGCTTGTCCGTTTGGCGATATATAGTCAGCCTCATCTAATAACACAATCTTAAAGTCGCCAAACGGCATAGTTTGTACAAATCCTGTAATCTTGTCACGGATTGTGTCAATTGAATTCTCTCTTGATGCATTTATTTCTAGTACATCAAAGTCATCTATTTCAAGTTGTTTGATCAGTATCTTTGCCAGTGTTGTTTTACCTACACCAGGTGCACCACTGAATAACAAATGAGGAATAGCACCTTCATCTATCCAAGTTTTAACCTGTGCTTTTTGTTCGTCATCACGGAACACATATCCGTCAATGTCATTTGGCCTATACTTTTCAGTCCACAGTTGCTTCATACAATACTCCTAGTTAGACTTTATTATATTATGATTAGCGAGGTAAGTCAACCAGTTCTGGAAAAACATCTAATAGTTTTACATTGTAGATTTTATCTCTTTGTTCAATCTCTTTCCAAAATAGTTTAGGATTAAACGTTTCGTTATTGTCCATGGCATGTATAATTGCCATATAACCAGTTGTACTTTTTCCATAAGGATCAAGTGGGCGTAACCATTCTACATGTTTTTGAAATTTTTCTCGGATTAGATCTTTGAGATACTCAGGAGCAGTTGTAACACGCAGATATTGCTTGTTGGTTAGTAGGTTCACAATCCATTGGTCAGCATCTATTAATCCTTGCTCTACCCAATTTCGATGAAAGTCTGGCATATGTAATGCGTTCAGAATTGTAATTGTTGATTGAACATTAAAGAATATATCTGGGCGTTTTTGTTTAATTTGTTTGGTAAAATCGACAATCTTGTCCCAGGTGTATGATCCAGGGCGTAAATATAACGCACGATCGTATTCAGCATCAAGACTTGCAAATACAATAATATTTTTAAAGTTTTGCCACAACTTAAAAATATCTCTTGAACCTAATCCAGAATAAGTCATGTTTGTAATATACATTAGTTTTATATCGTGTCTTTTTTTCTCATCTAGTTTTTCAACAAAATCATATGTTTCTTTCATCATTAAAGGCTCACCACCTTCGAATATGATCTGATTAAAATGATCTATATGTTTAAAATATTGTTCTAGTAAATCTGGATTACTTGCTACAAAGGCTTTATCAGGAACAGTCATTCCTAGTAACTTTTCCACACTGTAAAGACTACTCGAAAACTTAGTCTGACACATTCTACATTGCAGATTACATAAATTGTTTGGTTTATAGTTCAGTAACTTTATTTCAAATTTTTCAAGACTTCCATCATTATTTGTGCTTAAAACACTTGGAAATTCTTGTATGAAGTCTCTATTATAGGCCGTTCTTGCAGTATCACCTTTATATTTTTGATCTTTTAAATAGCAAGTTTTACAAGCCTCTAGTTCTTTGCCTTCAAGCATATCAAGTCTAAGTTGGCGTGTATTTTTATTGTTCCATATATCTTCAAGAGTTTCGTTGTTTGCATTTCCTAAAGCGGTGTCTGTAGATATGTAACAACAAGGGTTCACCTTATTATCTTGTGTGACATACTGACTTATCCACGGTAAAACACAAAATGTTTTACTTTCTAAAAATAGGTGCCTTGCTCTATCTGGCAAATTCTCTAAGAGAACACTGTTATTTCCTAGCCCACTAAAAGTTTGATAGATTGAAATATCTTTATATGTATTTGTATAATCACCTGAAGCTTTGTATAAATTGATTAGCACAGGGTCAACACTTGTGTTTTTATGAACCCAAAGATATTCTTCTTCTAAATTAGGATTAGTTGAAATAATAATTGTAAAAAAATTACTAATATCAAGTTCGTTTAACATTGTCTGCACACTTTGTAGTACAGTGTTAGATTGTAATTCTTTATAAAAATCTTTTGTTATTGTCAATACAATGCGATGGTGTTCTTGATATGTAGTTTTGTAATTTTTTTTTAATTGATTATAAAGCTCGAATAGATTATTTTCGTATAAGTCACAATCAATTACATCAAGAACTGTGTATGTTTCTTTTAGTTCATTTATCCATTGTTCTATTGTTGGGAGATTACTACCTTTGGTAAATGTCAATGGCATCTGCTAGAGTATCGTCATGTCCAGGGTCTTGATCGCTTAAAAGTAAAATGTCTTTGTTATCAACCTTACGTATGGTTGTTTCACCGTTTTCATCTTCAATCTTAACACCTCTACTCCAACGACCGTGTGCAATCATAATCCATTGTCCTGGAACTACGTCAGTCTGATCAGGACCAATTGCATATACTTTGCCCCATCTTGGACGAATCCCATGACCTTTGCCGTCGTCGTCTAATAATATAATACCACTTTGTAATTTTCTTTCTTTGAAAGCCATTTCTTCTACAATTACGTCATCACGTAAAGCACGAAACCTATTTCTATTAACCTTGTATGCGTCATGATTAAGTGTAGCCATTATATTTTTTTAACTCCTTCTGCTTGTTTTGCACGTTCTTTTGGTGGGACAATTGCTTCTTGTTTGATTCGTTTTGCACGGGCTATAGCATCAGCAAGTCCGCCCACTGGCGTAGATTTAGTTTCTTCTGCTTTTTCTAAATTTGATTCAATGTTGTTTAAATCGTTAATATCAACATCTGCAGATTTAACTTTTTCTTTTGTTGCAACTTTTGGTTTTGTAACTTTGGTCTTAGATGCTTTTGGTTTTTTAGCAACAGTTTTCTTTGGTTTTTCAACAACCAAATGAACAGGATCAACTATAACTTCATCTGCAACTGCGGCTGCAAGTTTGGTCTTGCTCTCTGATGGAACAACATCTTGCGGTCCAATTTGTTTGCTGTACTGACGTTTTTTTTGATTTATACGACTGTCAATAGATTTATTTTTGTTGTTAATTATATCACCACGAGCATTTACACCCATATTACCAACTGCTCTAACATTTTCATTTTGTAACAACAGACTGCCGAGGTCTATTGATTTACCTTGCGAACTTCTGTACATTTTTCCAGCCATTTACAACTCCTATTAACTGCGTAGTTAATATATTTATCTGAGAAATTCACCAGGGTCTAAATCATAGTACATGCTATCAATCTTGTGTACACCAAGTAGATAAAGCACATAACTTGCAACACTAGATCCTCTGCCTACACCCCATATTATGTTATTATCTCTCATAGTATCCACAAGATACTTTAAATATTTTAATAAATTAAATAAATTTCTTTCTTGAAACATCAACAGTTCTTCGCCCGCACGTTGTATTTCAGCATCTGTCTTACAACAATCAATTACGTGTTGGGCAATATCTAGCTGTTGGTATTCTTCGGGCATTAGCCAATTGCGTTGATTCATCATATCATATTCATCAACGCTCAATGATATGTCAGTTTCAGGAACTGTATTTTCTAATTGTACTGTACTATCCACAGTAATACCCGCAGTTGATTTCTCTGTCATTATCAAATCAACTACGTCTTCTATGTTGTATACTATTTCACTGAATTTATTTTTTATCATTAGGTTTAAATTCTACTACATTTTCACCAATGTTGTCAACCTTTTCGACTTGTTTTTCAAGTTTTACTTCAATCACTGGTTCTTCTGCCTCGCCGTCATCCCAATCTAAATCTAAACTTTTCCATGTAGGATTATTTAATGTAACAACTTTTTTACCTGCTTTTGGTATTGTAATACAACCCGGTCCAGTATCTGTCCACCATCCTGTGTTTTCAAATGGGCCTACAGTTTCTTCATCATGATGCAAATAACTAATACCGCCTCCCATTGTACTTCGTATGCTGATATCAAGTATGTCCATTACATCTTCGGTAACTGCTTGTAGTTTACAATATAATGCTAGGCCAACTATTTGATCAGCAGGTTCGTCTGGTAACACAATGGTTCGAAAATCTACTTCTTCATATTTTTTAGTAAGGCTTTTGTGTGCTTTACCAAAAATTATAGCATCTGAAAACTGTTCATATAAAATATACTTGCATCTTTCCATTGCAATATTTTGATCAACTTGATTTGTTGATTTTGTTATTATTTGTAAATCAACACTATACGTATTCATTATAACTCCAGTGTCAAAGTACACGCCAGTGGTAAATGTTGGACTCCAACCTATTCTTACATAACTCATGATATATCTATTTTATCCTCAAAGTCGTTGTTGTCTCCAGAACGTGCTTTAACCTGCTTTTCTGTGAGTTTGTTGCGATAGGTATTGATTGCAAGGCTCACTTGATTGATAAGTGAACTGTTGCCCATTCGCATTGCAATAGTTAGTTTTCCATTTAGTTCGGTAATTTTATCCAACAGTTCTGACTCACTGAGGTCGTCAATTTTACCAATCAATGGATGTTCCATCGACATTAGATGTCACCGTCTTTTCTGTTTTCACTATAGTGTGCATCAAAGTCACCGCCTGGGTAACGTGCTTTAAGTTTATCAATATTCATTTGTATAACAATATTTGGATCTACATCAAGTGCCATACATCCTTGCATCCAATACCACATGATGTCACCGAGTTCTCTTTTCATATGATAGATGTTTTCATCATCAAGTGGCTTGCCTTGAAATATGATCTTTTTCACTATCTCAGTAAACTCACCTGCTTCTGCACCCATTCCGCAACTTGCAGTAAGCAGTCGTGGCATATCAGCCATGCGTTGATTGTTTAGAGATGCCCAGTTGTGTGTGAACGCATCATTACTTTTGCTTTCATCACTGGTTACTGCATCCACAAATTCTTTGTACTTGTTTAGATCTATTTTCATAAAAAAACTCCTTTACTCAATAATTATACAGCAAAGGAGTTAGTATGTCAATTATTATTTTGCTCGTTATGCAAAAGCGGCACCGTTGTTACCTATCACAAACCATTTGCTGTTTATGTACATTAGAGTGCATGCTTCGCCAATGTTAGCAAAAGTAATAGTTCCAGTTCCAGATGCTTTCCATCCTGCATTGGTAACTGTTGTAACCATGTCGCCACTGTCAGCATACATAGCAAGTACTTTAATTTGTCCTTCAACACCTGCAGCCAATGTGCTTGTTTCAGCAGCCGCTGTTGAAAAATAACTTGCGGTTTTGGTCAAATCAGCGGCGCCAGCATCTGCTAGATCTTCTGAGCCTGTTAATTTTATTGGATTAGTTAATGTGTCTCTTGGTCTTGTAAGTTCGCTTAGAAATATGCTTGTTCCGCCGTCGTCTGTGTGAAATTGGAATTCATATGTGCCTGTTTCTGCAAATGTAATAACGTTTGAACTAATGCCTTGTATGCCTACTATGCTTTTTGCACTTACACCGTTTCCTACTGCACTTGGCAGTGTCACAGTGTGAGCTACGTTAGCAACTGTAATTACAACTGTAATAAATGATTGGTTTCCTGCGGCTGGTATATTTGAAAATGCTAGTGTAATTGATCCTGAAGTTGTTACACTGTACCAGTTACCTCCGCTATAATCAATTGCTGCAGAACCTGATATTGCTCCAAGAGCCACTCTAGTTGCTCTATAGCCTTGTATTTTGGTGTTTTTTATTACTGCACCAGACATATCGTTATCAAGTGTTGTGCCTGTTAATGCACTTTTAAAAATGCCTTTTGCTTGTAGATCGTCAATTTCAGTCTCTGCATATTCAAAATTGGTTTTGATGTTTGTGAAGTTATCACGAAATCCTTGACTGTCATTGTCCTGTCCAGCAACTGGATAGGTTGTATCTATGTTGTTTGGATTGATACTACTTGCCATGTTTTTATCTCTTTCTATGTTCCTAAAATATTCTTCTTGGGGAATACGAGGTATTTATCATATGAATCCGTCTTGCCGTAAACATCTACAGGGCTGGTAAACCTTAGACTGTTGCCATCAAAGGTAGTTGGATTTCCACTTGGTGTTGGATTAGCAGTCTGGTCTGTATTAAATGTAGTGCTTAATGGTGGTGATGGATTCCAATTTCCGCCATCTGTTGAATCTTCATTTGGTACCCAATTTGCAGTAAGTTGATTGTCCAGTATGTATCTATCGCTGATAAAATCAACTCTATTGAGTATTTCACCGAACTGTGTGCGAATGTTATAACTTATTCGATCTGATTCACCTGGTTTTGTATAACAAATCACCCATGCTTTAGTAAAGCCTAATACTCTACCGTTGGTTTGTTTTGATGTCATCCATAAAGGCAATATTGTATTTGTTTGTCCAATTGTATCAACAACCCTGTCTCGCATGTTTATCAAACTGTTTGGGTAAACAGTTTGTGTAGTTACTGCAAGTTCGTCAAGTGGTGTTAAAAATTGATCATAAAATGTTAGCAACTGCTCGTAGTGTGCATTTATATCAAGATCACCAGACGCTTGTGGTTTTGGAAATATACAAGCAATACCGTTGTTTTCTGGATTGAAAGGATCTGTTGGATTCTTTAATGCATATCCATAGCAACAACAGATTTGATGATTTAATCCAGTATCTTTTTTGCCTTTGTCATTTAGATAAAGTGCGTCAAAGTTTATTTCAAGTCCAACATGCACAAATCCCATTGCAATATAAGGCACTGTTGGTATGGTATCGTTTATGTTAGTAAGGCGTTTCCATCTATCAACCATTTTATTTCCGTTGATGTCGGTTAGATTGTCAAACCAAGTGCGAAACTTAAGGTTACCAACTCTTGGACTAGCCGATGGCAATCCTTCAATTTCAAATTTATTCAGACTGACTGCATAAGCACAAACTAGTGTAGCCATTGCACTTCCTAAACTATGACTGCATATACGTAATTTTGTTTTTGTTGTGTTTTCTAGAGCTTGTTGTAGTGTTATTCCGGGAACATCACTACCTCTTGTGTATCCCGGAGCAGATGCACTTGCTGGGACACCTAGTCCTTGGAATGCCTTCAGCCAGCCACTTCCAATTTGTCCTTGGCCTAGCGGATTATCAACTTTATTGGCCGCATCAACATCTAGTTTAACATTGCCTTCTCCCAATGTACCACGAATTACAATATAAGCATGATCACCTTGTTCAACTAGAAAGGCAAAAGGTTCAATATACCTTTGTACATTGCCATTTTCTTCCTTACCGGTGTAGTATTCACTATAGATAATGTTATTTGCAAGTGCTGCGGCTTCCAGTTGTGTTTTAAAAAGGTCGTATCTAACATTATCACTATAGGTATCACACTCGTTCCTAGGTGACCATGTAAAAGTTCCTGATGGGTCATCGCCTGCAGGATCTCCCGGGCTTCCGGCAGCGGCCCAATCTTTTGACATTTGGCTGGCAACAGTCGCTAGTAAGTTTGCATTAAGTGCTGGTTCTAGATAGTCAACGCCTTGATTAGCTAATCCTACTTTAGCAGTGATTGTTTCGTTACTCAGTCTGTCTGGGTGATCAACACCGTCTACTGTTAATTCTACTGGCCATTTTATACTCTGGGGCGGCGATTGCCCTAGTTTATTAACGCCGGTATCAATAACATCACTATAAACAACTTCATATTCGACAGTACCATCTGCGTTCAATGCTTGTGCAGTTTTTATTTCCCCTAGTATCAGTTTCTTTTCAAAATGATTCTGTGTAAGTGCATTTACATATTCTTCTAGTGTTGCAGTATCTAAACTGTAGGCATGATTATACACTACATTTTTTGCCACACCAAAGTAGGGATCATCTGCTCGATAAACTCTTGATGGCGGTATTATGTCAGTGTTTTGAATTAGACTTCTTATAAAAGTTCTATCATTTTGATCAGGCATTGCTTTGATATAGATTCCGTTGTATGGAGAATTGTACTCTCTATCTACAGTGATACGGAACGTTCTACTAACACTAACCAAGCCGTCACTGCTGTATGCAACCACAGTGAAGTCAAATGCTTTATCAAATGTTGTTTCTCCACTTATTAATCTTGTGCTAACTTCTTTATCAAAAGTGGTTGTTCCGCTATCAATTGCAAAGGTATTAAAACTAACACGCCCACTGATGTTTCCGCTTGATAGTAACTCTAATCCCTGAGGTAGAAGATTGTATTGTCCAGGAGTATCTGGATAACTGCCTGCTTTCAATTTGAATTGTAGTGTCCGTCCGCTTGGGTTTGAGGCTTTTACTGCTAGTCTTGATACTGCACCGTTATCGATTGTTCCTAGTGAATATACAGGTGCTAGTTCAGTACCAGGAACAAAAGTTCCTGTCAACCAAGTAACCGCATTCTCTATGTTTCCTATGACAGTAATATTGTAATCATAGGGTTCACTTTGAACTTCAGGACGATTTGCTTTGGCAATAATAATGCTAAAGTTAAATGTTTGTTCAGTTGCACCTTGATCTGGAAAATAACCACTTAACCATCCTGTTAGTGTATTAAATGTTATGCCCGGAGGAAGGTCGCTACTATCGCCAGTTACAATTGAAAATTCAATTGGATCATTATCGCAATCAAATCCTTTGATTTGATAGGCAAAGAAGTTATCATGTCTAAATGTTCCGATTGTTCCGGCAGATACTGCCGGAGGTCCAACAATAGCAGGTGGATAGTTTTCAATATATGGTGTGCTGAGTGGCGATAGATCAGCAGTTAGTATGTCAGTGTCAGCAGTGAAATCGAGTGTATCCGCAGTTAAACTATCTCTACTTACTACATACATTGTAAATGTTCTTAGATTTTGATCTTTACCATCACTGATTCTCAGTGTAAATTCATAGTTTTTGTTTATACTTCTGTTTGGAAAATCAAACGGATATAGATCAAATGCACTAGCATCAAAGCCGCTCGTAGCACTGTCTGGTAGATTGCTTATTGGTGATATGTGACCAGATATCAATCCGGTTGTTGCATTTAGTGTTAACCCAGGTGGCAATTCACCGTTATCAACTTCGATAGTAACTGTATCATTTGGATCACTGTCTGTAAACCCAATTGTGATGTTTACATTATCACAGTCAAAAAATGTACCCAAACTACCAGCCGGTGTTGTGAAAGTAGGTGCGTCCTGCCCAGTGACTGTTAGGCTAAATGTTCTATCATTGATACTCAATCCATCTGGCGAGGTTGCACGTATTGCAAAAGTGCTTGTTACATTTTCACTGACTTCGGTCGGTGTTCCTCTCAGCGTCACAAAGGCTTGCGGGACACCTTCAATCAGTCCGTTTGATGTTACTTGAACACCTTCTGGAAGTCTGCCAGCAATTAAAGTATATGTAAGTGTACCGCCGTCTGGATCAACGGCTTCTATTGGTCTTTGGAAAAATAAATTTTCTGCAATAGTTCCAAGATCTCCTGCTGGTGTTACCCATACTGGTTGTGCCATCTGGACCTACCTATAATTTCAACATACACTCGACGAGCTTTTCACCTTCGTCTGCGTTATCTTCAAGTGCAATACCTATCAAGTGTCCTTCTGAGTTCTTACTTGCTCTTCCCATGATGTCAGAATACACCAGTTGTCCTTTTTGCACTGATCCAAAAATTCTTACTGGAACACGACCAACTAAAGCCACCGGTAAACCAGCTGTTAAATCACTGTTCATGAGATATGCTGGATCAGTTGAGATAACTCCAGCTGGATAATCTCCTAAACCACATATAGTGATTTCGAGAGGACCACCAATTGATATCACTGTACCTGGATCATAATCATGATCTGAAAGATAGTTTTCTGCTAAGTCAGCATATCTTGCTTGAGTTGCAGTTAGTGTGGCTATATTAGCACTAAAACTAGCATTGCTATCTCTAAAAATTATTGTACTAGGCGTACTAGCATCAGTAGCATTTGATGCTACAGTAAATGTACCACTTTCGCTGTTAACACTACCACTAATACCGTTTCCTGAAGTTGCTCCTTGTTGGACATAAGCCCCTGTTGTATCTGTGCCTAAAGCGACTGAATCGGCTGCAATTGTTGTAGCAAATGATACATTACCTAAATTGGTCATTGTACCTGAACCAGTAACATCACCCGTTAGAGTAATTGTTGGATCAGCAGTTAGTGTTGTCGCAATACTTGCAGTATCGCCTGCGTTGGTAAATGTGGCACTGCCTGTTACGTTTCCTGTTAGTTGCACGGTTACCGCACTTGATAAACCACCAGCAGTACCTGTTGTGTTTTGGTTAAGTGTTGCCACCCTAGCGGCAGCAACTGTACCTGTTGTTATATTTGATCCATTTAAAGCACTCAATAATGCACCTGATCCAGCAAAGGATGCGGCAGTTATATTGCCTGTTGCATCTACGTCGCCAGCTGTAGTAATGTTGCCACCACTTACATTGCCTGTGGCCGAAATAGTTGTACCTGCTGTTATTCCATTTGTAGCGTCAACATTGTCAGCCTGTACCTGTCCTGTAGTAGTAACGTTACCACCACTTACGTTACCAGTTGCTGATATTGTTGTACCAGCAGTAATGCCATTGGTTGCGGCAAAGTTGTCACCTGCCACTTGACCAGTTGCACTGATTATACCAGTTACTGCTGAGCCAGTTGATCCAACATCCAAAACTGTTGTACCAGCAACACCTACTGTTGTATTTGCATTATTTGCAACAAATACATTTGATGTTCCATTTACTATTGTATTTGCGTTAGGTAGGTTTGATAATTGACTTCCGTCGCCAAGTATATAGGTACCTGAAATATTACCTGTTGCAGTGATGTTTGCAGTTGTCATTGGAACTATAACGTCAATTGTGGTTCCGTCAGTTTGAAATACCAGTGTTCCACCTGATGTGATTTCTACATTACCACCTGAACTTGAAATACCAACAATCGATGTTCCGTTGGCAATTTGTGTAACTGCTACGTTTGATGCTGCTGTAACGTTGGATAAAAATCCTCCGTCGCCAATAAAAAATCCGCCAGTGCTTTCTACATTTCCTGTTGCACTCATGTCACCTGTTGCAACAACACCTGAGCTGTTTACATTGCCTGCATCTACGTTTCCTGTAGCAGTAACTGAACCTCCAGTGATAATGTTACCACCAGTGACGTTGCCTGTTGCGTCAACAAATCCTGAAGTAATTAGATTACCAGCAGTAACATTTCCTGTGGTTACTTTGTTACCACCAATAACAACATCATTTAGTGCTATGATGTTTCCGCCTTGGACGTTTCCTCCACTTGTAATGTTGCCAGTGGCATCAATAATAACACTGTTAACTTCTTGGTATCTTAGTGTGCTGTTTCCAAGATATCTTGTTGCATTTGTATCAGGAAGTAAATTTGAACCAATTGTACCATTCACAATCAGTTGATCGCCAATGGTAAAATCTTGTGTAATAGTTAAACTGTTTCCAACATCAAGGTCAGTTGCAATGGTTACGTTTCCACTAATGCTTGTTTCTGTTCCAGAAAATGTAACCACATTAGAACTTCCAGCAATGCTAATAGTCACATTAGCACTGTCAGCAACAGACACATTTGAAGTACCGTTTATAATTTCTGTTGGAGTGATAGTAGTGTCAAAAAGTGATTTGAAGTTATCATTACATTTAATGTATGCAGTTCTTAGGCCGTCACCGGTACCATCGTTTGCGGTTGCACCAACATTGATTATTTCTCTTGCCATTGGGATCCTCTAACTTACTGTTATGAGTATTTATGGCTTTTATTAGTTAAGATCGACCCAAGAAGAACCAGTGTATCCTTGAAATTTTGTTCCGCTAGTCACAAAGATTATCATGCCAGCAACAGGAGAAGTGATAGCGGCATCTCTAGCAGTAGCATCGGCGTAGGTTGGAAGAGTAAATGGGCCACTGCTTATCACTCCAACAGTGCCGATATATGCACCCAATGGACGTACATTAGCATTACCAATGTATCTTGTATTGTTAGCATCAGGAATAACATCTTGTGCTATACGTATTGTGCCTGTACCGTCTGGTGCAAGAACTATATCACCATTGGTATTATAACTTGAAATAGTTTGCCCATTCATTGCAATGTTGGAACTTACACTATTGGCTCCGTAGAGTTCAGTGAAATTATCGTTGACTTTGTCCATTGCACTACGGAGATTGTCACCGGTACCGTCGTTTGCTGATGTTCCTAAATTGATTGTTTGCTGTGCCATCTATACATCCTTTAATACTTGTGTATTTATGTCTTAGACTGCGAAGCTTTCTCCACAACCACAACTGGCAACTGCATTTGGATTGATAACTTTTAGATAGTTACCGCCTAATTCGTTTACCCAATCAACTGTGCAACCTAGCACAAACATTTCTGCTATTGGATCTACAACCAGTATATCATTGATAGGTTCGCTCCACTTAACATCTGGCCATTTTGATTTATGATCCCAAACATATGTAAAGCCACTACATCCGCCGCCCTTCACGCCAAGAGTAACATAGTCACCCTCAGGTGTTACCGACTTTAAATATTCGCTTGCTTTTTCAGTTAACTTTAACATTACTTCTCACGTTTGTAAATTGTCCATGCACCGTATGCAATAGCCGCATAGGCTGCTAGTTTAGCAAATGGGCCTGCTATAAGCACAATTATGCCTACACCAATTAAGATTGCACCATCTAATGATGTGCGTTCTTCTAGTCTGCTTGTGATAAATTTTTTAATCATGTCGATCTCCTTGAACTATATTTATTTTATACATTTTCGTATTCAAAGTTCTGACATTCCTCACCTTTTTCTAGCAGTATTGCACCGTTACGTAGATGAAACCGTTCAGCCATCTGTGTAAGTGGGGATAATGTTACAAATCTTGTACAACCTTTGGTTTCTTTAATATGCTTTGCGGCTTCTAGTATGATTTCTCTACCGGCTCCTTTTGAATAACTCCATACAGTATAAAATACAGCCGTATCTGGTGTGGTGTTAGTACTGCTCCATGATTCTGTACTCATCCAATCTAACTGTTGTTCTGTTAGAGGAACCTGGTTGGTATATCCAACACAGATTACTGCACGTTTGCCTTCTTCTAGTGGCAGTGCATACTGTGCATATTGGTCTTCATATAAGGCATAAACTTCTCTGCCACACATAATACGCCAATCTGCTGGAAGATGTGGACGCACTGGGTCCTCCGCAACAACCTCAGCTACATCTTGTAAATTCAATCTTGATAACATTTTTTACCTTTTACAGTTTATTAGAGTCGACGTGTAATACGACCTTTACTTAGATCATATGGTGAAACCTCAAGTTCTACAGTATCACCTAACAAGACTTTTATCTTGTACATACGCATTTTACCATTTATTTGAGCAATAACTTCGTGTTTAGGTTCTTTTAACGCAACCCTAAACATGCCACCACGCATTAGCTCAGTAACTGTGCCTTCAAATTTTATTAATTCTTCTTTAGCCAATTGGTCTCCTTGGTTCCTTGTAAACGGTCCCAACGAAAACTTCTCCAGCCACCTACTGTTGTATCCCATACCACTTGTGTATCAGGATTAACTTTTCGGTCTGCTTTCTCCTCAACTTTTGGCATGATATTTTCTTGTAAGGTTGCCTTCATTTTCCGAAGTGAACCATCTGCTTTCAGAAATTCAATTTCAACAACGCCGTTGATTAATGCATCAACAACTGTCTTTTGATTTTCTACTTCTGTATATTTAACCATTTAATGCCTCCAAATTTACCTTAATTAAATCATCGTAGGTCCAGTTCACAGGTGCGGCCCCACCAAAACTGCCTGTTTTAATTCCTTTGCTGAAACTCACACCACGCCATTCACGTTGTTCACGACGTAGTTCTTTGTGTAAAAATTCAGGCTTTACACCATGACGTTTGGTCATGTCATACATTGCCAAGTGTTTACCGTACTTCATTGCCAGCATGCTTGCTTCAGCTTCGGTCATACTAACACAATCGTTTTTACCACATATAGTTACACTATAAACACGTTTCATAACTTACTCTCTATTTCTTTCTTTCGGTTGGTAATATACTTGAGAATTGTTTCTAATTCTTTCTCATCGATGTTCCAACGAGCTTTTGTATCTACAACTTTTAAAACTGCTTCTTCATATCGAAGACAGGCAAACAAGGCAAGTTCGATTCCGTCTGGTTTGTTTGTGCTTGCCACTAGCCTCTCCTCATACGTGCAATTTCTTTTGCATCATTTGAATCTTTGCGTACAGGCACCATGTTGCTCTTGTGCAACATACCTATACCTGCTAATTCATTACCAGTATAGACATTTTCTGTTTTCTTTGCAGTACTGCCAACTATGTTGTTACTGCATCTATAACTGCCTTGATGCTCTCTGTAATTTGGAATACTGAAGATACCTTTGCGATTGCCTTTAGCATCAGTTGGAAGTTTTGCCTTAAGTTGATCGGGAGCAATACCTCTAGAACGTAACCATTTATCATGTGCCATATCTGTTGCAATTTGCTTGGCGCTTTTTTGCTTTTTGGATTTTTTACGTGAATATTTTGTAGTGGTCATGTACGGACCAACTAAATGCATTGACATACTACCTCCTGCTGTATTAATTGTTTATTGTAACACACTAAACAACAATGTCAACCACTATTAGCCACGATCTAGTAGATCAATTTTGTTTGGAACATCTTTCCATTCGGCGGCGTCTGCAGGACGCCGGCTTTCGTCTACTTCGGTGATTTCTACAAATGATGGCAACTTTGCAAGTTCTGCATTTAGATGAAGCCATGGATCGTTTGGTTCAATATCAGTGTCGGCCACAATAGCATCTACAGGACATTCTGGAACACATACTGCACAGTCTATGCACTCATCTGGGTCTATAACCATAAAGTTTGGACCAATTTTAAAACAGTCAACTGGACAAACAGTCACACAGTCTTGATGCAAACATTTAATGCAATTTTCAGTCACTACATAAGTCATTAATCGTCCTTGTTAAGAGTATCCCACATTTGTTTTTTTTCTAAGAGATTGCGTTCTAGCTCAATGTATTTTTGTCTAATATCTCTTAGCTCTTTGAATTCTGCTTCGAGTGCTATGTTTGGTTCAAGTATTGCCATGCGTTCTTGTAAACTGTGCAAAGTGTCTTTGAGACTGACGCCATTAATTTCTATATCAGCATCTTCGCCAGTTATTCTCATCTTCCCATCGATGTCATGACTCATTGAAAATATATTGCTGGTTGCAATATCCTCTGATGCTGGTAATATATAAGGACTTGGGTGGTAGGTACATCCAACATCATAGTCATATTCTAGATCTTCAATTGCTTCATAATCAGATAAATCCCCTGATAACGTGTTGTTCTCAATATGTGTTACCAAACCATTAGCATCAATGGTAAGTTTTTCACCGCTCATTATATAGCGGCTTTTTCTTCTATGATTTCTTTACGGCGTTCTTTAACTGCTTTGCCTATTTCTTGAAGAGCGGCTCTTGCTCTGGTTGCGGCAGCCTTTACTTTCTTTTCAGTAAACTTTTTATTTTCTGCAATGTAGTTTTCCATTTGCTCTACTAGTGTATCGTGTGCTGACATTGAAATCTCCTAAAGTAGTCAGTTAGTGTAAAATCACGTTCTTTGGAATTGATAGATGACTATCGTCAATTTTTTCAAAACCCATTTGTTCAATTTGATCATAAAAGTTATCTGGTAATTCAAATACTTTATCATCTTGTTCAATTGCTTTTTCTTGTTCAACGCCAAGCAAACGCATTAGACCTCCGACGTGAACATGTCGAACTCCGTTATCAAACAAAGTAGCACAAATTGCAATAACAAGTCCAGCTATCGCATCATTGTCACCAAACATTGAGTCTATTTCTGCTTTGCTCTTAAACATGCTCTTACTTATATGCAAATGCACGATATTGATAATTTACCAGCTCAATCCAAAAGTTTCAAAACCACCAAAAGGCAAACTAGCTATCCAAGCAATTGAGAGTAAGATCATTTTAATGGGCCACCAAAATATATAAAACATGCTACCCCACCAACTCATGGTATCACTTACACTCCAAATCAATGTACCAACAAACACCCAAACTCCTATTAGTGCTAGGATCCATACTGCATCACTTTCAGTTTCACCTCCTGATGAGTACGAAACTGATTGATTATTTTGTTGCTCCCGCATCATCTGCATCTGTTCTTGATGTATCTTTTCGTTGCTTTGTCTAAGTCTACAGGCGGAACACAATCCACTGCTGTCAGCTGAATGAGTATTACATCCGTAGCAATAACTGTTTCCGCCTAGTGCCATTAGTCAATCTCCAACTCTGTTGTGTTAACATCTACAAATCCTGCTTGTTCAAGTATAGCAGTTGGTGTAATAGAATTATCTACCTTACGTGAACGTATTTCAGCAATAGAAATAGGTTTCTTATACTCGCCACGTTTGGCTTCTTTATTCTTTTCATATAATTTTTCTGTGATAGCATAACCTGCATCAAAATCTTTTTTACCCCAATTCAAACTTTCTAAATGCTTTAGTGCTTCTAGTTTTGTCATAGGTTCTGGAAGTTCGATAAGATTGATGTTTTCACAATTGTTCTTGATCAATATCTTTGTTCTACTCACAATGTCATTGGCAAACCTAACTTTTGTTATGCCATGTTGCGATGCAGTCCCTGCGACTGTGAATTTCTTTTCCATTTTTATAGTACCTTTACTCTGTTAATTGTTGTAGTATCATTCGTGTGCTTTGTAACAGTGCCACGAACTTTCACTGCATCCCCTATTTCAAGTTTATCTCTGTAGTAGAAACTGGTCTTGTAACCATCTTTTGTAATAGCATTATAACGGAATGTACCCCAATCTGTCAACCAAAATCTACTGACTGGTTTGAGTTCAACATCAATTCTTTCTTTGATATTACCATATGTTCCATACACATAATCTTTGGTTAGTTGTTCTTCTTTTATTGCACGTTCATACTGGACAATCTGTGAATTCACAATACCAATAAGCATTCTATCCTGTGGCACAACAAACTCGTCGAGTTCAACTGCACGGCTTAAACTTTGCTGAAAATCTGATAATTTTCTTGTTATAGCAGTTACCATTAATCTACTGCTTATAAACTTTCTTACTTCTGCTCCTTTGCATCTATCTTCTACAGAGATCTTACCGCCAAGTGCAAGTGCATTTCTTGCCACAGTTCTGTTAGCTTCGCGAACACATTCACCATTGGCATTGAACTCGTCTTCTTTATAATAACCCTTGTTAATTCTTTGAGCATAAACTGCCGCGGCCCAAATGTCATAAGCAGTGTGTACTACCTTTTGTGCGTCTTTCATTTTTCCAACCTTGAAACTATACATCTTCATCCCCTAAAAATCTTGCTTCAATACCCTTAATGTGCTTGCACATTCTATAGGCAGGACATGAACATTCCCAACCTCTATCCAGTAGAGTTACAGTATATTGATCACCTTTACTGCCCACAACTGGCCATTCAACACCAACGGCCCAATGCCCTTTTGTTACCATGTTTTCTGTTGGATGTGCCATTAGGCTGCCAACCAGTTTGTTGTTAACTTGTCCTCATCAACTTCCAACCAACCAATGCTATCACAAAACCATGCACCGTCATTGGCAACAAGTATATCACCAACACTAACAGTTGTCATCTTAGGAGCAATTCTTTCAATACGGTCCTTCTGGTAAGTTCCACTTACTTCAAATGCATGGTCAATATCATCAGCAACAATGTTACCAACATGTGTGTAACAACCATTTGCAAGACCAATTTTTGGCTTACCGTTACGGCTTTCGATATAACTCTTAGCCTTAACATGACAATCCCAACCTTCTTTGTTGATAAGATCGGATAAATCTTTGTCTATAACGATTTGAAAAACTTTGATTAACTGTGCCATTTAGCATCTCCTTGTTTCTAACTGTATATACAGCTTAACACAAAATGCTCTAAAGTCAACCTTTTTCTAGAAAAAGAGTTGTTTTTTCTGTGGAATATTCTACACGAGCCTGCCATTTTTTGTTTTTACGTGTACTGTTCATCCACTGTGGCCAGGTCACAACCAAGCCTTTTGCTGGATATGCTCTGTGTATTCGATAGTCAGTAGGGCGAATATTGAGGTCTTCTTTACCAAGTGCATATTCAAACACGTTGGCTCCTAGTGTTATTTCTGTCACTGGCTCATGTGCAAATATAGTTTGCTGCCGTTCTTGTATGTACATTAAATCTAAGATTAGTTTATCATCTGGAGCAAAGTGTTGTGCTACTGTAAGTATATCTTGGAAAGTTTGTGAACGATTGGTTATTCCTAGATCTTCAATTACAGGTGCATAGGTTAAACCTGCTAAGAACATATTGAATTCTAAGCGATCAGCATAACCTTGCCATTTTGTCAGCCATTTGTGTGCCGCACAATCTTTGTTTTCTAATCCCCAGTCTAACATATACTCATAAAACTTTTCAAATGGTACGCCGTGACGTTTGTTTAGATATCGTGTAATAATCTGTGTAAAACCATTGGCATCCATCATTGAAGTGTACCAAGTCCATAACCATAGTTTCTTCATTTGTTCTGCAGGCAAATCTTTTGTGCCTGTGAGTGTTTCTTGATATTCATCTACTATATTAGAAAAATAACTTTTAAGGGTGGTTTGTGTAATACCGTGTTTTTTCTTGTATTCAGGTTCATTCATCTCTGAGTTTTCAAGAATAGTCACAGGATATGCTTCTACAATAATATCTCTGCTCAACAGATCACACAAGCCTGTAGTCCATGACTTCCAGGTTTCTCCGGGCAAGCCAATTATTAATTCTGTGTTTATGCTTAACCCTTCTTTGTGAGCAGTGTCTGCTACTTTCTGCATGGCTTCTTCTTTGAGATTTACACGTTTAATATGCTTCAGAACTTCTGGATTGGTACTTTGCAACGCCATAGTAAAACGTCGCATCATATCGGCTTCCATCAGTTTAACTGCCATGTCGACCAACTGCACTGTGGCATTTTTACTCCAGTTGGTATCAAACAACACTGGAAATCCATACTTCTTTTTTGTGCGAATAAGCATATCTGTGATTTCCATATCTCTATCTTTGAATATACCAAAATTAGCATCTGTGTTTGTTATTAGTTCTAGTTTGTTTCGGCCTATCCATTCTAGTTCAGCTTCAATGCGTTCTAGGTTAAACTTCTTTACTTTAGAAAAGGTTGTACCTCCCCAGTCACAGAAGGTACACATAAACGGACAACCTCTGTTGGTTTCCAATACTGCATTCCAAATTTTACCTGGATACATGTCAGGCAAATGATCAAACAGTCCCATCAGATAAGGCGATGGTACTGCTGACAAATCCATTATACGTTGACTTGGACCTGTTAACACTGTCTTGCCGTTACGGTTGATGCTGATACCAGGCACCATTTCTTCGTCTTGTTTGCCGACAAAACTTTGCAACAATCCAGTAAAACTTATTTCACCTTCTTGGTGTATGAGATAATCAATATAGGGTTTGTCTGCAAAAAAGTTTTCTGACTTGTTTGGTGTTTCTGCGCCACCAATAATTATTTTACATTCTGGATAACGAGCCTTTACGGCTTTAGCCAAAGCCTGATTGTAACTTACGTTCCATACGTAACTGCTTAGTCCAACAACCGCAGGGTCAACCATCTTATCCACCAGCATGTCGATTGGCTCTTTTACACTGTACAAACCTGCAAGACAATAGTTGTCAAGTATATGAGGTTGTGTAGTTGCATAGGCCCAAACAACACCAACACTATATGGAAAGTAATAATAGTTGCTACCTGGCAACTCCAGACTCATTTGTGCCATGTAAACATTCTTCATATTCATACTTATGTTAATTTATTTTATTCAAAAGAAAAGCCACCCTAGGGTGGCTTTTTTTGTGCTCTAAAGATATAATTAAGCAGTTCTTGATGCTAAAGCTCTGTAACCAGCGGCAATAACTTCTCTAGGTGCTTTTGTGCCCATTGTATAAACCTTGGACTTGTTGCCTTTTCTACCTACAGTGTTTAAGAACACTGGGTAACCAGCAAATTTAATTGCTTGAATAGCAGCACCAGGATTTGATACGTTGAATTTTGACTTGATGTCAGCTGATGTTAATCTCTCACCTGACTGTAGGGCTTCAAGGATTGCACCTTGTTTACTGTTAGTTCTCATTTAGATTTACTCCGTATATCTAGTTTAAATTGTTGTCGGCCTTTCCAACAACATGTACACAGTATAGCACCTATCTAGAAGAAGTCAACTATTTGTTAGCCTTTTTGTAGTTTTTGGTACGATAAAACAAATGATCGTCGATTCGGGCTACATAGTTAAAGTCATGTCTCCACTTAGGACGTACATTTTGTGCATGATACCACATGCTACCTTCACTGATATCTGTACCTAGGTTCCACAGGGTATAGGCATCTTTTGCAACTACGAGAGCATTTCTCCATGTGGTTGGTTCTTTGGGCTCATCTGATAAACCATCACAGTACCATGAGAACTGACACTTGTTCTTAAGCATCACAGTTTTACCATGTTCTTTTTTCCACCATCTGGAAGTTAGTCCTTGTTCAACAACTCCACAAATTGTGTCAGGATATCTTTTACTTTTAACTCTGTTCAACACCACATGCGATACTGCAATCTGTCCTGCAGTGCTTTGGTTACGTGCTTCAAAGTAGATATTTTTAGCAAGACAACTCCATTCTGCTGGTGATGCAAATAAAAATTGTAATGTTAATAATGTTTCTTTAATCATAATGTTCTCCGCTTAGATAATATATATTTAAAGATATTATGCCGCAACCTTTCCTGTAATCAATGACTTATCTAACTTAACCTGTGTGCTACCAATTGAAGCACCAGTGTTTTGAAATACCAACACGGTTCTTGGATTAACTTTGTAAACCTTACCAAACTTTTTAATACCACCGTATGTCCACTCGATGGTATCACCAATTTTAACCGCAAACTTGTTAGCTTTCATTTTACCTAAGAAAGTAATGTGTCTGTTATACTCACTTGCCAATACGTGCATGTCAGAAGTATCTGTAATTTTTCTCATTGCTTCTAATGCTAATTCTAATTCTTTTGAGTACATAAACTATCTCCCTGTTTCTAAGTATACATATATAATAACACACTATACGTCGTTGTCAACCTTTTTCTGTGTTTTGGTTTATTTGTATGGTATTAAATGTTTAGATAATTACTAATATCATGCGAATATTAGTACTAGGAAATAACACAAAAGATACTGACGATCAAGTCAAAGAGCTTGCAGAGAAGGCTGGTACATATAATCACGGGCTCGTTGAAACAACAGATCAAGATTTCTCACAACACGGATATTACCACACCACATTAATAGATTTATCACCTGGTGAAATAATGAAATTTGTACACCAGTTTGATGAAGTGATGGTGTTAGATCAACCAGCAAGGAGTTGGGATAGTCAAAAGCCAAGACTTAGCACCTATAAGTTGATCACTTCCCTAGAAAGACAGAGCAATAGACTAGGTCTTAAAGTTAGCGGTACTGATAATGACAGTTTTGTTGATATGAAGTATTGGACAGATTTGTTCAAATCAAATCGAAGTTTTTGTGCTTATCCATGGATAGTACATAGTCAAGACAAGGTTGATGCTAATAAATTAAATCTTTGTGCTCGAAGTTCGCACGAAGTCACTTCATTAAAAGATCTTGGCAACTGGCAAACAAATCCTGCCTTTACAAAAATTAGAGAAAAAATGAAACGTGGCGAAAAACTTCCAGGCACATGTCGTGTATGTTACAAATACGAAGATCGTGGATTAACAGGATATAGAACACACGACAGCCTAGACTGGATTGCACGTTTAGGACTAAAAAATATTAAAGATTTTGACAAGATAGATAGTCCGTATTATTATGAGCTTAGACTTAGTAACCGATGCAACCTAATGTGTCGAATGTGTACACCTCAACACAGTCATCTACTAAAGCAGGAGTTTGAAGAAAATCCTGGTTTGGTCAATAGTGGCCAGATGGACGATCCAACCCAAAGTTGGACAGATACCGGTGTAGTTGACATAGAAAAATTAACATCTAAACATAAAGTTTACCTAACCGGCGGTGAGCCAATTATTATGCATGAAGTCTATGCATTCATGCGACAATGCATAGACTTAAGAAAAACTGATTTTCTTTTTACCCTTGGAACAAATGCTCAACGATTAAATCCATTGTTCTTAAATCTTGCTAGTAAATTTAGCAATATGCACTTCAGTGTAAGTATTGATGGTTATGGAAAAGTAAATGATTATATAAGATGGAAAAGTGATTTTGATACCATAATTAAAAATTGTCATATTCTAATCAATCAAGGACACCAAATAACATGGAATCATGTTCCAACCATATGGGGAGTACATCGAACACACGAATTGTTTGAATACGTCAGCGAACATTTTCCTAAGGTTCCTCTCTATTTACAATACAATCGTGTTGAAATTACCAGTGCATTTAAAAGTCCGCTCATTGAGGAGACAATCGAAAGCATGGAACGATGTAAAAAAACAATATTGTACACTAGTGACGGCAAAGACTGTACCAGTGGAATTGATGCTTTTTATGATCACTATAGTAGATATAAAGTTAACAAAGATGATTTAAAAAAGTTTTTTACATGGAATGATTTAATGGACAAAGCCAGAAATATATCAATGGCAGATTATATCCCAGAGCTAGACAGATGCAGAACAATGCTAGAGGTGAACCAGAATGCAATTTGAATTTTTTACAGGCGTTCCTGGCAGTCGCTGGAGCGGAATAGCAGGTGAGATAAAACTAGCACCTGAATATGACACATCAGACCGTGCACCACACAGAGTGTATACACACCATGAATTCGCAGGACACAAAGAAGCATATTTTGGTACAGGTATGGAGTTTTCGTGCAACCTTGACAAAGAGAATCTTGCGGCTCCATTTGCAAAAAACACAACTACATTGACCAAATTGCTAATGTCTCACGAATGGCCATACTATTTTGATGAAATTGTAGAGCAGTACCCTGACGCACCAATTACACTTGTATATCGTAACAACGAAGCCTCAATGGACTGGTGGCTTGAAGCAGGTGGATTCAACATTACCTATCCCAACTACGAATTCTACTGTGATACCACTGGCATGTGGGAACAAATAGAAAAACAGAACAAACTAATACTTGACTTTGGACAGAAACACATGCTACAATGGAAACAACATCACACTCACAGTGATATTTTTATTGCAACTTATCGAGGTAAACCATGAATCATAAAATACTCAACAAACTAGAACAGATGATCCATATATCACCTCAACTTTTACGCAATGCAAATACCATGCGTCAAGCAATACAGGCTACATTCAACGTTACCGTAGAGGATGTTGAATATGCAAACATTGGACAACTAGTGGATAGGATCGATGACAAAGTCCTTGAACATTATTTTGCCAACGTTTGGCAAGGTGAAATGTCAAAATACAAGTACAGTGGTCCTGCATTAATAGATGAAATAAACAAACTAAAACCTAGACGTGTGCTAGATATTGGATGTGGGTATCATGAGTTTCGAGGCAAGATAGACAATATCATAGGTATTGATCCTTATAATACAAAAGCAGACATGATGATAAAACTACTGGATTATCATCCTCAAGAACGTTTTGATGCAGTACTAGCACTAGGCTCAATTAACTTTGGATCAACAGATAAAATATTTGCTGAACTAGAACATGCAGTCAGTTTGTGCAATCCAGGTGCAGTACTATTTTTTAGAGCAAATCCAGGACTGCCACACGATAAAACAGAATCAAGTTGGATCAGTTTCTATCCCTGGGACGCAAACTTTGTGGTAAACTGTGCTAATCAACTGGGTGTAGACATATTGGATCTACGTACAGACAGTCATAAAAATCGACTGTACTTTGTTTGGCGTACTAAGTAAAAAGACACTTAGAAGCAACGCCTGAATGTAAAAGAGTTCGCTTCTAATATCCCCTAATTTTTTAAAGGCACTGCCGTTATGGCCGTGGATTCGTTGTGGCGGAAATTTATGCCCTTGTGGCAGGTACATTGTATGGACTACTAATAGGTATTATACCCGGAGCAGGTGCTACCACTGGCTTGATATTCTTGTTTCCTTTTATGATGATGTTTCCAGATCCTTATCTAGCAGTAATATTTGTAATGGCAGTGGTAGCAGCCTCAACAACAGGTGATACTTACACTGGTGTGTTGCTAGGAATACCCGGTGCTAACAGTGCAGCCGCTACCATGGTAGATGGATTTCCACTTGCACTTCAAGGTCGTGCAACCTATGCTATCAGTGCCGCAGTAACAACATCAACTGTTAACGGATTACTATGGGGTAGTTTGGTTTTCTTTTTATTGCCTTGGTATACAGGACTTATAATGATATTTGGTGTTCCTGAGCTGTGGGCTTTTACCTTGCTTGCACTGGTAACAGTGACCTTTGTAAGTAACCGATGGTGGATACGTGGATTAATTGCATTATGCACAGGAATATTTGTTGGAATGATAGGCGTGGATCCAAATACAAATGCTGATCGTTTTACATTTGGTTGGGAATACTTAGGCGATGGCGTGCAAATATTGCCAATGATTGCAGGCTTGTTTGCCATACCAGAGTTATTGGATGGACTTAAAAACAGACACACAACTGCTTCAGCAACAACTACAAATGGAACACAGACTCGTGAAGGAATCTTAGCAGTATGGAGCAATCGTTGGTTAGCACTACGTGGAGGATTCATTGGTGCATTTATTGGTATACTTCCAGGACTAGGTGGAGCAATGGCAGACTGGATGGCATATGGTCAGGCAGTTGCTACAACAAAGAATCCTTCAGTGCCTTTTGGCAAAGGCAACATCAGAGGAGTAATTGGGCCAGAAGGTGCTAACAATGCACAAAAAGCAACATCAATGATTCCTACAGTTTTATTTGGAATACCTGGAGCTCCTTTTGCGGCTATTATTATTGGTTTGTTTATGTACTTGGACTTTGAGCTTGGTACTATTGATCTAGCACAAGACGATCAATTCTTTGATAGTATGCTTTATGGATTCATGTTGGCAACACTGTTGGTTGGTGCTCTATGCTTATGGTTAACAAAATATATTGCCATGATTGCGACTGTGCCTTACAAATACTATTTTCCTCTACTGTTAACGTTTATAATAGCGGCATGTGTACAATACACAGGTGGATGGGAAGATTATGCTATATTGATCGTCTGCTCCATAGTAGGAATCAGTGCAAAGAAATTCAAGTTCTCAAGACCTGCAATGCTATTTGGTTTTATACTTGCAGAAAGAGTTGAGGCTTTAACTATACAGATGCACGGTCTGTATACATTCGACAGACTGTTAACTCGTCCTATATTTTGGACATTGTTAGCAGTTGTAATAGCTGTGTTAATTTGGGGTTTAACCAAACGCAGTAAACTAGATTATGCATAACATAGGAGAAATAGAATGCGTAAATTACTACTAACACTAGCATTATTGCTAGGCTACACTAGTTCAGCAGTTGCTGATTATACGTTTGTTGTACCTCAAAGAGCAGGACAAGGAACAACTGTTTGGGCAGAAATTATTGCCAAAGAACTAGAGCCTTTTTTAGGTGAAAAGATTAAAATTAAAATGTTACCGGGTGCAAGAGATATTCCTGGATTTAACAAATGGCACAATGATCTAAGATTAGATGACAAAACTGTGATGGTATCTCATGGCGGTAATGGTGTTTCATTTTTACAAGAGAAAGTAGACTATGACTATAGACAGTACGATAGTGTTGGCATGATGAATTTAAATATCATTGCCGGTAAACGCAAGGGTGCTGACATGGACAAGCCAGTATTTCCAGCAGGTTCTGGAATGGTGCCTGAGGCTTTTGCAATGGCGTTGCTTATATGTGGTCCAGACAAAACAGTTGATGAATACATAGCATGTTTCAAAAAAAATGTTACTTGGGTTAAAGGAATGAAAACATCAGAAAGACGTTTAGCATTCAAACGTGGTGAATTAACAGGCACACGAGAGAATCCAGCAACTTACAAAAAACACGTTGCACCAGACGAGAATGCAGAACTTTGGTTTCATCATGGACTACTACAAGCAGATGGTTCTCATGCAGACGATCCAAACTTTCCAGGATTACAAATGGAAATCCTTTATGAAGTATATTGGAAACAGGCTCCTAAAGGTGAATTCTACGATGCTTACAAGCTGGTAAAATCATTCCGTGATGGATTACAAAAAGCATTATGGGTAAACAAAGGAAACCCAAACAGAGATAAACTTGCGGCGGCACTTACTGCAATGAGCAAGGACCCAACTGCAATTGCTAACCTGATCAAAAAGAACGGTAAGTATGATTGGTACATTGGAAAAGCAGGTGATGCACAACGTGATAAACTGTTGACCTTTGTTACAGAAAAATCACTTAAAAACCTAGTAAAGTTCAATAAAGAAGCACTAGGACTTAAGAGTATATACAAGGAAGGCTTAGTAAAATAATGGAAAGCAACTGGGACAAACTAAAGCCTAGAACTGACTACCATTTTGATCCTTTTAAAACAGACCCGGCATACGACAGTATGCGATATGTCGGGCGTTTTATTGGTGATTGGAGTCAAGAACTAGATGCAACAATTGAATCAAGTAAAGAAATTACTTGGCGTAATAGAAATCCAAAAGACGGAACAAGCAAAGATATTGTAGCCGAAGAATATGATTTGATTCGTTCTGGTGCCGATGCTGACCTGGTGCTCACCAACCTTGAATATGAATTACTGCCTGTGTTTCGACGAATGACAGATACATTACATTTATCAGGTGGTGATAAAAAAGAAATACAAAGTCGAGTGCATGTTCAATATCCTGGACAAGTATGGAACTTGCACATTGATAAACTTGAAAAATGGTTACCTGAAGATCCACATAGTGTATATCGATTTATGGTTATGCTAAATGATTGGGAACCTGGACACTTCATACAGTATGGCAACTTTGTACACACAGGCTATCGTGCTGGTGAAATATACAGTTTTGATTGGTATAATACTCCACACTGCACGGCTAATGCTGGTTTAGGCCCACGTTGTACACTGTTAGTTACAGGTGTAGCAACAGATAGCACACTGCGTATGTTTAGCAAATACAATAATAAAATAGAAATATAACAATGTCAAAAGAAAACAACCGAGTGATAGTCTGCATTAAATATGCAAGTGCAGTCGTTATACTTGTTGCAATGGTACTGCATGTTGCAGGCATAACTCCATGGAACAGCATACTACAAATGATAGGTGCTAGTGGTTGGATTTATGTAGGATATAAATGGAATGAGAAAGCAATCATACTAAACTTTTTACCACAGTTTGCTATTATCGTTCCTATGTTAATTTGGATGTATCTATTATGAGAACTAAGTAAAAACATGGACAACATATTCATTATATTCTCGCCCGGAAGTGGTGGGAACCATCTTGCTAATATATTAAGCACTGCTGATAATTTTGTCAGCAGGTGTACTGTTGAAGATTATGATCACCATCCAACGCCGGAGCAACAAAGCCGTGCTTATGCAAATGCACATTATTCTAAAATTGATAATCTTGATCCTGATATTGTAAAAAATTTACCACCAACGACCAATGTCTTATGCGGTCATTTTTACAGCTATAATCGTCTAGAATTGTTAGAATTAACTAATAAATTTGTGAACAAAGTTATTGTTGTATTAGAACCACCTATTTCAGGACTTGCCTACAAAAGATATATGTATCACAATGATAAAATTCGACCACAACTTTACAATGAGCAGCGTTTGATTTATTCAACACATTTTATTAAAAAATATTTTAATCAAAAAACTGTGTCTATTTCATGTGAAGCAATTTTTGAACACAAATTAGACAGGCTATATTCCATTATCGAAGATAAATTAGATCTTGAGGTTGACAAAAATATGTGTAATCAAATACACAAAAAATGGCACTGGCCGGTTAATCTTGAACAGAGCAACCGTCCCAAAATTCCCCAACATCCTTTATATCATGATATAAAGGATGACATCCTTACTTTAAAGCCACTTGTCAGAGGTAAAATCTAATGTATTCAATCAACCAACCATGGGATTCACTGGACATATGTGTTGTTGGGCGTACCTATCCGCCACATGCTTTTGATTCATTAGAAGATGTAGAATACAAAACTCAATTGCAAAAAATAGCCACTGAAACTGAAGAAGATTTTTGTAATTTAATTAATACTTTACATAAATTTAATGTACACACCATACGTCCATATGTTTCAGTGCTGCCAGACATTAATGACATCGCAAGTCCAGAAAGTATGAAACCACGTCGTGGATTGCGTATGATTGGCAATGACTTTTATTTTTATCCTAATAATTATGTAATAGAAACTTCAAATTGGAACAAGTCAGTGTATGAAAACCTAAAAGGTTCTAGTTGGCCAAAAGAATTTACTGCTTACGAACAATTGCCTGATTGGATAAAACAAGAATGCACAGATATTTTAAACTTTACATATGATCCAGATGCAGATATAATCCTTGATGAAACAAATTGGTGGCAACCAATTGTTAATGTAGTCGAAGGTGCAGGTAATGCAATTGTAAACGAAAAACCTGAAGAAATTACCAAACCAAATGATATACTTGTCATAGACTCAAAAAATATTATTGTAAGCAAAAATTCTGAACATCTCAATTATCACGACTGCACAGTTCATGTTTGTGAGTTTCGACACAAGAACTTTTGGAATTGTGACATATATGATTTAACATTAGATATTAATAGAACGGCGTAAAAAAATTAAAATACTAATATTTGGACTACCAGGCAGTGGTAAAAGCACACTTGCAAAACCTTTTGCTGAACTAATTGGAGCAGTATGGATAAATGCTGATCAAGTTAGAGAAAGATACAATGACTGGGATTTCTCACCTAAAGGTAGAATACGGCAAGCACAACGTATGCGTCACCTAGCAGATGGTGTGGTAATGGCTGGTAAGATCGCGATTACAGATTTTGTGTGCCCAACAGATCAAGCACGTGAAGAGTTTGATGCTGACTATACAGTATGGATGGACACAATTGAACAAGGCAGATTTGAAGATACCAACCGTATGTTTCAAAAACCTAAACACTACGACTATCATGTGGCAAAATGGTTTGACGATACACCATTACAACTGATGGAAGTTGTGCAAAACTATCAACTGAAAAAAACAGGCGAACCACTTGGAGTAAAAAAATAATGTTTGATTCACAAAAACCTACAACACAGATGTTAGGTAGATGGCAACCTTGGCATGATGGTCACACTGAACTGTTCAAACGAGCATTAGCCGAAACTGGACAGGTATGTATTATGGTCCGTGATGTGGGTGGAATAGTTGGCAGAGATGCAGGTGCTGGTCGTACAAACATACAGGAAGACAATCCGTTTAGTCAAAAAGAAGCAGAAGCACAAATTGAAATTGGCCTGCGTGAAGCAGGCTTCACACTAGGTGTTGAATATGTTATACTGCCTGTTCCAAACATAGTAGACATAAGTTATGGTAGAGGTGTTGGCTACACATTTACAGAACACGACTTAGGCAAGAGTGTTGAATCTATTAGTGCTACAAAAATACGTGCAGAAATGAGAGCTAGTGGAACTCTTAAATAAAAGTAAATAGTTTATAATGATCATCTAGATTCATATTGGTATCAACTGGATGTCCATCATGTGTTTTAAACACACTTTCAAAACAATAACTGTAACGTAACCAAAAATTATAAACATCTGGTGTGTTGTTAGCCCATCCTTTTTCACGTAACAGATTATCTGATTCTTTGCTCAATCTACAAGTTGGCACGTTTAATGCTTGTTCAACAGAGATCTTTCCTGCTAGTACACAATCACGAACGGTACTAGCAGGAATCATATGTTCAAATATGCCATTGCCTTTTAAGCCAACTTCAACATAGTGGGCTCCGATGTTTTCTTTTATAGCATAGTTGTGATAACGTCTCAGATAATAGTCTATTTCATTTCGTATTTCACGCAGTGCCTGTGCATCGTGTTCTATAGTTCTATACTCTTGTGCAAGTTCTGTTATCTTCAGAGTACAACGTTTTCTAAGGCTATCGTATGTATCAAAACTTCTTCTGGTTTTGGAATACACAGGTTGTATAAAACTTTCTAAATTTTCTTTTAACATCTACGCCGCCGTAAACAGTAAAGGTGATTGATTGGTGTCTAACTGCATTACACTTCCGCTTGCACTTGGAAGATTTAGTGTTCCGCCATTGTACATATACAGTTCACGTAAAAAGTCTCCCATTATACTTGATTGCCATACATGTCCAGGCATTGTATGTTTCTTCTGTGTATCAGCTTTTGATTTATATAAACTGGTATTCATCACAGTTAAACTGGTTGGATATGATATTGCACACTTTTCAAGCACATCAATCATCCAACCTTCAGGAAGTTCGCCTGTATAGTCCATACAATGTATTGTATATAAACCAATAAACAAATCCTGTGATATTTCTTCATCGTCTGGGTAGACAGTGGAGATAGCATTTAATATTTTGTGCATGAGTTTGCCGCTTTTATCTGCATTCATTATTTTTTCAGCAAAGTTAAAGTGTGAAAAGAAATGCTTTCCACTGCCTTTGTTTTTGCTTTTACGTGTTGCTTTATCTTCAAGGTCAACATCATTATTATTAAAGGCCTGTTCGCATACGTATGCTTGAACAACTTCAGCACTTCTATCGCCAAGAGCATGCCGTGTAAGCCTATTACGATAGAAGTCTTTTGGTTCTAATGCTTTTACATTGGTGTTGCATTCTTCAAATGCATAACTTGCAAAACTTGGACGATCATCTTCGACTATTGTGATTGGCACTTCTTCATAACCTAAGATAGCACTGGCAACGATTCTATGTTGTCCATCATATACACCTACTGTAGATTCCATGTTGTTAATATCATCTGTAACTGCACTTGCAGGAGCACACAATTGCGGATTATACCTGGTAATTATTTTGATAATATGCTTGTAATCAATATCACGTTGAACTGTGTAATCCAGTGCTAGGTTAGCAATTGGATACATAAAAGATCCATGTGCAAACTTTTTGCCTGTGTTTTCTATACGTGCTTTTTCTGCATCAATTTTGTTTTGTGCAAAATTATATTCTGTTGCTAGGGTAGTTTTTACTTCTTTAACAACATCGCTTAAAAATCGTATTTCTCTGATTGCTCTCATTATGCTGCCTCCTCAAAAAGATTATTAATAATTTTAATATGTGCAGGTACAGGTGCTACATTTAAACACATTTGCTCAAACGTATCTACTTCATATGCCCACCATTTATTTGAGCGTCTTGGATTACCATCTAAGGTAAAAGGAATTTCTATATTAGATGATTTAGGAATGTTGCAATATGAATGGTACGGGATTCTAAAATAGTAAAATTTATTTTGTTTTCTTTCATAAACTTGTACTAGTAGGTCACCTGTTTTGTTGCGAATTCCTTGTACAGGTGCTGAGTATTGTGTACCATATGTACAAGTACGTACAGTAGATAATTTTGCATCACTTCCGCAACTTAGATCTGCATGGTTCTGACTTATAACTTTTGTTCCAGATAAGTTAGCTATCGCATGTTCGAATGCTGTACTTACTTCGATTAAACCTGTTTTTAAAAGTGTATCGACTGTGGTAATATCCATTCTATTAATTTTTGGAATATAATTTTTGAATGCACTGAAATGTGCAATTTGTAAATTTAGATTATCTGCGATTGTAGCCATTTTGTCACTCCGTATGTTTAACAATTAAACTAGTCCAGGTGCAATACCTTTTCTAGAAGTTAACTTATAATAACACAATTGAAGGCTGTGTCAACCTATTTTTTACTACCTGCAATTCTTTCCCACAGTTTCCGTACACCATAGTTTTGTCTAGGCACGAACATCAACTGTGGTTTTTGACATTCCAGATACAGTGGACTTTTCTTTGACAGGTTGTCCGTTATGCTCTTTTGATTTGTTGGTAGTGGCACTTAACCATCCTTTGCTAGGTTCAAAAGCAAAGCCATTATATCGTGTACTCACTGGCACCCAAAGTCTTGGATCTGCTTTAAGCATATTTACTCCAATACTCGTTCCATGCATCATCGCAGATATCTCTTACAATGTCATCAAACATTCCAAAGATTACATTGCTTTCATTAGACATACTTTCTTCTAATTTAGTATATAACTCTGATACATGTTCACATTCTGCAACCATGTCTTCTGTGAGATGCTCGTATACTTTATCTTCTACTTCCATAATAAAACTTTTTAACTTTGACATATCGTCTCCTATTTTCTAACTGTTATATACAGTATAGCCGAAAAAGACAAAAAGGTCAACCATATTTTAGTATAAAAGCAAAAAAATCTGCATCATTACTGAAAAAGAATGCATAAGCACCTGGTGTGTTAGTTGAACTTGATGTGAGAATTTGCCACTTCCATCCTGGAGATAGCTCTTGTTTACACCAATCTACTACAGCATCAATCTTGCCGGTGGGAAGATGCAGTGTTTTTGCATGTGGATAACCTTCTTCAATTTTGATTACCCTGGTGTATTCTTCAATCAATTCCATGATACAATGCTTCGTCTAAATAGTCTACAGGCAAATTCCAATCACTATAACCTTGTTGCAAAAGGTCAATATAACCAGCACTTGGTGCACTGTACACCAATGGTGGATTCATATCATATGCCATAAAGGTATCCCCATCTTGTTCTAACCACATCTTGGTATAGTAGTAAGGGAATCCTTCAAAATGATCTAGTGTCTCTTCGCAAGCAGGCGTGATGTTCCACAGGCATCCTGGTACACGATGGCCAGGTGCAGGTTCTATTGTGGCATGATGACAGAACACCAATCGCCAGTCTCTAACTGTATAGGCTCCAAGAGGTATGGCATCTGGACAACGGTACTTCATTGCCTCTAGTGCCATGTTAGCACCATAAGCAAAGTACAGTCTAGTTGGTTTTTGTAATAGATTTAATTTCAATATTGTTTCCTGTTAGTTGTGCAATAGCTTCTTGTTCCGATTCGGCCAACACAGTCTTTTCATTTATCTGTCTGTAACTACTTGGTGGACAACAATGATCTTTCTGTTCACTGTATATTACGAGATACACGTTCATCAGATTGGCTCATATTCAAAATAATCTAATTCTTCAGCAAAGTGTCTTTTGATACATTTTACAAATTCTGTGCTCAATTCACTTACGTGCAAGTTTGAAGTGCGACTATGTACTGTGTGATCTAGTGGAACCGTACTGTTAAACAATTCCTGTATCTTGTAAAAATCTTCTGCAAGTGATTCATATGGTACTAATAGATCTACATCTTTTATATACTTCAGTTGATCATGATGTGATCTTACTTCTGGATTTTCAAAGATATAATCACAGAACGGTACAATACCAAGACGCCAGTACTTTTGATGTCGTTTTGCCATTTTATAGTTTTCACTTGTTTCTAAATTTTTTTTTAAAGTTTTTGTGTATTTGTAATCTGCCCAGTTATACAAACTCAAAATTCTTCTGTAGGTGTTTCTTGGTATGGCGAAAGTTTTATCATAATGAAGTTTATTGTATTCAGCTAAACTGTTGTGTCCAATTTCCACAAAAACATTAGCATGATTTTCTCGTGCCCAATGTGTTATACTTGCTCCTGCTGATTTAGGAATATGAACAAACCCTACTTTCATTGTTGTTTTTGTCTCCAACGTGCATACATATCAAATATGGTTATGGATATCCATATGCCTAGCAATGCATTGAGAATAAAAGCAGGTCCACTGGCTATTAGTTGTTTTACATGTATAAACAAAAACATTGTGGTAATGAATACCATTACTTGATCAGTGATTGTTAACTTCGGTATTTCGTTCTGCACGTAGGGCATCCTCTAGTTCAGTTATTCTTTTTTCCAATGCTACAATTCTTTTGGAAGCTTCAATTGGATTCATTATTACATCTTTTAGTTTACAATCTTCTTGACGCATTTTCCACAATATCCAGTCGTAGAATCTTTCTGGTTCTCTATCATCTTGTAAAGTCATCTTTTATCTTCCTATTCATTATTTCATGTTCATCTGGATTGTTACGTCTCCATTCTCTTTCTTTATACCAGTCATGTACAAAATGACATGCTATTAATCCAACAACCAGTACTACTGTTGAGATAGAGATATAAATTATGTATTCAACCAATTAGATCTCTGACGAAAACACATGCTCCATACCCGTATAATAACACAACTGGTGTAATGATTACATAGTTTGGATCATGAAACTTCTTTAGTATTTTTAACATTACTTCCCTCTTTGTTTTTGTTTTTTCTAAATAAACTGGCCAGTTAAGCATGACGTAGAAAACTGCTACTATTGATCCTAAGCCTAGACCTAAAATATAACCTGTGCTCATTTAATCGTGGTATCCGTCATCTTCGTCGAGTACTTTAATGTCTTTGACTTCAGACTGTGATTCTGGAAACAGTTCTAATTGTTCTGGTTCTCTTGGATCATCCATCTCGCTACTCCTTGTTGTTGTCTTTAAATGGAAAAATTTTAGTATGTTCTTCTTGTGGATCTCTTTCCCAACTGATCTTTGCCCATGCTCTTTCGTGAAAATAGTACAATGCCATTTTGGTTATTACTTCTATGCTTGCTATTGCTCCTGCCAATTGCCATGTGCCAGTAATAATCCAACTTATTAAAAATGTGTCAGAGGTAGCAACAATACGCCAACTGAAAGTTTTAGCAAGACTCCGTTTGTAAGTTGCTATTGGCTTTCTCCTTGTTTCTGTTGTAAGAACCTTTGCCTTTGCGATTTACAACCACTGAGGATCGCAATGTTCTAACTGCTTTGGCTATTGGATTCTTCACTGTTGTTTTCTTTTTCATTTTCTGACTTTTTCTTCAATGCTCTTGAGAGTGCTGGTGCAGGAATATCTTCAGTTACTGAGATGTGCATTCTTGGATTTTCTTCTTGTAAAAGTTGTGCCATTTTTTCTGCACGTTCTCGTCTTGTAAAAACATGTACTACACTATCTTCCATATCTCTCATCAAATAGTAGTTTTTTTCGTTCAGAATAGAATTTTTTGGTTTGGTAAGATAAACTTTTATTGCATACAATTAATTGGCCACACTTTTATCAACGGCTGTATCTAATACATACCAATCGTTTAGAACTGCCAACAGGTCTCTGTTACTCTGATCATTAACATATATTCTTCCGTCCCTGGGCAAGTTTTGTTCGACCTCTCGCGGAGTATGACCTTGTGCTAGAAATTGATCAGTTACACATTCATACACGTAAAACTCGCCATCGCGTACTTCTATTCTACATGGCACTAGTTTTGCAACAAATTCTTTTAGAAGTTTTTCATACATTCTATTTTTCATCTGAGTATCTCTGTACCACATTATACCAGTGGATAGTATAAACAGTACTATTCCTATTATTACATATTCCATCGTACACCTATTTATTTTATTGTATTATACGACCGTGTTGATAATTTGCAACTGTTTAGGACAAATAATAGTAGGCCATTCCGGCTACGGCTACCAAGGTCATCACACTGTTGGTGATAATAAGACTCCATTCACGCCACATGCAACTCACTATCAACCATACCACACCACCAGCTATTAGTACTACCGGTCCAATAGGATACAATTCAGGAAAAGCACTGTTGATAAAACTTCCAACCACAAGTGTAGCCGTGGCTATCCATTTCAAATAAAAATCAATCTTCATGTGCAGTCCTTTCAAATGCTTCAATCTCAGCTTGTTTACGTTCAATCATGAGATCAATTGTTCGCACTGCAATAACTGTCTCAGGCTTGTTTACTCGCTTGATACTTTCGACAACACCTTCAAGTTCTGCAATATCATGCAGTAATTCATTTATCATTGAGACACCTCTTGATAAGCATTGTATGCTTCAATTGTTCGATTACTAAAAGCATACGGGTTACGTTGAATAAAGATTAACAATTCTTTCATTGTTAAACCTAAAAAATCACACTCTCTTTTGAGAACTGTTGTTGCACCACGAATAGTCATTACGCTGCCTCCTTAGACTTTGTGCAAACATAAGGCTTGTTCCATTTACCAACATTGATATCTGTGTAATGACTAACATGGAAATAGTCGCTTTGGATATCTGACTTATCAAACCAGTCTGGACCTTTCATGGCGGCTAACAATTCGTTTAGGAAATCTTTAGCAACACCTGTGTAATGTCTATCAATATGGTAAACATTTACACTGGTAAAATCGTTGTGATCAAAATCAATTGGGCCACTTTGTAGGTTAACTACTAAACTAAAGTGATGCTTTACTGCAATAGTACCCTTCATATTGTACTTTTTAAGAACTGCTTTGATTGCTGGGCTTAACTTTGCTTTTGTTTCTTGACTAACATATGCCATCTAACTCTCCTATTTTCTAACTATACATATATAATAACACACTATATGATATTGTCAACCTTTTTATATAAAAAGAATAATAAAATTAGATTATTGCTCGATAGTAAACAATAATATTGTTTCAAATTCGATTGTTGCTATTTAAGCAAGACTGTTTTTACAAAAAACGGCTCTAAAATAGCCAAAAAACCTGGTTTTTCAATTTTTCCTTGTATAAATAAAAATGTAGCAAGAAATTGTTACAAGGCACCTGGGAAAGACCAAGTGACGGCGGAAATAGACCGCGGTATTGCTCCCCTCAAGCATATAACATTAATAGGAGAAAAAAATGGCAAAAAAGCTATCTAAGACTCTTGTGGCTATGTTTCAAAACATGTTTGATTCAAGAAGTGCCCAAGAAAAATATCTAGCACAGAGTGCAGACTTGTGCGAGTTAGAAATGAGAATGAAAAAACTACATACTACATTTGGAAGGTTCGGTATATAAAATGACTGCTTTAGTATTAAACACAAAAACTTTTTTACAAGATTTACTAGTAGGCTGGAGTCTTGCTACTGGTAAAATCAAAGATTCATATAAGAAGGTATCTCATATTGCTGAGAGAATTGGTACTGCACGAGCAGCATCACATTTAGCCAGCATGGGACATTATGAAATTGCAAAATCATTGATGGAATATAATGAAAAAGAAGGAAAGTAAGATGAAAAATTTTTTACAAGCAACCACAGGCGTATTTGCACTTTTAGTAATTCTTGGTGCAGTAGGCATGGTAAGCACTGTATCAGTTGTAGCATAATGTGGCCATATACCGACGAGGAAAATGAGTTTCTCAGTTAAGTACATGTATGAAAAGTATTTTAATAGTAGTAGTAATGTTGTTAAATGTGCAACAGGATCTATACATCATTCAAAAACCTAGCTTCGGGAGTGTACCCGAATGTTCTTATTTTGTACAACTGTATTCACAACTGATTATCAGTAAGGCAAGGATAGAGTATCCAGAGCATGAGTTAGACAATATCTATTGTGTTCCAAAAGAAAGTCTTGATCAGTTATACCAACAAGCTCATATTTAAAAAAGGTAGAGGTTTTGCCAAAAGGCCTTGCTCTACCTTTTTCAGTGAGTAGCTATATTATATGTGATTTATTTTGATTTGTATATATGATATAGTACCCATATAGCAACTAAGCCAACTAGGCCTTGTGCTGAGAAACCTGCTATAATGTTTTGCACATTAGCAATTACATTAATGTCAGGCCAGAATGGAACATTGTTTCCGCCAACTAATACCTCAAGCACAATGCCTAGAGCTAGTAAACTGACAGCAACTTCTGTTAATGAGTTTGCCCATCCTTTTATGTTTTTTAAGATATCCATAGAAATATCTCCTTCTGTTGTTAACTGGTTTAAAACCAGCATAGTATTTAGGTCCAGGTTCTATTATGTAATAACATATGTTATTATCGCTAAATACTATCATAAGAAACTAGAGTGATATTATGCTTATCAAACAAATTATTATGGAAAACGAACAAAGTAAACGTATTGACTTTATCGTTGATCAATTAAAACAGAATCCTGAAGTTATGAAAAAAGTGTATCGTTTGGTTAAAAGCGAACAGGATTTAGTAGCAAATAAATCACCTGAAGACATGCTTAAACCAGAACTTACAAAACCAGAAACAGATTATACCAACAGAGGTGTACTAGGTGAATTTATCAAAGCACTTAACAACACTCCTGGTGACTACGATGACCTTGCTAGTTTTTTATCCACCTATGGTAAAGTTAGTTATGTAGATGAAAAAGCACTTATGTCTCCTGGATATAGTGGTTGGAGTTCATGGCTACGTGGAAACGGCAATGTAAGCGAAGATTTTATCAATGCATTATACAAGAACTTATTCAGTGTTCAATTAAACATACAAGGTTCAAATAGAGGTCCCGGCGAAGTTGGACTTGCTCTCTTGTCACCTAACATAAAATTTGCATCATTAGGCGACTTATCTATAAACGGTGTAGAAGTCGAAGTAAAAGGTGAAATGAGCACCGGCGGAGGCAGACTGAAAAACAATATCAACGACTTTGGCAAACCAAACCTACAAGCAGTATACAATAAATTTAAGATTCCAAAAGAATCTATTCCGCCACGTTTACCAAGTGGTAATGCGGGTGCTAGAGACCGACACTTCCAAGATATTGCACTACAATTAGATCAAATTGCTGTAGGTGCAGGTCAAGCCTATATGGATGAATTGTTCAACAGTACATTTATCAATGGCGATCAAAGCATGATAAACAAAATAGTATCTGACTACGATAGGATGGACAAAGCAAGCATAAGTCTTCTTGCAATGAAAATTGCATACAGCAGTTATGCCAACATTCTCAAAGGCAAAGGATTTTCAATGTTCTTATTTTTAAAACTCAAAGGCGAAAAGAGTTTGGCTTTTGATGTTGATGATTATGAAGGCTTTTTAGAATACTTTAGACTAGGAAGTCTAGACTTTGCCGACACACAAAACGGCCCAGCTGTTCAAGCAAGTATGGTATAAAGATAGCCGGCCCTTCTATCATTTAAGTATGTAAGGGCCGGCCTAGGGGATTCTATCTACATTGTCTTTGATTGACTACACTGATTCTAGCCTGTCCAATTCTATCTGCATCTTCTGGTGATACTACTAAACTTATTCTGCTGCGTAGTTCTAACCAACCATTGATTTTTACACCATTGCCCATTGGATGAACCATTTTCTTTTGTGCTTGCCTATTGCTCTGTGTTCTGCCACTCAGCTCTGGTATATCCCAACAACCCAAGTTTCTACCGTTTAACGTGACTTGTAGTTGTGGTCCAGGACGTACCAAACCAAATAGCACTTTTTCACCACGTATTCTATCAAATTGAAAACTACTGTGTCCAGCACCCCAATGTTCTTCTGTGTACAGTGTTGCCCAATGTGTTGCCGCACGCGAATCACTGGCATTCCTGAGTATACTATCCAACTGTCTTAGATAGTTTTGGTTCCATCTTACAACAAAACCAATGTCTGCTACAACCTGCCTATTTCTCACACTTAGTCTAACTGGATTAGTAAGCACATCAAATGCTCTATGAGGAAACTGGCTTAGTACTGTATCAACTTGACCATCATGGTATTGGTTGTTTTGTTGCTCTTGTCTGTATATTTGTCCAATAGTCTTACCATGATTATAGTTTATGGTTTCAGTAGGTTTGGGCTTTGACAATTGTAATATGCCAGTTAATACTCCAGCAGGTGAAGGTTTTAATAATTCGTTGAACCAATCAGCTGTTGCTCTGTTGCTAGTACCACAACCAATTAATGTTGCAATAATACCTATTAAGAATAACTTATACATATGTAAAACTCCAATCACTCATTATCACACTAATTAGTATCAGCACAAAAACAATACCAATTGCAATTACACTCAACTTAAACACTGCGTCAAGTATTGTGGGAAAAAACTTTATCAGCACATAGGCTATAGCAACAAATCCTGCAATCTGCAATAAGGTTTCCATTATGCTACCTCTGCGGCTTTTTTATCATCAAGCTCGTAACCATCTTGCCATAGTATCCATGCACCATCATGGTTGTCAAAACCATATTCATCTGCAAAATCCATTGAACTGCTGTGCATTACTCTATCTGCTAAACCTCTAGTTTTGATTATATAATTTACCATTTCAGCAGTTTTTGCAAAACCAACACAATTAAGTTCCATAGCAACATCATCTCTACCACCGTAAAACTTAATACCACCGTTTTCAGCACTTATAAAATCTATCTTTGACATCTAGCTCTCCTTGTTTCTAACTATACATATATAATAACACATTATAAGCACCTGTCAACCTTTTTGTTTGTTTTGGTACAATAAATAAGTTATAAGGAGCTAATACATGGGACAATTCAACAATAAAATTATGGCTGAGTTTAATCCACCTAGAAAGTGGACACTCGGCAGAGATCTATCTTATACGACTAATGAACTAACAGTAGATGAAATCAAAGCACTCAAAGGTGTAGGTGTAAAAGTTAAAAGAGAAACCAACAAGACAGAAACTATCACAGTACCAAAAGGATTTGTGACAGATCTAGCCAGTGTGCCTCGTGCCATGTGGTGGTTAATAGCACCATTTGATGTTGCACGAGCCGCTATAATACACGACCTCTTATACAAAGTAATAAGACAGTATCGTTGGAAAAAGAAAGATGCAGAAGATAAAGATCTAGTTAAAGCCGCAAAAATTGCCGCAGACAAAGTTTTTTTGCTTGGTATGCAAGATGCTGATCCTAAAATACCTGGCTATAAGATCTATCTAAGTTGGAAAGCAGTTGATCTGTTTGGCAATGGAAGTATAAAGCCAACAAAAGATAACATTTAGTTTTTCACTAGTCCTGCTTTAAGAGCTTTCTTAGCCATTCTATAACTGAGTCTTGCAGTGTTACGTCTTGCACTTCTATACTCTTCACTTGGCCTTCCGCCTGGCTTTACTCCTTCAGGTTGATATCTGTGCATGAAATCACTTACGCAGTTGAATCTTCCTTGCCATATGTGTCCGTTACCTTGATACATGTCGTCTCCTATTTAAAATAATATACTAATGGTAGTACTATTGCAAAAAATGCAAACAAGTGCCATAACTTTACAGTTGGATACACTACTTTATCTTTTGGTGCTTCGTTAAAAAAATCTTTATCCATTGTTGCAATTCCTTCTGGTGTTTATACAATGAAACATAAAACGTCTGCGATACGTAGATGTTTCTATTTGTTTTTTATTAAAAGTGCAATTTTTTTGCCAACTCCAATGTTGTATATACCATCCATAATAATCTAATACCTGTACCCAAAAAGGTAGGTTAGTCTCTACACGTAAACACGGTAAATTTTCTTGCCAACCAGTTCCGCCATAATGATAGCCATCATCAAAATAATGCACAAGCATTGGTTCTTTGTGATTATAACTCTTATCGTTGATGCACTCGAACATCGGTAAGCCTCTTATTTGGTCAGTGATTAATATATCTTTTACACCTGCACGATTGACATTCTTGAAAAATTCAACATGACAATTGGTCCAACTTAGACATTGAAAGGCACACACAGTATCAAATTGTTGTAGATAATCTACAGTCAAATTGTTTACATCTTTTACTTCAAATTTAACTTTGCTTTTAAAATGCGTTTTAATTTTATTGCAAATATCAATGTTTTCTGCATGCACATCTGCTGCGGTTACAGTTTTTGCACCTAGTTTTTCCATAACAAAAGCAAGGTCACCATTACCGCAACCTATGTCTAGTACATGTTTTCCTTTGAAACATTCTGCATAAGGAAGTAATTGTGTACCTGCTTCTATATAAGCTCTGTATTCTTTGGGATAGTTGCCAAACATTTCATCTTGCCCTGCTTCTAAACTACCAAGTCTTTTGATGTCATATGGTGCTATTCGCAAGGACTTACGATTGTATAAACTTTCTGTAAAGTCAAAATAACCAGTTGGCCACAGATCGTTTGCAGTGTCCTGATCTATATCAAGCACTGTTTCTGGTTCTCTTATTAGGTCATACACAAATATGTCTTCGAGGGACTTCATTTAATTGCAATTGCTCCAATAAACATATGGTTTTGCCATATACGTTCATAAGCAGTAAATCCTGCATCAGTTAGAGATACTTGTATCTCTTTCCATGTATTTGGTTTAAGCATATGTCTCAGTTGTTTTTCTTTCAGCATTATTTCTTCACTGCTAAAGTTTTTACTTTTGTAATCATAGTAGTTAAAAGTAAGCATGTCTTGTATTGCGGTATTCCTGCACATTATTTTTTCTGCAAAAATAAATGCACCGCCTGTGTTTAGTCCGTTGTATATATTTTTTAGAACTTCTAATCTATCTTTTTTTGGCATAAACTGTAGTGTAAAAAGACTGGTAATCAAACTACAATTAACAAATTTATAATCGCGTACATCAGCATGTATAAATTCATATTGTGAATGCTTTTGTAAATCTTTTTGAAATCCTTCAGCAATTTCTATACCAATATAGTTACCTTGCTTACAATGGTCCTTGTTAGAAATGTATAAGAGGTCAGTAAGTTTGCCAGTACTACAACCTATATCAACTATGTTAGTATCATCTTCAACAAAATACCTACTGAAGTCTACTACGTCTTGTAATAATTGATCATAGTTCCTGATGCTTAGTTTTATATGTTCGTCAAACCCTCCTTGTACATGTGCGAAAGTAAAATCTTCAGCCATTGCTATTCAACATAGTTATTATAAAATTCATGACTGGCAAGATTCTTACACTTGCTTTCGCACTGTATATCCCAGTTATCTGCAAAGGTGGCTGCCCATTCGTTAACTGCGTGATTCCAATAGAAGTCACTATGGGCACGTAGTTTTTGTTTCTTGTAGCCTTGCTCAAGTAATGTGGTCATATCAGGGCGAGTATTAGGATCATGGTCAACTAATATGTCTTCTCTAGATACACTGTAGTGCAATGCTGGACGTACTCCACGCCATGAATCAATTATGCGAGAACATCTATCGTCGGTGGTGTTAATATACTCGCCTGAAGCGACCCAGTGATGGTGTATGTCAAGCACAAGTGCAACGTCTTTGGCAAGTTCAAGCGAGGCTTCAAGCCCCCATTTGTTTTCGTCGTTTTCAATTGTGATAGTATTTCTCGCCTCCGGAGATAGTCTTGGGAGGATTGCTTTAATACCGGCTGGACCTTGTCTACCGGATATATGGACGTTGCATTTAAAGTCTTGAAATTTGCGGCCGTAGCCCATCCATCGGATAATGTCAACATGATATTCAAACTCCTCTATACTGCGTTCTACTATGTCTGGATTGTCACTGGCAAGCACTGTAAACTGTCCAGGATGAAAACTAAGACGTACTCCTAGTTCTCTTGCTAACTCACCTACACGAGCATATCCTACTGCTAGTTCATCACGTATATCTGGTTGTTGCCAAAAGTAACGCCAGTCTGGTTGTGTATACATAGGCAACTGATTACTGCCAATACGACACATACGTAAGCCAGGCTTGAGATTACCTACATATTCGACAAGATTGTATGCACTTTGCATATTGTGCGTCATGATATCATACAGTCTTTGTTCTGCTTCATTAACAGTCTGTCTATTAAGCCATGCAACTGTTGTACACTTTTCTGTAAGTGGACGTTGAATTTCTTCTAGTAGTTTAGGTTTCTGTGTTTGATCTGGATGTAGATATTTGCAACAAAAGCCGACACGTGCAGTCATGTATATCTCCTAATTACATAAGTAATTGTAACACGTTTTCGTAAGTATCGCAAGATATATTTTCAATATTTTCAAAACTTTTGTCTAAACCATCAGGATGATCAATAAACACAAATTGGGTATTAGGATTGTTTTTAATAACTGCACGAACTGCCGCTTCATAACTTTTTGCTAGAAACTTTGCTTTACGATCGGTTACAGTTATTTCCTGTAGATCAAATCCAAGACACAGTACAATCTCGCTGTGGCTACAAAGATGCAGTGCAATCACATCTTCTTGTTTAGGAAAATCATCTGGAAAGTCACCATCAAAAATCTTTACACCTTTTGGACGATTTAATTCAATATAAGACTTTTGTGGAATATAAAAATTACAGATTCCATGAAAAGCACGGCGAATTAAATCTTTTGATTTTGTATTATCTGCACACAAAACATTATTTGTATTATAACTTCGCCAGGTTTTCCAAGATCCCCATGTGGATCCTATTTCTTCTAGTTTTTTAGAATCAATTGTAGGATTAGCATAATCCTCACTTATTACCCAACATGCTTCCATTATTGCGACTTTAACTCATGCCATCTAAAAGCGCCAAGACACAACCATGCAAATGTTCCACCAGGAACAAAAGCAGTATTGAAAACCAAATCTCCTTTTGCACCACTATATCCGGGAGTTTCTGTTCCGTGTGATATTCTGTTTCTACCGAGCACCAATTTGTTTACCCATGTGGTTCCATCTTTGTCTACTTTTACTTGTTCTTTATTATTGGTTATTAAAACTAAATCTTGTGCTTTTGTTGTTCCAATTTGTGCCGTATTAAGACTGCGTTTTCCTATATCTACAGTGATTTCATTATCCCAAATACTAAGAGCCGCAGTAGGAGCTTGTGTGTTGATTCCAACTCTGGTATTGTCAGCATTCAGTGTTGTGCCAACTTTAAGACTTCTAAGTGTCCCAACTGATTCAAGGCTACTGTTTTTTATTCCAGAACCTAGTTGATTGCCTTGTACCAATGGTAAGTTGTTAATTTGTACATTTTCAATTGAAATACCTTTTACAATATCTTGCTTGATTGTATCTGCGACACTACCAACAAAATCACCTTTGAGTTCAGCAATAGCTTGATCCTTTATAACAGAACCTAATTCTTTAAATGCAAGATTATCTGTTGCTATTCTTCCTTTTATTACCAGGTCACGATCTATAACTAACGAGCCGTGTATTGTACTGTCACCGCCGATATCTGCTCCACCAGTGGATCCAATAGTATAACTATTCAAATGTCCTTTTACCGCAACCACTCCGTCAGCAAATTCGACTTCTCTATTTAAATCGTTGGTTAGTAGTTCACGATTTTCTATTAGAACGTCTTTAATTTTATCTTTGACATTTACATCTTTTAATGCACGTGATAAACGTTCGGTAGTTTCCCTGCTTATCTGATTTTGTATTTTTTCAACCCATGCCTGATTTGACAGAAGACTTTCTACACTTCCTGATACTAAATTTTCAACTGCATGATCTACTGCCTGGGTAAGCAAAGTGGTATCAACCATGTTTTCAATGTTAGGAACAAATCCTTTATCAAATAAATCTTGAACACTTGTTTTGACAGTATCAACCAAATCAGGAACAGTTTGAATATTACTGAAACGTGCAGTTATACGTTTCTGTACAAAATCTATAATTTTGTTTTCTAATTCAATAACCCATTCAGGACTGTTAATAGCCTGACTTACCTGTAGTTCAACTTGACGTTTCACTTCAGATTTTACTAATTTTTCAATTGCATCTTCTTTAAGCATATGGCCTCGATTCTCTCCAGGTATCAAGTGTTACACAATGATGTCCTCCACCAAGTGTGCGTGAATGCCGTAGGGTATGAGGAATAACTGTGAAACCTTTTTTCTCTAGTACTTTACTTAGCTCTAATTGTGCCGTATCCATTATAACTGTGGTGGGATTCACTACCAACATGTTAAGTCCAATCCATTTACTTGCATAAGGATATTGATAGAATACACTTGCCACAACATCCTCAACCCAGATAATTTCCCAATCTTTCATACACTTTGGCAAATAACGTTTGCTTTTCACTCTTGGTTTATTGCATATTGCAAGTCCTTGACGTAGTGGAACTATGGTACTATCAATATGTACTCCAGCATAAAAGTTTACTTTTTCAATGTTTATATGTGGATATTGTTCACACAACCATTCGTAAGCAGCTTGGTTACCACTTTCGCTTTCTAAGTATACCCAATCATTTCCTAATCTACAGATATTAGCCGCATCTAAAACCATTCCAGAATTCAGTGGCATTTGCTTTATAGTATTATCTTTAAGCATAGCGCCGTAGCATAACTGCTCCATTTGTCGGCAAGGATACATCATTGCTGGATTAAGGATTTCTCTGCCTGCAATTAAAAATCTATCTCGTGGACAATAATTGTACATTCCACCAAGCCCTTGAAAGTTTAAGGTATTGTTTGGACGATTAACTTTTACATCTTGTTTAATTAATATTTCTGCTAGTGAGTCTAAATCTTCATTTGCTTCTTCAATAATCCAGTCTGGTACTGGCCCGCTTGGCACCGGTGTTTCTTTCCAAAGAGTTTTTTCACTTTCATTTGCAAACACTGGGTCCTCATTGGGCCAGTTTGCCCAATCTGCAACACCAACATAACATTCTTTAAGTTGGTCCCATTCGTTAAAACTTCTTATTTTCAATCAATTACTCCAGTAATTTGTAGTGTATATCTAGATGTTTTTCCAACATTGGCTGCAAGATGCGGAGTGTCATTTTTCCATACTATGTAATCGCCAGCACGCCAGTCTGTGATTACTGTGTCTTCAATTTCACTTACATGGCCACTTTGCCAATCTTCTAAATAAATTATGGCTCTGTGAATATCACCTTGCCAGTTGTGTAGTTCGCGAAATCTTGCGTAGGTATCTCCATGCATTGGTAAACAACAACCTGGATTCATTCTATACACACTCCAACTAAAATAGCGCCAGTCAAATACATTACGTATTAGATGCATCCATTCAGGTTCTTCTTGTCGCATGTCATACATGTCACCTGTGAATTTGGTCTGTGTGTAACCGAGGTTACGCCATTCCTTTAAACTTACAGGATCATTGAATGGTTCGTTGATGTACATTAGGTCTTTGAATGCATCCATCCATACAGGATAGGTGTGACCACTATACCAGTTTTTTTGTTCTTGTATTTCCATAGTGTATTACTTTGTACTTGTTGGTTTTTGTAGGCAGTGTACGCCATGGGTCTACAATTGTAGATCCATTGGGTATGTCGCAGTAGAAATTACTCATTACTGCAATATGGCCAGTGTAACCATATGTAATGTTTCTGTTATGTGCATAGAGTATTATTGATGGTTCGTTAATTTTGTCAACACAATTCGTATTATCGTCGGCTAGTGGATCAACATAGGTAATTTTTTGTCCTTGTTGTTCAATGTAGTATCCAACCAGTGTGCTATAACTTCCAATACAGAATGGTACGTCTGGCTTGTATGCTTTGCCGTGTATAACAATTGGTTTTCCATCTGCATGCTCTATTAAAAAATCTGCTAGGTTCTTTGCTTGTACTTCTCTGGCACCCATTATAGTATCAAACATGTCGTAACCAATGTTGTATTCCTGTGCTAGCCAACGCAGAGCAATATTATCTCTTGGATGGCATGCTCCTGCATCTCCCATGCCGGCAGTCATATACTTTGGCCCCATAATACGCATTGTACTTTGTGCTAGAGCATCAGTAACAACATCAACGTTGATATTACCTATCTTAAGTGCAAAGTCCTGTATCATATTTACAAGCCCTACTTTAGCACTAATAAATGTGTTGTAGAATATTTTAATTGCTTCACATTCGTCCCAAGTTCCTGTAACATATCTTGGATCATTTTTCATCAATGGTTTATATAGATTGATAAGATCTTCCATCTCACTTGGATTGCCTGTTTCTGTTCCTATCATTACCATTTCAGGATTTGCAAAATCCCATTTTACACTACCCATTGCAATTAAATATGGATTGTACAAAAATTGATGCTTGTTATCCAACAGGGTATAGAAGTGTCTACGTGTTGTACCAGGTAAGACTGTTGATATCAATACTATACGTTTTGGTTTGGTTGCATTTTCATTCACCATTTGAATTGCATCTTTAACTGCATCATGACCAAAGTCTCGTGGTTCCATATGTGAACTTGGCACACTGCCATCATAGCCTTCTGCATGGGGCGTTTGTACTGCAATAAATATCCAGTCACTGTTGTCTATCATTTCTTTTGGTGTGTTGCAAACTTTTACACTGTCGCTGGTACGTGGGTAAATATCATAACCATGCACACTATATTTTTCAGCCATAACTTCAGCACAATCAAGACCAAGTTTTCCCAAGCCTATAAATCCAATTTTCATTTTTTAATGGAACCTTTCTAAATGTCTATTCCTACTAATAATTTATACAATTTTGTAGCCCAGGCCTTAGAAAACAGGTATCTGATAAAATACTTTTATCCCTGGGGACAAAAAGGATTTGCAAATATTACCTGTAATGATGAGGACAAACATCCTAATTACTTCAGTGACCTCTTATTGGATAAGCCTACTGTGATGTGTCACGACCAGGAACCATTGGATTTTGACTTATACAACGATAATGCCCTTAGTGAACAAATACACAACATGAATCCACATATTTTACGAGAATACGAAGGTCACAAAACTGATAAAAGCAGACGTAACTCTTGGCACGATTTAAATCTTAGATGGCATCTACCTAACGATAGCAGTAACTTTTGGGTTCTATTACATAGTGAACTGAATTCTCCTGAAATTGCAAAGTATGAAAACACAGGTTTGTTTAAATGTGCGTATTGGTGGGCACATGCACCTATTGCAATTGATTGGTTTAGATTTGCTCGTTATGATAACAGACTAAAACGACAAAGTCAAGACATAAAGGCAAACTTTTTACTCTATGCTCGAGAAACTACAGGAAAACGTGCATATAGGAAAAATTTTTTAACACAATTAAAAAATACAGATAGTGTGCAACTAGGTAGTTTTAACAAATATCCTATATCTAGCAATAGCAGTGCAATATACGACCCAGACGACTTTGCATACACAAACTGTAGTATTGTATTAGAAACTGTAAATGATAGAATACATCTTACAGAGAAAACACTTCGTCCACTTGCATGTGGACATCCTTTCTTGTTGGTAAACGGTCACGGCGCCTTAGAAAAAATAAGGTCGTATGGATTCAAGACATTCCATCCATTCCTTGATGAAAATTACGATCTAGAACCAGATCGAGACAAACGTATGGCAATGGTAATAGCAGAAATCGACAGAATAGACACCTCAAGTGAAAAGTATCAACAGTGGATATGGAACGGTTGCCAAGAAATTGCGGACTATAACAAACGTTTATTCTTTGATGATAAATTTATATGGCGTGTTAAGACTGAACTTCAGCGTACTGTTAGAGAACACGGTATGCCAACTCTTACACATAAAAGATTACGTAAAATATCTGCTATGATGTCACGAGAATATAGATTAAGTATGGATCAGACCAAAAGACGCAGACGTGCAGAACTATATCTAAAGTTAAAATCTTCTTCTGTATAGTTCATAATCTTCTTCAATATAATTTTCTATATAGGTTTTATTTTGTGCAAACCATTTGTTATACTCAATGGTAAATTGTGTGGTATATCTACTGGTATTTTCCTGCATCCATTTAATGTCTATACCACTTAATGCACTTAGTATGTGTCTTAGTTGTCGCATATCGCCTGTACTGAACCAATTGTCAATGTTAATAGGTGCATTTTTAATAAAAACATGCTGAGGCACAAAATGCACCAGCAGGTCAACTTGATTAGGTGTGAATTCTTTTGGTAGTTGTTTACCAAGAAACCAATTGCCAATATCTTCAACTGTAAATTTGTACTGGTATTTTGCACTAGTTCCATAGGCAAATGCACTCTTAAGTCTTCCATAAGGTTCACGTAGGATAGTGAATGTATAAGGAAAATCAATCTTACCATCCCGAGTTGCCATTTGTGCAGCCCATGCGGCAATGGTTTGTGTAGCACATTTTGGAATGTTCACAAACAAGAAATTGTCAACAGTTGGTTTGCTACAATGATATTTTGCTGTTGCAGTTTGAAATCTGTCAAAAAATCTAAATTGTAAGTTGTCACTTACCTTAGATAACAGATACTTCACTATTTTTTAGCTTTGCCTACTGCTTGTGCACCAAAAAATGCTGCCACAATAGCCGCAACTGATACAAAGTATACTGCTGCCATATCACCTAATATCTTAGCAGCTTGATCCATGCCAATTATATTTGCTATTAGTACTATTGCAGGATATAGTAACATACCAAACAGTGCAAACCATGCCATGCTACGTTGTGCATCACGCATAGCATCTGCATCTTCTAGTTCTTTGCGTTTGAACTCTAGATACATTGCCTGTTCTTCTTCAGTTACTTTTCCATCACCGTTTGTATCTGCAGGATGAAAACCTGCTTGTTTAATTTCTTCTGCCATTCTAGCTCTCCAATGGTTAACTTTCTATTTAGTTTGCTAATGGGTTGTCCAAAGCCCTTTGTATTTTACGCATAAGTCTATCTTCTAGTTCTTTAGTATCGCGATTTACTGTTTCTCTTAAACTATCTCGTTTAGTTTCAAATCTACTTTCAGCATCGGTTATCATATTACGCACATCATCTACACTTTTACGAACCATGTCTTCAGTTCTATCTGCTTGTTGCTCAATACGCAGTATGTCATCACGTAATCCGCCTTTAATATCACGTGTATATTCCACAGTGTCTTCCATTTTGGATTCCATGATTTGCATACGTTTGTCATATGCATTGATTTTTGCTTCATATTCTTCTTGTTGTTCAACAAACTCTATAGCTTGTTCAACCTTTTGATACATTAGAAAGCCACCATATAATGCACCAAGCACACTACCAATAACTGCAACAAGAGCAGACATTGACATAAAACTCACTTTAAAACCAAGGATACGAAACTCTTTATTTTTAAGGTTTTCTATACCCTCTTCGATATTTTCAAGTTCATCTCCTAAATTTTTAGCCATGTTCTCTCCAAACTACTTTACAGTTTTTTCAATTTTAACATTATTCTTAAGTTTGTTTTTAAGTTGCAGTTCTCGTAACTTTTTTAGTTCTTGTTCCAGTTTCAAAACTTCTAGTCTTTTCTTTTTAAGCTCTAACTGGTATAGTGTATTACAGTTTATACGTTCTTTAGGACCGTCTAATGGTACAGTTATTCTTGCATAAACACCTATATCTTTGGTACTGTTGCCTACGGTTGTATTGTCGTCAAAAGGACTTTGATAGTTATCAATGATGCCAGTCACACCAAATTCCAAGTTGGTACTACCACCGATAGCATTTTGGCAATCTAAATCGCCTGCTTTGAATTTATCACTGGAAAAGTTGCTAGATGCGTTTGGTAATTGAAGATTTAATGAACTACTGTTAGCGAATGCATAGTTGGATAAAATTGTTAAGATTAATAATAATAAAAAATTTTTCATGCCTATTCATGCTTGAATCTAGAACATATTTTTGAAGAAATGGTTGAAGATCTTAAATCTTCAGTTCTTATCTTCGACCTACTACATATATATTCAGCCTTGTATTTGTCAATTTCTCTTATATAAACATCTACTTCAGTACGTTCTAAATATTTTATGTTCAATATTGTATATTGAGACACAAATGGTATAGGTCTCCAGTCCTTGTCAAACACTCCTATCTCATAATAGTCCACATCATTCCTTTTGTTGAAAATTTCCATACGAGTAACCAAGAGGTCATCCATATAAGCATATTTCCACTTAGGATAGGTTGGTGTCATCTCATGACCAAAACTGCCATGTGAAAACAATATCAACCATAATATTATGAAATATTTATACATCTATTGGGCTACACAAACTGCCTCAACATTTGCAGTATAGTTTCCACCTGGAAATGCTTTGTTACCGCCATATGTTGCAATCGAAGTTGATTTGAACCAAGTTGATCCAGTTGCAGTTAAATCATACTGTGTTGTCTGTCCAAATGTGGTTTTGTTTGTGTCATAGCTTGCCATACCAGTTGCATCACTTACTGAACTTACACTTGTTGATCCTGTCCATGTTACAGTGTCACCAAGTGAAGGACTTGTACTAAATGATGTTGGTGTTGTAATCTGTGCATAATATGCATCAGCAAGTGTTACATCATATCTAACTATAGGTTCTACACCACCATCTGATGCTGACGTTGTAAGTGTGTAAGCATTAGGGTTACCATATGTTCCTGGTGTGTCTGTTGTTATAACACACCGTGACTGTACAGTTCCACTGATTGGTACATCAACTGCTTGTGCCGAAAATGCAAATAAACTCATAGCAATAAAAATTGTTGCTTTTTTGAGCATGTTTCTTTCTCCTATTTGTACTGCTGAGAAACCATTTTCTCATGCAATATTTGTTGAGCTAGGCCATTCCTAAGACCTGCTTTGTTCTCTGGTAGTTTAGCATCTACCAATCTAGTTGTTTCTTTGTACTGTCCGCCTGGAATAGTTGCAGTAAGATATTGATTACTAACTGCTACATCCATTGCTCTATTCATCTGTTCTATTCTTTGATTTTCAGCAAATAGAGCTGCGGCATCTGTAGCACTCATTAGTTTTTGCAATCTATACTTTCGTTTTGCTTCTTCTGCGGCTTCTTTCTCTTCTTCTTCTTTTTCGCTTAATCTTTCTTCGTTTTCTTCTATAGATACTTTTTCTTCACTGCTTAAATTTACGTATTCATCTTGTGTTGCATCATACAATTCTACTTTTACTTCTGGAATAACTGGAACTGGCGTTTTGTATCCAGGACAGTTAGGACTAAACTGAGGATCATAACAAGGATCAACTTTGTAACTGTAGATCACAGTTGGTTCTTCAATAGTACCTGTACCCTCTACTTCTATTGATCCATCGCCCCATGCTTCTCTTGGAATATCTCCTATTCCAATAACCTTACGTACTTCTATTCCTCCTGGTGCGCCTGACCAGTCTTCTGTATCTCTAAAAACGTATCCAGTTCCATTTGCATTTTTGTTCTGTACGTGAACTTTCATGTCGTCTTCTGTTTTCTTGTTAGGTGTGTATTTGTAAAACACACCATTGATGTCTAAACCTGGAGGAGCAGGCAATATGTTAGGCATACTCCAACTCAAACCGTTTTGTGCCGCGTTTGGAGTTGTACCATAATATGGTGCAATGTTATCAGAGTAACAATAGTAGGGATAAAATCCCACCAATACTCCAAGTAGCAGCTTTTTTAACATCTACTTGTTCTTCCTTACCGTTCTTTTCGTGTTTCTGTTTATCTTCATGTGATTCCCAACCAATCTTGGCTGCTTCTCCAATTTTGCCTTCATATGGACAAGGAGTACCTGCCATCATCATTGCATCAAACACTTTTGCATCTTGACACATAACGGAAACTGCGGCAACTTTCATGCCCATGTCATACAATGTCTTTGCATTTTTTAATCTTATACAGTTGTCTTCTGTAAATGTGGTACCTGCACTTATACCTAATATCTGTGTTTGTACTGCACCAGCAACACCTATTGTACATAAATCGCTATTGTTGCCTGTGTTAAACTGCGGCGATATAGCACTTGGTGGTGGCGATTTTACAGTTGTTTCCATATTTCCTTCAGTAATAATTTTACTGTTCGTTGTGCTTTCTGTTACTATTGTTTCTGCAAGTACATTGGTCATAGTCATAAAAAACACAATTATTGTGCAAATAAATAATTTTTTAATCATTGATTCTTTTCCTAGATAATACACGACTATTTATTTGCATAAAAACATTAGTTTCTTACTGCAAATATTTATAGATCTCATGATTTGTTTTTCGTACGAACAAAATTTTGACGGTCACAATAATTTGTACCAAAATTAGGTACAAAATTTTGACGGTCTGTCTAATAGATTTTGGTTTTTTTTGGGTCAACTCGACGTGGTTCGCATACTGCGATATAATTTTGAGTTTTTACTTCACCTTCGCCTGCACGTGAATTTGGCACACTGGGTTGGTTGTTGAGTCTTTCTGCAAAATACTTACAACTATCAATGCTGTGAAAGTACATATTTTGATTTACTATATTTTTTCCAAGGTAGACTATTAGTAAAAACACATGAGTCATGAGTACATTATAGCACTAATAATACCACCAGCAATAACAATAAGTATACCGAATCCCATTAATGCCATCTTTATATCTGACCAAAGTTCTTCATTTTCTTTTTTGGCTTTGATACGTGCTTGACGTTGTGCTTCTTTGTGTTCAGCAATACGTCTTGCACGTTCTTCGAGTATGCCTGCCCAAGTTCCTGGGCCAAATCGTAGATTGACAAGTGTGGCTATTTCTTGTAGTTTTTCAGCAGCTAGTTTTTGATCAATTGTTTCTTGTGCAATGTGAGCAGTGTCAAATTGTTCTTTGACACCCATCTGGCGTTTGTTAACTTTTTTGTCTAACTCTTGTTTTCCACGTAATAGATTGTCGATATGACCGCCTATCTCGCTTATGTCTTGACAGGTTTGAATATTTGATTTTATAAAGTCAACACTACTTTTTACCAGGGCAATCCCTGCTAATATTTCTGCAACTGGCATATCATTCCTCTGTTCCTCCAGGTAGGAACCTATCTAGCTCCTGGACAGCTATATTTAGCGGTACTAAGGAATTAAATTCTTATCAGATAATATACACACGGCACTGGTATTTTTTGGAAACCGATTACTGACATCTTTGTATTTTTTTGTTGCAATGTTACACACTTCTTCAGTTTCAAACACACCAATAAACTCTACGTGTGCATCTACTGTCAGTAGGTGAACTATAACTAATATCCAAACCATAACATTATATTTACTCAAAAAAATAGCACCCGAAGGTGCTACTTTTATAATGTTTATTGTGTATTAGAAAGAAGCGGCAATTTTAAATTGTAAAACTGAACCATCATCATCTGTTGATGCTTCTCCACCGTTCTTGTACTCATAGTCTGTGTAGTTTACATAACCAGTTAAACCTGGTGCAATAGCATGTTTAAGTTCAACCATGTTTTGCTTTAAGTTTTCTTTTTCAGAACCTGATACATCTAATGCATCTTCTGATTCCATTGTTGAAACTGCAACAGTTGTAGTGTCATTAATTGCATAACTTGCACCACCGCCTACTGTTTCAATGTCCTCGTCTGCACCTTCTACAGTACTCATTGCACCAATAAGTGTTACTGCACCAAATGATACTTTAGCACCAATGCTTTGTGACTCATTGTCAATTGCACCTGATACTTCTTGCATGCCTTTTGTGTAACCAATTTTGATGTTTTCATGAGTGTAACTTGCACCATATGCAGTTGAATCAGTTGCGCCTGTTGCGCCTGAATCCATGTAACTTACACCAGCTTGTATTCCGCCGAAACTTGGAGAAATGTATGATACTTTGTCAAGATCTGCACCATATGTTTTTTCACCTGCATTTGATTGAATTGAAGCATTGGTGTATGTGCCAGTTACTTCTTCGTCCATGATGTCTTGCTCACCAATACCAAAGTTGTCTGTAACTGCATCGTTACCGCCTAGTATTAGTTTACCAGCAGCACCTGAAATATAAATTGATGATTCGTCAATGGTTGCATTTGTGTCTGCAACTGTTGCCATTTCAACAACCATACCATAGTTTAGGCCACTATCAGTTTTGTTTGAGAAAGTAAATTTAATTTCATTATCTGTGTTGCCCATTGAATCACCTTTTTGTGAAGCAATTTGTGAATCAACATCTTTATAATAAAATTCGGAACTACCAGAAATAGTAAATTCTGGCTTATTAACTGTGGCTTCTTGTGCCAAAGCAGTTGTACTCAGCAGTGTAGCTATCACTGCCAACGGGGCTAGTTTTTTCATAGTCTTCTCTTATGTCCTTAAGGTTTAATTTTAAATGTAGGAAATATATAGAATATATATTTCGTTCCTACATTATATTTAGTCAACAGTTATCTACTCTCTAAATTTTTAATTCGTTTTTCTAGTAGATCAATCTTCTTTGTGATTTTTGGATAACGTTTACGCCACAAGTCTTCTGGCTCTTGTAACCATGTCCATCCATACTTTTGTGCAATGTTCTCCATGAAGGTGTCAAACTTACTCACTGCCCATATTGCCATACGTGTATCTTTGAACCAAAACAAAAATGCCGCACCTGCTAAACTTCCTACTATGCCAGTATATATCCAAAGTCTATCACTTGCCATACGTTCTATCATTTCCCACATATCATTCTCCTATTTGTAAAGTATTGGATCCCAATCTTTATTATCTTGTTCTTTGTATTTACAGATTCTGTCAGACATTATTTGATAGTAACTATCAATCTCGCCTCCCCATTTACCAACAAGATGTTCTAGTGCTTGTTCGCAAAAAGTAAAGTTACCTTTTTGATAATTTTCATAAAACTTAATGTGTAGGTTTGCATACTCATTGATTTTATTGATTTCTGATACGGGAATTTTTTCAATTAGACAGTATGCAGTTGTAGCAGGAAGATCTGGATTGCTTTTAAACTTCATGTCTTCTAAAGGCAGTACTGTATACTTTGACTTCATTGCTTCTGCATTGTCTTTGCCAATAATTATGTTCATCCATGTCTCCTTCGTTAAGTATAGTTATAATGAAAATACACTTTGATTTAATTTCTGATCTACATGTAGATACTTGGGATGAAGAATTCACCTGGGAAGGAAAAGCCACCAGCCTGTATGCCGTTGTAGCCGGAGATATCAGCAGAGATAGATCCAAGTTACGTCCAGTGCTTGAGGAGATCAGCAAGCACTATCTTATGACCATGTTTGTTGATGGAAACGATGAACATAGATGGACCATGGATAATTTAGCTGAAAGTTATAAAACACTAAAACAAGAATTAACTGGTATTCCTAATTTTATTTGGCTACAAGATGACTCTTTAGTGATAGATAATATAGGATTTATTGGGACCAACGGTTGGACAAGTTTTGATTTTGCAGAGGACAATTCCTATCTTGAAAATAAAAAATGGATGGAACAGACATATAAAATAAGCATGTTTGCTGGACAACAAATTGAAGCAATGGCAATGCAAGATGCAGGTTTCTTGGTCAAGACTGTTGAAAGGCTGCAAAGACATCCTGATGTAAAAAAGATTGTTGTGGTATCTCATTTTGTTCCTAATGTAAATCTAATCAACCATGACACACAATTAGTTAACCAACCAAGTAGACTTAACACAACTGGTAATAGTTTTTTACTGAGATGTCTTGAAGAAGATCATGAACATAAAATTGATACATGGTGTTTTGGACACTATCACAGTGACGTTGATAGAGTTTTAAACGGTGTAAGGTATGTGAATAATTGTCGTGGTCGAGGTGGGACTAACTGGTGCAAACCAGTTTATTATCCTAAACGTATTGAAATTGGTTTTTAAAGATCAGGTTCTAGTTTAACCTGCAAAGGAAAACCTTTGCTTCTAGCACACACTGTCACTTCTACGCCTTTTTGTTCAGCCATTTCATAAGGAAGTACTGCAACCACTGCACTGCCTTTTTCATGAATGTCTACAGTAATTTTTTCAGCAGTTGTTGGTGTATAATGAAAAATGTCAACAAGTGTTTCGATAACAAATTCCATTGCAGTTTTATCGTCGTTGACATAGATCAACTTGAATAAGTGTGGTTCAGCTAGGGTAGTGCTTATTTCGGTTTTAACACTGGAATCTGGACTTGTCATGTATTTTCCTATTGTTGCTTAGTAGAGGGGAGACCCTCTACTAATACTTATCTTTGGTTATTTGATTTCAATAGTTTTTGGCTTGAGGGCATCTGGAATGATTTTTTCTAAATGGATACTTAATACTCCATTTTTCATTTCTGCACTTTTTACTTCCACATACTCTGCAAGATTAAAAGTTCTTGTAAAGTTACGTCCTGAAAGTCCTCTGTGTAGATATTCAATTCCGTTTGCTTCATCTTCACCGTCAATCTTCTTAGGTTGGTTACCTGTGATTGTCAGTGTGCCATTTTCCATTTCTATCGTCATGTCTGCTTTTTCAAAACCAGCGGCCGCAATTTCTATGGTATAATTGTAATCATTCTCTCTGATGATATTATATGGCGGATAGTTCTGTGAACTTGTCATTTCAAAATTTGATGTGATTCTATCAAATAAAGAATCAAATCCAACAGCGTTACGATAAAAAGGGGTTAAGTCGAGTGAGGTTATTCTTGTCATTTTTATTTCTCCTATTAAAGCAAGATTAAAATGTAAGTCCTATTAAGCAACTTACAATATTATTTATACACGGAATAAGGTATGCTGTCAATAAAAAAGGTAAAAAAAAGTTGCTAGGATAAAAACAAAAATACCTAGCAACTTTATAGTTAGAGGGATAGGAGTCCCTTTGTCAAATTTTGATTAGAATGTCCAAGTATAATTGATACTTGCATTCTTATCACCGCTTTGACTTACGGCACCACCTACCTTAATCTTAGTATTAGTATCTAAGTTAAAGTTGTAGTTTGCTTTCAAGTAACCATTTATGTTTGTTGGTAACTTGAATTTGTGTTCAGTGTAGTTAAGGTTGCCTGTTGAATCAACACTAGTAGGCACATTAGCAGTAACATCACCGTTTAGTAACACAGGATGTACACCAGCACCTAAGTCTAAGTTGCCTTGCTTGTATCCAAGCTCCCCCCATATACCAAATTGATCACTAACTTTTGTTATTAAACCTTTTTGGAAGTTTGTTTTAACATGCATGGCACTTGCTCTTGCAGTAAAGCTACCTTTCTTGTATGTAACAACATTGTCAACAATGTTAGTGTTATCAACTTCACCCCATATGCCTGAGAAACCAATCCATGGATTGCTATTCAACTTTGACAGATGCACACTGTAAGTTGTTCCATTGCCAGTTACTGCATTAGCATTGGTCCACATGTTTTGTCCTAGTGTGAACTGTTGTGTTTTTGTATCGGCGCCAGCAATAACACCATTTTCAGTTGTAGTATTAAAACTAGAGATACTGTTGAACATTGTTGCACCATCAGAATCAATATTTGTTTGTGCAAGGTTAACTGCATAGTTTCTTCCTATGCCGTCAAGTGCTTGACCAGTAACATCACCAATGTCAAATCCGTATACACTACCATTAAGTTTTAAACCGTTCATGGTAAGTGTGCCAATTGGTTGGAATGCTTTGTTGATATCAATTATTGTACCACCAGCAAATGATTGACCTGTATCAGTAAGTGCTTGAGCAGCTTGTGCATCACTTAGGTAACTCCAAGAATTTTGTATCATATTGATCGCAGTTCCTGCGGCTATTGTAGTTCCATCTAGCCTACTCATAAAAAACGTAAGTTTATTATCATTACTGTCTCCGCCACCGGCACTGTTTGCCCATGTTACAAGATACTTGTAACCATCATCTGCTTGAAAAATGTTTACAGTACTACCATTTATATCAGTCAAACCATTGGAAGTAGCAATTGATCTAACATCTGTCATAAAGTTAGTGAGTATGTTTTGATAAGCCGCAACGTATTTGTTATCAGATGTTTTTAACAAAAACTGGTGACTGTTGTGTGGATTGTTCATAGTACTTGAATCACCACCACTGACCAATATGTCTGTTTTACCATCACCGTTAATATCAAAGAACCTTGGTTTATATGTACTTGAAGTATTGTTTTGATAACCAATTAGTGTAGAGCTTGTTGTATCAGTAAACACTCCACTACCGTTGTTTTGCATAAACTGTATTTCGCTTAATTTGTCATCACCATTGTTTACTTTTTTGCTGAATACAATAACGTCTGCATATCCATCTTCATTAAAGTCGTGGTTGGCAATTTCAACACTATGATCTATACCGCTGGTACTAAATGCTGGAAGGTCTCTTTCATGTGTAAATTTAAGTACACCGCCTGTCCAGTCAACACTGTACATTTTAGTTGTGTTACTATCACTGCAAGTGCCGCTTACTACTGCACACTGAGCATCAGTAAGTATTACCTCATTGTTGTTACCGTTGTTCATAAAATTGCCTATTGCAACTGCTGAACCACCGTATCTGAGATCACCTGTATTGCCTAATGCATCAACGTGTGTGGTAAATCCATTCACTTGGTTGTTGAGTGCAATAGTTGTATTTTTATTTTTTAGATCCGGCATGATAATATCAATATAACCATCATTGTTCAAGTCACCAACATCACTACCATGTGACCAAACGTCTAAGGTTGGAATACTAACTTTGGTAAAGTTTGATCCATTATTAGTAAAGAAGGTAGCAGGACCAAAGTGTCTCATATCAGTACTGTGCGAAACAAACATATCTTTTCTGCCAGTTTTAAAGAAGTCAGCAAAATGAACATTAGGCTCTGTGCCCATTATTTCATTGTCGGTACCTGAAAACCACTGTGCAGTCTTATCAACCAATGAACCATTTTCAAAAGACAGCATGCTTAGTTTAGTGTTGCTCCATGTACCAGCTGTAGCAGGTTGTGTCTTCCTACCAGCAACTATAAAATCATCTGCATAACCATCACCATCAATATCTTCTACAAATGTGTCACCAACGAACCATGCATTATCGTTACCACCTGCCATTGGATCAACTGTTACTTGTTGAACTGGCGGGGTATAATATAAGACTGGACTTGGAGGATTTGGTGTGTAACCACCTCCGCCACCACCACCACCTCCGCCACAAGCGGAAAGAGCAGTTGCACCTAGTAGTGCGGCCACTATTCGAGTGTTTTGTTTTATCATTGTAAAGTCTCCTATTCTCTAACAATATAAACACTATAGCATGCTATTTAGAACTGTCAACCTTTTTTATTATTGCATGGCAGGCATGCTAAATACATATACGTTCACCCAAGAGGGCGGAAGTAGGCAATCGCTGAAGGAACGCACTTAACCTTAAAAGGGAGAGTGTAATGACAAACATAATCGAAACTAAATTTGGTACCTTGGTTAATACAAAAAAGGTAGCCGCAGGAAGTGCATCTAGTATAAAAAAATCTGGTGCGTTTTATAGTTTTTCAATAAAAATAGCAAATGATGATATAAGAGAATACTCATTTACGGATCTTGCAAGAGCTCAGTATATGAGAACAATTATGATTGGTCATTTAGAAGAAAAAATTAAAAACGAAACTAAGAGTATTTCTAAAACTGCCTAGGCTGCTAATTTTAGTGGTTTCTTAACGAGGCCTGGAGTTATAACTACTTCGGTAATATCCTGTTTAGCATATTCTTTTAGGCTAAACATATGCGGCATCAATATACGTTCAAGCTCGGCTTGCAAACTTCTTGCTCCAGTTTTACGTGTTGCCGCATTTTTTGCGATTTCAAGCAGTGCTTCATCGCTAAATTTTAATTTTACACCATCACATTCAAACAGATAGGTATATTGATCAATTAAACTGTTTTTAATTCCAGTAAGCACATATACCAACTGTTTTTCTGAAAGTTCTTTCAAACCTACCCATGTTGGAAAACGTCCTACAAATTCGGGAATCATACCAAACTTTACCAAATCATCTGGCTCCATATTATCAAGTTCACCTTCTGCATTTGTTTTAACATCAACACCAAAACCTATTCCAGAACCTTCAGCACGTCTTTTGATAACATCATTAATACCAACAAAGGCGCCACCAGCAATAAAAAGTATATTTGTTGTATCAATATCTATCATTTCAGCCTGTGGATTTTTCCGACTAGCATTTTGTGCAGGAACTCTACAAACAGTTCCTTCTACCACTTTCAACAATGCTTGTTGAACGCCTTCTCCACTTACATCACGTGTAATGCTTGTGTTTTCACTTTTGCGAGCGATTTTATCAATCTCGTCTAAAAATATTATACCTCTTTGGCATTTTTCAACATTACCACCAGCATTGCTTAATAATTTTCCAATCAGTGACTCAACATCATCACCTACATAACCAGCTTCAGTAATACTTGTTGCATCAGTGACTGCAAACGGCACATCTAGATACCTTGCTACTGACTTTGCTAATAGTGTTTTACCACAACCAGTTGGACCAAGGAGCAGAACGTTTGCTTTATCTAGTTCTAGATCTTTTGATTTGTTTTGTATTCTTTTGTAATGGTTTGCCACTGCAACACTTAGAACTGTTTTAGCGGATTCTTGTCCTATTACATATTTGTCTAAAAATGCTTTTAATTCGGTTGGATCAATGTCTTTGAATTTTACTGAATCAACTGTTTCTTTTGTAAGAGATTTTAGTAAGTCGCCACATAGGTCTACACATTCGTTACAAATAGCAACTCTATCACCTACAATAAGTTTATTAACTTTATCTTTTTCTTTATTGCAAAAATCACATCGATTGTATTGTTGTTTTTGTTCTTCGTCCATGGTCATTATAGATCCTGACTTTTTAGTTGACTTTCTATTTGTAATCTTTCTGCATCTGTAAGTAAATCAGGATCATATTCGCCTGACCCTAGTTTGTCTATAAGATATTGTACATAGTCTGGATTGTTGGCGAATGTATCAGAGTTATTCTTGTCAATTTGGATCCAGTTTGTACCATTCCATCTATACAGTTTGCTTGGCAAGTTATCAACTCTTACAAATGTGTCACCTTTGATTGGATCTGGAGGGAAGGTTGTTCCAAAATCTGATTTGGTATATTGATTTAATTCGTCTTCTGATGCTTCTATAAATTTTTGCCAAGGAACTTCGTCAATCAACCCTTGTGATTCCATTGCTTCTTGATTTTTCAATGTATCTTCTGGATTCAAACGTTTCCATATACGTTTTGCACGTTTTTCTGGATTATTAGGGTCGTTTATATCTTCTTCTATTGCTTGTGTTTCTTCTGTAATATGACTGTCTATGTCACGATTTATTTCTTCTTGGATTTGAGTATCTTCTTTGTTTTCAATTTCTTGCCAATTGTAAATATTTGCACCTTCATTGCTTATTTCAGGCTCACTAATTTTTTCTATCTCTTCTTCAATTTCTGGATTAGGAACATACTCATGATCATAGTCTATTTTTTCTTCTTTAATAGCAGGATCAGGTAAGACTATGTGTTCAACATGCAGTGTGCGGTTTAGGGTTTTATTATCTTGCTTAGGCTCTTCAGTATCGACTCCAGTTTCTCCTCCATCAGACTTATCCTCGCCTCCAGTCTTATCAGGCTCTTCATCTGCTGGTCCATCCTCAACTGTTGGTTCTGGTTCTGGTTCTTGTTCTTGTTCTTTTTGAACTTGTTCAGTCTCCTCAACCGGCAGTGGGCTCGGCACTTCTTCAGGAGTCTCAACGGCAGACACTTTTGTTTCTTGTTTAACAATATTATTGGCATATTTTTCCTCTCTACGCCATGCAAACGTTTCTGTTGCGGCTAGTAACATCATTATTGCAAGGGGATCAAATACTGCTACGATTAGTATTATGACCCAACGTACTGCCGCCTCGAGCAAATTCTGGTCAGGATTATCACCGTAGATTAACTGGGCTATGTATTTAACTGGGCCAACTTCTGCTTCAAACTGTCTATATTGTTTTTCAAAAACAAACTTTTCTTCACGTAGTCCATCTATTTCTGGTTGAATATTTTCTATGTTGAGTTCAAGTTCTTTAATTCTTGCATCAACATTTTTATTACTGCTTCCTGCTTCAATTGTATACTTGGCAATATTTGCATTAGCACTTTCTATAGTGTCGTTAATACTTGCACGTATCTTGGCTACATTTTGTTCAACACCTTTGATTTGTCCTGCCAAACGTTTGTTTATGTTTGTAATCTCACGTTGTACTCGACTTGCTACACCAATTTCGTTTTGTTTTGCTTGTTGTATTGTTCGAGCTAGTTCATCACGTTCAGGTTTTTGTTGAGCTCTAAGTTGGTTACCTTTTTTAACATTGTCTATATCAGCGGTAAAAACACCACCTTTGACTGTGCCCTGCGAAGTATAGGCGGCAACATCTTTATCAAGTTGCGCCAATCGTTTTTCTGCAAGGTTGATATCTGCTTGAGTACGTTTCTGTGCATCACTAAGTCTTTTGTTTTGTTGCTCTACTTCAACAGCGGCCTGTTCTCTAAAGCCTTTAATTTTTGCATTTTCTTGATCTATCTGTGGTTGTATACGTATATTTGCATTTTTGATACGATCTTGTTCTCTTAAAATCAAACCATCTATACGTCCAGACGTTTCTCCTCTATTAAGTCTACCAATTTCATCATTCCAACGTTGTACTTTTGCTTGAGCTCTAACCAGTTTATCATCTATTACTTTTACTTGAGCAATTTGTTCTGTACCCAAAGCACTTTGTTCTATATGACTTTTACTTAAAAAGCCAAATATACCCATTGATGTAATAAACATCAGTATTCCGACTGCTGGCACAAGATATATCTTCATCACCATTCTAGCACGTTGCCAGTTTTGATGTAACCAAACTGTACAGGATAGTTTTGCAACTTCAAGTATTCCACCCATAACAATAATAGGCACTACGGCGGCGGCAAAAATTGCAGTCAATCCTATAATACTGTAATAGGCCGCAATGCCACTTAAGGCTAGTGCGACAAATAAAATTAGTAATCCTAAAAACATGCTGTATTTATCGTAAATTTGGGTTGTTTGACATTTTCAACTCTATAAACGTTTTGAATGCTAGGTCAGGTACGTAAAACCAAACTTTTCTTGGTTCATATAACCAACCTGGATGTTTGAATTTTTTACGTATTCCACGTTGACCTTTCCAGTCATTTCCAAACCAACGTTTGAGTTCTCGTATAATATCATACCATTCATCTATGGTTTGTAAAGAAATATAAATTTTATGCATTAGATTTTCTCGCCTGCTTCAAATCCTCTAAATCTTTCAAATCTTGGAAATCTCAAACTGTATGTTCCGTCTTGATTCTGAGTAACTGCGTCTGCCTTTACTTCAACAACATAACCAACTAGACTATCTTTTCTAGTCCAAAAATCATCCCTATCACTATCAGACAAGCCGCTTCCAACGTTAACACGTATGGTGCGATTGTCGTCAACACCTTCGCATACAAGAGCTCCCAAACGTCCGGCATTTCTTCCTGTTCCTTCTTCAATGTCAATTACCTCCAAGTCTACTGTTATAACTGGCTTCCACTTCATCCAAAATGTACTACGTCTACATTCGTATGGAGCATCAAGTTTCTTAATCATAATGCCTTCGTATCCTTCAGCAACACAGTCATTTGCATACTTTGCCATAAATTCGTGTGCTTCAGGTTCGTCTAGGTTAATTTGCTTACCTTTAACCATAACAACATTTTGCATTTGTACTCTATTTACTATACTTTCTAATGCAAGTAGTCTATCAATTTGACTTGTGTTACTAAAGCCACGTTTGAAATCCTCTAGGTGCATAAAATCAAACACATTAAACACACTGTCAGTTGCAGTATGGTCTTTTTTAGTAGCACCTCTCATAAGTTCTTGAAAGCTCTTGCCAGTAATCTCACCATCAATTACAATATCATCAGTATCGTGTGATCTAAATGTGTCTGCTATCTTAGCAAGTTCTTGTGCAATGTGTGGGAAATTTTCAAACTCTTTACCGTTTCTACTGTACAAGTTTACAGTACCATTTGCATGGATGATTGCAATAGTTCTCACACCATCTAACTTTGGCTCAATCATAACTTCACCAGCAAGTTTCTTAGGATGTCCTTTTGAGTCTGTTGCTAGTTGTACTTCAAACACAGGAATCTTCCATTCTGTTTTGCCAACGATTTTGTTAAGTGTTTTACTTGTGATACCACAACGTAAATCTTTTATAAGCACACGTCTAGCAAGTAGATTCCATTGATCACTGTCAAACTTTTCACTCATTAGTTCTACTGCTTCTCTGGCAGCATTACCTGTAATAGTTCTTGTACGTAAACTTTCACATAATCCCCAAAAAGATACCCATGGATTTTCTCTGTGTTCATAGCCAGATGTTTCAGCAACTTGTTTTATGTTATACATGAAGTATGGATTATATGCTAGGTAGCAGTTGTACAAAAAGCACTCTGCACTATGACTACCAAGTCTAGCCGCCACAAGTGCTTTTTCAATTACACCTTCTTTGTGTAAGCGACTATTGCTTTCCTCGAGATCTTGTATCCAATCGCAAGCCACTTGTAATCCATTATAATTTTTTGAAGTATATTTTATTTTGTTTAGCACGAGTGATGTCTCCATTTCTGTTACATATCATACTATTAATATACAACAAGAATGGAAGTTTGTCAACCTAATTTCTAATTATAATTGCATCTGCTTCTGCAACTGTATATGTTCCACTTAACAACGAACCTGGATTACTTGGTGGTGTTGTTGGAATAGGACCATCTTGCACTATATTTGCTTCGGCTAACTTATCAATGTTTCTTGCTTCTCTCATTGCGGCTACACTTGCTTGGCCACCTGTGCTATCAAAATTCATAACACGTTCTAAAAGTTCACCAGTACCGCCAGCTGATGTATCAAGGCCATAATTTGGTAAATTTGCTGCCAATTGAACTGCGTTATTTGTATTTGTAGGCACAACATCAAGATCCAGATCAATTTTTGCACGAATTAATTTTTCTCTGGCCTGTTGTTCTTGTAATCTTTTAAAGTTTGCTTGTATTGTTTGTGCCTGCGGATGAGCATTATAAAAGTCTTGCATCAATTGTTGTGCGGCAGCTATTATACCATTCCAACAATCTTCTTGAGTTGCATAAGTTCCTTCACCATAAACGCCTGCTGGTATAACATATGGTGTGGTTGCTGGAGCAGTGGGATCATAAGCACCTGCTATAAAATAATCCATCACAATTAAAATGCCAGTATTAGAACTAGATGAACCATTATCCGCATAGAACACATTCATTGCACCACTGTCAATTAGTTCCTGCATTAGTATCTGGTTCTGTTGTAGAGGAGCAAAACTATTATATCCTGCAGCATATCCAATCACATCACTTACACTAAAAGTTCCATCTGGCCCTGTGGCTAATTGTATGTTACTTTCTGTTCCATAAGTGGTTTTCCAATAATTTACTACATCGTCTGAAACATATTGTGTTTGGTTTTGTACTAATGGCAAATCTTTGTTTACTTCAAGAGTATTAACTGCGGTTGTTAAATCATCTGTATTGGTCTTTTCGATTCCTTTGATTTGACCAAAACTTCTTGCCAATGCTCCATTTGCAATAGCAAGATCTTCTGGCAAAGCACCTAATAAATTATTACCTAAGCTGGCAAATTCTTCATTAACTGCACCGTTTGCAGTGTATATTGCTCTATTTCCAACACTCGAAGTCCTTAATGGTGCAGTCAGTGTCGATGAACTTGTTGGAAAAAGTTTTTGCGGATTCATAAAATCTGTACCATCGACAATGGTAGGTTGTGTATTTTTTAGTATGCCTTTTACTTCAGAAACTTCTGTGGTTGTTAAGTCCCCAAACGCATCGTAAATTTGTCCTTGAACATTATTTGGTAAAGAAGGGCCTATTTGTGCAATATCACTTGCACTTATGCCAAGATTACCAACAGTGAGTCCACCTGTGTTATTTGCTATAGCATTTGTAACACTGCTTAGTGATCCACCAAGAGAACTTGCGACTCTTGGATCTACTTTAATATTTGCTACTTTTTCGTACATTGGTCCGAGATTACCAGCAACATCCATGTTCTTTAAAAGTTGCCCTGGTGATCCAAGATTGCTTATACTATCAAAATCAACTGTGCTTCCTAACTTACCAAGATCTGTTCCAAAATCTGGTAAAGCATTTGTAATACCGCTCAACCCACCTGAACTAATTGCGTCCATTCCTGGAAAGGTCCCACCAGCAAAACTACCTGCGGCATTTGTTGCGGCGGCTATCATTTGATTCGAACTTCCTACAAATCCTTCAGCTGCACCGAGTACACTTCCAAATTTGCTTGCGTTACCAACAATATTTCCAGCACTTACACTACCGCCCATGACTTTAGCGGCATTATTAAGTCCAGTTGGAAGTACATTAGATATTCCACTGCTGGCACCCATAACTGACAGTGCATCTCCAGAAAATACATCAAAACCTGCACTAAACACATTATCGCCAAGTCCACTGGCCATGTTGCTAAAACTTTGTTGATAGCTTGCAGGTAGGCTACTGGTAATTCCTGATACAGTACTGGTCACAGCCGCCATGTTAGGCAAACTTTGCACTGCACTCTGTACATTGGTTAAACCAGCCATGGTTGGAGAACCAGCCAGTCCAGTTGTTGCATCTGTGATATTAAGTGGAGCTCCACTAATTGATTCTAAAGGATTGCCGCCAACGTTTCCTGCGAGTCCAGCACCAGCGGTTAAAACTGTTGCGGTAATTGCACCACCACAAGCCATACTAACCTCTTGGGATTATAACGTCGGTACTGCCAGTTGCTCTTGTATGAGCACAAGTATCTGGAGAACCAACGTAGTTGATTGGTTTGTTTTCTGCAAGAACACTCATTGATCCAAGTGTTGTGCTTGCTGCACAATGTATAGAACATCCAGGAGCACCACAACAAGGATGCGGAGTTACGTTTGTTCCTGTCAGACAAGCAGGCCTTCCATTAATAATTACTGACAAGGCACCTGTACCAACTGCGGCCCCGCCTGCTGAGTTTACATCGCCAATTCTAACTGCTCCTGGCATCTCTATCCTTTTAATATTCCTTTTGGTGCGGTTACAAGTCCAGTAACCGCTTGAATATAACTTGAAACAACATCTTTATTTGTTTCAGTGTACATTGTAATGTTATTTGTATTTATGGTCACATTTTTTGTCTCGTCTGCACTCATCATTGCAGGCAAAAGTTGTACACCTTGTTGTGTGGGTATTAAAGTAAATGGATTAGCAATAATTGTTTCATTGCTATCTGAGCTAACAATCTTGCATATAATTTCACTACTATCACAAAGACGCAATGAGTAAGTTTTATTTGGTTCTAACATTTAAAATCCTTTGTCAGTTATTGCAGTTTTTCTCTCTGGAAAATAGTCCTTTTGTATGCCCTCACGGCTTAGGTCAAGTGTAATACAATGTAATCCACCGTCCCAAAAATATCTATGACGCCACGGCACGTACACAGGTTCCATTTTGTGTTTTCTTAAGAATGCATTTACAATTTTATTATCTGGTTGACTTACACAAACATGATGTTCGTCAAGGACAAGTACATTTACATCAAATACTGATTCTTCTACATAACCCACCCAATCTTGTAGCCATGTTTCTACAAAGTGCGTAAACTCTTCATTATCTTCTTCGCCCGGCACCCACCACTTTCCAGAATTTTTCGTTTTCAACTCTAAGAATTTATTAACTTTGCTCCAACTTTGATCTGGTAAGTAACATATATCCCATCCAGGAAACGTTTCACTATAAGTTTGTATTTCATATAAACTAAGTATTGCACCAGGTTTGATAGTATGAAAACAAGCGTCGTTATGTCCACCAATGCTTAGTAGATTTATTCTGAAATTTGGAAACATTTTTGCAAACTGTTTACAACAATATTCAAGCAAAATAGGATAAGTTTCACTGTAGACATCAACGTATATATCTTGTCCAACCACAGTAATTGATGGAGCAGGCATAGCAAATCCAAAAGGTATTTCTTCTCTAAGTCTATCTAAAAGTTCATTGTGTATATCAGGTTTATCACTGAATGGTTGGTTATTGACAAATCTTCGTACATATTCTACATATGTAGGCCAATCAGGGGCATCTTCTCCTTTGTGACCATTAAAGGATGCTTCATTAATTGGAGAACGTATATGTTTAAAATTTTTATTATAATCATCAAGTGATTGTTTTATTCCAAGATGATCATGACCAGTATAAAACAGGGTATCACCAATTACTAATTGACAATCTCTTGGTTGTAACGGACTACGTGGTATTGCTGACAATTTTCCGTCATGATCAGTATAACTCATAATAGAATCATTTTTATTCATATTAGGTCGAATAACATCACATCCAAAGTCTTTTAAAACTTTTTCAAAGCCTTCAAGATCTTCTTGTGTTTGACTGGCAATGTGTTGCAATGCTGAACGTACTTTTGTAGATTTTATATCACGGAAAAATTCTGGTGAATAGCATTCGCCAAGCATTACTGTTTGGAGTTTATCCCACTTGTTCCAGATGTTGTAATTCATGCAACTACTTAGTAGCCAGAACCATTCCATCCTGTATTTTCAATATACTCAACTAAGTCGTCGTAACCACCAACAACCTTGTTGTTGATTACAATTTGTGGTGCAGTACGTGCATGAGGAGCAATCTCAAGCAACTCTTCTCTGGTTATATCTGTTCCAATTTTTGCTTCGTTAAATTGAACCTTCATTTTTCTTAGGAGACTTTTTGCCGCATCACAGTAGCCACACAAGTCTTTTGTATATACAGTCACACTCATAAACTAAATCCTTTAAATGTATTGTTATCTACGTCTTGTTTTGTTCCACCGTTAACATAACTTGTAATTTCTGTTTCCTGTGGAGCCACTTGTACATCGCCACCAGCGATCCATTTCTGTGTCCATGGAAGTGGGTTGCTTGCACCTTTGTAACTGCTAGGAACTCCAACGGCAGTCATACGTTTATTTGCAATCCACTGTACATATTCTTTTAGTAATTGTGCATTAAGCCCTATCATTGATCCATCTCTAAACAAATAGTCTGCCCATGCACATTCTTGATCAACTGCATCTTCAAACATTTTTATCACTGTTGGTTCACACTCTTTTGCAATTTTTACAAAATCAGGATCATCTTTTGGCAACAACTTCATTAACTGTTGTGTTGAACCTAGATGAACATTTTCATCACGTGCAATAAACTTGATAATCTTAGCATTGCCTTCCATCTTCTTAAGTTCAGCGAATGCCCAACTACAAGCAAATGAGACATAAAAACGTACACCTTCCAGTATGTTTACACTTGCTATGCAGGTCCAAAGTTTCTTTTTAAGTTCATACAAATCCACTACTACCTTTTTACCATTCACAGTGTGAGTACCTTCCCCAAGCAAGTTATAATAACTACAACTTTCGATAAGGTCATCATAGAATGCAGTAATATCATCTCCACAATCAATGATCTCTTGTATGTCCATCATTTCATCAAACACTTTACTAGGATTTGAATAAACGTTTCTAATTATGTGTGTGTAACTTTTTGAATGTATGGTTTCTGAAAATGTCCAGGTTATAATCCAATTTTCTAGCTCAGGCAAACTAACAATAGGACCAAATGCTTCAATTGGTGCTCTACCTTGTACACTGTCTAATAGTATTTGTCTTTTTAAATTGCTTGTAAAAATATGTTTTTCGTTTGCAGTAAGCTCTTTAAAATCTTTTGCATCACGCAGTACGTCTACTTCTTCCGGACGCCAGAAAAAACCCAACTGCTTGTCAGTTAATTTGTCAAACTGACGATACTTTAATGTATCATAACGTTGTATACCTACTCCGCCGGCAGGATCTAAAAATGCTAAACTGGTCGTATGGTCTCTATTAGCAGTATTTAATACACTCATTGTTGTTCCTATATGGTGCAACTATCGCAAGCTTCTTCGTACATTGGCTCTTCGATAGTTATATCTTGTTGTTGTGTTTCATTCATTTTGTCTATGTCTATTTCTCCTGCACCGTCAAATGTGTTGAAGTAATAGAGTTGTTTGTGTCCATATTTATAACATAGTAATAAATGTTGTAACATGGTACTCATTGGAATCTTTTCATCTTCAAAGTGTTGAGGATTGTAACTGGTGTTTACACTTATTCCTTGATCTATATACTTTTGTAGTACTGCCATAATCTTCAAGTAACCTTCTGGTGACTTTTGATCCCACAGTAGCTCATACTTGTTTTTGTAACGTGCATATCCTGGTACAACCTGCTTCAGTACTCCGTCCTTGCTTTGTTTGATACTAACAAATGCTCTTGGTGGTTCAATACCATTTGTACTATTACTGATTTGTGCAGATGTTTCTGCTGGCATCAGTGCCATTAATGTACTATTACGTATTCCTGTTTTACGTAACTGTGTTCTTAGTCCTGTCCAATCAACTGCATCTACATGAACTACTAGTTCGTCAACATCTTTTTTATAGGTGTCTACTGGTAATATTCCATCTGCGTATTTTGTTTCATTGTTCAGCGGACAAGCACCAAATTCTTCTGCTAGATCAGCACTGGCTTTGATAAGATAATAACTCCAGTGTTGTGCCCAAGTATCAACCAATTTCAGTGCATCTGGATCACTGTAACTGACATCATTTTTTGCAAGAAAGTATGCAAGATTTATAATACCAACACCAAGCGGACGTCTGCCTTCAGTGGCTAACTGTGCAGCCAATATCGGATAGTTTTGATATGAAAGCAATGCATCAAGTCCACGCACTGCAAGTGTACATGCTTTTTCCATATCCTGTGGGTTTGAAAAATTACCCCAGTTTATTGCACTCAGTGTACACAATGCTATTTCACCATCAGGATCGTTTACATCATTTAAGGCTTTGGTTGGCAAATCAATTTCACAACACAAGTTGCTTTGCTTGATAGGAGCAACCTCTGTTTTGAAACTACTGTGTTCATTGGCATGGTCGACATTCTGTAGATATATTCTGCCTGTATCTTTGCGTTCTTGCATAAACGAACTGAAAAGTTCTATAGCACTTATTTTCTTTTTTCGTATGCTTGTTTTACGTTCTGCCGATTCGTACAATTCTTTAAACTTGTCCTGATCTTGAAAGAAAGCATCATAAAGTCCAGGAACATCGTTAGGAGAGAACAATGTGATGTCTCCGCCTGACATTAAACGTTCGTACATCAGTTTGTTAAACTGCACACCATAATCCATGTGTCTGACTCTGTTGTCTTCTGTGCCTTTGTTGTTCTTAAGTACCAAAAGGTCTTCAACTTCTAAGTGCCAAATAGGATAGTAAAGTGTAGCGGCTCCGTTACGTACTCCACCTTGACTACAACTACGTGTGGCAGCCTGAAACATTTTGTAAAATGGAACAACACCTGTATGATAAGCATCACCATTGCGTATTGGCGAACCTAAGGCTCTGATACGTCCACCGTTAATACCAATGCCTGCTTTTTGCGAAACATACTTAACAATTGAACTTGATGTTGCATTAATACTGTCCAAACTGTCATCTGCTTCAATAAGCACACAACTTGAAAACTGTCTTTGTGGTGTACGTACACCTGCCATTACAGGAGTTGGTAGACTTATTTGATGTGTTGATATAGCATCATAGTAATCTTTTACCCAACGTAATCTTGTTTTACGATCATAGTCTTGAAAAAGAGTAGCGGCTATAAGCATGTAACACATCTGTGGTGTTTCATAGAGTGTTTTTGTAACTCTGTTTTGCACAAGATACTTACCTCTAAACTGTTCCATGGCAGCATAGGTAAGTTGTTCATCTCTATCATGCTTTATCCATCCGTTGATAGTGTTCCATTCTTCTTCGGTGTATTCTGTGAGTAGTTCTGGATCATAGAATCCTCTTTGTACATTTTCTTTGACCAATTTGTATACATGCCATGGTTTGAATTCGCCATAAACCATTTTGTTAATATGATAACTTATAAGTCTACCTGCTACAAATTGGTAGTTAGGAGTTTCTTCCGAGATTAAATCAGCAGCACTTTTGATTAGTGTTTCTTGTATATCTGTACTGGTAATACCATCATAAAATTGCACATTACTGCTTATCTCCACTTGACTAGCACTTACGCCTGTTATGTTTTCAGTTGCCCACCAAACAACTTTGTGTAATTTATCAATATCTAATGCTTCTTTACTTCCGTCTCGTTTGGTAACTTGAATTGTCATTTGGGGCCTTTCTATCTAATCTTGTGTGCAAACACAGCAGAGTCTATGTTTTTAGTTACTTTATGTTTTTCTAACAATGTGATATTTACTACTTCATTAACGTTCCAATTCAACATATATAATCCATTGTTTACTAGGACTATATAGTCATTATTGTCAATCTCAGATATACAAAGAACAGATATGTCTTGTCTATCTAACATGCAAATAGTATAGCACATTCCCAAACACTTTGCAAGACTACAATATGTGTTTTCGGCAATTAATTCCCAAGGATCAGGCCATTCTTTTACTAAATCAGTATGTAAATATCTCAACACCATCGGTGCTTGTTGCCACCACTCGTGTATGTTAGTTATCACTGATTCAAGATTAGGGTTGTCTTTACATTCGTTACGCAGGTTAGCCCATGCGATTAAACGCTGTTCAGGATGGCTTTGCCACATAATTTACACACTAAAGTGTTCTATGGAATATTGAAAAGTATTTGCAATTGTGCTGGTATATTGAATACTAATTGTTGAGCCACTTTGTATTGCACTTAATACAAAGTTGTTTGGATTGTCTTCACTATAGTCGTCAACGTAAGCAAGTGTTCCAGCACTATCATCTGTGTCTTGACCGACAACTCTTAGTGTGCCAAAACGTACTACATTGGTTGATGATTCTTTCATTTGGTAATTTACATTAAATGCAGTTGCATTACCAGTATTAACAGTAAAAATTGTAGTTGCACTACCTTCCACTGATAGGTCTGTACTGACTCCAGCTAGTCTATGGTAGGTTCCGAACTCAATTTCGTTACCGCTTATAAGTGCATAACAGGCTTTGTTGTTAAGTTCTACTCTTGGTTGTGTAAGATTATCAGCGTCGCTTCGTTCAAACATATCGCCAATGCTTACATTATCATCTCCGTTGATTTCGATTACTGGAGATGATGCATTACCTGCTCCTAAGTAGTCATTGCCGACATCTAAGAATATATTATATGCACTCACATTGAATGCAACTGCACCTATGCTTATACCTTGCTTGCCAATATTATCAAATAAGTTTTGTACAATACGTACACCTTCAGGCCCACCATTGTCTGGAGTGCCTGTGCCTAACATTACACCTTGATAAAGGTGTCTAAGATCACAATTTTGTATTGTAACACCTTGTATGTTTTCATCAGTGATCAGTCCGTAAGTTAAATAACTAAATTTACAATTCTCAAATTCAATTGCTTTACATGTAAAACTTGGAGTACTATCAAAACGTACTCCAGCAATGTCTGCACTTGCGTCTACAGGATTTGCACTTAGGTTACCTTTGAAGTTACAATTGCTTACATTCACACCATGAGCTCTATCAATAAGCATCATATCAACACCAGCTTCTAAGCTGGTAAAGCTCATTCCAGTAATAACAATATCTATAGGATGCTGGGCACTATTGTTCCCAATGTTCGCACCAGTTTGTTGTAAACTATCAGCAGTTTGTATTACATATGCACCAAAAGAACTGTCTGATCCTACATCCATTTCTAAGATTGAACTATCCGGCCCATCACCCCAAAGTTTAGCATAAGATGGTACTAAAATTGACTGGGTAATTCTATAAGTCCCTGCAGGGAAATAAAGACTGCGTCTTATAGTTGTATTTGTTTGTACACAAAACAATTGAAATAAGGCTCGATTTATAGCATCAGTATCATCAGTAACTCCATCACCAGTTGCACCAAAATCAAGGACACTTGCAAAGTTATCTAATTTTGCCTGTAATGTTTGTTCGATAGGATCATTTGTAGTTGGACCAGTTTGTGCAGTATACCCAGCATGTTCGCCTTTGTAAGTATAGGCGGTTGCAATATTTAGGATATCACTGTATTGTGTTAGGATTTCAGTATTGCCAACTGCCGGTGCACCTTCAGCAAGTGTTCCATTTCCAATGTATAATCTTCTTTCATCGATTACCCATCCAAATTCAGCTGCTGCTAACTGCGGTAAGTTATCAGCTAATCCTTTTCGGTTGGTAATCCGTGATACTTGTACTATTGCCATTTATTAACTCCGATTACGTGTATTTAGCTTGAGATATAGTATTGCTCAACCCTCTTCCACCATTGTTGGCGCCAGTGCTCAAAATCATCTCCCTCAACAATAAATTCTTGGTATAGTGGATCTTCTTTAAGATGTCCCATTTCATCAACTGCCGGCTTTACTGCCATTAATACTATCCCTTTACGTATTTTAGTTCCATAAACTTCATTGTGTGCTTCAGCATATGCACAAAGTTGTAGTTTATAGTCCTCAATCCATTCAACTTTTTTTGGTTTGTTTGACTGCTTAAAATCCATTATAGCATGTTCGCCTTTATGCACACCAACACAATCTGTTGTTCCAGCATATATATTTGGAAAGTACATAGGTACTTCGACTCCCCATACTTCGTCTACATTACACATACCTTGTTTGATCACTGCTTGTGCCATAGCATGTGATTGCCAACTAAATGGATTGTTGCCACGCTCTTTAATAGTTCCATCAATACAGTAGTTTTCTAAATAGGTATGCATTCGTGTGCCTCTGTTGGCAGCTTCAGTAACTATCTTTTGTGCTTGATCAGTTCCTACACGTTTACGCCAACGTGCTAGTCCTTCTTGCTTTTCTTTTGATTGTGTAGCACCAAGTATAGTAGTAACACTGGGCACGGCATTGCCATCGGGAGTAGAATACAGGCGCTTGCCGTCAACCTGTTTTCGTGAGAGATTTTTGTATTGAAATTTTTCTATAAGCATCTATCTATTATACTATAGTTTGATCCATTCTGCAAGTTTTTTTGCAATAACAGCATGTCCATTATGATTAGGATGGGCAAAGTTTGGACGTATATATTCATTGTCTTGTACTCCTAACAGATGCTCGCCATTGTGATCAGTTGCTCCAAGCCAGTCAGCAGCAGTTTCAGCACCACCTTTGTAGATTTTGTTAATATCTACACCTGGTAACCATTCAGTTTGCCTGATCCATCCTGCAAAATAATAATCGTCAATATCAAGTGATTTACACATCTGTTGAAGTGTAAGTACTGCCATGTTAGCCCTAATTATATCTCGATTACCATTATGAAAGTGTAACTTTAGTTCTTTAACAAAATCTTTAGCATCACCAGGCCAGTGTTTTCTTTCATTGCTTAAAGCATTCCAACTCGTACTCAATGGCCAGTGCATACTTCGTGCTGGATTTGTTAGGAAAAAAATTGCAGTAACATTTTCTAACTTTGATTGTATTAGTTGCAGTACCATATCTTCAATACTTGCACCTGCTGACCCGTAGTTTATAAACTTATATCCATATTGTTCTGCAAGTTGACGTCCATAAGGATATTGACCTAAATCTTCTTTTAGTTCTCCGCCCTGTGGCCAACTGTCGCCAAAAGTAACTAGTGTTTTATGTAAGTGGGTTTGCTGCATCTGCCATGCCGGCAACAGTATCTTGTGCTTGGTCAACTGTCATGGTGTCAGAACCTTCTTCACCAGTGATGCCAGCTCCAACAAGTACAATGTTATCTGCATCTACATTTTGAATAATGTTCTTTAGAGGATCTTGCGTTGCTAAAGTACGTAGTTGTTGATCAGTGATGTTCACACCCATGTTGTGTGCCATGCTTAGAAAAACATCTATTGGTACTGTGTGTTGTGTATCTTCGTCATCAGCTCTGCCCAGCAGATATTCTGCGAGTGCAGTTAGTTGTTGTGCAGATGGTTTATCTGATCTACTTGTGAACTCAAGTATACGCATTTATCTTCTTGCTCTACCAAGAGCTCCATCTTGTACATCAACATTTACATCAACTGCTTCACCGCCTGCTTCTGCATCAACGTTTACATCTGCAACTGCATCAATTGGATCTGCCGCTAGTGGATCTGCTACTGGCTCATCTATTGCTGGAGTGCCTGCAACTTCTTCTTGTCCTGGTACTACAGGAGCAACACCTGTTAGTGTTCCTTGTGCAGTTTCCATTTCAACTTTTGCAGCCTGTATTGAATCAACTAGGACTGCTAAACTTTGACCGGCAGCATCATTAAATGCTTGTGCTTCTGTAGTGCCTATGGTTGTTTGTATTGAACTACTCAATGCAGGTAAATCTTTAAACTGCATTGATGTTACATCTTCTAACATCTTCTGCATTCTGTCTACCATGTCCTGTGCAGCCAACACAACCTGTGCTTGTTGTACTTCACTTTCAGTTAGATAACGTCCTGACTTGGTTCTAAGTTTTGCGCCTTCACGCATTTTTGCAAGTATAGCACCAGCAACTCGATCACCGGCCGCTTTGCTTCCGTATCTTTTAGAGGCATCCTTGGCAATCTTTTTAAAGTTCTTTCCTGGTTTTCCTATGTCTTTACCAGCACGAGCTTTTTTTGCACTGTAATCTTCTTTGGCTTCGTCCATATCATCAAGATTTATTTTTCCAGACTCGACATCACTTTTAAATTGTGTTGCAGTAGCCATATCTGCAGTTCCGATGCTTTGTCCATTAGCACTAATTTTTGTTGCACCAGTTTGTGGTTCAAGTTTTACATCTGCTTCACGAACTCTTGCGGCCAATCCTCTTTCCATAACCAATAATTTTAGATAAGATGGATCTTTTTCACTGCCTGCAAGTGGGTTAGTAGAACGATGTTCGTAGATTAATCCACGTACTTTAGTGAGCATGTCACTGGCCTTTTTACTAGGCATTTTTGTAAAATCAACACGGTTACCAAAAAAACTCTCAAGCACTTGCTGAGACTTTTTGGTCTGAGGTGAATCTAAGTCAAATAATTTCATTGTCGAATCCTTTTTGCTGACAGTATTTAGCAACATTTATACTTTTGGTCAATTGTTTTTGTATGATATTGTATTCATATTTTGCACTTGATAGTCTATGTAATACAACTTCTTTACGAAAATTGTCTGTGCGTGGACTAGTTATTACATGCCTGTAGTGCATCATTTCATTTTGTCTGTGCAGTAATTTGTCTTCAAGAGCAACTAAATGTTTTGCATCCATTTGCATTTTATTTTTATCTAAAATACAGTAACTAAGTGCAATTCTAATAGTACTACAACTTGTTACGTACAATTCGTTTTTGTAAATTTTATACTCGTTTGGAGTAACTTTTTCTATTTCATATTCAGCAAAAGCCATAATGCTATCGCCGTTGCGAAAAATTGCATTGGGATTTGAGTTCAGAAGTTCATCTGCAATTTTGTTTAATAATCTTGAGGCTTTTTCTGTTACCCGACTACGTAAGTGATCACTAACCATCCAACTGTTCCTAAAAGAGCTGCAATAATTCCTGTTCCCCAGCCTATCAACTGGTCAGTCCTACGTTGAGTCATTTTCTCAACCATAGTATGGACTTCATTAATCATCATTTCCAAGCGATCTACTTTTTTATCTAAGCCTTCTATATTTGAGGCCATAGATTTATATCGCTCTGCACATAAATCAACATGTGCTTCTAAACTCTTTTTTTCGATTGGTGTTGTGTCAGCCATCGGTATCTCTAAATTCTTGTTGCAAGTATTTATAAAATCTCATTGATTTTTACTGTTCAAAATTATCAATAATATCAAAGCTAATATTCTTTTTTTCGCCCTTTGCGATAAGATAAGGCATTAAAAAACCTTCGGTATAGGTTTCTGATAAACCAACTATCATTGGTACACCATGAACTTCTTGTTTTAGCAAACCAAGTGGATCGTTTCCATCACTGAAAATATCAGTGTGTTCTATACCAAAACTAAAAGTCCACATGGTATGTGAATGTTTTTTTATAATTTGTGGATCAGATACATTCAGTGGTTGGGTTTGTAGACTAACGCACTGTAGAATTGTTTCCCAATTGCGTTGTTGATTACGACTATAGTTCCATTCGTCGATGGTTTTTATTTGTTTGCCTGTGTTGTCGGCATAGCCATGTTGTAGTTTTCTGTAACTTTTAGTTCCAGTTGGAGTGCAGTCAAAGTATGTCATTACACTAATTGTTTGCATTACGCAGGCTCCAGTATACCTGTAGTTTATCAAGCATTTCTTTGAGAGCAGGATCAAAAGGAGATTCAGCTACAATGTTATCTATTTGGTCTGCAATAGGATGGTCTTTTTCTTTTTTTAACACAAGTTCACGTTTGGTGCTATTTGCACGCCTACGGTAAACTGTGTCGCCTCGATCCGGACTTTCATATATCCATTCAGTCTTTTGCATGCGAATATTTAGCCACAAAAAAACCCTAGTTAATAAAAACTAGGGTTTAGTATTTGGTTATAGCAAATTAAAATTATGCTAACTTGAAACCACCTGTTGTTACAGTTGAACTTGAACAGTCTACGCTGTTTGAACCAGCGGCTGTTAATGTTCTAATTGATGTTTGTAATGTTGATGCTGTGTATGCACCTGTTGGGTAGATACCAACTGAAATCTGTCCACTTGTGTCATCTTCAACTTGGTATACAGCCACTGTAGATGTCTGCTGGATGTTTTCTAAAATTGCTTCTACTGCTAATCCTGTTCCAACTTCTGCTTGTAAGTCTACGGCTGAACCATCATCAATTAAAAGTTTGAAGAAGTCTAGTTTTGGACCTTGTAGGTTAACTGGAGCTGATTCAGCTAAAGCACCTGAAAGTGCACCGTTGTTTGTGTCAATATGGAATACCTGTTGTGCATTACCATGGGTTCTTGTAAATTCTGCCATTTTAATCTCCTATATCTAATGGTGGAATCCGTAATCGGTTCCTACTTTTATTTACCTTTTTACCCTCATTAATGACCTACGCATAAACTCATAGAATTCGTTCTGCAAACCGGTTTTACGCATCTGTAGCATAAGTCTTTGACGAATTGTGTTTTTGTCTCTTGGTGTTTGTCTTTCCCAGTTTGAGATTTGTCTACGCATTTGTATCAGTGGCGCAGGCAGAAAATCTTCCATCTGGCGTTGTAACATCAACATCATGTAGCTGTAATCACTATTGTTGAATTCTCTTTTCATTATCTGTCGTAGATTACGTTTCAGTCTAAGTTCAGGTATTGTAATTTGTGCGTTTTGTACAACTCTGTCTTTGAACTTTTCTGGCTTCATCAGTATAGCAATTACATTGTAGAGATCTGGTTGAGAAGTTCTAAATCCAGGCCAGTTCTGTAAATTCATTATTTCTTCTGCTATTCGGGCAGCATACGCAGGATCACTGTTTACAAATATTTGCAATGCTAACAGTTGTTCAAACAGTTGCTCACCTAGTTGTTTCAATGTCAATCCATTTAGATGTCTTGGTGTTCTATATGCACGACTTTCTGTCAACCAATCAAAAGCAATTTTTTCTTTCTCTTTGCTTTCTGTCAGTCCTTTGACACGTGCAATAGCATTCCATCTTTGACTTACAGTGTCTACCCATTCCCATTTGTCGCCTGTAAATGCACTTACGCCTTTTACAAATATATCCCATTCGCCTCTGTGTATATCGTTATCATCTAGGTGTCTTGATATTTTGTATTCTAATCCATTGTGCGTCATCAAATATGCACCTGGCTCTTTAGGATGCTTTTTAGTTGCTCCTTCGCTGACAGTAGTTTTCATAATTACTTCTGGCATTTTCATATGTGAAATATTACTACCAAATGGTACGATACTTTTTTCGTACCTACGTGCTAGATCTATTTTTTCTTCTTCATCATCAGTGCGATAAAACTGGTTAGCAATTGCCATGTCTGCAACTACTGTGCCCGCAGGAGGGTCAATAAATGTAGGGCGATATAGATTTACTTTTTTTAGATCTTTATTGGTTAAACTATAAAACGTGCTTTCCCATTTGTCTGGATGAAGTGCATAACGACCATTGCGTTGTGGCACATAGTCTACTAATTCATCATCTCCATCATGGAACTTGCCTAGTTTTTGTAAATGCACAACTTTGCCTTCAGTTGGTTTTTTCAGATAGTACTCTAGTCTTCCTCTTTCTGTGCTTACATCAACTTCTTCTCTAACTGTGCTACGTGGCATTTCATAACGTGTGCCAATTCTGAATGGCGAGTCTTCAACTGTGAATACTCTGTTTGGTGTGTCAAAATTTTTCTTACGCATTACAGTTTTAGCAATTAAATCTAGTTCGTCATTGTCTTTGTCTAACACTAATGCAAAAGGCACATTTATGTCTGTCTGTAAATCACGCATGACCGCTTCACTGTCAGGACCCATCTGTGCAATAGGTTTGCCATAACGTTTGCGTTCTTGTTTAAACAGTCTTGTAAGCTCTGCTGGCACTATTGGTTTTTCATTACGTTCACTGTTTACTCTATCCATAAAGTGTTTTGTAAACTCCACATCGATACCTACATCAGCAAATATTCTATCTGCGAATGTTTCTAGTTGCTTCATATCGACTGCGGTTACTGGCATTATCTTTTGCCTTGTCCTCTATACATTTTGTAGGATCGTCTTTTGTGTTTGTTCATTTTACATAAAGACGGCTTTCTTCCTATGCTGGTTTTTACAAATGTAGGTTCGTGTGTTGAACTTGTTGCATACATTTTTGCCATTATGCTACTCCTGGGTTATTAGCCGCAAAGTTTACACGGCTGAATTTATCTCTATCAACAAGTTTTATGCCGTCTCCGACATAGCCCTCATGTCCGCTTACGCCTTTAATATCTGCTTTTACATCTTGATCTTGATCGTCAAGATCTTTAATCAATTTATCTTTTAGCAGTGCTATATTTACAAAAGAACTAAACAACGCACTCACTGCACCTTGATTTTCGTTCATCCATTCAATTATTCTTGGTGCTTGTGTAGGCATTTTTTGTGTTACCCAAGGACCAAAATCTTTTACCATGTTTGTAAAACCACCTTGACGTACCTTAAAATTTATGTATTGCTTCATCAACTTTGGAGTGCTGGTAATTTTCCTATTTCTTAGCTCTGATGGATTTAAAAATGCATCAATTGCAGGTGCATATTCGTTAAAGGTGTCTTGTATTTTAATTAACAGTCCTTTGTCTAATTCTATTGCACTTCCAGTATCTTTCATTGTACTGTCTAATGCTAATACACCTGGAACCTTGTCGAGAACCCGAGTTGTTACTGGACGCACTGTTCCTTTAGGCTTGTCTATTTCTGTATGAACTGCAATACCTACGTTACTGTTTCCTATTTGTTTTCCAAGTGGCGTATCAGCACTTACTCTGTAGGTTACTTGGTTAGGTGTAAACACATATGAGTTGTCTTCTACAGGTGGTGTTGCACTGTACAACAGATCTGCTTGAACGAAACCTCTAAAATGCTGCGGCACAGCTCTGCTTAATAACGGAAATAACTTTTGATATACACCGATTAAATCTGTGTAATCACCCTTACGATTACTAAACACTCTTGCCATATCTTTTGCACTAGTAGCCAAACCATTATATCCTGTGGCTACAAATCCGCCTTTGTCTGTAAGAATAAACTGTCCATTGTTATCTCTGCCGAATACTATAGCAGGTTTGCCATCCCATTTGATAGTGTTAACTTTTGCTGGTTCTTCTGCACTGCGTCTTATTGCATCAATTGCTTGTTTAATTCCTTTGGATCCCATGTCAAAAACTAGATCTTCAGGATGTTCAATCCTAGCACCTTCAGCCAAATATGGTTTGTAATGAGCAGGGTTGTCTGAGACTACTTCCATGCCTTGATTGATGATTCTATCACGTAGTCTTGCCAACCAATCACTGCCGCCTTCTACAACTGATTCAAAGGTAAATCCTTCTCTTTCAGCATAACCACGGAAGTCTTCAAGTTTTTGATCACGTTGTGGATCATTTTGTAACGCACCTAGTATTGCTTCTACACTGAACAAATCTTTTTCAGTAGCACCTTTGTTAAGTATTACTCTTGCAATGTCTGCTGGTAGATCTGTTACAAATTCGTTTGTTGATCTACTAACCAATCCTTGATTTGGTGAAAGTTTATATCCGGCAGCTTTTGCAATTGAATTCATCAGTACATTACGTGTAACACCTTTGTAATCACTAGCTGGATCAGCACGCATTAGAAACTTTGAAAAGTCTGGCTTCTGAACAAACATAAAGTCAGTCTGTATATAGCCTTGATCTTCTCTGCCTGTGATTGGTGCTTTGAAATGAACACTTATTCCACTCTTACGCACCCATTCTCTAGGATCAAAGCCGTGAGATTCAGCCCACTGAGTTAGTTTGTTTTCAAGTTCTTGTTTGCTTATCGTTTTAGGGTCAACTGCTAGATCTAAATCACCTGATGTTGGTTTTTGTCCTGTGCTACCAAGCATGTTATCCATGAGAGACAATCCAGTGAGTTGCTCTAACCAAAGTACAGTAGGCTTTACATCTGTTTGATTAATACGCTTAGTTTGTATAGCACCATCAGCATCTTTGAAGACGTTGCCACCCTCTTTTAGTTTCATGTTGTAACCGCATCTAAATACTGTAGTATTTGTTTTTTAATTCCAGGATTGCTATTGATTTGTTGAGCCAGTGTTATTACAGGATCATCACTGGCAATTTTCTTTAGATCAGGCATCTTTATACCAGCAGTTTGAAATGCTTGTTGCATCACTGCTCCGTCTATGCCTTGAGTTGTAAGCCATTGTGCAATTTGTACACTGTCAGTTGGTTTGCCGGCTTTTGTCCATGCTTTCATAAGTTTATCAGCAGTTACTTTAGTTGTGATATTTGTACCGACTTGACGAGCTTTTTGTCCAAGTTTGGTAACACCTTTACCAATTTGTTGTTTTAAGTTTGAAAGCATACCGCCTGGTGCTTCCATAAGATCTTGCTTGTAGGCAACTGCAACAAAAAGTTTTGTAATTTGATCTTCTGTGAGTGCATTCGCAGTACTGTGTCCGCTCTGCAACAATGATCTTCGTTTTGCTAGTTGCTCTGGAGATAGGTTCTTAAGTCTTTCTGCTTGAGCAGCGGCTTTTGCATCTAAATTTTCAGCGGCACCGGGTACGTTATCTTTTAGCCATTGTGTAGCCTCTGGACTCATAGCCTGTGTTCCTGGAAATTGTGAGTTGAATTGATCTATTAGTTCTGGGTCTGTAATTGGTATATCACCACGTACGACAATACCTTCGCCTGTGCCGCCTGGTGCAACTAGATCAGCTTTTGCTTGTAGGTCCGCTCTGCCTTGTGCAACTTTATCCCCTACACTACCACTTTGAGCAGTTGCAGTTCTATCAGCACCTGTTCCACCACTTACTTCATCAGGGTCAACAACATCACCACCAGTTGTACCGTCTAAATGACTTTGTAGTTGTTTATTGTATTGATCTATTATATCGTCAGGAATATTGTCTTGATTTGGAAGGTCAATCAACCCATCCATTTGTTCTGGTGTTAAAGGTTGTCCTGGTTGATATGATGCAAGATTCAGTCCATTTTCATCATACATAGGTCCTAGTTGTGCATTGTATTGATCAATTACATTCTGCGGTATACCGTCTTGATTTGGCAAATCCTGTATCATGTTCATTTCAGCAGTTGATAGTTTACCATCAAAGTCTGCAACAATATCATCTATACTAGTAGCACCTGCTATATCTTGTATGCCGGCAGCTCGCATATCTGCGGCCGTTCCGGCGTCAACATCGGTGATTCCGTCGAGGCTATTTCCTCCACCAGCAAATCCTCCTTGTGTTGATTGTGCAGTATCAGCAGTTGCTCCAACAGCATCTCCGCCACCACGCACTAGATCGCCAAGTGTACTTGCACCGGCCGCCAACGCACCAGTTTTACCTGCACTGTATAACGCACTTCTTATGTCTTTACCTTGTAACAGTTGATCTGTAAGTTTAAACAAACCTAATGCGGCAGCACCACCTAAACCTGCACCACTTACACCAGCGGCTGCAATCAATGCGGCATAGATAAAACCTTGCATAATAGGATGTTTCTCTGCAAACTGACGATATTTTTTAACAGCTTGCATTACACGACCTTCGTCGCCACCTGCACTTTGCTTCAGTTGTTCGGCGGCGGCATCATATTTTTGTGCAAAGCCTTGCATAGGTCCAGAATTGTAAACTTTTGCCTTTAGATCATTCCAAGGTTTAACAATTGCTTGATTAACTTTGTCTAATCCTTTACCAACTGCCGTACGGTTTGATCCAGCCTCAGTTGCAGTTTTTTCTATTTCTGCAAACAAACCTTGTATCTGTTGTGGTGAAAGTGCAGCTTCACGAAGTTGATATCCCACGTTTTCCCAAACAAGATAGGTATCGAGATTGGTTCGGTTAAGACTTTCTAGTAATGCATGTCTTGATTCATGTTTTTTTAATTCGGTGATCCTCATGCTATTGCTTTCTTCAATTTCTGTTTGCTCGGAGCATCTAATTTATCTATTGCACCTATCGTACCGGGGGATGCTTTTTCGATAGCCGCACGTAGTCCTGCCATCTTTGGATCATTGAGATCAATTTTTTGTCCACCAATCTTAGCAGTAGGAACTTTTGTTTTTTGAGCAACGTCTTTTGCAGTGGTTGATACTATCTTACCTGTACTGTCTCTTTGCGGTGCGGTTGACTGTTTAGCTTGTTGACTTTTAGGAACATTGGTCATGTAACTTGGTTTGCGTTTTTTCCAATCATCATTGGCTTGATCCATGCCTTGCTTCACTGCACTTGTTTTGCCCTTGTTCATTGCTTGCGAAATTGGATCAGTTCCTTGACCTTGCTTGTTTTGATTACGTGCAATGCTTTTCTGTATTGCTTTTTGATCCTGGTTAGCAGCAGAGGCTTGTGCACCTGTTGTTCCTAGTTTTTTTTCTAGTTCTGCTTTTCTTTGTGCTTCGGCATCGGTTTTTTGTAACTTTGCAGCCAATCCAGCAGCCTTATTACGTTGTGTAATACTACCACTTTGAGCGTTTTTTCCAATACTTGCACCCCCAACACCGGTGTAGGTTTGTTGACTGCGATCAGGAAGACCACTTTGCCAATTATAACTGGTTACATCGTCAACTTTGTCCAGTGTTTTTTGTGCAAGTGCATCTGCTTTGCCAATTCCAGTTTGTACTGCACCAGCGGCTCTTTTTAGAAACCCTGGACCTTGTGCTTGTGCTTTTGCAGTAGGTGCTTTATAATCTTTTCCAGCAACTGCTTTTTGTGTTTGTTGTTTGCCTTGTTGGAATGACTTGCCTAATGCATCAGCACTACGCTTAGTAACACCTTTGATCTTTTGTCCTGCTCCTTGAACCGCACCAAGGCCTTGGCCAATTTTTTTAGTGATGGCTTTAGAGAAATCACCAATTTCGTCTAAGAGCTCTTCTTGTAGTTGTTGTTCTGTTAATCTATTTGTCATTGGCTCTTTTCACTGATCTTGCAAACTTACTCGGATCACGCAAACGAATAGCATTCAGTAGTTTGCGTTGTAGATTTTCACTTTGCTCTGCATCATATAACTCGTCGATCTGTTCCATTAAACGGATAGCACTGGCAATCACATTGCTGGCACGACTTTCTACGATGTATCCACGCTCTTGACGTTTAGCATAGCGTTCTACGTAGATGCCGTCTAATTCTTCAAAGATGCTACGAGTCTTTTTTTGCATTTTTGTTCCTTTTGCAGTATTTAGCAGTTTTTGCTGATTCAAATATTTATAGTAGCATAGATTCTGTAGTAAATATACCTATTAAGGCATCTTTAGGCAAACATAGGCAAACATGAAAACAGAAATAGAACAGATACAATTATTATTAGAACAATTTAGAAGACCAACTCCCGAAGGCGAAGAATATCAAAACAGACTAGCAGAAGAATTTGAAATTATACTTCAGCAACGTTTTACAGATTACTTTCTCAAAATAAGACTCATACTTGATCTCAACGAAGACATACCACACATGACCAGAGGCAGTGCTGGTAGCAGTTTGGTTTGCTATCTCATGGGCATAACTGATGTTGATCCAATTGAATGGAACATACCACTAGCAAGATTTTTAAATCCATACAGAGATGACTTGCCTGATGTGGATATTGATATACCTCATCACAAACAAGAACTTGCAATGCAACGTGTGTTTGACAAATGGCCAACACAGAGTGCTAGGATATCAAACTATGTGCTTTACAGAGAGAAGAGTGCAAAACGCGAAGCTGCCAAACGCCTTGGAGCAAAAGGCAGACTGCCAAAAGATATAGACTACGCAAAACTAGGCGTTGACGAACAAGAAGCACGTCGTATTGAACGCAAACTCATGGGCAAAAAACGTTGTATCAGCAAACACTGTGGTGGTGTGCTGGTTTTTGATCGTCCACTACCTAAAAGCCTGTTCCGTGATGACAATCTTATCTTGCTTGACAAAAACGAAGTAGAGGATTTGGAACATCTAAAAGTAGACATACTTGCAAACAGAGGATTATCACAGTTACTAGAAATAGATCCTCACACAAGACTGGATGCATATCCAAAACAGGATGAACGTGTTGCTGATTTGTTGTGTAGAGGTGATGTACTTGGTGTAACACAAGGTGAGTCGCCAACTATGAAGAGACTGTTTCGTGCATTGCAACCAACCGGAGTTGAGGACTGTGTGTTTGCCAGTGCATTAGTGCGTCCAGTTGCTATGGAAGGCAGACGCAAGGCCAGTTGGTTCCGTGACTGGAGTGAAAAAGGCATACAAAAGAATGCAATAGTATATGAAGATGATGCCATACATAAAATAATGAAATTGATTGGCATATCACCATACGAAGCAGATATGTATCGTCGTGCTTTTGCAAAAAAGAATGAAGAAAAGATGATGCAGTTTATGGCACGCTTAGGTGATCATCCAGACAAGCATGATATCTATGAACAAATGCAATCACTAAGTGGGTTTGGCTTGTGTAGAGCACACGCAGTTAATTTAGGCAGACTTATATGGGCATTAGCATATCACAAAGTATACAATCCAAAAGAGTTTTGGCGTGCTTGTTTAAAACACTGCCAAGGATCATATGCACGTTGGGTATATCGTAACGAAGCAAAACGTGCTGGTTGGGATCTGCGTGAACTAGGTTTTGACAACTGGATTACAGAAGATCCAGTTGAGAGTTTCAAACAACATGGTGCATGGAATAGTCCTGGCTTTTTGCCAAACATGGGATTGCAAAATTTATTCTTAGACAAGTTTCAGTTTGCAGGTATAATTGCCGCCAGCAGAGTGTTTAAAAGTGATATAAAAAGTTATATACACTTCATCACACTAGGTGTTGGTGAAGGTCGCTATGTGGATCTTGTTGTTGACAAACCAGTGAAATACGGTAAAGGAACTGTAGTCTTAGGAGAAGGAGAACTACACAGCAGAGACAACAGCGAGTATCTCAAAGTAAAACGCAAATCAGTAAAAGTGATGTCAATTGACGACTATGTTCAGAGCTAACAGGTACCACAGTTATCATCGCAAATGACTAACCGTCCATTTTCATAATCTTTAAGTATCCAACTTTGTTCCACTTTGCCAAACCATTCAATACATTGTTCCAAAGTGTAAACTAATGCATTATTTTTTTCAATCATTGGAATTAATTGACTGTTGGCAGCTTGATGATACTGCCCTTTCCCGTATGTCTTAGGGTAAAACCCAGTGTAACAACAAGGATACACATCTCCATTGGCAGAGATATAAATGCTTTTAAGTTTTTTTGTTTCACAGATTACACTGGCGCAAGGTTTTCTTCCTGGAATAATATCTTCTAATAAAATATCATCAGTTTTTTTACTGTCAAGAAGTTTTTCAAAATTGGTTTCTCCTGAGTATGATCCTAATGTATGAGCCAGGTTACCTTTCTTGTCAAATACAGGAGCAGTGTTTCTTCCTTCGTCAACTATTTTAAATTTTGAAAATTCCAGTTGAATGCTCAGTTGTTTACATTCTTCGATTTGATGACGATTATGATCAAATTCTATAAACTGCCAAATTGCATTTCCTCCGTTTGAAATAAAAGTTTTAGCATTTTTAATCACAGTTTTCCAAGAAGTATCTTGACGATATAAACTGTGGGTGTCTTCTAATCCATCAATTGCAAAATTAACCGTGGCACTACTGCTGGCAAGGCTTTTCCAAAAATCTTCTTTTCTAGCTCCGCCGTTGGTGTTAATCGAAATATTCATTTTTGGATTATTATCTCTAAAGTATTTTATAATATCTTGACCTTCGGGATTCATCACAATATCGCCAAAATTTCCATTAACACGAATTGATTTCAATTGTAGCAGAAATTTTTTTGAAAATATTTTTTTTGTTTGCTCTAATGTCAAATACGTTTCAGGATAACCTCCATTATAAGGATACCCCCAGAAGTTTCGAGGACACCAAGGACATCTCGCATTACACAAAGATGCAATTTCTAAATGAACATCACGAATTTCATTGTAAGATATCATTTTTGTTTGATACCTGCTAACATCTGTTTAAGTTTTGTGCTTTGTACATCAGCAACAATCTTACCTGGTTCGTCTGCCACAGTTGCATCGTTTACAGTGTCAGTTGTGAGTGTCTTGGCTTTTATTTGATCATAGATACTTGAACTCTGTTTCTTAAACTGTTGATATTCTTCATCATCTCCTAAGTCACGTATACGCAAACTTTCTATGTCAAACTCCAAGTCTACTTTCTGTCCAACACCTGAACTACTTCTAGTCTTCATAGCCTGTATCTGATATCTGCCACGTTCTCTCATTGCACGGCTTGTAAAGATACCAAACACATTGTCAGCAGTATTGATCTTACTGATACCACCTGATATATGCGAATGATCAAACTCTATTTCTTCAACTGCACTTCTATTCAACTGTGAAGCAGTTACAAACAATATGTTAAGTTCCCTTGCAAGGTTACGCAGTTCTTCAGATACATACTTGTCCTTAACAAACAGATCATTTGGCGATACTTTTGCACTTACTGGCATAAGCAAATCCAAATAGTCAACACACATAAAGTCTATTTCTTTTCCTTGTTTGATGCTTAGTTCTTTTACAAATGCTCTTATGTCGTTAACTGTGCTCTGTGCAGGCATGTATTTTATTTGAAGTTTTCCTGACTTCTTGCCCATCATTTTAACTTTCATTTCAACAGTTTCAATGTCTTTGAACAACTGTTTACTAGGAGTGTTTGTTAACATACTGTCAATACGCATAGCTGTCAACCCTTCACTCAATTCGAGTGTAATGTATACTCCGCTGAGTCCTGCTTCCATCCAGTTCACTGCCAAGTTTTGCATGAACAAACTTTTACCTGATCCTGACCCGCCTGCAAATATCTGTAGTTCTCCTCTGTTAAACCCACCATACAATAATTTGTCTAAGTTTGCCCAACCTGTTGAATTCTGTCCGTTGTTGTCTTTCAGTGCCGCAAGTCTTGCACGAGGATCTTCAAAGTAATCTGTACCCAGATCCTTTGTTAAACTTATCTGTACTGCATCCTTGATTAGTTTCTCAACTGGTGAATACTCTCCCTTTTCTAACAGGTCTGCACTTTTAAGTATGGCACGTTCTAGTTCAGTACGTCTGGTAAATGCTTCAAATTCGTTCAAAAACCAATCTGTATGTCCACTATTGAGATCTGGAATCTCCAATAGTTCAACGTTTGTCACTGCTTTTATCTGTGCTCTGTCAGGAAGTGTTTTATGTTCGTTTGCATGGTCATAGATAAACTTTGCAGTTTCACGCAAGTCTCTGTCAAAATTTTCTGTATTGAATATATTTTGTACTCTCAAAAAACTTTGTGCATCATGCATCATCATTTCTAAAAATAACTTTTGTACATCATAGTTATAATCTGTCATACTATCCTCGCTAGGCGTTTACGTGCCATTTCAATTTTTATCTTACTACGTTCTGCATGTTGATGAATTTGATGTAGTGTTTCGGCTACACCAAAACGCACCACTGCATCATTTACATCTTTTACATCTTTGGGCCATTCGGGTATACTAACTTCAAACTTGTGTTCTACTGCGGCATCAATTATACTTAATCCTGCACGGTCCTGATCTGGTACTACTATAATTCTACGTTGTAACTGCTTCAACAACTGTGCTTGATCTTTGCTAATGGTCTCATGCATACATGCTAATCCGGATATACTTAGTGCATCAAATATACCCTCAACAACTATTGCACTAGTCCAGTCAGACTTTTGTAAATCGTAACCAAACACATACCCAGGTTGTTGATTGTTTATAAACTTTGGTGTACGATTATCCAAGTAACGTGATGTATATCCTACTATCCTGTTTTTGTAAGTGTATGGTATAACAATCCTGTCTCTTGGTCCACGTTTTTTATCTACTAAAAATGGATAACCAAACACTATACCACGATTACGCAGGTATTCAACATAATGAAAGTGACCACGATTGTTCTCATCTATTCGTTCAACACCTGTGGGTATTTCTTGTTCTTCAAAGTCTATTTGTTTTTGTTTAATGGTATTGCGTTCAGCAGTTAAATCTAATAAATTTTTACGTTTCAAACTTTCTAAGTTGAGCCTTTCAATATCAGTTGGATCAACACCTAGCCATTCTAATAGTTTACGTGTTTTGTAACCAACGTTGCGTCCAGCAACAAAACTTGCTGTAAAACCACAGTTAAAGCAATGATAACTCCAATCGTCATCCTGTTGTTTGATTCCACCACGAAGACGCTTGTCTTTTGATTCACCTTGATGAACACAACAAGGTGCATTGAAACTTACCCATCCAGAACTGGTATGTTTTCGCTTTTGCGGAATGTAACTCAATAGATCGATCATTATGTAATAGTAACATAACCTAGTGCTTTATGCAAGTGTTTTGATTATCGATAGGTGATTTGGCTAATAGTACCGTTATTAATTTCCACAGTAGGAGTTGCTTCATAGCCTTGCCCACCATTAGTAACAGAAATTTCTGTAACTACATTTCCGCTTATGGTTGCAGTTGCAGTGGCTCCGGTGCCTAGTCCTGTGATTTCAACATTTGGTGTACCAGGACCATAGTACTCACTACCACCCGTTGCACTAATCTCAGTTATTACGCCGTTCTGTACAGTGGCACTGCCAGTAGCAGCCACACCATATTGATTGATTTCAAAACGTACCCAGTTGTGTCTTCCCTCAACATTCACAAATGCTCTTTTAGTTTGATTGGTATAGACTGTTTGACTCCCTATATCATACCAATCTGGACCTATCTGTGTGTCACTGCCTTGTGCTTTTACATTACCTGAGAAGTTGTCAAAGTCAAATTGAAATGTTGTGAGTGTATTATTCGCAGTATATGCTATGCTAGTATATCTTCTATCACCAGATTCAGTTTTTATTCCATATTCATCTGGTTTAGGAATTTCAAGTAACCTGCTTTCAACAAAATTAGGATATACACTGTCTACTATTTCAACTTGTCCACGTCCTGAACTATATGCATCTGTAAAGACTGCTTCATAGAGATTGCCACTAGCACGTTCTAAACTCCAGCTTGCAGTTTGCTCTTCAATAAGATCCAGTTCTTCACTAGTAAGTGTAACCTTTGCTCTTCCAAATGTTGCACTCAATGTTTCTAAATCTTTGGCTATTAACTGTTCTTCTCCGTCTGTAGACATCATTCTATAGGTAATAGTGCTACCACTAATATTCACTGGTTTTTGATCTTGATTTATAAATTCAAATAATATGACATTGTCAACACCGCGGTTGACTTTTAATTTCTTAGCATACACTGGTTGCCATCTCCTTTGAAAGTATGCGCCACTCGTATCAGGTAATAACACCTGCTGCTTCTGCTGATATAAATATACGGGTGTAGAATACATAAATTAACTCCAATTATAAGGTATTTATGGGCGTAGAGCTGTTCGAAAAGATTGCAGGACGATATCCGTTTATCACTTTCTGTACCTATGCAGGTAATGAATATGTTGGTGTAATCCAAAACCGCGATGATCAAATCACTACTATCTATGACTTTGGAAGTATCGTCGAAGATGATATCAAACGTGATTTTCTAGAACTAGCCAATCAATGGTGGTGGGAATCTAATCGCAGTATACCAATTAACATTTTTTTAAAACAAGATTGGGAAAAGTTTAAACCTTATTTAAAAACTTTCATAAACAAAGATCTACAAATTTTACTAGGGCCAAGCACAAGCCTAGCAGAACTTAGTCGTAAAAAAATAAAACGAAGAAGTATTACACTGGTTCGCAAAGTAGATTAATGTGTAGTGCAACAAGACGTGCATAACTGATTGCATGTGATTTTTTAAATACAAAACCAGCACTATTATCTCCATCCCACACAGTAGCAAATACATCAGTCCAACTCTTACGTTGTAGGTGAGATTTACCTGGACGTATTATACTGATAAATGCTGCCATGCGTTGTATGTTGTCTGGTTGCATTGCAACTATTAGGTCATGATAGTTCCCAATATGCACTATCTGTTCGCAAAAATCTTTGTCTTGTAAACGTGTCCAGTCTGTTTCTTTTGCCAACATAGCATCATAGTGTGCTTGGTCACGTATCAGTGTGTACACACTTTGATTAAGTAAGTCTAATTTAAAATACCCACGTTGTTCTGCATACTCATAGTCTATGCTTGCACAACTGTTTATTGCATCAAATGGTACAGGAGTAACATAAACACCACTATTGTGCTTTTTTCCTTCTGCGTTCATTCTTGCCGGTGTACATTGAATCAAATCAATTATCTGTTGCCTATCAGCAAAATCTATGTCAACATCAGCACTCATTTACTAATGTAGTGTCCTATGTTAGCAAATTCAGCAATCGCAAATACTATTGCAGCCATAACTAAATCACCAGTTAACAATGCATAGCATCCGCCAATTCTTATCGCACTTTTTATCAGCAACATATAGAATTGTGGATCTTTGGATTTGTTTACTTTTTCCATTTGTTGGATTTTTGGTCTAGTCAATCCCATTTTCTTCTCCTCTGCAGGTAATGTAAAACTTATTTTTTCTGTGTAAAACGGCATGCTACCATCCTGCCTGTTTAAGTATTTCTTCACAATATGCCTGATCTGCTGGATAGTCACGAAACTTCTTTTGCCAAAAGTCTGGATCAATCCAAGGCCATACAATTTTTGTTTGATCAGGATTCATATCTGCTAGATATCGTTGTCCTGACTCACAGTTAAACACCAACCAAGGTGATATGCGTCCAGTACTTATTGCAAACGCAACTGCATTATCATTTCCATAACGCAAAAAGTCCTGTGCAGGATGTCCAGTACGTTCACTCCACTTTATACTATATTCAATGCCACGTTCAAGTGCATCTGTTAGTGCTTCCCGTCTAATATATTCATGAAGGTATTCATCATATACTGCTTCTTTGCACCAGTGATCTAGTTTTTTGTTTTGTTTGATCACCCATTCAACAAACTTGGGTACATTGATAGCATTTATACCAACACAATGTCTACCAAATTTTACAAATGCTTTGTAGTATGGTGATGTTGCAAAATCTGCATAGCTTTTTAGTTTTGCACTGCCCTGTGTCATGGTGTAAAACTTCAAATAACTTTGCAAACCAATTTGCACACCAACTTCTTTTTCTTCTTGGAATCTGCGTTTTTGTTCACAGAGATGTACTGCTAGTGTGCTTTCTTTTCTAAACTCACGTTCGCAGTACTTGCATCGATAGGTTTCACTTTTTGTCTGCGACTCCGCTGTCACGCATGTGTTCCTTCAGTTCTTTATTTGTTACAAGTTTACTGAGCATATCTATTTCATCTGCTTTCATTGCAGGATACAACTCCATCAACATCTTCTTTGCTTCATTATTGCCTTTTTCTTTCTTCTTTGGTGGTATCCACTGATGTCTGTGATTGCCCATACCAGGTGAAATAGCAGTAGCACATAACCATTGTAGTTTAGGATGCTTGTTTATGTCAAAGAAATGTTTATTCAAACGTTCATTACAGGCTATCAAATAGTATTCTTGAAGTTCATTAGGACCTTGCACACTTGATCCCCAACGTATCATGAGAAAGTTGGAAAACTTTTTGCGTTCTTCATCTGTCAGACTATCGTAAAAGTCTCTGCTTTTACTGTCAAGACAACGCATCTCATTTGCTATGTTTAGTTTTTCGCTCATTGTGTTTTTTCCATATCTTGTGCAGTATGTAAAACCAAAATCCGTTGATACAAGGTTCAACTAATGCAACTGCGCCTGCTTCCCATAAACTTGAACCAGTCATCCAGTAAACAACATTCATTGCTATTATAACATGACCAACAGTATAAATCAATGCCAATGCAATACTATCATCTACTTTTTCTTTTACAACAGTAAATATTCCTCTAGTAAATTCCATACGATCACCATGCTTTGTTATAGTCTACAATTTCGCAGTTACGACTGATATCTTTTACAAAATAAACACATCTTGGATCATTTTTGTTTTCAACCGGTACTGCCAACATCTGTCCATTTTTAAGTTTAGGAACATACCAAGTTACGTCTTGATAAACATCAATTATTTCTATATCCAGATAGGTTGGTGTAAAACTTGTGTGTGGATTGAATTGGAAAGTTTTAAAACCTCTATCATTGATACTAGTTAAAGGTAACATCTCAAGATCACCAACTTCTGGTTCACCAATCAGTACCTGCCAATCAATTGGCATTTTCATCTGTGTTTCACCAATACGCAATACCAATGCTGGCGAGTTAAATGTTTCTAAAAATATTAATGGAATATAGATGTGATCTGGATTGGTTGGATCACTGTTGTCAAAAATAGCAAAACGTAAGTCATCTATCTCTTCAGGCAATGTATCTAATTCAAACACAGTATTTTCTAGTGTTAGTATTCTCATAATGTCTCCATCAAGTATTTTGCAAATAGTTCATGAGCTCGTGCTCCAGGGTGTCCGTGTATTCCATACAAATGTTCGTCCTTTGGTTGCAATCCTTGTTCTCGTGCAAAGGTTCCAAAACTAAATTTCCAAGGGTCTATAACTCCTTCATCCTTTAGTATTGTGTCTTGTAGACTACTAATAAAAGGACTATTGTATCCAACGTATTCGCTACCTTCAAGTTTATCAACATTTGAAAATATCTTATACTTAATACCTTTACTACGTAACCAACCTATTAGCATAACTAAATCAGTACATAGTTCGGTCATTTGTGATTCTCGATTATAATGCATTAACCATTCCTTATAGTATTCACTAACTACTGGATCAACTTTTTCATGTATATTTGGTACTATTGAATCCATTAGTCCATTAGTCCAAGATACGTTTTGCGTTGGCTTAATTTGATAAAAATGCCCATCGTTGTCGACTGCTGGCAAGTCTGGTCTCCATATTTCGCTGCGACTTATAAAAGTCAATCCTATAAGAACTAATACATCATCTGCAATTTCATTTACATCACGTAACGTGGTTCTGATTATACGTCTATTGCAAGAACCAGGTATAGCTTTATTAATTAGTTGTGCTTTAAGAGTTTTTGCAATGATTTCAGAATATACTGGATGACTCTTAGTAGGTACACCAAAACTACAACTATTTGAATAAAGTATCATTTGTTCCAATCCAGTTTTTCTAGTGTCAGTATTCTCATAATTTCTCCAATTATTTTATCTTGTGTCTTTTCATTATTACGCCGTATTCAAAAAAGTCTTGTCGGACTATTTCAAACCCTTGTGCTAAAAGCCAAATAACATTTGCTCCACATTTTCCTACCCAACAGTCATTCAAGGTATGAGTATCATCAAACACGACTACTGCATCGTCAGTAAGATAAGGAAATATAGCAATCATTTGTTTCATGTGTTCTACCTGGCAGGTTTGATTTGCCAATGGTATGCCTAGTTCTTCTCTATAGAAACGTCTTTGTTTTATATCACTATCATCTAATATAAGGTCGATATCCCATATATAATCAAAATTGTCTAGATATAGACAACTAATTTTTTTATCTAATTTTGGCAATTGATTCACGCACCAATCACTGCCCCATCCAATATGCCATGTTGCTGGTAGATCTGGAAGACGTCTTTTTGGTTCATCAATAATATCTACAGTGTGCATTTCAGCACCATGCTTTTGTGCTAATCGTGAAAAGTATTCTGTACTGCCTTCGTGTCTATCACTGCCTATTTCTAAAAACATTGTGTTATTTGTTTCACCTAAGTACTGTTCCGTATGTTTAAATGCGTCGCCCATTAGTTCCACTCCAGTTTTTCTACACTGTACGGATAGTTCGCTTCTCTATAGAATGCTTTACGTTTGGTTAGATGTCTTTTTGCAAATCTGCAAGTAGATGTTATGTCCCAGATTTGGACGTGGTCTTTGTCTTCCGCTTTACGAATACCCCTGCCAATACTTTGTATAACCCGTACAAAACTTTTACCAGGCTCAAGAAGGACAAGATTGAAGATACGTGGCAGATTAATGCCCACGGCCGCGACACCATATGTAGCAATAATAATTTTACCTGTCGCAGTAGCCACTTCATCGTACTCATCCTGTCTTGCTTTTGCTTTGGTTGCACCACTTACAAATACTGCATCATCGCCCATTCTGTTTAGTAACTCTGTGCCAGCACTTATTCTATCAACCAATACCAATGTGTTACCAGTTTTATTTACTTCAATAACCAAGCCTGCAATGGTATCAAGTCTGCCTTTTTCTTCAAATAGATACTTTAATTCACTCTGATAGTTTGTAAATTCAGCATGATCAATTAACTGTACAACATTTACGTGACAGTTTGCAAGTACACCTTTTTCCTGTAGCTCACTTGCAGCAAGTTGATTTATCACTGGCCCTAAACTACAATGCAATGCTTGAAACTCATATGGCTCTTTTGGCACTGTTCCTGTTAGTCCCCAACGCAATGGTACACGTGCCATTACTCCAGTGAGCAATGTTTTAAGTGCATCTGCTTTAGCCATATGTACTTCATCAACTATCACTGCAACTACGTCTTCTAAAAACTCATGTATTGTAATATCAACTGTTTGGTTCTTTGTGTTCTTTAGCAACACATTTAGACTTTGCCATGTGCATATTGTATGCTTATGCCCAAACTCTTTTCTATCACCATAGAATACGCCAACATCAAGTTGCATGTTTGAATAGTCTGCTTCTGTTTGTGTAACCAAACTTTTATTAGGAACTATTACAATACTACGTCCATAGTTTTCTACACGTTCACTTAGACTTGCAGTCATAATTGTTTTACCAGCACCAGTTGCTACTTCTTGTATGCACTGTGGATTTTTTAAGAAACTGTTTATGATCTCTACTTGATAATCACGCATCTTAATAGGAGTGCCAGAGGCAGGATGATTCTTCGGCCACATAATGTCACTGTAAGTATCTTCTGCCACTGGATCAAACTTGAATACTGTTTGGTATTCTCTGTTGTCTTGTATGTCAACATCGTAGTTGAAGTCTTCTAATATAGGAAGTATATCTGGTAACAAGTTTAAGTATGTGCTACCGCCCATTTGAAAGTATGCAACCTTACCATCCCAACGTCCTAGTCGTACTGCTGGCAAGTATCTTGCATGCGGTACATCATACTTGAAAGTGTTCACGAGTTTCTTACGAACATCAAGCTCTAGTCCTGATATCTTAAGATTTACTTCATCATTTATTATTAGTGTTGCCGTTCTCATAATATTATTATATACACTTTTTGTAATTAGTCAAGGAAAGTGGGCAACATTTTTACAACATTGCCCACCTGTGGTTGTCCAGGAGCTAGATCTGATATGACAACCTATTCTATCTGCGTTTCATCACAGTGTTTTCTGCTAACTGTTTCCAGTTAGGACTTACCTTTGTAAGATCTGCTATCTTCAACGCCATTCTCAAACTGACTTCTCTTAATTTATCCTTAACAGTATCCATGAAAGCAATTACTTCGCCTTCCATTTCTTTACTAAGATCATAATCCTTAAACAGTTCGCCTGTAGCAACAATCTGTTTAATACGTAAGAACTTGTCTCTCATAGTATCAAGTGTAAGATCCAAGTAATGACATCTTGATTGTAATGCATCTAAATGATCTTGTAGTTTTTTACTTCTAACGTTCTCAAATTTTACATTAGTAATAAAAATTACACCGCCTTTGAATTCAAACTTGTCTGGAATACCTTCTGATCTAAGTTTGTTACTATCTGCATTCCAATGTAGCACACGTTTCTTACCTGAATCAAGTGCAGCCTTAAGTATATTAAGACTAAGTTCGTCCATAAGCACACTGTCACAGTCATCAAATACTAACACATGGTTAGCATCTGCATGTCTGTATAATGTAGCATATAGTCCTAGTGCAGTCATTGCACCTTTTACGACTTCATACTTGATTGGTCTACCAGCAATGCTATCCATCATTGATGCTTTGTCTAATTCTTTTTCAACTCCATAACTCTTTCCGACTCCTGGAGGTCCAGTAACAATCATAGCTCTAACATCACCAGCAATAACTGCTTTGGTCATATCATGTAGTATATCAAAACGTGTAGCAATACGGTCCATAACCTGCTGATCAGTTTCAAAATTAATAGTTTTGGAATCTTGTTTTTTCATTTGCATTCTAGCTCTCCTATGCAATGTTGTTTTCTAACTGTATAAACAGCTTAACACATTATACGTATATGTCAACCTATTTCTTAAGTTTTTTTGATGGTTTATAGTCTTTGCCAGCAACTTTTTTTTGCATTTCGTCTCTGCCTTCAACGTATGTATCAACTATTTCTTGCCACTGTTGTTTAATCCATTTTAACATTGATACCTAACCTGTTTTCTTTTGAATCTCTGACATTTTTCCTGATCTAGTTTGCAGACCCATTTTGATATACTCATTACGAACAGCAATACACTCAGACGCAGTAAGACATTCCCAAATTTCAAAGTCACCTGTTTCGGCACTTTCACCTAGTACATAATACTTCATTATTTGTCTTCCTTTTTCTTCTTACTACGTTGCCAAGGATTTGTTAATGCGCCTTCTGTTCTTGCATTAGCAACACAGACTGTAACCTTTCCACCTTTTGCAAAGTACTCGTCATAAGCCTGTTGCAATTCTGGGTCTTTACTTGTTCTTGGTGTAAAGTCTATTTCTTTAATTGTAGATTCGTCTGACATATTTGCTCCTGTTATAAAACTTGATCTTTTTACAATCAGTACAGATGATCAATCTGTACCGGGTAGTTTTTAGTTGTAGTGTTATGGTTCCTTGAGTCCTACCTGACTTGTAAACCTCTGTAGTTGTCGAGCACCGCTCTCCCTTAATCAACTACTTACACTTTACTGCTGGCTATGTCATATTGTTTCCTTTTCCTTACTATGCTGTTATAATAACACAGTTTAAGGTTAAGTCAACCTTTTTATTTGTTTTGGCCATAAAAAAATCGCCCAACTAGTGGACGATCTGATTAAAACCGCTTAGTAACTAAGCGAACATGTTGGCGCCTTCTCCCAACTTGCGAATTCTTTTTGTTACTTTTATTTATACTAATAAAAAGACGACTATGTTTTTATGGTGCTACATATGCGGCTATGTTAGCTGGTATGCGTTGAATCCAGGATATTGTCTGTTCATTATCTAAGACAAACTGCCAACTAGAAAACGTTGGACTATCTACACCACCAGAGGGAATTCCGCCAGCATCTGCAGATGTAGCCGTTAATACCGGAGCAGATCCATCAATGAGTATAGTCTTCTTTTCTGGAATAGCACTTTCACTACCGTCACCATATGCTAGATCGGCATTGGTTCCCGGATAGTAGTAGGTACCGTCATGTAGAAAAGGACGCTCGCTTTCTGGATATGAAGCAGAATTAGTATCGCCTGAACTTACAAGTACTGTACCAATTGAAGCTTTTCCTGCAGTGATTTCTATACTGCATGCAACTTCTTGTTCTGCAGTATCGTCTGAATTAGTATAATCCCAAGACAAAATGTAGTGGGTGTCATCTGCTGGTGCATTTACACCATCATATGTATTAACAACGGCAGTAGATATTGCTCCGCTGAACACTTGAACGCCGCCCATTGTTACGGTTGCAGTTGTTCCGGCGTCGTGATTCCAACCTTCGACTAAAAATTTTCTTGTTGCCATTTCTTCATATTCCTTTTATAAAAATATGTATATAGATATACATACGTATAACTCTATTTACCTCCAATGTCCCAAAATTAAACTATCATTTACTTCATGAGGTTTTGGATTTCCATGAAAAATTACAATACTTGTTTTGGGATTAAAAGTACTTGTACCGCCAGGATTCAATGGTTTTCTATATCTAAAATCCATTCCACCTTCTTTGACTTGCCAACGATAACTTACTATTTGATCAGTGCTATAGTAACCTACGTCGTCTTTTATCTTGCTGAAAATATAATCTTGATCTCCATGCCATGGACATCTTGGATTGTTTATAATCTGTTTTAAATCAAAGTCTGTGTATACATAATTGTATTTGAATGGATCAAACCACATTACACTGCTGTTTATTTTCCACCTACTGCTTTTCATTAGATATTGAAAGTCTCTAGCGGCCCAAAATTTATCTCTACTTACATTCCATAACCAATCCAGATTGCCTGTAATCACAGAATCTAAATCAAAATACAACATCTGTGACCAGTCTGTATTCCAATGTTTACTGTTGAACAGTTGTATCTTATACCACCAACTACGTTTAGGGCCTCTAACACCTTCCCATTCTTCTAGATCATGACGTATATAGTTTGCTGGCACAAACCTGTTGCTTTCAGTAAACACATGCATTCTCACTGTTGGCGTGAGGTTCCGTTCTAAACCACGATAAAGTTTATCAACGTAACTCCAATCATAAAGAGTATCATGTATAAGACAAGCACAATCAATTGTGTCGGTTACACTAGTGAGTCTTTTAATCTTTTTAGCCATAAACCTTCTGCTATTTCATCTACTGTGTATTCAGTATGACTTATTTCTACTAACCATTGTTTTCTGTCTTTGGTTGGAGGATTTTCTATTTGTTCTAACGCAATACTCATTGGGTAAGCTAGACTTTTCGTGTCTACCACTACATTAGAACCAGCAATTACTGCATTGATACCAGGACCACTGCAATGATTTATTACACAATGATAGTTGTAATCAATGTTGAATGCATCGTATGTGCTTTCTATTTGCATTGGTGTTTCTAGTGTACAATTCTCTATAACTTTGTTCATCAACAACATTTTAAAACGTTGCGTTGGAATAAAAAATGGACAACGTGGATGGTATCTTACAACAATATGTCTATCACTGTGTTTTCTTATTCTGTGTATTAGATCAACAGTCCAATCTTCTAAACTGGGCATGCCTTCCCATTGCAAACTTTTATTGTGTTGGGCCGCAATGAGTATTTTATCATTGAGTTGATTGTTATGTAAACTAACGCCAAGTTTACGAGGACGGTCAAGATCTAAGTTTTCAGTATGACCGTAATATCCTTCTGTAGTAATATTGTTGACTGCAATTTTCCAAGTAACTTCACGTTCTAATGCACCTGCATCAATTACCACAACTGGCTTTCCGAGCGAACGATAGTGTTCATATATCCTTTTGTTCTTGCTCATTCTGCCATTCCATAGTACACTCCATATAACAACAGCATCACAGTCGAGGGAGTCTTCAACAGGTGTTATACCAGCACCTCGACAGCTGTTTAGAAATGCTTCCATGATTGGTTTGCTATTCAGAGCACACTGAGCAGGATAATATGCTATGTTATTGATCAAAGGTTAAATACCCATATGAAACGTTACACAGTAATTACCACTTTTAATGAACAAGGCCGCAAATTATACGGACAAAAAATGGTCAACAGTTTTCAAAACTTTTGGCCGCGAGAAGTTGATTTAGTTGTCTACACTGAGGGCACAACAGTTCCTACACAAAGCTCAAATGTAAGACTTGTTGATTTGTATGCCAACAGTAAAGTATACAAGCAGTTTTTAAAAAGACATAAAAACAATCCACAGGCTCAAGGTGGTAAAGGTCCCAACAATGAAGCAAAATATGACGCAAGGAAAGCATTTAAATGGCAAGGCATAAGATTTTGTCATAAAGTTTTTGCCGTTCATCATGCAGTAAACACAATTGACAGTGACTGGATCATATGGTTAGACGGTGATACACTAACTCATACACCAATGGCAATGCAATTCCTTGACAGCGTCAGTCCAGACGAATATCTAGCAACACACCTTGGACGAGGAGAAAGATACCACAGTGAATGTGGTTGGGTAGGCTACAATAGAAAACATACGCAAGGCATTGATTTTGTAAACGACTTTGCTGGATTGTATATAAATGATACAATGTTTAACTATCCTGAATGGCACGATAGTTTTTTGTTTGATGTAATGCGTAGGGAATATCAAAACAAAGGTGCAAAGTTCTTCAATCTCAATCCTCATCCAGATACCAAAGGACTTGCTGGACATCCGTTTATAAACAGTGAGCTCGGCAGATATATTGATCACATGAAAGGAAAACGAAAAATAGTTGGATACAGTAAGGCAAACGAGTACCAAATGCACAACAATATTGACTATGTGAAAAGTATACCACGTGTTAGATAGTTTGATTCTTAGTTTTGCTATCAGTATGCATTTTGGACTATCAAACGAAAGTTTCAATAATCTACATCCACATGTACAGTATCAATTGCCAAACAATTATGTTACAGGAATATATCATAACAGTGACCGTAGAGAAAGTATATACATTGGTAAAGAAGCCACATACAAAGGCTTAGATATCACATATGGCTTAGTACATGGATATCGACGCATAGATATTGCTCCAATGATAAAAATCAACTATGGTAACTGGTTTATTGCACCAGCCGCCACTGAAGATGATATTGGATTAGTATCAGGAATAGAGGTAAAATTCTAATGTATCAAGCTCATGGATGGTGGTTTGCAGACCAAGACACTCATTTTTCTCATATGATTCAAAAAAATATTAAAAAAGGTGGTCCTGCAGAATACCAAGAACCTGTTAGACAGAAAAGTTTGCAATTTGTTAAGGATTTTGGTGTCGCAGTAGATATAGGTGCAAATGTAGGACTTTGGAGTAGAGACCTAGCCGCACGTTTTGCTAGAGTAGTTGCAATTGAACCGGTGGTTGAGTTTCAAGAATGTTTGCGTAAGAATGTACCTATGGAAAATATCGAGATATGGCCTATTGCACTAGGTACCGAAGACACAACTATAGATATGGTGATAACTGAAGGAAATACTGGACATTCGCATATAAACAAAGACACTATTGGTATGGGAAAGGTAGACATGAAATGCCTAGACAGTCTATGGTTCGATCGAATTGATTATATGAAAATCGACTGCGAAGGTTACGAAATGCAAATACTCAAAGGTGGAGAACAAACTCTACGTACACATCAACCAATTGTTGTAGTCGAACAAAAACTACACAAAGACACCGGAATAACCAAAGACACACAATATGGAGCAGTAAACCTCTTGCTTAGTTGGGGAGCCAAGAAACTAGGGCAGGTACGTAACGATTGTATACTAGGTTGGTAGATATTTCTCAAAATGTTTGTAAACAAGTCCCATGCGACTTTGATCAATAGTCCAATGTGCTTGTCCTAAATCTTGTAACCATTGGCTTCTATCTGGCTTTTGTGGGTTCATAATATATTTTAGATCATGATTAGCAACTGCCCACGTAACTGCACTTTCTTCGCTTACGAAAGTTGGTATTCCTTTTATAACACTTAGCACACTGCTTGAACTATTGTAAAAAACAGCACATCTTGCAGTTTTCATGCTTTGGTGTAATGTAACATTGATACTATCAATTAGTTCAACACCTTCTATGGAATTTACCCAACTCCAGTTGTGTTTTGTTTTGGTTCTATCTCTGTTGAGATCTCCTGGATGAGCTCTTACTTTGATTAATTCGTTCGTATACTCGCGTATTGTCTTTATTGATTTTTTAAGCCATAATTCTTGATCAAAACCTTTTGCATTCCATCCGTTGTCTCGTTGTAAACAAATCAGTATATAATCGCCATTATTACTCCATGGAATTGCCTCTAAACCCAAACTAGACTTAACCATATTCCAGTGTTGATCTGAGCTATTTTTGTTTGCATAATTACCTGTGTTCCAAAAAACACTATCTAAGCTATATCTTAACCACATGTTCTCGTGTTGATGGTGGAACTTAAAACAACTGCCGTCGATGCTCATAACTTTTGCACCATTGTCACGTTGTTTGTTTATTACAGATTCTCTAAAATATATATGAGGACCACTATAACTCATACCTACCCATCCAAGAATTACTGCTAGTCGTGTATGATAGAGTTTACGATCTGGCATAGTTTCAGTTACCAAACAACGAGCACCATGTTTGCTTGCACCTTCAGCAAATGCTCTCATTATTTGCACTTTTATATTGTGATTTTTAATCTTTGGTAGTGTATTTAGATACACTACAACATCATAATCCCATTTAGTCATTTGTTTTGTAGTTACTCTGTAGGATAAGCCATGCAGTACCGTTTGCCATTTCATCAGGAGTAAATTGGTTGTATGCAAGGTTGGCACATAATCTTTTTACCATTGCAGTTGTTGGCATGAAAGGTTTTTCAATTTTTGAAAGATCAGTATTTGCCAATGGCGCAGCGGCATTAGGACCCATGGTAAAAACAGGTTTGCCATAAATTAAACTTTCAACTGCGGCAATACTGTTATAGGTTACCATGCAATGAACATCTCTCGACAAAGCCATTTCCATGGTGTCATCATTGGTACGTATATGCCTACTTTGTTTTTCACGTATAACAATAGGTCGGTCTGTGTATGTTTTAATTTTTTCAGTGGTTTGCACTATCCATGTTTCAAGATTTATATTCCAGTAGTTGAGAGCTTTTTGACTTGGAGGACAAAGTAAAATATTAGTTCCAGGAGTGTGTGGCCAAATTTGTATTCCAGTTTTTTTCAATCTGTCAGTAGGGCAATCACGGCGAATAACACTATTATATTGTAAATTGTTTTTTGTAATCCGATGATATAATTTGCCTTTACCGTGCCCAAAGTAACCAGTGTCTATATAGTAAAAATCTCTGCCATCTTCGATAGCTTTGTGTATAACTTTTCTTTTTGCTATTCCTCTTACCACAATTGGAGTTGTGATAGGAATATCTGGTAACTGCTTGCTTCCAGCAAATACTCCAATTGAACCTTGTAAAAAACACTCTAGTATACCATCTACTTTTTTAACTTTTGTATCTACCATAACTTCATCCTCAACTAATCCAGCATCAATAATACCAACAACATTAGGCTTCTCAAACTGACGTGCTAACATTTTCAGTGATTGTGTATAATCTTTATTATAAATTTTGTATGGATCACATAGTGATGTACACAATTCGCTGAATGTTAATTTGTGTTGTTCTGTTAATTGTAACTGGCTTACTGATCCAGTTTTTTTTGTTGATTCAAGGTATTCGTCTTTATAGGTATTCCATATGTCGGCATATTCGCAGTTACAATATTGTTCGAACCACGGTCCTCCTTCGGTATAGTGTATGATACTGGGTTTATTTGTTTTGCTTTCTTTGTACCATCCTACTAACCAATTCCATTTAGGACTAACACTTCCAATATCTTTATCCAGGAGCCAACTAAATCTGTGCAGATATTTTCCAGTTGTTAGCGGATTGTTTACAAGTTCTTTAGTAACATGCTTATTGGCTTTATGACCACAGTTCCATACTACCATAGAACTCCAATTTTTACGTGGATAAGCAGTTTGAACTTGTCCATCCATCTTTATACCTTCTTCAGGAGTATAATCATGATGTACACAGGTAACTGCTTTAGATTTTTTTACCTGTCGTAAAAGCGTTGCAATATCATCTAGCACCAGCATATCACAATCCATAAAAATTGCAGTGCCTTTAAATTGATTTAGCTCAGGAATAAGAAATCTTGTAAATGTAAATTCAGTACTAGCTAATTTATCAACGTCGCGGCTATACCAACCTCGCATTTTTAGTTCATCTTGTTTGAGAAATACAACGTCAACAGGTATGGTTGCATGCTTCAATATACTATATTTGCAAACTTCTGCCGCTATGGATTCACGACTATCCCAACCAATATAAACTGTGACTGAATCTAATTCCATCTTTCAATATCTTCTTCGCTAAGATATACGCCTTTCCATACTTCAATAATATGAGCAGGATCATTGCTATTGTTTACACCTTTATGCCAAACATTTGAAGGGATGTCAACTGGATTAGGTGGTGAAAGATCTTGGCGTTTTGGATCATCTGGTTCAGCTCTATTGCTTGTTAGCAAGTGTGCTTCACCGCTTACAAGATTCCATGTTTCACTTCGGTTTTTGTGACGTTGCATACTTAGACTGCTATGAGGGTTAATCACAAGTTCTTTTACTGCAAATCCTTCACCCTTGTAAAGTTCTCTATAGTGTCCCCAATCTCTTTCTACTATCGGAGCTTCCCAATCTTTGAGTATCCAACTGCTTGAATTCTTTTTATCTGTACCACCAACACCAAAAGCAAAACCAACCTTTTTGATACCTGCTTTCTCTTCTAGTGTGGTACCGGGTTTCCTATCACCGCCATTTGCAAAAATAATTTCAGCTTCAGGATTGTATTCACGTATGTCTTGTATAAATTTAAGGCAACTATCGTCTGCATCGTAGTCATCATCAAAGCCTACAACTTTGTCAACCATTAAGAGTTCACTTATAATTGCACCACGTTCTTCGAGTGGCATAAAAAATCTACCTTTTTTACGTTTTAACCAAGCATCACTGTTAATACCAACAACCAGTGTGTCGCCGAGAGCTTTAGCGGCTTTAAAATATTCAATGTGACCACTATGTATAGGATCAAATCCTCCAGTAACTAGTACTATAGTCTTTTGAGATTCTTCTTCAGCCATTTTCTACCTCTTTCTTTAGTTCATCTCTACGCATTGTCATCCAACTTATAGCAGTGTGTATATGACCTGTTGCACTTGGACGGAGATGACTTTGTGCAAACTTAATCTCATCTTCCAGTATAAAAATACGTTCAAGTTTCTGTGTTTTTGTTCTTGTCATTTCAGTGTCTATCATTATATACCTACTTAATTGTAACCCTTGTTTCTTTTTACATTCCAAGCAATAGCAGTTTGTAGTCCACCTGGCTTGTTATCGTTTACAACAATACGTTCACCGTGATGTACTCCAAATATAGCACGGTCATAACGTAGTCCATGACTGTTGATAAACTCTAAAGTTTTTTGTTTAACATCCTCATGTCTGGCAGTCATTATTATAATCATATCATCTGCAGGAATCTGTGCCCACATCTCTTTCACTCCAGGCAAAAGTGTATCATTTTCATATGGATGCTGATTAACTTCTGCAATGGTACCGTCAATATCAAAAATCCAAGTATGTCCTAGGTTTTTGCTTAGTTCAAACGGAAACACCTCTGCTACCTTACTAGTAGGATAGTTTGCTCTGTCGTAATCAAAATCTTCTATCATAATATTTTTTTTATTCCTCTATTAAGCCAAAAAAGTCCATTATAAAAACTGCCAATAATACTGTCAATATCATCTTTGGCATATCCACTTAGTGAAAGCCATATCAGTCCATGTAGTAAATCTATACTAGGCATATCAGACATCAATTCTTCAAATACGTCTTGAGCAATTCTAGCAGTATCTGGTTCACCCATGAGTATTTCGCAAGTGTCATTGTCAATATGCAATTTGAATTTTCGCTGATTGAATGTATCATAGCCACCAACTGCACTGTAGTATACTTTTGCAAAATCGTATAGTGGATCACCGTATATTCCAGGTTTATAAAAACTTCCGCGAGGATCAATAAACCATGCTTTGAGATTCTTATCAATTATGGTATTGCTAAATGTAGGGTCACCATGTATAGGTGTGAATGTATCTGTTTGAAGAGCTGCATCAATTTTATCCCACCATGTATTGTAGCGAGGATGAAATAAGTTGTAACATTTTACACCGTTGACTGTGAAACTTTCTCGGTCAAAATTTGGAATAATCTGTTGAACACTCTTTACTCTGTTTTGTGTTTTTGATATATACACGTTTGTAATTGCTTGCTCATTTGCAACTCGCTCACTTCTACTGTGTAAATCATCTAGAGTATAAATGATATCACTTAAAATACTGCGTTGTTCTCTCGGTGTCAGGTCGTCCAGTTCCCAAATGTGTTTGCCATTGATACGTTGCATGGTAAAAGGATCTGTGCTAACTACGTCGGGTATGCGAATAAATCCAAGGTCCTGTGCATCTTTGTACCAAATAATTTCATGTTCAATTAAATGTTTATAGTTTGGATCAATTGCTTGTTTCACTACTGTTTTGTCGAGTATATCAACTTGATTGAAAAATCTGCTAAGTCCAATTCGACTGTTGTTTTCTTCTATACTGGCGAAATCACCAAGTTCTTCAAGTTCAGTTGCAACCACTGTGTCGTATTCAAGAATATTCTTACTAAACCATTTCACAAATTCACCACTTGCTGGAGGAATGGTAAACTGTCTGCGTTGAAAAAAGTAGAATATTCCTGGAACTCCAGTTACTTCACTAGTGATTTCTTGTAAACCAGTTTCTTGGTAACTCCACCTACAGGTAAAAGCATCTGTAAGATACACAAGAGGTCGATCCGCATGGTCTGGAAACGCAGGAAGTTCTTTGATAATAAGATCACTCCACGTAAGAAGTACAGGATCATCTTCAGGTACAAGTTTAAGTGCAATATCAATGCCACTACAAGTTCCTTTTTGATCTGTTTTAATCAGTTTATACTCGACTTGTGGAGTGTCAACTTGCAAGTAGTTTTCCAATTGGTCATATAGGTAGTCACCAATAATAATAAACCTTGCAGACGGAAATTTATCAAACAGATGATATAACAACGGTTTACCATGCACACTGACCAAGCACTTGGGTTTGTTCCATGTATGATGTCTTAATCGGCTGCCTCTGCCGCCAGCTTGTACTATTACTGTTAGTGTCATAGTTGAACAATTCTATCTGGTAATGGTATATCCCATAGCTTTCTTTTACGCCAGTAGTATAAGCCATTTGGCATAGCAGGATAATTGTTATACACGTGTTGAAAACTAAGATCACTAAACACAAAACTCTCCAGTTTCCATTTGCGTCTTGCTCTCATACAGTGAAACACACTGTCAATATTACGTGCAAAAAGATATTGTTCCATTTCATCTGATGTAACTTCTACAAGTTCACGCCAGTTAAGATTGGCTCTAAATAATGCTACTCCAAAGGTCCATGCATCACATGGTTTGCTATCACCTTTACGTACTTGAGTGCTATAAAAATCTAAACTAAAACCATCTAGATTGTTCTCAACCAAGTACTGCTCTGCACGGTGTAATTTTTCATTGACAATCTCAAAGTTGTGTGTTAGAAACAGAGTATCATCAGCATCGATCATCCAAAACAAATCTGCATCTTTGCTCTGCTCAAATCCAGTTAAATTTGCAGTTGCCATGTTGCGTTTTGAACTTTTAAGTTGTTGCACATAAGTTACTAAACTTCTGTCGCTTTCAATTAGCTCAGCAGCTGGATAATCATAAGCAAAACAATTGTGTAGTTTTTCTGAGAGTGCTTTGTTGTCGCATAAAACAAAAGTTTTGTAGTTTTTAAATGTTTCCAACCAGAATCTTAAACACAAAAGTGTATGAGGAACATCTCTATCAATTTTTAAAAAAACATTTGTTTTCATTAGGATTTAGATCCAATGGTCCTTCTTTGTATATCATCATGATTAAACTCGGCCCAGTATAATTCAAATGCAACACCATCTTCTATACCTTCGAACTGATGTATCTTGCCTGGCTTAACTTGTGTAAAATCTCCAGGACCTAGTATTGTTTCATCAACCAACCCTTGTTGTTCACCATCTTGCCATACTCTTACAATCATTTTTCCAGACTCAACAAAAAAACCATTCCATTTAAATCTGTGTTCATGCTCACTGCATTTAAAACCTGCTTTGTATTCAATGCGATGAAACTCTAATACTCCGTTTGCGTGTATCAATTCTGTAGAACCCCATATTTTGCCTGCTTTCATCAATGATTCTCCATTATTGTAAGATTTTTATCTATCCATGGTAGTACTAAATCTCTTTGTCGTAGATGACCAAATTTGGTAATACTTTGAACTACACATTCAGGAAGTAATTGTGTATCTTCTGCAATGCTATATAAGTTTGTTTTGTCTGGATCCATTGGTTCAATATTGCTTCGATACACGAGTATGTGTATCCAAGGATCGTTGATTTCCTTTCTGAAAAATCCAGATCTACAATCCCAACCGTTTACACTCAACATATAGATCAACATAGGCAATGTAAAATTATATTTGTGATCCATTCTGGCATGGAACTCTTGCTTGTTGTATTCTATATTGGTTGTTTGCGGTACTGATAAAACCAACATCGAATCTGTAGTTGCAATGTGCCACCAATTTTTTAATGTCATGTATGGATTGGTTTGATACTGTAGTACATCATATGCCCATAAAATATCAAAATTTTTTTTTGGTCGTGTGATAGAGTTCACATTTTCTCTTTGAAAAGCAATATTATTGTGCTTGACGTTTAGTTTGTCGAGGTCATTTACAATTGTACACTTGATATTAAGTGGCAACTTTTGCTTATCTCTAGTGACTGCGTTTGCCCACCATTGTATATCCAGTGCTTCTGGATCACTTCCAATGCCAACAACAGTTCCAACACTTTCCATGAAGTCGTCGTATTCATATAGATATTTGATAATATTTTCATAGCAGTGATTAAATTTTTCTTCGGAACTTGAAAAACTACTGTTCATTGTTATACCTGTACATCTTCCATTCCGGCAGTTCTAAGACGTACAATATGCCCTAGTTGCCATTGTTTAGTATCTAAGCCTTTCATTATGCCAAGATACTTATTACGCAGTAGAGCAACCTCGTTAATTAATGTTTCGAAGTCAATTACTTCGTCTTCGCCATCAACGTATTTTTCTGCATCACGACTGGTAAGTGCTCTTGCATATCCTTCCAAATATTTTTGAAAGTGTTTGCGTCTTATCTGCCTAAGTTTAATGTTTAGAAAGTTTAGTACTGCTTCAATTTCTTGCAGTTGATTGAACCGATGTTCAGTGAGTCCTGGCAATGCTTTAATATTTTTTTCAACAAGTCCGCCTACTCTACATTCACTCTTGGCTATTTCCAACTCATGCTCATAATAAGTGAGAAACCCAGGAATCTCTGAAAGGTTGTTTACAATTTTATTATAATATTGGCTCACTTAGTGGCATCCATTAACCATTGATTATAAAGTATTGTAGCACAATCATCTAACTGTGTCAACTCCTTTAACTTTTCTAAAACATTTCCTTCAACTATATCAGCCAATTCAATAATTTTATACGCAGATGGTTTGATCATGTTACTAAAATCCATTATTAGTTGAGCATATTCTTCAATGGTTTTTGCGCCACATGCTTTACTCATTCTCTCCCAAACTGTATCACTGTGTAGTTTGCGAAACCTTGTTGCTGCCCACATTGAAGTTTTCAAATCACTGCACACAATACCTAAATAAGAATGCTTATTTTGTATGTGGTAATCAGCGTCATGACTAGGCAAACTAAGCCAATACCTGCTTGCATTAGCAATATAAGCATCTTTTTCTGCATCATTGTCAAATACAAAACTACGTTTTAGTTTTGCTCTTTCCTTAAGGATAACACATCTGTTTGATTTTATACTAACACCTTTTGAATCAATCAGTCCGGTAACAATGTCTCCACAACATCCTCCCATGTACAGTACAATGTCCATTAAAATTTCTTTTCGAACATAAATTTTATGTTTCCATTGGTTGTGTCTGGATTTTCTAATATATCATATGAACCGTCGGGTTGTTTGTTTTTTTCTACAAATTGAATATCATGCCATAATAAATCTAAACCAATTTTTTTACAAGCAAATCCAAAGTCATAAAAATAATCATAGTGATTAACACTTAGTCTATTCCAACAAGGTATTTGTGTATCTCTAAAGCTATAGAAAAATTTACAGCCTGGTTTCATTGCTCGTTTGTATTCAATAAAGTAAGACTGTAAACAAGGTATGTCTAAATCGTTTGGATACAAAGTTGCCCATAAGTCTGATCTATTGTTCATCACAACAAAATTGTTAAATTTGTCAGGATAAAGGTTACCAATATCACTTCTATCATTTACAATAACAGCATTAGGATAAAATGTTTTTACCACTGGATGTGTTTCTATTACAGTTAGGTCTGATACAATGTCTTCAACATAATAGCCTGCACTTCCAAAATAACATGTAGGTCCAGGTTGCAGGTTTTCAATTATGTGTTTGTCATACTCGTCGATATAAACTTTTGTTGAACTTTTACGACTTTTAAGCCAAAATTCATGCTTCAATCGACCGATTCGGTAACGTATATAATTGTGTTTGTTACTTAATGTGTTATCAGTATGGGCCATTTCATAATCAGAAAAATTTTCAATCAACTTCATTTAATCTTCCTAATGTAAAAATGTCGGTCTGGACAACTCCAGGTAAAGTGTTTACCAAGATCTATATAATCTCGACTCATATCAACTATTACACAATTTTGTAACTCATGTTGTAACCAATATGTAATTGCTTGTTGAAAATCTTCAGGTACATTATAATGTAGTCTTTGATTGTTGATGTTTAAATAATGCCTGTTTAAACAAAAATATAGATGGCTGCAATTATTCAGCCAATTTTGTATTTGTTCAATGATACCTGTTAAAGGGTATCTTCCATATCCTTGATGAGTAACTAATATCAAATCACTGTCAGTGATATTATCAACTGTTGGAATATCTAAATCAAGTAAAACTTCTTCTATATGATATACTCTACAAAAACCATTAAGTTTTACAAAATCTTCTATTTGTTGTAATCGACGCAATTTGTATTTGCCATCATAAAATCTATCTTGAATTCGTTTAAAATTTTTAGCCCATTTATAAAGATTATTAGAATTTACTATCTCAATATTCTTCATCTTACTGTCTTAATAATCATCATAGTTAAATTCGCCATCGTCGTTATACTGATTTAACAGTTCATCTTCTTCCTCTTCTTCAAAATCATCTTCTTCTGCTTCTCCAAGATAATTAGCAACAGCAAGTTTTATCGCACCATCAAATTTAAATGCTTCTCTTAATTCTTCAGCACTATGTTGTCCTATTAAAGCTTCAACAACATGATCAGCAGCTTCTCTAATGTCATCTGTATCGTGAATAAATTGGCGTGTTTGTTTCCATACCAAAGCGGCTATTTCTAATGACAATTTTTGTCTCCTATTCTGTTTGTTCAGTCTACTTATAATATACTAGTTAGCTCTTTATACGTCTGTTTGAAATCTTGTTGTCTTATTTTATCAGTGACAGTCAAAAAGTTAATCATATCTGTAGTATCTATTGGCATACTTGAACTATTCATTAATGCTATAATTGGTTCTATTATCTTTTGAAATTCATTATCCTGAATGTTCAATAATTTATCAGTTATATATTGCTTTTGCGTTTTGTTAAACAATAAAATGTTTAGACGTTTAGGATAATGCAACACGTTAAACAATACTGGTAGTCCTTGGTCTCTACAGAACTTAAATAATGTGTATGTGTCGAGTATATTAAGTGTTGTTATTGTACTCCATACATTCAAATTTAGAACTGTGTCTGTTGATTTTTTATATTTTTCAATTGTATCTACTATTGTTTTCCAACTCACTCCATATCTTTCATACTCAAACTTTTTCCCTGTGTTATCTATGCTAAAACTTAACTCAACTTCTTTGAAATGACTCCATAACGGCATTAAATTTGATGCAAATGTTGTAGCATTGGTATTGTAATGTAGCGATATATAACTGCTTCTTTGTTTGTTTACAAAGTATTGTAGCAGGGTAGAGTGTGTCTTGTCAAGTAAAGGTTCGCCTCCTGAAAAATTTAGGTGCAATAAATCACTAGTAATGTGTTCAAGATCTTTCCAAATTTTTGAACCGTTGACATCAGTCCATTCATTCTTCAGCAGTTCTACCGATGAAAACTGCGGATAGGATTCTTTATGTTGAGAGACTTCATTTGCCCATTTACTACTAAGGGCAGGTCCACACATTCGACATTTTAGATTGCATGTTTTGTTAATTTTAATATCTAAACCAATTAGGTTACGACTTTTTGTATTGTTGTAGTCTATATCAAAAATTTTATCTCTGTAAACAAATGCATCATTCTGTCTCTGACTTTTAGCACCGTGTTCTTCATTTTTCCAACAACTTGCACAAGCTGTTGGTTTCTTGCCTTCTAAGAACTGTTGTCTCAAATCAGTAAAATCTATATCCTTAACCGATACTGTTTTAACATTTGGATAGTTATCTTCTTTATACCTACAACAAGGAGCTAAATTACCTTCATTTCTAATTTCTAGCATTATCCATGGATTTACACAGATGGTTTCTGGAATATCAAAATTTGTAGGATTTACAACAGTTTCATTGCCTTCATATTCAATATGCACAAAACATTCATCAATATCAAGATGATTTAAGATACGGTTAAGATAGTTATAAAACGGCTTTGTGTTGATGGCAGGGACCGAATCCACAAACACTATGCGTTGGTTAGGTTCGTAGTATTCTCTCTTGTATTTTACAAGTTCGCGGTACAGTTGATTTATGGGTTGTTCTAGAAAATATTTTACTTTTTCTATATATAAAACGTCAAACTGAGATAAATTGTCATTCTGTTGGTTGCTCATCTAATTCTTCTACTACTACTTCTTCAGGAATACTTAGCTCTTGTTCCATTTTGTTGAAGTCTAGCATAACCTTGTCTAAGCAACCATCTTCGTTGCGTTCCCAAGCCTTACGGAACTGTAGTATCTCTTGATTGTCGCTAGTTAGGAAACGTAATCTGTTTCCTTGCTTGGTTAACAAGCCTGTTGCTTCTGCTAAATCTACAAGTCCGCTATATGGATTCATACCTGTTTCATATGGAATCTTAACTTGTACTGATTCAAATGGTTTTGCATATCTAGTTTTCATAACCTTACATGCGGCACGTATACCTTTAACTTGTGATATCTTGTTGCCATCTTCGTCTTCTTTTAGTTTTAGTTTACGCATTGCAACAACAATACTTGATGCATAGATAAAGCCCTGCCCACCACTAATTTTATCATCAGGGTCAAACATATCCTGTGATGCATAGGTATGATTGGTACATACCATACCAACGTTGTAACTACCAAACATGTTTACAGTATTTCTTACGAGTGCAGTTAGTGCTTTTGGTTTTCTACCCAAGTCACCTTTTAAATCTCCACTATCAAACTGGTTAATATCTGTTGGTGTTAGCAACATACCTAAACTGTCAATCACAAACAATACCTTAGGACGTTCTCCATCTGGCAATGCCTTATAGTCTTTCATAAATGTACTAACTGTTTTTGCTACATCGTCGATCATGCTCATGCTAAGTTTTAATAACTTGCTTTCATCTGTGTCTACACCAAGTGCATGTAACCACGATTCATCAAGTGCATTCTCACTATCAATTAAAACAACAAAAATACCTTGAGCTTGTGCGGCTTTGACAATATTTCCACTTGCAAAATAACTTTTACCTGCACCAGACTCTCCTGCAAATACTGTAACTTTTCCTAGTGGAACACCTTTGTGGAAATCGCCACTTATCAAATAGTTAAGTGCATAGTTGCCTGTTGAAATCCAGTCTGTTGGGTCGTTAAAGCCAATAGACAATCCGTCAATGCTTTTTGTAATATCCTTACGAAACTTGCTTACATCAAATGGTTTACCCAATGTCTTCTCCTATCTAAAATTTTACTTATTGTAACATGAAAAAGAATGAGGGCAAGGAGAAAGGAAAAAACCTTGCCCTCCTTTGCCGTTAAGATGAAGACTGTCTGCTACGAATCATAGCAAGTATATCTTCGGCTTTCTGTCCACTACCAGAAGGGGAAGCTGGTGTTTGGACTGGTGCAGTTGGAGTTGCACCCATCTCTTCAGGTGTAGCAACCGGAGCAGGAGCCACTGTTTCTGCTACCGGGGTTGGTGCTGGTGCACTAACCTCTACAGGTTGTACTGTTGCTGATGCAGCCGCCGCCATTGCTGGAGCTGTTGCTGATCCTTCAGGCTTTTGCATACCTGCTGGACGAAAGTATGACCCCCAACGATCAATATCATATGCCTGGCCATCTACTGATGCTTCAAACATTTCTTTCATCACTTTTAGTTCTTCTTCACCTGGACGTTTAGGTAGGAAGTCACCTAAATTATATAAACCTTGTGAGTCAATAGCAGTGGCTTCTGCTTCAGTTAATGCAGTTTCTTTCCTTGCCCATTTACTTGTGCTATAGTCAGCATAACCACCTTTAGAAGTTTTGCTTACTCTAAAGTCTAAACCTCTTGCATAATCTGTAGGTAGTTCCTCTAATTCAGGATCCATCAATGCACTTTTAATAATTTGGAATATCTGTGGTCCAATTATGAAACGTCTGATAGACTTATCTGACTTGTCATCTGCTATAGGATTTTCTCTTACAAATCCTTGCATAATATAACTACGTTTCTTCCAGTACTTACGACCCATGTCTTCTAGTGATTTATCTTTAAACCAAGGACGTACTTCTGTTAGGATTGGACAAGTATCGCCCCACATTTCAACACAAGGAACCTGTACTTGAACACTCTTACTGTCCATCTGTCCTTTAATTCCATTGAATGGGAGTTTGATCATTGCACGTTCAATCCAAAAGAACGTGTTGGAATTGTCTGCATCAGGAAGGAAACGTAGAGTTGCACTATCGCCTTCGTTCATATTCCAATGTGGGTAAATTGCGTTATCGCCGCCGCTTGTTTGGTTGCCTTGCTTGTTATCTGCCGCTGCAAGGCGAGCTCTTATTTCTGCTAATGAAGCCATTTTCTTCTCCTATTGCCTACGAGTAGCAACTACTACTCTATCATTTGCCTGTTTATGTTTGTCAACAAATAATGCAACTACATTACTTGCACTTTTATTTAGCACAGTAATATCTAAAGGTGAGTTTTTATCTGTGAAAAAGTTAAACATGACTAATAATAGCACATGCACAGGAATAGTCAAAGATTTTGGTTGAGTTTGTTAACCTTTTGCGAGGTAAAGAATTCTTTCAAGCATTGGATCACGTTCTGCTTTGAGTGCTTCTTTGCCAGTGTCGATATCTTGTATTTCTGTCGTCACATGCTTCTTTTCAACAACCTGTCCACTAAGCCTACGCATATCTGACATTTGAGCATCTTCTATTATACCACCTAATGCTTTGATTCCTTTTTCGGCGAATTGTATAACCTCAGCTGGTTCTGCGTCGACTAAATCTCTGGCCATTTTATACACGTCTAATGTTACATCGTCGGCATTTGCATGCATGTCCTTAAAGTAGTCGCCCATTTCATCTAAGATATGATCATTGTCGGTAAAGTCATTTGTAGACGCTTGGTCGTATAAGTGATTAAGGTCGCTAATCAATTCTCTTTTAAGTTCATCTGCACTCATGTAGTCGGTATCGTCTTCAGTCATGTCTTCGGAATCCAAATCGTCCTGGGCCATCATGTCAACTGGTTTTTCGTTGTCAGTTCCATCTTGGTCGTTTGGATTGACAAAACTGTCCATGCCCTCATATTGAGGTGCAACTCTATCCATATAGTCAATCCGTACCCATTCAGCCAGATCATATTCTTCATGTAGTGCATCATAGTCTTCTTCAGCAACTGGTGTACCGTCGGTATACTTTATGCCATCTTCAAGAACAAAAATTAAATCATCAAAGTCCTGCATATCATATTCGATAGTGTCTTGGTCTATTTCTTTGCCTTTGAAAATAATTTTATCGCTGTAGCCTTCTTCAATGTCTGAACCACCAGCAGTTTTCACTACATCTTGTCCGCCCATGCCCATTTCTAAACTGCGTTGCTTGCCTGCGGCTGCATTGGCCTGTCCTTGTTCATATCCACTTGCTGGTTCTTCTTGTGTAGGTGATTCACTTACGTTAACATCTATGTCAACACCAAGTTCCTGAGCACGTGCCTTTACTAATTCTCTACAATCTGCATCTGGATCTTTGTCTGCTAGTTCACCAATGTCATCAAACAAACTGTCATCGCCAATCAAGTCATAAAGTTGTTCTGAAGCATACTCGCCATCAGGTCCACATGGTAGAGGCTTTGACATAAGCTCTTGTAGCCTTGCCATGTCTTCTGCAGTTTCTGGCAATGCCCATGTACCTTCCATTATTTGGTCGGTCCAGTTTTCAAATTGGTTTGCTTCTTTCATTGTGCTTTCCTTTATTTTTGCTAGTATAGGCAATGCTTCTTCGATACGGCTATCAACTGCACTGTTTACAAATACTTCTCTTACACTTTCGATTGTTTCGTCTAATTCTGTTGCTACTGCTGGATCATATGTGGCAAATATTTCTTTGTATCCACGTTTGCCAATCATCTTCTTGGCTTTGCGTTTTAGATCTGCATAATGCTTTACTGCATCTTCTACTATGCCCAATGCTTGTTCGTTTTGTGCAAATGCATTACTGCGACTTGCTCTTACAAACTTTCCTAGTGTTTTTATTTCATTTATGGTTTCGCTAATGTACTGTCCAAATGCATCATATGGTGTACCGCCTTCGCTTACGTGACGTGCCATTGCTTTAGCACCAGCAATACTTTCAAAAGGCATGCGAAATCTTTCACCTTGTGCATTTTCAACAAATAGTGCCGCAATGTTTCTGAAGCGTTGCTCACCTTCACCAATAGCTCGTGAATGTTGTATCACTACTTTTGCTTTGCCTGGCTGGTTGCTATAGCTCTTGCTTTTACCTTGAGCTTTCCATGCTTCCATAATAAGGCTTTCGCTTATGTCTGCCATGCTGGCCATTTGATACTTCAGTTTGTTCATGTTGTTCAAACTGAATGTAAGCAGGTTGCGTTTTGCAGTTTGTCTAAGCATTGCAAGAAAATCATACCAGTCACCTTTATCGCCAGGATCCATACCTTTGCCTAAGTTGTCACCATAGTAGACTTCTAAGTCATTGTCTCCATTTATTAATACTACAACTGTTCCGTATTCATTTCCGTTAACAGAAAAATTGAAACTAAACAAATCCGCTTCTCTCGGATTTACTGTAGGTTTACCCATTGAATCCAAGCTCTTAGGATCTAAGTCTCTAGTAACTAACAAATCATAAATTTGTTGTGATGCTGTGTTTTCTTGTGCCATGTACGTATTTATTAAAACATTGCCACAAACGGCATAGGTTCTAATGTTTCCTCGCTAAAATCTGTAAGGTGTGAATCAAGTTCTTTGTGATAACTTGTAAGAACCTGGAGCATACGAATCGCCAGAAGCGTACTCATCACTAAATCATCAGTCTCGCCAGGCTTGCCAGCATAACTTGTACCGTGAGCAACAAAGTTCTTCAATTCTCCAATCAAACTAGGAGAGCTTATTGTCATCTTGTTTGTTTCAACCAGTGTTTTTAACTTGGCACAGGCTGCAATTTTACTTTTGTTTGTGGTATTAAAACCTTTACGATATCTTCTTCCGCTTGCACTTACTACACTGCTGTCGCTGAGAAAGTATCCTTCAATGTTTTGTTCTCCGTACTGTTCGATGCACAACAAAGCGGCCTCGCCTATTGTATTGTTTTCAACACTATAATAAACGCTTTGTGGCTCTTGCACAGTAGAATTTATTTCTTTGACTATTTCAACCATAATTCTAATTTGTTCTGTGATTGGCGTTCTGTTGTGTCTCCATTCTGCAACTTGTGTAGTTGAGTTTGCTTCGTAAACTTGTATAGCACTAGGGTCTCCGCCTGTACCAAGACTAGGATCTAGTGCAACTACATATATTTTACCTTTCTGCGGACGTTTATACCAACGTACCTGTCCAGTTTTGTATAATGGTTCAAGTAAACCTTCCAGATCAATTAATTTTGTCGGAGATATAAGTGTTTCGTCTGATATAATAAATTCACAGTCCATCTCTCGTCGAAAACGTTCAATCCCAAGTATGTTACGTTGTTCAGTTGCCCAATCTTCGTCTCTGTCAGGATGCTCTCGCCAGTATGCTCTATATGCCTTAAAACCATTGATGCCAAGTTCTTTAGTATTTCCAAATTCGTCTTCAGTTTTATTAGCACCTTTCCATATAAATGCAAATTGATCCTCATCACTGTTTGGAGTACTGGTAATAATCGCACCACCACCTGTTGACAATGTAGGCGATATACTAGTCCAAAATTCTCTGGCGATAGTTGGTCTTACAAATGCAAACTCATCGCAATATAACAAGGTTATACTCATACCTCGTCCTGTGTTTTCAGTTGTGGTTTGTGCTACTATTCTACTTCCATTATCAAATTCTATTGAGCCCTTGTTATAACTGGTTACACCTGCACGTATATGATCAGGACATGCTTCATAGCTGTATCTTACACGTTGCATGATTTCTTGGGCACCTGCATATTTGTGTGCCGCAACCAATATTGTACTATCAGGTTTGAACATTGCATACCATAAGAGATATCCAGCCGCACTTGTGCTTTTACCAGTTTGTCTAGGCATCATTGATATGCTGAATCTATAGTTGTGATATGTGCTTATTAAACGTTCTTGAAACTCCCAGGGATCGTACTGCAACTTTCCTTGTACAGGATGTTGAATAAAGAAAAAGTTACGCATAAAGTACTCTGGGCCAGTTTCTGGATCAGCACAACGCATAAACTCGTCTAGTTGTTGTTCAGTGAATTCTTGTTTTTTATAAGGAGTTTTTACTAATACCCCATCTTCTTGTCTTGCTACCATACTAGTACTTATAGTGCTCGGGCAATCTCAGGCCACAGTTTTTCAAACTGTCCTTTTTGATCAGGATGCCATTCTGTTTCTAATTTTTCTGTAAATTCAATAAATTCTTTACTGCGTGTAAGATTATCTGGCGGCAAAAGTTCTTTTATACCATGAGAAGTAGCTTCACCTGTATTACCTTTTATAAGTTGTTGTTCGATTCCAGATAAAAAGTCCAATTCACGATTTGTAGAAGGTCTGTTTGATCCAACATGTAGTTTTCGGTATCTATGTATTTCGTCAATTGCCAATTGTCTTATTTGGTCGTTGTGTTGACTAGGGTCAAGGTGATCGCCCCATACAACCTGCCAAGTAATAGATAAGTTATGTTTAAGTGCATATTCTTTTAGTTCGCAAACTTTTGTGCAGTTGTATATATTATAAACTGCATGTATTCCTCCGCCATGTGAAGAGTTTTTTATTTTGTTTGCAACAGTGGTAATATTTTTGTCCATTTGTTTCCAAGAACTACCCCACCTGACGTATTCAAATCTTTCTCCGATGTTATCGAAACTCATACTCCAACTGACATTATCTCTTGCAAGTAACTTTTTTGGTACTGGAAATCGATCAAAATCTACAGTGCAATTTGTTATTAGTGTCACTTGGACGTCTGAAGGCAAGATATCTAAAAGTCTATCATTTTCCTTCATCATTAACGGTTCACCGCCTACCATTGCGACTTCTCTTACAAAATCTTTGTGTTTGCTGATATAATCAATTACTTGTTGCTCTTGCTTGTTGATTGTATGACTATTACCTTGTCCGATTATACTTGCCCATTTAGTACTAAAAACTGAACTACAATAGGTACATGCTAAATTGCAAGTATTATTCCAGCGTACATCAATCAATGCGGGTTTGTGTTCATCAAGACTGGCATTTGCAACATCAAAATCTTCGCTTACATTGTTGTGCCAATGTCTTTCGCTTTCGCCTGTAATGTTTTCTCGGCGTATACAACCGTCGCAGTATTTTTCGTGCAATACTCCGTTACGTATTGACTTTTTTATTTCTTTAAGAGTATCGCTTTGTAAAATTGATTCAATTGATCCATCATCATGCTTTCCTAGCATGTTTGGATTAGCGGCACAACAGGTTTTTATTTGTCCTTCAAAATTTAAATGCAGACTACGCCATGGGGCTGCACAATACTTTTTCTCTTGTTCCATACCATTACTTATATGGACTTTGGAGAACGGTTTTTTATTTTGTTATTTGATTTTGGTTGTAGATACTCAGCTGGTAAAGGAGCAACCTTGGGTGTTGGCTTTGGTTTTGGTTTTTCAAGTCCGCCAAAATTTATGCCTGTAATCATGTTACTACGCCATCTTCAAGCAACTTAACTCGATTGGCTAGGTGTGCTTTTTGTACGTCTTCTTTGTTCTGTCCATGATAAGGTACTGCGTGTCCTTCGCTTACAAGAATTTCAGTAAGCATACGCCATGTATCTGTAGCACCGTCGTACACACTAAAGTCGCCTAAGATACGTCCAAACTTGCCTTTCATATCTTCGCCGTTTTTGTTTATTTGTGTTTTGAGAACGCAGGTTTTCCCTAGTAGTTGTTTTACTCTTGCTTTGGCGGCAAGCCCAAACTTTTTTTCTTCTTTGTCTCTTGTTCTTGATTCTGGTGTGTCTATGCCCATTATACGAACACGCTCATCTGATAGCACTATGCCAAATCCTAAGTCGATATCTACATCAACTGTGTCACCATCTACAACTTTTATTACTGTTGCTCTATACTCATACATATTATGCTCCTGTTATAGGAGTATTTATTAAGTATTATAAATCCCACTTGTTAGCAAAGTATGTTTCAAGACCAGATATTTCGCTTGCTGTCAGAGTTCTACTATAAAAAACCAGTTCAGCAACAAATCCTGTAAACTGATTTCCAAGTTCTTCTTGATAATCACTGCCAACAATAAAACTGTTACAGATGCCGCCAAATGCAGAAGGTACTGGATCAGTATAGGTAAGTGGAACATCACTTTCATCTAGTCTAAATTTCAATCGGTCAGAATCAGTTGCGCCGGTGCCATCAAAAATGATTGATTGTATATGATAGCTGCTGTCTGTTCCAACAGGTGTAGTTGGTGTAGCACTCATTGCACCTACTTGGCCAGTCATCATGTACAATTCATATTCATTGGCTGCATTTTTACCGTAGCCCATATCACCACAGTCGGATTGTGCTTGTGTTTCAATAACTCCGCTACTACCGTTGCTAAATCTACTAACAATAAACATACTAGCACCAGTGAGATTTTGTAACCATGTTGCTGGATTACTGCTACACGCATCCGAGCCATCAAATTCCAATGCACCAAGGCTGTTAAGTTGATTAGTTCTGTAGTTTGGTCTTCCTCCTGGGCCGCCAACAACAGGGTTCAAGTTGTGTGCATACGCCGAAAGGTCGTTCCATTGTGTTATACCGTCGCCATCACTGGGATTTGTAGGCTGAAAGTATTCATTGGTTGCAGCATCATACCAAATTTCAAGCACCAATGGAGCGTCAGGAACAATATCTCCAGGATTTGGTTCAGCTGGTGCTCCAGGTGAGTATGAGTTGTTAAGCACTCCTAGGCCCCGGGACTTAAAGACCCGATTAACCATTAGATTGCTCCAAGTTCTGTGATGCTTACTCTGCCTGCGGCTGTAACTTGTAAAAATGCTACAAGATATGTTGGTTCAACAACCAAAAATTCAACACTGCCTGCTGGCATCATTAGGCTGTTTGATGTAGCAGTTGGCGATGTGCCAATTTCAATATAGGTATCTTGATTGACTGCAATGCGTATAATGTTTGTTGTGGATTGTAATGCACCACTTTGTTGGCTGGCTCCACTGGATGTAAATCCTTGCGTGGTAGCTGGATAGTATGCGCCTTTTCTAAATGTAAGTGCTGATGCCATTTTTTCCCCTCAACGTATTTATGGTGAATTATGGATTGATGTAGGTGTTATCTATAATGATAAGATTGAACGTACTACTACAATCGTTTCCTGAACTACTTGTGAAAGCACGAACTTCTATGTCAGTTTTTTCTGTAAACTTCAACGGTACAATATAGTTTTTGCTGTATTGACTTCCTGCACTGGTAACAATGTCTTTGCTGTTAAAAGCACCCCCAAATGGTCTACACACAAGTAAAGCAGTAGTATCAGCATTTTGTCCACCAGCGCCAATGGTCCATTGTGTAATATAGGCTGTATATCCTGCCGGTACTGTGTATATTGCCATGAAAGTCTGTCCAAGACTGGCTCCGCCACCTGTGCCTACTTTTAGTATCTGAGCAAGGAGTGTGCCGCCACCTCCGCTTGCACTACGCACACTGATAGTACCTGCGGCTTGTCCACCACTGCCTACACTGGTAACAATTACACGGAACACTCTGATAAATGTTGTGTTGCTTGCACCATCATCAATGTCGATGGTTTCTGTGGCTAGTGCATAGTTTTCATCAAGTCCTTGTACTTCAACTTGTCTGGCGCCTGTGCCTGCAGGTGTATCGTTGCCGTCACTGCTGGTTACATAAACACTACTTGAACTTGTAAGGTAGGTGTATACATTGCTCCCATCCCAGATGGTTTCGATATTGCCACTTAGTGTGTCGTTTCGTCCAAACTTTTCAATGTAGCTAACACCGTCTACAGCACCATTGGATATGTTTATACCCCAACTGTAGAGGTCTCCTGATGTACGCACAATGGGTTGTCCCGAAGCATTGTAGTCCATTGCCTTGACCAGGTTCTCGGTGTTTGGTTCGTAGCTGTGAACGTAGTTTGTGCTGTTTGGATTATAATTTGCCATTATCTATCAAAGTCCGTAGGCCGATTTGGTGCTGTTAAAGTTATTTGCAACTTCTTGTGCAGTTAGTGCATCACTATATACTCTAATTTCGCCCATGTTGCCATTATAGTAAGTACCGTCGCCCATGTTAGTTATTGTACCAGCACCGAATAATAGATACTGTGTTGTTTCACCATCATCGTGTGGAGAATCATATGTTACATTTGCACTTGCAACCTCTGCGCCATTGATATAACCTTTTAGTGTAGTACCATTATAGGTAATAACCATGTGATACCATGTGTTATAATTCAATGCTGATCCGGTATCTTTTGTGATGCCTGTGCCATTCCAAAGTCCAAAGTTGGGCACAGGATTTACCGCACCAACAAATTCTAAAGCACTGAAATGATAAGACACACCTGGTGTAGCGGTACTTGAGACTTGCATTACTACTCCAGCAGCAGTAGGATATACCCATACACCTGCACTGAACGTGTCTGGATTTCCTATATCACTGTATAAGTTTGCTGATCGTATGTAATCGTTGACTCCATCAAGTGTAAATATTCCATTATCTACATCGACGGTTGCTCCTACAAGAGTACCATTATTTCCTTCGCCACTTTGATCAACTATAGCACCACCGCTAAGTTCTCTGTTAGGTTTATAATAAGTAACTAGTCCGCTCTCAGTATACTGTGGCGTCAACCATGGTCGTCCAAGCTCACTCTGATTTTGTTTTATTCTATCTGCTTGATTATTATTATCTACTGCATAGACTGCTGGTAGTAATTCTAAATTATATTGATCTGATCTAGTAGGTTGTGTTGCGGCTCTGTTTATCACTGCAAGATCCAATTTGGCAATCTGTCTATCTCTTTTCCACTCCAGTGTAGATATACCATTAGCTGCCATTACCTAGGATAACCTTTAAATGCAACCACTGGACTTTTTGTATTCACTGCTGGAAGTTCACTGCTGCCTTTTTGTGCAGTTCTTTTTTTAGCTGTCAATCCAATTGATTTGAAAGCGTTCTGTGCTAGTTTTTCTTCTTCGTCTGTGTAGGTTCCTACATACCCATCACCAGCCAACCATGAAGCGTTGTCCATTTCATGTTCAGCATTTCCGTCTTTGTCCATTGAAGCCATTGCAAGACTGGCACGATACAGATCGTAGTATCCGTTGTTTTTTAAACTTCCTGGGGAGGCTTTTTCAACATGATGAGGTATTTTTCCTTGTTTTAGGCTAGTTCCTCTGCGTTCAGTGATAAATTCGTAGCTACGCATAATTTCATTACCATTTGCGACAGGACCAATAACGTGCTTTCGTCTTTGGTCCTGGATTATCGCAGTTGTGCCTAGCTCTAAAACTCTTACGTGCTTTAGGATTGTTTTTTCTTATACGCATTGATTTGCCCTTGACGCTGGTTCCGCCGTGACCAAAGTTCACTTTTTTCACATTACCTGTTTTTGGATCTTTCACATATACTTTAAACTTTTTGACATCACCTTGCATAGGCTTATTAAGTTCAACTTTACGTCCTTGATATTCTGCTTCTGCTATATCTGCTTCAACTACACGCTTCAAACTTCTAATAGTGTCGTTAACCATTGCACTGATATCGCTTGATCCTATCTCGTCATCGTCATCGCCATGGAATTCAGCAGTATCTCTAATTGCTTGTGTAATTTGCTCGATACCATACTGTCTAACCATGTCTGAGAACTCAGGATGATTCATAATCCTGCGTGTAATCATTGCTTCTACATCTTCAACATCTTCGATGAGTTTTTCAGTTTGTTCAACTGCTTCTGTAAGTTTGCGTGTGTAATATTCAGCACTTGATGGTATGCCCATACGTTTGTAAAGATCTGCTTGCTCTTCGAACATTTTTATATCGCTTGCAAGTTTTTGTATTTGTTTACAATTACAATGTGGACACTTCGCACCACAAGTACAGTCCATTACCTTAACACCACAACAAGCATCAGGACAGTATATTTTACCATCTTTAATACGTTCTAGTAGTGTGCCTTCATTTGTAATAGCACGATACTGGCTTTTACTGCTTTCCTTTACTCTAGCTTCTGCAATTCTAAAACCATCATGTGTAATGCCAGTTTTATTTGTTAGATAGTCTGCAATAAATTCTTCTGTATCTTCATCGTCTAGTCCAACTGGAACAGGAACTGTCATAGTTGTACTTAAATCACTTACATCATCTTCAGCGTCCCATTTGATATTAGTTACTTTAACTATGCCTTCGTCTAGTTCTTCTGAAGGTGGATCAATAACTCCATCTGTGTCGTCACCCACATAGTTACAGTCTTCTAGTATACCATACGCATATTCATCTAAATGTAGTGTAATACTATCATCACTGTGTTCAACTACAGGAAAGTCTATAGCAATTTCGTCATCAAAATCTTCTCTAACAACAACTTCAAGCACATCACCTGTAATAGGAAATGCAACTGCTCTTTCACTTTCTGGTATGTACTTTTTTAAACTCATTACTTTGCCTTGTATTCTTGATATAGTTTCATTAGATGATCTTCGCTGACTTCATTAAGCTCTGACTCACCAAGCACTGACATTGGGTTGTCTCCACCAGCAACTTTTGGATATGCCATTTTCTTTGGTCCGTTAAGTCCACCAGCAATGTCCTGTGTCATATACTCAGTATCCATTGTGTTTTCATCATCTGCACCATTGGCAAATTCTTGATCTTCTGCTACGTCAACTTGCACTTCACCGTATCCTGGTTGTGCCATGCCCATTCCTGCTAATTTAAGCAATTGAGCTAGTTTGGCTGCTTCTTCGCCGCTTGCATTAATATTAATACTTGGCTCTGCGTTTGTTCCAGCATTTACGCTTATGCTCATGTCTTCATTCAATTGTGTTGCACGTTTTACAATCTCGTTGCTTTCGTATACACTTGCGTTTTGATATAAAGGCTTACCTGCGCCTTCTGAAGTTGCAACTGAACCAGATGAAGTGGTTTCTTCTACTTTTTCTTCTGATTCTTTTTTGAGATCTGGATATCCAGTTCCGCCGCACTCAGAACATTCTTTACCGTCTTCGTCCTTGCCGTCTTCGCATTGATCACATACTTTACTTCCAGTGCCTTCATCCATTTTACTGCACTTTGAAGCCATAAGTTTAATTTTATCCTGATCGCAGTCACTGTACTTTTCACAAATTTCAGCTTCTGTCATGCCTTTGTCAACACACGCTTTCATTTCTTTCATAGATGGCATACCATCATGTTCTGCTTCTTCGATGGCTTCGTTTTTCTTGTCACCTTTAACAGGATAGGTTTTGCCATCAACTTCAAAACTGTCTTTGCCAGCTTTTATTGCTTTGTCTCTTTCACCTGAAAATTCATTGCCTTCTTCTACGTCTGCTTCATCAAGTGGATTTTCTGCCATTATCTTTGCGGCTACGTCTTGTGGTGTGCCTAAGGCTTCTTCAATCTCTTGTACAGGAAGACCAGCTAGTTCTGCTAAACGTGCCATTACACCTTGTCTGGCTGCATCTTTCAGTGTACCCGAGTTTTCGTGCATTCCATCTTTGTCATGCTTCTCATCATACTCGATATCTTTGGTAACGTCTTTACCATCTTTACCAGCATGCTTCATACCATCGTACTTTGCATCATGTGCAACTTCACGTCCGGCTTTTTCGGCACGATCATCTCTTTCAACATCAGACTCTTTTTCAAACATCTTGTTGTCTTTTTTCTTCTCTGGTAAACCATCAGGACTTTGTTTGTCGCTAAATGGAGTATAGTCTGCTTGTTTGTTAAGTTTTGTTTTCTTCATAAGGTCCTCTAGACCTTTTTTCATCATAGCCTGATTGTCTTCTTTATATATCTCAGGTGCATTTGCTACCTTGTTTAGTTTGGCTAGTGTGTCGTAAATATTGTCCATTATAGGTTCCTTTTTATTTTTTGTTTTTACCCGGAGGGCCGTCTTTGCGATTCTCCGGAGCCGAACTACCATTGGAGGCTTTTACGACCGGAATCTTGTTAGTACCCATAATAGGACTATCTACACTATTAGGAGTATCTGTGTTGAATTTTGCTGGAGGAGTTGTACCACCTGCTATTGTAAAATCACTTGAGTATTCGTTGCCAACTACTTCTCTTTTATACGGATCAGCGGCATAGTATTCACTTGCTTTTTTGCTCTCTGAACTTTCTGGTTGTTCACCTTCTTCAGTACCAAGCACTGGATCAGGTTGCTCTTCATAACCTTTACGCTCTTCTTCTACACTATCAGCATACGCTTGTGATTGTATGATGATATGATTTGGATTCATTCCGAGAAGTTCAGCCATCTGTGTTATCTGTGGCGGTGTTGCTGGATAGTTAAAAGTCACATCCATAAATGTAATACTATCATTTTCAGCTTCTGGAAAGTCTGGTAAGGTTTTTTGTATTGGAGTACTCTTTGGTTCTGTCATACTTACAACATCAAACTGTTGGAGTTTTTCTTCCAAAGCATTAATTAGTTCTGCATCAACATCACCAAGTATTTTGATTCTATAATCAAATGTTTGACGTGTTTCTACAAGGTATTGTGCAAATGATTTCATCTTATTTTCCTTCTATGCAGTATTTAGCAGAATAGAGCTTATTTCTCTTCTTTGTCTTTGTTTAACAACCTATCTAGTAGTGCATTCCTATCTAATACAACACCAGTTCCTGTGGCAATCTCTTCATTGTTAGATATTGCTTTTTGGTCCAGGTTTGCTTTTTTAAGTTGTAAATCCACCATTTTTAGTTTTTTGTTTAATTTAGCAGTTTTAGCAGTTATAGCGTGTCCGAGCATGGTACTTGCTACTCCAAAAATATCACTTGCCCATCTGCTGTCGACGTTCATTCCAAGATCCATGAGATCATCAAAACCTTTGGTTGCTTTGTCTGCAAGTTCGTCCATTTCTGTATCGCTTGCTTCCAATCCACGCACTTGAGGAAGTGCCGCTTGCACTTTATCAAGCTCACTGAGTGTATTTTGCATGATTGGGTTATTTTCTGGAGTTGGTTCAGGCACGTTGTCTGGCACTACTTCTTCAGTAAGCCCTTCATCAGTCGGCAAATCAAATAGTTCTTCTAGTTTCTTGGTCATGTGCTTCCTTCAAACATTCTGGACATACGCAATCATGTAACTCTGTGCTAATTGGTACCAACGGTTCGATCATACACCAACAGGTGTAGTTTGGATCGCAAGTAAATCTAGTGTTACACAGTTCGCAAGTCTTCATTTTACTTATTTTCGTTTTCCACCTTGACGGAAAATGTCATCCTCTGTAATCACTCTAAATATCAAACCGTTACGCTGACACCATTTCTGTGCGGCTGCCCACTTTGCATAATTTATGGCCACAATTGCACGATCTCGATTGCTTGCTTTACTTTCTAGCACGCTTTGTTTTTTTGGTTTTATTTCGATTAGTTCAGTAACAACCTTATTATGTTTGTTTCTGTATTGTATTAAAAAGTCAGGAATATATCTTGTTTTTTTTCCAGTCAATGGATTTATATAAGGAATTACTAGACTTTCACTAGACCATGATATAATATGATCGTTACTATCACAAAAACGCATAAACGCAAGTTCCCATCCACTTCTATACTTGGGCACACCTTTTCCTGCATATTTTTGAGGATTTAGAACTACGTAAGGTCCTTGTTGGAACTTGTTAGCCATAGTTCACCTATATTAAGATATTGCGTGCAGTATACTGATTTGGAGTAGAAATTGAAGTTATACCAAGTAAAGTAGTGTTACTGCGTTGGTTATTTAGATAATAGGCAAGAGTAGCAGTAATTTGTATAGTATTTTGGTTACGGAGCTGATTTAGGATATTTTCAACTGACTCACCATTATCTTCACTGATTTGAAATACACTGAGTGTAAAATTTTCTGCTTGATCTTTACTTGCAAAAATACTTGCAAAAAAACTATACACAGTATCATATTGATTTTGATCAATTACAAGTTCACGCTGGTAAAAATCATCAAATGCTCTAACAGTTGGATCAGTTCCTGGATTTGGATAGTTGATTGTTGCCATACTAGCCTCTTTGATTTGGATTTTTACCAACTTGATTAGGAACTGTTATTGGTCCGTTTAAGTTGGTAGGATTCTGATTTGTCCCAGTATTAGCAGGTTTAAGTGTTGCGGCTTGTTCATTAACGGGTGTGAACCTAGCCTGTTTTGGAAAGAACCCACTGCCTCTAGCTGCACCTGGTAAATCTTCTTTTATAACATTTCTAGCGATATTTGTCGATTCAGTTTTGAACATTTCATTGAGATCTCTGCCTTTGAAGGTTTGATAAGCAGTGCCACCTTTTTGAATTGCTCCAACAACACCTGCAAGATTTCCGGCACTTAAATCTGTAATAATTCCTGCACCTGCATCAATTAGTCCACTTTGTCCAAATATTGTAGCAGTAGCACCAGGACGAGCCAATGGTGATTTTGTTGTATCATAGTTTGCATTATTGCCAAAACTTGGAATAGCATCATCTGGTGAACTACCATTGATTGCGCCATGATAGTATTTGACTGTTTCATATTCAAAAGTGAACGTATTTTGCATGATGCCGCCACCCTCGGTGTAGTTGTAGGTATCATGTTCAAATGCACTGATAATAGGATTTACAAGCACATAGGCTGCAAACTGATGATCGTTAAATCCAAATATTGTTATATCTCGAAAGAATGCTGGCTTACCACCTCTAGTATCAGTAGGACCATCCATATAACTTTCGCCAATATAGCCCCAATCGTTTATTTCTCTATCCTGAGTATAAATGTCTCTGAATCCATATGGGTATGCGGCTCCTGGATCTACACCACTGGCATTTTGTCCTAAACTGCCATTTGTCACTGCCGCATCAAGGTATTTTTGACTTGCATCCTTGTAATAGTATGCGTAATAATTGTACCATAGCTCTCTTGCAAGATCGCTGGTATCGTCATGCATGACACATGTAATTGGGTCGTACTCTATTTGTGTTTGGACTTTACGTTTTCTATTGTACTGATTCATAGTGTCAACAGAAAATTTATAAGCAGGAAGTTTTACTTCTTTTACCAGTAAACTGAGATTTGCAACATCTTGTGCTTGAAACACTGCCTGTAGTTGCGGAATTAAAAATGAATTTATGTTGAAGACTACATGAAATAAAAACTTTCGACGTGGAGAAAGCGCCGAGTTATTACTGCGAAATGTTTTACTCGCATGTGTATAATCTCTTAAAAAGTCGTTTCCAAAAAATCCTTTGAGTACATCGTCACCAAAAGCCATAAGTTACTCCTCTAACTTAATTAGCCAGTTACAACGTCACCCAGTGTTCTTCCTACTGTAGATCCAATTCCTGTTCCAAGTGGTGTCTGTACTGCGTTGTCATAACGTAATGAGCATTCAATTGTTACAGGATCGTTTGATGCATAGTCTAAGTCACCATAGTTAGCACTTACTAAAAAGCAACCATATAGTTCCCATGTTTCAAGTACGTTAGGTGTGCTTGTTCCGTTACCACCATCTAGTACTTCACAACGTGTAACAAACTTATAGTCAATACCTGAACTTGCACTTGCTTGTTCTAGTGTATCCATTTGCTTTTGAATTTGCTCACCAACTAATCTACTAACATTTCCACCAGCATCATCTCTGAATGTTGCTGATACAGCGTCCCATGTTTGACGTCCAGCAAGATAAATTCTACTGTTGTAAATTGGTACTTCAATTTCTTCAAAGTTTATAGTAGGTCTAGTAAAAGTCATTACCTGTTTGGTAAGTTCTGTTCTAGGTGTAGACACTCCCATGTTTTCAAATACCACCCGGTAGCGATATTTTAGTTTTGGCATTAACAGTCCTTGAGTTGGACTGGATTGGTCTGACGCCAATGGTACTGTCATTCTTGTTAGCGATGATACGGCCATTTTATAATTCTCCTTATTATAATTTTATTTATCTATTTTTGACCACAAAAAAATGGAGCCGAAGCTCCATTTTGTATTTTTTCTTGTTCTTACGTTACCGCAGCCGAGCTTGCTACGTTACCAGCTGCAATTTCGCCTGTGTTCTTAATTCTTACAGGTATGAAGATAAATTCAACTGCTTTAACTGGCTCGATAGCAACATCAACATATAATTCGTTGGCGTCTATTCTAGCTGGTGTGTTGTTAGAAGTATCACAAACTACCAAATAGTCATATATACCACGTTTTGCTACTAAATCAATCATCAAGCTCTCAATTGCATTTTTGATTTCATCTCTTGTGGTGGTATCGTTTGGCTCAAAAACAAAGTTCTTACCAATTGTTTCTAGTCTACCTCTGATAAATGCTACAAGTCTTGCAACGTTTATTCTATCAAGTGAACTACCAGTAAATGTTGTTTTGTTACCATAGTTAAGTATACCTGATCCAGGAATAAAAGTAATTGGATTTATACTGTTTTCATATAGTGTATCTCTCAAACCTTGTCTTACCGCAGTTTGAACAAACTCACCTGTTTGAGCATTTACATATCCAATTTGACTTGCATTATCAACAGTACCACGTCGTGTACCTGCAGGTGCTAACCAAGGAAATGCTACATCGTCTGAACGTATCACAGTTCTCAGTATCATGTGTGTTGCTGGTGCAACAACTGTTTGTCCAGATAAGTCTGTAGTTTGACAACTTGGATAAAACACACCAAAATATGGATCAGCAGTAGTCAGTCCATCACCATTGGCATTTGTTGCCCAATTAGTGATAGCAGTTCCTGTGTCTTCTAAACGCATAGGTGTATCACTTAGAACAAATCCAGTATTGTTACGCTCATTGTTTAGTGCTACAAGGTTGTTTGCTAATTCTTCATAGTTTGGAGCACATAATAGATTAAAGATCTTTTGCTCTTCACGTAATTCTTGTGCGCCATCAACACTTGCTTTTAATGCTTGTACAACAAGTGCTCTCACTGCTTTTCTACCTGCAAACATAGCACCATTTGATTGTAAGCCACTTGCTGTTACCCAAGCGTCTTTCACAGTTGGTAATGCACCATATGTAGAAAATGGAAAGTCCGAAGAATTAAAATAATCTACTTGAAAGCTCTTAACATTAAATCCACTACGTCTTGTGTTGTATAACAACATGCCAGTTGGATAAAGTGTAGGATTTGGTTTATCAAGATCTACATAGTTACTGGTTAGTAGAGATTCAATTGTTGGAAGATCATCTGTTATAGGATCTGTAGTGCCATTTCCAGCCCAACGTGCATCTGCAAAAAGCACACCATTTTGTCCAGTTTGATCTGAGTTATCAATTAATACCCATTGATCAACTGAATCAACACTTTGCCATCTATAAATTAAAGGCCAGTTATCGAGATCAGCCGTTGAAATCCATAAGTCACCATATACCAATGCAGTATCGTCACTTTGTTTTGTTGGAGCAGTTGAACTTATAATTGGACCAGCTGGTGAAGTTGTACTTAGGTCAAAACCTCTAGCATCGCTAGTAACATTTTGATAGCCTTTCCAAGTTCCACCATCCTGTATCATTATATCTACTGGATTAGTATCACTGTAATACCAATATGTTCCATCTGCTGGATCAATGCTTGGTGCAGTTGAACTAGCAGTATATCTTGGTGTAAGTCCAAATCCTAATGGAATCCAGTTACTTAGGATTACATTATTATCGCTACCTGTTCTAACTTGACCTGTGGTAACCGATGTGCTGATTCCTGCATCTGCAACTGGTGTACCACTTATGTCTTTAAGCACAATTACACCACCTTCGGTGTGTTCAATTTGAACTGCACCTGTGGACAACACTCTTGCAGTTGTGTTTGCTACATCAGCGGCAGTAAATGCAGTAACAAAGTCGGTTGCACTTGTTCCACCTAATGTTGCAGTAACCGCAGTAGTAAGAGTATCACTATTTTTAGCACTTGCTTGAATTGTAAATGTTTCAAGATTGGTAAATGTCGGAGTTGTTGTTGTTCCAGTAACAAGAGTTGCTCCTGTAGTGTAACGACTAAAAAACTTTGCCTCAAATATATCTTGTTCAGCTCTGTCATACTGTGTATATAAAGAACCTGTTACAATATTTGTTCCACCGCCTGCTGGATCTAATGCTTTTAATGCACTCTGATCATTTGCATAAATTGGGTTGTTAATTGTTGTGAATGAGTCTGTTGCTGCTGCATACTCTTTAATAACATAGTTTGCACCAAGATTCACATTGTTTGTTTTAAACCAAATTGAACCTGTTGGATGAGGCTCTGTGTCAAAGCTCTGCCATTGCGGGTTGCTGTAGTTTGGTCCAAAATGCACAACTGGTGCATAATAAGGCTTATCACCTCTTGAAGTACTTGTTGCAATTCCAACTTCAGTCAACAATGTTGAGTTGTTTCCATCGTCTATCATTGCAATACCATTGCCATCGTCAGTAGAACCATCATTGGCTGCAGTACTGTCTGCATATATTTCTAATTTGTTATCAGAACTTACAATAGCAGATATACCTGTTATTGAAGCAGTGTTTATGTCACTTGCAAGTGATGTTAATGTTGTTCCTGATGCAGTAATAGTTGTATCATTGATTACCATGCTATTACCAGCAGTTATTGTTGGATTAGTAGCAGTACCAATTACTGTTGGCCAGGAATTTTTCCAACTATCACTTCCAACAAGCACCCATGAATTAGCAGTAACACTAGCGGCACTATTTCCTGGAGACTTAAAGTACAATGGATTGTTTGAATTTGTTGTGTTTATTGCATAATCACCGATACTACCAATTGAATCAAGTGGTACACCAGCTGATGTACCGCCGACTAAATCTGCTACATTTGTTATTACAGTTGGCACTTTGTTTGTAAAAACATTTGTAGTTGACGACCATTCAAAAGCACCATATGCACTTACACCTGTATCAAACCAATATGCACCATCTGCTGGATCGCCAGTAGGTCTTGTTGTAGTAGCAGTAAGTTGACTTAGATCAATGTCTGCTCTTTGTACATAAGCTCTGTTGCTGATACCAAGTGCTGAATAAGCAGCCAATAAACCGTATTCGTTTAGTTCGTAGCCATTTATACTTGTTCCTGCGGCTGTGCTATAAAAGAATGGAGTACCAAATGTTGCTGATAAATCTCTTTGTGATGTAATCAAGTATGGTTTATTTGCATTTGCTGCGGTTGTTCCTGCAGCTACTCCTACGCCTGCTCCACTTACTTTATTTTGAGCAGTTGCTATCAAAATAAAAGGGACTGAATTCGTTGCGGCTGGTAGATAGTTACTTTCATCTATTATAGTGACTTCTACGCCTGGTGATGTTAGTGCCATGTTTTCACTTCCTCTGTGTTAAAATCTTCTTACTGATATTTATAAGAATATCAATTTTCTTGCCTGATATACTGCCCTTTGCAAAGGTTTACATTGCTAAATACCCGTATGAATAGACCTATTTGTAGTGCTTGTAACCGTCGATTAGTCGCAGTTAACTATATCAAAGAAAACAAAACGCACTATCGCACAAGATGTGACAGTTGTATTAGACGAAAAAGAAAGGCTCAGCCAATAACTCCTCGTTGGATGAGAAATGGTTTTAAGAAAAAAACAAATTGCGATAGATGTGGCTTCTATGCAAAAAGCGGAGCACAGATTTTGGTATTTCATATGGATGGAGATTTGAATAACTGTGACTTAACAAATCTAAGGAATGTCTGTTTAAACTGTAGTGTTGAGATTACAAAACTAGAACTACCTTGGCGTATTGGAGATTTGGTCGAGGACTAGACTTTTTAAATCATCTACGGTACTATCATTGTGTAAGATAGTATCAAATCTAGTATTCACATCAATCCATTTGTACTCACTTTCGTGTACATCAATACCACTCATTAGATTGCTTGTTTTAGGATTATTATTATCAAAAATAGCTCTGGCAAACCACTCAGGATCTTTGCCTCTTTTTACTTGCCAAATTTTGCCGCCAAGTTTGCGTATCATATTTTGCTCGTTACGAAAACGCACATCAGGCACTATATAATCTCCTGGATGGTCTATCAAATATTTTTTTAAAAGACTTACCCATACGCCATTGTAAAACCCGTCTCGCATACATTCAGTACCAAATTCTTGTAGCACTATACGAGGTGTAATTGTTCTGCCTGTTTCAGCAGTCCAAAATTCGTCTGCTTGTTCACGCCACTGACGACTTTCTTCGGTATCGCCTTCCAGCATTGCTCTATCCCAGCCAAAGATAGTGGCTACACCATCTTTTAGTTTATCAGCAAAACTAATTTTTTTGTATCCTTGCTCTACCAGTATATCAGCAACTGTTCCTTTGCCAGAACCAATTAATCCGCATATTCCTATTATCATTTAAGTCCAGTAACTTTTAGATGTTTTATTGTTTGTTGTAGCAAATCTATTTGTCTTCTACAATCTTCGAGTGCATGATGACTTGCACGTGGCTTCGGCAAATCTGGGTACAAACTATATACAGTTCGTGCATCTCTGACATTCCAAAATTGCCACGGTATAGGCAAGCCTAATTGTTTCATTGCGTTTTCTAGTATAACCATATCAAATGTTGTACCATTTGCCCATGTGAGATTGCAGTGAAAACATATCTTGCTTAGTTCTTCTAATGCCTGTTTTAGTGGTATTCTACCTTCTTCTGAGAATGCTTCATTTTGTGCTTCTTGTGGCTGAGTTGCCCACCATTCTACTGTGGCATCATCAACTTCTCTGTCAGGTTGACTGTCAACATCAACTCTTGCATAGTAATCTTGTTTATGGTAACCTATACTGAAAGGATCAAAGGTTTGTGCGGCTATTGTAAGAATACAAGCATCTGGACCTGTACCTACAGTTTCTATATCAATCATAATATCCATACTATCATTATAACAGTGAATGAAACTATGTCAACCTATTTTCTTGGTTTTACTGTTTTCTTTGTACCTACTGTGCCTTTAAGACTCGTTTTTGGCGGTTTGTATGCTTTTTGTACTTTTCCACCTGATGATACTGTTTGCTTACGTATTTTATTAAGCATACCTAACAGTTTACTTGCTGGATTTACACGTTTTGTTTTTTTGGCTTTGCGAGCAGCCTGTTTGCTTTTGGTTTTACGAGTCACTTTCATTTGTGCTCGGCGCTTTTGATCTATTGGTGCATCGCAATCTTTGGCATTGCCAACAACCCGTCCACGTCTTGCACCACTGGTACAACGCCATTTGGTTTTGAGCTTGTTGCCTTTTCGTGAGAACACCATTTCGTGCTCATTGACAATCTCAGGTTTGGAAACAAACTCCTCAACACGCATTAGCCAATTACCCAAGTAAGTGGTTGCGATCCATCAACATAGTTTTTAAGTTCTTCAATCTTGGCATCCATAATAGCAGAACCTTCTGCTTTCATCTGTGCACCGTTCAAAGCAGTACCACCTTGCGGGCCTGCAATAGTAGCAAACTTTTCTCTAGCTTCTCCAATAATCAGTTTACAGTTTCCAATCATGTAGTCTTTTATCCACTGTGATGTAGAAAAGTCAGTTAATAGTTGTACCTCAGGACGTAGATTATAGCACCAAAGCAGAACTGTTTCTCCTGAACCTTTTATGTCACGCATTAGTGTAATTTGTTTTGTTGCACTATTGAAATTGTAATTTAAAAAACCACCAAACATTTTTGCAGTTAGTTCTACATACTGACTATAAAAATCATAGGTAGCAAGACCACCCATCTGATTGCCATTAAGTAAATAGGTGTTTAGTGCCGCCGAACTAAAAGGTTCAAATGCTGATCCTTCTCCGCCATTGCTAAATCCAATTGTACGTCGAAACACCTGCCTAACGGTCATGATTTCGCTTGGCAATGTGTATATGTTTGTGTCTTCTCTAAGAGTGAGAAAATTATAACTTTCTTCAAATGCATTTTCTGCCCTTTGTCGATAGACACCAATAGCTCTTTGATAAGCACTTTCATAATGACTTGCATCAAGTTCAGTATCAATTATGCCTTCGCCTAATTGTAACTTGATGTAATCAAATACTTCTTGCTTTTTTGTTTCTAATGTTTGATCAAGTGTTTCAGTTGCCATAATACCATCCTATGACAGTATTTATGCGGATCACCAGGCCTTTAGTATAACCACATGCTCGTTGCCTCTACCATTGTATTTTATTTCAGTGGCTTTTATATTGGCAAATTGTTTTCTGTTGTTAGGTTTTCCAGCATTCATAAGTTCTTTTAATTGTTCTGCTGGTTTACGCAGTGTTTTTTGTACACTTTTGTTTGGATCAAAACCAATCACACTATTGCTTTTAATGCTGTAGGTCTTGATTGTTTCGTCAGCAATGACATATATTAGTTTACGTGTTTTAGTATTGTAAAGCCATGCTTCAGAACCGTGAACTAATTTTTCTGGCGAAACACTAGTCAGTTCAAGCTCATCAAAACGTCTAAGATACTTGAACTTACGTACTAATTGTGCAGGTGTTTTTTGTTTGGCAACTCTAGGAGCTCTATCTGCTTTTTTAACCTGTACATAACTTGCACAGTCAGCAACTGCACGTTCTAAAAACTTTTGCATTGCACGTATCTGTAACTTGCCTAAATGGCTATATCCTTCTTCTAGTTGTGCTATCATATCAAGTTCTTGTTCTGACATTTTAGCCTGTTCTTTTTTACTAGGCGGGTTCATAAGTTCATTGATTTCACTAAGTTGTGCTTTGAGTGGATCAGCAATAATATCTATTGTTTGCGGCGGACATCCTTCATCACGTAACAATTTCATAAGACTGTACTTATCAGGATCCTTACAGTCGTTTGCCATAAACTGATCAACCAGTTCATGCACTGCACCTTCGATATCCATTGTTTTATCACGCATGTTTTCTTGTATGGTTTTGCGTTCGACTTTTGGTTTTGTATTATCTACAACAAGTTTTGGTACAGGTGGTGTACGTTCTAGGGCTTGTGCAATAGTTTTTTTAACATAATCGCTAGTAGGATGTACATCACCAATTGTGCCTGGCAGTGTTTGCCAGTATGAGTCGTGCTCAGGATGTACGTCTGGCATACCTTGACGTAAACATCTTGCATAGATACTTGCATATACCATTCCATTGTGTCCATGACGTTTCATAGTAGCAATATCTTCTTTGCTGTAGTTGTTTTCTTTCATCCATGCTAACAGGTCTGGAAACAGTTCAACAGGCTTACGTTCTTGGTAATACCAATCAACTGAAACCATCTTGTGCTTATGGTAGGCTTGTCCGCTCATTTGCAATGCAGTTGACCAATCAGGGTCTAATGCTTTACTTCGTTGTTTTCTTACTACCGGCTTTTTCTTACGAGTGCCTGGCTTCATTAAACTTTTGCCTTTTGCCATCGAATTCTCCTAAAGTTCTAACTGTTTACAGAGTATAACATGTATGTAGTTAGTGTCAACCACGATTATTTTATTCTTTTCAAATAAAAAGGTTGACTTATACTGTGACTGTGTTATTATGTATGTACAGTTAGAAAAAAGGAACAGTATATGAAGAAGAAAATACAAATTATTGGAATAGTAAAAGAAGATAGTGTTAATGTAGAATACGAAACTGGCAAGCACGATAGTATTAGTAGTGCAGAAGCTGAATTGCTTACTATGATGGACTACACAAAATCAGGTCCGTTTCCGGTTAATAATATCAAACTGGTAAAAACTATATACAACTTTGTAGAATGCTATGAAGATGAATTTAAGGATTGGAAGTATGCTTAATGAAACATTACAACTATACGAACGTCGTATAGACAACTGCTGGCAAGCCGCAGAATTTTGTGCTGATGGCACATGGGGTAGAGAATATTGGACTCAGAATGCAATGTATCTTCTTCGACAACTAAACCGTGAACTTAATGGAGAAAACAAATGAAATTTATGTTGATTTCAATGATGTTAGCAAACCCAATGGTATATGCTAACGAAAAAACCTGTAATGTTGCCGCTGATGCACTAAAAAATGTCGATATAGAAGCAGTGTGTATTCCAGCAGGAGAACAAGCAAAAAATCCAGGCGATGCAATGCTAGAAGGTTTTATGAAGCTTATTGATCAAATGGAAAAAATGCATAATCAAAGTATGTCAAAATGAATGCTACTTTACTAGGATTACAATTTGATACCAGCAAGTATCATAAAGGCATACAACTTGTATTAGACTTTAAGGATTATGAGTTGAGTGTTGTACAACATGACGGAAGTTATGGTGGCACTCAAGGTTTGTTTGAAATTATGGTAAGTGATGAAAATGGAGGAGTTGAACTTCCTGGTATCACAGAGCCAGGCGATACTGTTAAAGGCTGGTTGACTTTAGAAGATGTTAGTTCTATATGCAAGAAGATGACTTCAATCACTGGCAACGATCCAGTGAAGGTTGCTATCTAGGACCATAAATACAGTAATAAGGATTACTGTATGCCCAGATTAAGTTTATATCGCCCAAATCGACAAAACGATTACAAGTTTATTGACCGCACTGTTATGGAAATGTATCAAGTTGGCGGTGTTGACATGTTTGTACACAAGTATCTCGGTCCTCAAGTTACTGGTGATGACAGTTCAAGTGTCAGCGGTGGCACACAGGATGCAACACAACCAGCCTATAGTACCGAATCACCTTTGTTCATTGAAGATTTATTTTTGCTGGAAAACAGAGATCGCAAGTACGATGACGATGTTTATCAAATGCGAGGTGTTTACAATTCACAGGACATAGATTTTGATCTAAGTCAATTTGGATTGTTTTTAAACAACGATACACTGTTTATTACTTTCCATTATAACTTTATGATAGATACAATTGGTCGTAAACTTATGAGTGGAGATGTACTTGAATTACCAAATCTTAAAGACTATAACCCTCTTGATAGTAGTATTGCTCGAGCTATACCTAAATACTATGTAATACAAGACGCGGCGTTTGCAAGTGAAGGATTTTCGCAAACATGGTTGCCGCATTTATGGCGTGTCAAAGCTACACCACTGGTAAGTGCTCAAGAATACAACGACATACTTAAAAAACCATTTGCAGAAAAAAATATTTGGGATAATGGAAATTATTATCCAAAAGGCAGTACTGTTTTAAGTGGTGATACCTATTACAAAGCAATCAAAGACGTAGACCCTGGTGTTGAAATCACCGATACTACGCATTGGGAAGAATTTGAACCCACAAGCGAACGTGACACATTTGGCACAGTACAAAAAGACCTAGAGCTTAATGATGCTATTTTACAACAGGCAGAATATGAGGTTCCACTCAGTGGTTACGACTCTGTAAAATTTTACATTGTTCCAACAAACGAAGACGGTTCACCAGCAGATCCAAACAGTTACACTGTTGATAATAATGGTATTACAGTTGATACAACAAATGTAGATGTTGATGGACAACCACAATCTCCAAGAGCAAACGGTTACACACTGGGTTATCTAACCGGCGATGGCTTAGCACCAAATGGATTACCAGTTACACCAGGTATTAGTTTTCCAAGCAACCCACAAGAAGGCGACTTTGCACTACGATTAGACTATTATCCAAACAGACTTTTTCGCTATAGTGGTACACGATGGATTAAGTACGAGGACGATGTGAGAACCAACTTGACACCAGGCGATATTACAAAGACAGTTACAGGATACGGAAACGTAACTTCACAAACACAAAGAAGTAGTTTTGTAAACAACACAAACCAAACTGCTACTGAAGATCGTGGTAATATTCCAGAGCGTCAACCATTGAGTAAGTTGCTTAAACCACAGGCTGATAACTAATGCAACAATTTTTTTATGACGAACAGATACGTCGATTTCTACTGCAAGTTACCAGGGTATTTTCAAACTTTCAAGTAGAATACGGTTATGAAACCGACAATCCTCAAAAGAAAGCTCTGTATAGAGTTCCGGTTCGTTACGGTGATGCAACAAGACAAGCTCAAACAATCATACAACAGAACAGTGCCAACAGTTTACCCAGCACACCTCTTATGACATTCCATGTAACAAACCTAAATTATGCAAGAGATAGAATACAGGAACCATATTTTGTTGAAAAACAAAATGTAAGACAACGTTATTGGGATACAGAAAGTGAATCCTATGAAACAACACAAGGAACAGCTTTTACAATAGAAAAGCTGATGCCGGTTCCTTATGATTTGGAAATCAATGTTGATATATGGACATCAAATACCAATCAAAAATTACAAATACTTGAACAAATATTAACACTTTTTAATCCAGGGTTAGAAATTCAAAGCACAGATAACTTTATAGACTGGACAAGTTTAAGTGTTATGTATCTCGAACAGGTTACATGGAGTTCAAGAAATATACCTCAAGGAACTGACGATCCAATTGATATTGCAACATTGCGTTTTGTGATGCCTATATGGATAAGTCCGCCGGCAAAAGTTAAAAAACTTGGAGTTGTTGAAAAGATTATTGCTAGTGTATACGACGGTTCTGGTGATATGAATGAAGCAATATATGATAGTGATTTATTGCTAGGCACAAGACAAAAATTTACACCTTTTAATTATCAAACTCTTTTGCTTGGAAACAAACTACAGGTACTTGAACCCCAAGCAGTTGTGACTAACAATAGCGGAGTGCAAGTGCCAAGTGCTCCTCCAAGCAATCTACTTTGGCATACTGTAATTGATCTATATGGAAGCCTAAGAGCTGGTATAAGTCAAATTAGATTAGACAATCCATATGATGATACACAGATTATTGGTACAGTAGCATATGATCCTAGTGATGATAGATTTTTATTGTTTACTGTGGATACAGACACTATTCCACAAAACACACTTGATCCTATAAATGCCATAGTAAACCCACAGGCAAAAGGCCCTGATACAACAAACGGTCTACCAGCGGCATCAGAAGGACAAAGGTATTTGTTTATAAATGATACTGGAAGCGATAGTGCAGAAGATCCTGGTTTTGCCGAAGCATGGCGTGGTACTGATGGATCAACTTTGATTGCAAATACAAACGATATTGTAGAATATGATGGCGTACGTTGGAATATTGCATTTGACTCAAGCAACGAAAGCAATTTACAATATGTAACAAACCTTACAACCAGTGTGCAATACAGATGGGCAGACAATCAGTGGCTAAAAAGCTATGAAGGACTTTATCCTGAAGGCGAATGGAGCATTGTGCTTTGATAAACGCAGTCGGAGTTTGGTTTTACAGTATTAAAACAAATCGATATCTTTATCTACTAAGAAATGACAGTAAGAATCCTGGTTGCTGGGGCCTTCCAGGTGGTAAGGTCGATAACGGAGAGAATTTGCAAGAAGCAATGACACGTGAATGCACAGAAGAAATTGGACTATGGCCTGATACAATTAAACTGGTTCCAATTGAAAAATTTACCAGCATTGACAATAAATTTTCTTACCATACATTTCTTTGTTTAATAAAAGAAGAATTTACCCCAATATTAAACAGTGAACATCATGGATATTCCTGGATTAAATCAGGAGTTTATCCTAAACCGTTACATCCTGGTCTATGGACTACAATTAACTTTCAAGAAATACTTGATAAAATTGAGAGCATTAAACAGTTTCAAATATCACAAAATGAAACAAATTCTCCGTAGGTCCAGGTATCAAAATTAATATTTTGTTTCCACACATTGCTCGGTGGAATGTTGTCTGAAACAAATACAAATTTTACATCACGGTACTGACTCATAACTTGATTCATCTGGTTAACCAATTGTTCATCAAATTCACCAACACTATTACGTGCATCAGCACCTAATAGAAAAACTTCTTTGTGTCCGTCAAAACACGCTAGCCACGTAGCAACTGTGAGACTACGTCCTCTTGTTCCATATGGAACTAGATAGAACTCACCAGCGTTAGAAATACAATTTCTTGCATTGCTATACACACTTACTTTTTTTTGATAACCTGTTTCTAATAACTCATTGAGTTTTTCTTGATCAAATTCTACATAAAAATCGCATTGCATTTCTTGCCAACAACCTTGAGAACCATAACTTTGTAATCTCTTACGACCAAGGTGCCATCCGGCATGTCGTTCAATGTTGTTTTTTAAATTAAACTTCCCGTGAAGTTTTGTTGTATATCGGCTGTCTCCGTTGCCGATTACTGCGGCTCTTCCAGAAATATGTTGATTTTCAATTGGATTATCAATCCATTCACGTTCTTGATGTTTTTTACCATTTTTAATAGTGTTACTAACAATAACAAATTCGCCATCATAGTCAGTACGATATCTTTGTAACATTATAATCTTCCTACTAGAACTTCTATCACACCTGGACCATCATTGTCTTTGTTTTCAATTGCTTTACCGATTACACTACCAGTTGGTGGATTATGAATATCTTTGTATGCTTGTGCATGTCCAGGTTCGTCACTGCTGATCAACATATCGCCTTTGCGTACGGTTCCAACAACCTTGCATGGTACTCGTCCAATAAGTGCTACACTGATACCATCTAAATCATTGTTCATCAAGTAGGCAGGATCAGTTGAAACTACACCTGCAATTGCAGTGCTTCTAGACCTACGAGTTTGTGTTACTTCGTATTCGCCTCCAAGTTCAACAACAGTTCCAGGCTCATAATCTTGATCACTGGTATATTTTTCTGCCAGGTCAGCATACCTTGCTTGTGTGGCGGTTGCAGTTATCACGCCAGCACTAAAATTGCCCGAACTATCTCTAGCAACAATGGTGCTAGCTGTATTAGCACTAGTGGCATTACTGGTAATGGTAACACTACCACTAGCACCACCACCTGAAAGTCCTGTTCCACTTACCGCAACGTTGGTAATATCACCTACATTAGTGGTATAACCAGCACCATTAGTTAGCTGATTGTTGTTTGTTGGTATATCACTGGTAAGTGCAATAGTACCAGTAGAGGTTGGTAGTGTTAGTGTTCCGGTATTACTGATTGTGCTAATAACTGGACTGGTAAGTGTTTTATTTGTAAGTGTTTGTGAACCAGTTAGCGTTGCAACTGTACTGTCAATTGACAAGGTATGTGCAACACCTTCACCTGTGGTTGCTCCACTTGATGATATACCAGTACCGCCAGTAATTGTTCCAACATAGTTGCCTGTTGTATCTGTACCTAGTGCAACTGAGTTTGCAGCAATAGTAGTTGTAATGCTCGCAGTATCACCTGCACTAGTAAAGGTAGCACTACCAGTAACATCACCGCTTAGTTGTACGGTCACTGCACTGCTTAATCCACCAGCAGTGCCTGTGGTGTTTTGATTGAGTGTTGCTACACGTGCCGCCGCTACAGTGCCTGTTGAAATATTTGATCCATTTAAGGCTGTTAAACTTGCACCACTACCACTAAATGCCGCTGATGTTAACAAACCAGTGCTTGGATTGTACGTTAATCCACTGTCTTGTTTTACCGCAGTTAAATCACCAGTTGTGGTACTTGCAAAATATAATAAGAAATTGGTATTTGTACTGGTATCTGAACTTACTGTTGCACCGCCTCCGCTTGCATCAGCAAAACTAAGAGTTCCTGCACCATCAGTAACAAGAACTTGATCAGCAGTACCGTCTGAGGTTGGAAACTTATAGGCATTGTTAAATGTGATAGCACCACTGTCGTTGCCGTCAATCTTAAACTGTCCGTTATTGCCTGCAGGATCTGCACCTGTGCCATCAGTATCAACAGCAACCGAAAACTGTGTTCTAGCAGCATTATTTGTATTATCAAAAGCAAACGATCCACCTGTAACCAGTGATGTACCATTGTAATATTCGTGGTTACTTCTAAATAGATAATCACCCGAGTTGACTGCAAGTGGTGATGCTACTGTGCCTCTGTATCTTCTTGTTCTTATATCTGGAGCGTCAGCACTGTTGTTGTACTGTTCCATACGAATCTGTGCTGTTTGAGCATCCTCACCTGTCATGTGTAGTGTTACTTCAGGAGATGTTTGATTGATACCAACATAATTACTTGCTGTATCAATGGTTAAAATATCGGTTCCTTCGATACTTGTATTGTCTGATCCTACAATGAGAATTTCGTTGGCAGTACCAAGTGTAAGCCCAGTAACACCATCCAGCAGGTTAAGTTCAGTGGCTGTTGCTGTAACTGCCGTACCGCCGATGTAAAGATTCCCAGCATCAACACGCAAATCGTTTGTGACTGTAACATCTTGATTGGTTGCGTCAACAGTAATAGCGGTACCATTTTGACCATTAGCAGCAATTTTCAAATCATTTGTAGAAAAAATACGGAAGTTGTCACTGCCATCATTATCAAATGCACCTACATTTGTCATACGCAAACCAGTGCCACTTTGATCAATTCTTAGTTCGTCAACGCCAGATATGTTACCGCTGGTAAATGATACTGTACCGTCTGTCATAGTACCAAATGTACCAATCCCAGCAGTGGTTATGTTGCCGCCTGTGACGTTCCCTGTAGCAGTTACACTCGTAAGTGATGGAGTTAAACTTGGTGTAATTGTAAGTGTGTCTGTTGATGCGTTGGTTGTTAGGGCAAGATTTGTACCAGCTACAATAGTAATTGTATCGCCTATAGCATCAGCAACAATACTATCTTCACCGCTTACTGCAACTGTGCCATAGGCTGCATTACCATTGCGAACAAAAGTCAGTGCAGTTGTGCCAATTGTGATTGGATCATCTGTGGTTAGTTTCCATTGAGTATCAGCATAGGTAGTACCTTCGGTGATCATAATGATCATCCCTGCACTAACTTCTCCAGTGGTATCAGCATCCAATGATCGTGCCCAAGTTCCGTTTGATCCTGCACCAACTGTGGTTACATAGTATATTCCGTTTTCGCTTCCTGTGGATTGACCTGTGACTAGTATTCTATCACGCAGTGCAAGACTTACACCATCTACTGTAGCAGGTGCACCTCCACTCAATGTAATGTTTGAAGTGGTTACTGCTCTAGCGGTTTGCTTGTAGTCTATGTCTTGAAGCTGGTGAGCTCTAGGCCGAGTTAATCCCATGGTCTGTCCTTATCTTTGCAGTATTTATCTGGATTTTTGATCAAAAAAATAGCACCCAAAGGTGCTATTTCTAATTTGTTGTTTATGAATTACATCATCATTGCTAGTACTTCAATAACTGCTTCTCCGCCTGCGTTGGATTCGATTGCTTTACCAATTACTGTACCAATTGCTGGACTGTTGTTAGCCATTGCTCGACCGTTACCTGCACTTACCATTAAGTCACCTGCGTTAACAACACCTGTTACTTTACATGGTACTCTACCAGATATTGCTAGTGCAACACCTTCTTGATCCTTATTCATCAAGTAGGCTGGATCTGTAGAAACAATACCTGCTACTGCATGATGGTTTGCTTGATTGCATGCGGCAAGTTTACCTTCACCTGCAAAGTGTACAACTGTGCCTGCTTCAATGTCGCCGTCTGCGGCATACATCTCAGCCAAGTCAGCGTATCGTGCTTGTGTAGCTGTTGCAGTTATTACACCAGCACTGAAATTTCCACTACCATCTCTAAACACAATAGTTGAACCAGTGTTTGCGTTTGTAGCATTTGATGTTACAGTAAATGTTCCACCTTCACTGTTTACGCTACCACTTATACCACTACCACTTGTAGCACCTTGTTGTACATAGTTTCCAGTTGTATCAGTGCTTAGAGCAACTGAGTTGGCTGCAATAGTTGCTGTTAATGTGGCATCGCCTAAGTTAGTAAGTGTTGCACTACCTGTCAAGTCTCCAGCTAATGTGATTGTTGGATCTGATGTTGCAGTAGTAGTAATACTTGCTGTATCACCTGCACTTGTAAATGTTGCACTTCCTGTAACTGCACCAGTCAACGATACTGTTACTGCACTTGATAAACCACCAGCAGTACCTGTTGTGTTTTGGTTAAGTGTTGCCACTCTAGCCGCTGCAATTGTTCCTGAGCTTATGTTTGATCCATTAAGTGAGGTTAAACTTGCACCACTACCACTAAACGTTGTGGCTGCTAATACACCTGTACTACTATTAAAGGTTAAGTTGGAACCTGACTTAGCTCCAAGATCTCCAGTGGCTGCAGTTGCAAATAATGGAAAACAAGTTGTATCACTGCTTTCATCTGCTACTGTTATTGTTGTTGCAATTGTGGCTGTACCAGTTGTGTCTTGGTTCAGTGTTGCAACTCTAGCTGCTGCAATTGTTCCTGTTGTGACTTGCGATCCATTAAGTGCTGTTAATGCAGATCCATCTCCACTAAAGGCTGCACTTGTAAGCGTTCCACTACTTGGATTGTATATCAATCCACTGTCTTGTTTAACAGCAGTCAATGCACCAGTTGTGGTACTTGCAAAGTATAACAAGAAGTCAGTATCTGTGCTTGTATCTGCACTTACAGTTGCTCCTGCAGCCGCAAAGCTCAATGTTCCTGCACCGTCACTTACTAGAGCGTATCCACTTACACCAGCATCTGCTGACGGAAGTGTCCAAACTAGATCACTTGAGACTGTTGTTGGAGCCTGGAAACCTACATAGTTACTTGCGTCGCCGTCTAGGAATCTTACATCGCCTGTTGTGGCAAAATCACCTGCTACGTTAGCACCAGTTGATATTACAGTTAATGACTGTGTACCACCCGAAGTAAGTCTTACATCACCATTGGTTCCTGAAAAGTCTACCGAACTGGTTCCGTTAACAATACTGTCACCAGCAATTTCAACGTTGGCGTCGATCACACCTGGTGTAGTACCGTCTGGACCAAAAAATCCAACTGCATTTCCGCCTGTGTTTTTAATAACAACGTTACCAAGTGTAATTGTGCTACCTGTAAGGTAGAGATCGTTCCAACGCTCTGTTGAACTTCCCAAGTCATAGGTTGCGTTAGCAGTTGGTATAATGTTACCTTTTATTGCAACATCACCGCCATCTTGAGTGGTCACACTTGAAGTAGTATCATCTGATTCAAGTGCTAAGATTGTTGAAGTGGTTGTGATTTCTCTTACTTCAATTGTATCACCTGCAAGAGGTGCTTCAGTAAATGTTAGTGTTGTTCCACTTACAGCATATGCAGTTGTTGGTTCTTGTACCACACCGTTTATGCTTACAATACAACTTGCAGTTGTTTGAGTACTACCTAGTGTAAATGCTGTTGTGCTGTTATCACCTGAGAATGTTTCACTTGCAATAACTGTAAAGTCACTACCAGCAGTTGTCCAACTATCTGAATCATAGAATTCAAATTGATCAAGTGTGGAATTGAAACGTATCATACCAGTAACACCTGTTGGACGTTGTGCAGTTGTACCAACTGGAATCATCTGTGAATCAGTTGAGTCAACTTTAAATGTTACACCTGTCGTAGTAGTTGCACTACCAACAACAATTGTGTCTGTACCAGCATCAATTGTTAGTAGGTTTGCATTTGAACTACCTTCAACAATAAAGTCTACATCTTGTGCATCTTGGTTAACAGTTATTGCAGTACCTGCTGATGTAATATCATCTGTTGCAATTGTTATGTTACCAGTTTTAAGATTTGCACCAGTTACATCGCCTGTGGCATCTACTGCACCAGCTGTAGTAATGTTACCGCCTGCAACATTACCTGTAGCAGTAATAGTTGTACCAGCTGTAATCCCATTTGTTATATCAGCATTGTCTGCAGCTACTTGACCAGCAGTGGTTAGATTGCCACCTGCAACATTACCTGTTGCAGTTATTGTTGAGCCTGAACTAATAAGTCCAGTAGCTTCCATTGCACCACCTGTTGTGATGTTTCCACCACTTACGTTACCAGTTGCAGTTATTGTTGTACTTGCCGTAATAGCACCTGTAACAGCCGCAGTTGATCCGTCAAATGTAAAGTTTCCACTATCTTCAATTGCACCAGCAGTACCTGCTAATACAACACGACCACTTGTCAGATCACTTACAACAGCACTTGCTAATGTAGCTTCGCCTGTGGTATTAATAGTGGCACTGTCCATAGCGTTTGCAGTTGTTAAGTTACCACCACTTACATTACCTGTTGCAGTAATAGTTGTACCAGCTGTAATGCCATTTGTTATATCAGCATTGTCTGCGGCTACTTGTCCAGCAGTTGTTAAGTTACCACCTACAACATTACCTGTTGCAGTAATAGTTGTACCAGCTGTAATGCCATTTGTTATATCAGCATTGTCTGCAGCCACTTGTCCAGCAGTGGTTAAGTTACCACCAGCTACGTTTCCTGTTGCAGTAATAGTTGTACTTGCAGTTATTGCACCTGTGACCGCGGCAGTTGAACCGTCAAATGTAAAGTTTCCACTGTCTTCGATAGCACCACTTGTCCCTGCTAGTACAACACGACCTGCGGTCAAGTCACTTACTATTGCACTTGCTAGAGTTGCTTCACCAGTGGTGTTGATAGTAGCACTGTCCATAGCATTAGCAGTGGTTAGGTTGCCACCAGTTACGTTACCAGTTGCAGTGATAGTTGATCCTGAACTAATTAATCCAGTTGCAACTACTGCACCACCTGTGTTTAGGTTACCGCCGGTTACATTACCAGTTACAACTGCAACACCCGAAAAGTTTGAACTTACACCGTCTACGTTTCCTGTGACTGTTAAGCTATCACCGTTGGCAACACCAATATTTGGTGTGGTTAGGTTAGCACTTGTCTTCACAACAACTGCATCACCAACTATAGCAGTGGTTACATCATCAACGTTAACACTTAATGTGTCACCAGTTTTGGTTAAACCATCACCAGCAGTAATACCTCCAGCACCTGAGAACTGTGTAAAGTTAATTTCAGTTGTGCCCATAGTTACCGGAGCATTTGTTGTACAAACAAAACCTGCATCAGCGTTAGTAGAACCTTCTTCAATAAATGTGAAACCTCCTGGAATTTCTCCACTTGGTGAACCTTGATCAAAATCAGTTGCTCTTGTTAATACGAAAGGATTTGAACCATCACCTACTGTGGTTACAACATAGATACCATTTTGTAAAGCAGCAGCTTGGTTTTGAACAAGCACTCTTTCGTCAGCAACAAGTGTTACGCCATCTATTGCGGCCAATGCTCCATTTGCGTCAGCAGTTAATGTAGCACCAACACCTGATGTACCATTATCGTATGTCACTGCCGGTAATGCACCTGTTGTTGCAGCCACACATGATCCTTTAATATCAAGACCTTCAGCAACTGAATCAACATATGATTTATTGGCAGCATCGCCATCAGCAGTTGGAGTAGCAAGTTGAATAATTTTTGCGTTACTTGCATCAATAGAACCAGTTCCGTTTGGATCAAGTATAATATTTTGATTTGTACCTGTTGATTGTATTGTTGGGTTAGCACCTTGGAATGTTGCTGAAGTAATGGTTAAACCTGAGATGTCACCGCTTGCATCAATGTCGCCACCAGTGGTTAAGTTGCCACCTGATACATTTCCAGTTGCAGTTACAATACCACCTGTGTTTATGTTTCCACCAGTTACGTTACCAGTTGCAGTTAGTGTTGTACTAAATGAACCTGATGTAGCACCTGTAATTGCACCTGAGTTGATACTTGCAGTACCATCTGTTAGAGTTCCACCTGTAACAGTTCCACTAAACGTTCCTGATGTAGCACCAGTAATAGCACCTGAGTTAATACTTGCAGTACCATCAGTTAATGTACCGCCTGTAATTGTGCCTGACCCTGTGATATTGGTTGCACCTGTGATTGCTCCACTGCTTATACTTGCAGTGCCATCAGTAAGTGTGCCACCAGTAACTGTTCCACTGAATGTTCCTGATGTAGCACCAGTAATAGCACCAGAACTGATTGTAGCAGTTCCGTCTGTTAACGATCCACCTTCTACTGCACCACTGAATGTAGCGGCAACACCACTTGTTATTGAACCATCATCAATTGTTAATACGCCATCAGTGATTGCACCAGCAGTAACTATGTTTCCACCTGTAATATTTCCTGTAGCAGTAATACTTGCGGCTTGAAATGTACCTGCGGTGATTAAGTTACCACCTGTAATATTTCCTGTTGCCACAACCTGGCCAGCTGTAGTTAAGTTGCCACCACTTACGTTACCTGTTGCAACAATAGTAGTTCCGGCTGTTATGCCATTTGTAGCGTCTAGGTTATCTGCCTGTACTTGACCGCTAGTTGTTACATTACCACCACTTACGTTTCCAGTAGCAGTTATAGTTGTTCCGGCAGTAATGCCATTTGTAGCATCTACGTTATCAGCTTGTACCTGTCCAGCAGTTGTAACATTGCCTCCTGAAACATTACCTGTTGCAACAATAGTGGTTCCGGCTGTAATTCCGTTAGTAGCATCAACATTGTCTGCTTGTACCTGGCCAGCAGTGGTTACATTTCCACCAGCTACGTTTCCAGTTGCAGTGATTGTAGTTCCGGCTGTTATGCCATTTGTTATATCAGCATTGTCACCAGCAACTTGACCTGCAGTAGTCAAGTTCCCACCACTTACGTTACCAGTTGCAGTTACAGTTGTACCAGCAGTGATTGATGTGCCAGCTTCAATTGTGCTTGAAGCATTCAATGCTGTTGTTACGTTACCTGATGGTGCTAAGTCGACCATTGTGATATCAGCAACTCTTGCATCTGCATAACTTGATAGTGTGATAGTGTTGGCACTGCCATCTGCTGATGTAAATCCAGCAGCAAATTGGTCGTTTGCCTCATCCCATATCCATGCTATGTTTGTATCATCTCCACGTTCTCCTACAAATCCTATGTCAACTGCTGCAGAGCCAGTTTGATCTTTTGCTAGTAGAAGTATTGGATCTTCAATGATTGTGTTGACTGTATCAAGTGTTGTACTTGTACCGTTAACTGTTAAGTTTCCTGTGATAGTAAGGTTACTACCATAGTTTAAGTTATTTGCTAACTTGCCAGCTGAAATACTATTATCTTGTAATTTCGAACTAGCTACAATGGTAGCGTCTGTAATTTGGTTGTTTGCAATTCTGGTTAATGCCATTTTGTACTGTATCCTTTACTTCAGAAACCCGTTAGAAGTTTTAATCAATCTCTTATGATAATATTTATCTAGGGGTGCGATTTTCAACAACCGTGGTTTACAGTGCTTTTATAATAGATTTTAGGTGGCAGAAATTGTACCATCAAAGCGTACTTGTTGCCAGTTTGAACCGTTGTATACGGCCAAACAAGGTGCCCCTCCATTACCATTACTAACATAAATTATCTGTCCAGCAGACGTATTTGTAAGTGCATTTGCTTCAGTTACAGTGTACGTTGGTAGTTGTAGACTATGAATAGTTGAGAACTGTGCAATTCCGTTGGTGTCTACTGTAATAGAATTACCCGTTCCGTTTGTAATAGAAGTCACAGTTGTGGTTGCAGTAATCTGCCTTACTTCAATAGCATCTCCACTTGCCGGTGCTTCAGTAAAAGTAAGTGTTGTACCACTTACAGAATAAGCAGTTGTAGGTGCTTGAACTGTACCATTTATGCTTACAATAACACTTGCAGTGGTTGCACTGGTGCTTAATGTAAATGCAACAGTGCTATTGTCTCCTGAGAAGGTCTGACTAGTAATTGTTGTTGTATCTTGGCCAACAGTTTCCCATCCTGTGCCATTGTAGACTTCAACAGCAGTTTCTGAGGTGTTAAAACGTAAATCACCAGTAGATGGAGATACAGGACGTTGTGCAGTATTACCAACTGCAATCTGCAGTGCAGTTGTTGTGTCAATGTTAACAGTTCCGTTTCCGGTGACTTCTAATACTATATCGCTTCCTGCATTACTAGTACCAACTGTTGTATCTGTAACAGTCAAATTTCCAATTGTTGATCCACCACCTACACCAAAAGGCCCAATGTATCTTGCTCCAACAATGTAAATTGACTTGCCTGTAACACCTGTTCCTATTTGACTAGGAATATTATCGCCATTAAAGTTTAGTACACCTGCTTGATAATCAAAAAACCATCCATCTTCATTTCCACTACCTGCTTGGAATAACTGTGTACCTGTGCTCTGTGGGCTGGCTGCACCAGCATCATCTACATAAACTTTAACCAAATAGGTTGATCCAAATTCAGTCGGAATCCAATCTGTTAAATTGGTTTTCCAGGTTTGGTTATCCGGAGCAGTTAGATCCTCGGTGGTTTCCACTGTAGCACTACCTCCAGCGGCATCTTGGTATATTTCAACAATACTGCTAGAAGAACTTGGTTTAACACCTGGTATTGATGCTGAGCTCTGCCATACTTTGTCTGCCCGCATTAATAATGGAGATGCAATACTCTCGTTGAATGCTTCCTTGTTGGCAGGAGGTGCAGTTTTTGCAACTCCAAAACCAAGTTTTTTCCATAAAAAGTCTACTTTAGTGCTATCTGCTAGTGCCATTAGCTTGCTACTCCTACACTAACACTGGTTAGTGTTTCGCCACTTGCTAGTGCTATACGCACAAGTATGTTGTTTCCTGTAGCGTTTGAACTGTTTGCACTTCCTAGTGTCATGGTATAGGCTGCATTTATACTTGTGCCTGTTGGAATTACATCAGCACCAGTTAAGGCACATCCGTTACTGCCATTACCACCGTTGCCTGTATCAGCACCAGGCACACCAGAACCAGCATATTGAATTGTTCCATCAACCCATCCATTTATTGTACTAGCACTATCAATTGCAGTGCCTGGAGAGGCAATCCACAATCCAGTTATTCCAGTACTACTGTTCAAACTGATGTCAAAGTTAGCAACAGTTGCCCTTCTAAAGGCAAAAGTAAAATATTGTGTTCCAGATCTACCTGTGTTCAAATCAGGACCTGCTGGCAGATAACCACTGCTTAAATCAGTAGTAAAATGACTAAGAGTACCCCAACGCACAACTGCTTCACTTGTACCAGCAATGGTTTCCGCTCCAGTCCACACATTTCCTGTATACCAATCTTGATCTGCAAAGGTTGGATTGTCGGCAGCACTTCCTAATCCTTCAATTCTCAAACCATCGTCATCGTACACACTTCCAAGAGAATCACTGACTGGTATGTTTCCTTCGTCAAATCCTGACAAACTAGCACTATAAATCTGTATGTACTTGTCTGTCACATTAACAATTGAACTAGATCCATTAACATTAAACATCTGACTGTCTAGATAGCCGACTGCTCTTGCACTGCCATTTATACTAAGTGTGATGTTTCCTAATTGTTGCGGAGATGCTACTCCAACATCAGCATCAACTATGCCAGCAGTAACAAAACTTGGAGTACCGTCGATATCACCATAGGTTTTGGTTTGAGTTCCAATAATACTACCAGTGGTGCTTTCTGCTAAGGTACCAGTTGTAAATTGTATTGGTTGAGTTGTGTTTCTATATGTTTGTCCTGTGAGATTCGATACTTCTAAACCTGTAATAGTAACTGCCGGAGAGCCTGTATTGTAATATGGAACTCCTGAAATATATCTATAGGTTCCTGCAGTTTGTTCTGCAATAGTTGCGTTTCCTTGCACAACTGTCGGAACGTCTGTCATGTCATCTTTAACAAAGTCTACTAGATTAGTATCACCAGCAGTTGTATGACTAAGTTTTGCATCGTTATAACCTACACTTATACCGCTTAGAGCACGTTGCCAACGTGCATCAAAAACTTTTGCAAATCCTGTTGGATAGGTACTTGCACTTATTTCATCGTGTGCATCACCATCGTTTACAACTATAAGATCTGTATAGGTACCTGCAGCATCTCCGTCTGGAGTAAAAGTTACATTACCAGCTTCACTGCCGTTGAACACTGCTGATAAATTTCCTGAAATAGCAGTATTAGCATCAGTAATATTGTTTGTGTTGATTGTTGTAGTTGTGGTATATCTAGTGACACTACTACCTGCGGAAACTATGTTTCCGCCACTGTTATCAGTTGCATTAGCTGCCAATAATGGACTTGTGCCTTGGCTTGCGTCTTGCAAACTAAGAGTCTTTCCGCTTAGTGCAGTTGGTGCAGTCGGGTTTGCATTAATTGTAATATAATTTGTTTTTGTTTCTGTATCTGTTTGTGCAATACTTACAGGAGTTCCTGATGATGTAAGAACAACTGTAAAACTACTAACAGTTCCATAACTGTTTGTAATATTTGCGGCTCCTGGTGTTCCTGCACCACTTGTGATGTTTCCTGTGGTATTACCATCACCAAATGTAAAATTTGTTGTTGTAACGTTCTGACTTGTATTTTGAAATGTAACTAGACCTCTGTCAGTTGTGGACAAGCCTGTTCTATAATCTGTGAACAAATATCCATCTTGTGCAGTATCACCTGTTTTATCACTGGTAATCACTGTTGTTCCAGTAAAAATACTGCGTATATCTGGTTCAACTGTAATTGTTATATTTCCAGCATTAAAAGGACTGTTGGTGCTTCCGTTTTCTGTGGCTAGTTGTACTTCAAAAGTTTGTGCAGTTCCGCTTGATTGGTTTCCGCTGTCTAATGCAAAAGTATGATTGATTGGTGTACCAGGGTTACCCGCAACACCAGTTTGAATATTTACAGCATTAACGTTTCCGTCACCCCAGGTCCAACGATATTTTTGTTGTGAGCCAAATACTGCGGTTGTTCCCGGATCTGTTGCAGTACTGTTTGTAAATTGTACTACACCACCTGATGTAGCTTCTTCATTAACCACTGTTGTTACGTTAGCACTTGACAATGAAGTATGATCACTGAAAACGTCTACAACACCTGGCGAGCTATACACAGTAACTGGACTAGGCCCAGCAGTATTTGATGTTCCTGCTAACACAATTGAATACTGTGCATCTCCACCTGCGTTGGTATAGGTATTGGTAAGTGTTGTCCACCCAAGACTTGGATTAACATTTGCGGCACCGTCACCCCAATCCAGTTCGTAACTAGAAGTAACATTGGTAGATGTGTTGGTAATTTCAGCGGCAGTTCCGCTATCTATAGTGCTATCAGTTATTGTAAAACTTGGTGCAGGCGTAGGTGTGTAAAGTGTTATATAATTTGTACGAGTCTTTGAATCAACAGATCCTTTTGCACCTAAACTTACATTGCCTTCGTAGGTTCCATCTGGATTGAAAGCAGTAAAAGTTACAGTAAATTGTCCACCATCTGTGTTAGCATAGGTATTTGTTGGATTTTGTGATGTACTGGTGTTGCCGTCTCCAAAATCCCAAAGATATGAGGTCGCATTTCCAATAAATGTTCCAGTGAAATCAACGTCCATTGGACTAGGACCAGCCAATGGTGTTCCTGTGAAATCTGCTTGTCCAACAAAGGTGCCGTTAGCAATATTTAAACTAACTTGATTTAGATCATCTAATCCATCAGTGACAACTGTGTTTGCTGTCCAGCCATCGTAGGCAACATTTGATGTTAGGTCACCATCTGTTGGCGTACCAATTTGTATAGTATTACCAAGCAGAGCATCTACGTTTGCACTATCAACCCAACTTAATGATCCTGAACCATCTGTTGATAGTATTTGTCCTGATGTGCCTCCAGTTAATATAACTGCACTGTTTGCACCAAGATTAACATTACTTCCACTGAGATCTAGATTACCTTCAGCACTGATAGCATTTCCTGCAATCGAAATATTTGCAATATTACTGCTTCCAGCTACGTCTAGTGTAACTGTTGGTGTATTACTACCTATACCAACTCGATTGTTAGTAACATCCACAAAGAAAGTGTTTGTGTCAATGGCTAGGTTAGCAGTTCTTTCTAAATTATCTGCGAGTGCTTTACCAGAGACTCTTGCAATTGCCATCTATTAATTTCCTTAAACTTTGCAGTATTTATCGCACTGTTAAGGTGTGTTGCCGAGTCCGTGAATTACGTTGATTGGTTCATTAAGTAAAGGAGCTTCTGTAAAAGTAATGTCATTTCCGCCACCGGTAATGCTGTAGGTAGATGGTTGTTGATATATATTTGAAATGAACACAATAGCTTGATCAGCGGCACTTACACTTGTGCTGAGAGTAAATGAAAGTGTACTATTATCACCTGTAAAGTTATCAACAGTAATATCAGCTTCACCACTTTTTGCAACTTGTTGAAACACAGTGCCGTCAAAATATTCCATACTTCCTGTACTGGTATTATATCTAAATACTCCAAATACAGGATCATTTGGTCGCTCGGCAGTAGCACCAAAAGGAATTCTGATGCTAGAGGAACCTGAAGGGATTTCTCTATTTTTTAGAAAAACTCCGGTTGCCATATTAGATACTCGTAAATGAAGTTACAGAATTTACTCCACTTGCAACGTTTGCAGTAACTTGTACAGTATCTCCGTTTTCGAGTAAAAGTTTTTCTCCACCCGAGTACAATTGATAAGAATCAGTTGCTGCAATGTCTAGAGTCTTTGCTACTAAGTTTATGTTACCAACACTGTCGCCACTTGGAACGATGTGTATATCGACGTTTACTGCGGCTGCGGTTGCATTTGTTAATGCAAGATAGGTAATTGCAGTATTATTGGTACTTGTATATACTGTTGTTGCACTGTTACTAACGTTTGCGGTTTGTATTGCCATTTTAGTTCCTTAAAATATAATTCCAAAAACAATTGCTTTGCTTTTGCTTACTAGTTCATCTGCAGTTGATCCATCTACAAAATAAACACCTGTTCCGCCACTGCCTGCTACGTTTCCGTAAAGTACGGTAGTATTTGCAACTGAACCAGGAGTTGCAGTGTCTGCTAATTGTAAACCTGCAGTAAGATTAACGTTTCCTGCAATATTTAATTGATTGGTATCAGTAAATGTTAAATTTGCACTTGCACCAAAGTTTCCTTCATTGTTGAATTGTACTTGTGTGTTTGCTCCTGCAACACTTCCTGCTGCAGCAGTTCCAATTTCATCCCACGTACCTGTTTCACCAGTTTCGCTAGTGCTGGTACTTAATTCCCATTTGTTATCTGTTGTATTATATCTAATACCTGCAAAAGTTGATGCAGTTTTATGAGTAAGTAAACCTGCATTACTAGCATATGTTGCGGTATTACTACTATTAGTTACAATAAACGGATCTTTAACATCAAGTACTTCAGTGTTAATATAGGTTATATTTCCACTTACAACTAGGTTTCCATCAACTTCCATCGTATTGGTATTGATGTACACCCTATCTGCAGTGTTTATGGTTTCAATGTAGTAATCGCCGTCGATTCTTTTTTTAGTATTCATAATGGACCTCTACGTGTATTTACCATTTCAAGAAACTTGTCCATTGACTGAATATTCATATTAGGCAAACTGTTAAATTGTTTTACAAAAGCACTTTCGGGTCCTTCAATTCTTGTAAAATTTACATTATCAAATTCTTTTGCAAGTTCTAGCAGTTGCCTTACCCAGTTTCCCGAAAATGTAGGAGGCTCTAGTTGTTTTTTGTAAAATTCTGTGTCTACATACACATTGTTAAACATACCATTGGTTGTTCCAAGATCAAATCCTACTAGAAATATTTCAGTATGACCATCAAGACATGCAAGTGCAGTTGCATTTGGACCGCTACTATATCCTTTGTATTTGTTTTGTAAAGGTTGAGCACCTAAACCTGGAATTGGTTTTCGTGTATGAAATCGATACTGTTTTGAATAACCACTGTTTTGTATTGCTTCAGCAATTGGTCTATCAGTGGCAACTAAACAATCAGGAACAAATGTACGGTACAATGCATTGCAACCATAGATTTTTCCTTGAGACTTCAAAACGTTAAGATCAACAACAAGTCGACTTTTACCATTTCCAATTATAAATGCAGTACTCATAAAAAACCCTCACTGTACTTAATACAGTAAGGGTTTTGGTAGTTAAAAAGTATCTATTAACCTAATGAGGCGTTCTCAACTTGTACTAGATCCATGGTTGCAGGAGAAGCAGAACTACCTGATCCACCAACAGCAACTGTGTCATCTAGAATGTTAAAAAAGTTAATCAATCTTACATTACCACTGAAGTCCACTGAACGTCTACCGCCCATTAGTCTTTCAATACGTACTGCACTTGAACCTTCGTCTGTGTATGTTATAGTCATACTACCTGTTGATAAAGCAGCATCAGCTTCGTTTGCAAGTGTACAAATTCCACACTCAGCAGCCGTACCTGAAGTACCGGCACCAGCGGCTGCAGTTACAGTAAAAATATGTCCTGCGGCAATTGTTCCTTTACCTGCACCCATTGCTTCCCAGTCGGTATCACCAACTGAAACCACTCTTAGTACACTGCCAACCACTGCATTTGCAGGGTCAATAGCGGCAGCATCTAATCTTGATACTTGGTACTTTCTTGCACCTTTTTGCTTGATTATAAAACCATCACCTTCGGTTGTTACACTTCCACCAGTTGGTCGAATACGACATGTCATTACTGGAAATGTGTAGTCACTGGTGTTAGGATTTCCACCTACTGCACCATAGAATAATTCACCAGAAGGTGTTCTTGCGGCACTGTCGTCTCCTGGATTGTTAAAACCAGCATCCTGTGTATCAGATATTTTTATTTTAAGAGGTCTACCCATTTGTTTTCTCCTTTCAAAAAGTTGGCGTTCTAGGCCTACGCGGTTTTGTCCGCATAAAACACTTAATTGTGTTAATAGTATTTATGGTCAAAAAAATAGCACCCAAAGGTGCTATTTTTAATAAAGTTTTCAGTGTATATTATGAGAATGATAAGTTCTGAACTGCAATCTCACCTACATAGTCACCGGCATTTCCAAATGAACTTGCAGTGTTTGATAACTCGATATATCCATATCTAGTCATAAAACTTACTACTGGCTCAAATGATGTCGGATCTAGTACAACACCTGAACTCATTAGCGGTACGTATGGGCAGTAGAAAGCTGGAGCGTCTGTTTCAGATGCACCTTTGTATCCTACTAATACTGCTTGAGTGTCAGCTGCATATGAATCACAGAATACTCTCATTGTACCGTTTAATGTACCTACAAACTTTGTGTTTGTTGGTGCTTCAAAAGTACCTTCTGTAGTTCTAGCAAATGCTGAAGTTGTAGCTGATTGTAACACTGTTAATGAAGCTGGAGAAACAACTGCATAGTTACCTGCACCACGTCTTGTACGTTGTGCAATTAAGTTAGCTGTTCTGTTGATCAATACTGCTAAAGCGGCATGCTCATCACCAACGAAAGTAGCAGTACCTGATACTGCAGCCTGGTTGTATGTGAACTCAGTTGCGGCTAATGTACGTAGAGATAATAGAATCTCTTGATCGATTTCTGCAGTAATCTCTTGAGCTAATGCTGCCATGATTTCTGCTTCTACGTCGATACCGTGCATTGCTTGTGCATCTTGAGCTGCTTCAAAAGTCCAACGTGCTTGTAACTTACGTGTCTTTGCTTCTACAGCTTGCTTTAAGATTTGAACAGAAATATTTCTTCCGCCTAATCCTTCCATAGCTGCTGTTGCACTTCCACCGTAACCAGTTGCGGCTGATGCTGCACCAGTTCCGTTAGCACCTGAATATGCAGTTGCAATTTTGAATGGTGATAATGCTTCATCGCCAGCTGCTGTTGGAGTAGCGGCTGCTGAAGTATCTGCCATTGCTGTTGCATAACGTACTCTTAGTGTATGGATTTGACCAACTGGTCCAGTCATAGGCTGAACACCAACTAATTCGTTGGCTATAACAGTTGGCATAACACGTCTGATAACAGGCAAAATAACTCTGTTAAGAGTTGCAATGTTACCTGATGCAGTTGAACCCGCAGTTGCGTTTTCATTTAAGTGTTTGCGAGTGTTTTCTAATATAACACCCATTGTTGAGCGACGAGCACCTTGTAATCCTTCTAGGAGGGCTTCTTTGGTCTCACCCCAACGGCTTTCTAGTAGTTCTTGTGACATTAAATGTCTCCTTTTTTAGTTAAAGCCCTGCTAGGCGTTTCAAGGCAATGACGTTTGAATCGTCATCTGCTTTATCGACAACCTTTGCAGTTTTATTACCAGTTTGTTCAGTTAAACTTGCAGCCTTTTTAGTTGCTTTGGTTTCGCTCAACACTGCTGGCAAATATTTTTCAAAAGCGTTCTTCAATCGAGATGTCTGAACGTTTTCAAGTAAGTTAGTCATAATTTCTCTCTTCTCATCATTGAGAGGAGATAGAAGCTCGTCCAATGTAGCATCACGCTCATTGGCTTCTTTTATAACTTTGATTTCGTTATTTTTGCTTTCAACAAGTGCTTTCGCCTTGTCTTTAACAGCAATGGCTTCTGCCAACTGTTTATCTTTTTCTACAATAGTTGCATTAAGTTTACGTACTTCTTCATTTTCATTTAAATGTGTAGCACCAAACTCAGTTGCATATGCTTCGAAGATTCGACGACCAAAATTGTTCTCACGAGCAATTTTAATGTCTTCTTTAAGTTGACCCATTTCAGCCTTAAGATGCGTAGATACAGTTGAAGCCATCTTCTTAGCAGATTCTTTTATGAACTTGCTCTTTAGATTATCAAGTTTATTGCGTGCTTGTGAAACAAGTCTTACTTTAGTTTCCACTAAGTCTTTCTTGTCAGCAGCAAATTCTTTGATTTCTTCAGCTAAAGCACCAACAACAAATTTTTCTAATTTTTCAAAACCTGTTTTTGATACCTTACGATCTGTGCGTAGTTCTTTTAACTCTTCTGAAAGTTGTTTAACTAAAAAGCCGTTAAACTTATCAGCATTTTCTTTCATCTTGTTATGAAACTTAACACGATCTTCAGCTAATGCTTTCTTCTCTTCGTTAAGAGCTGATATTTCATTAGCTAAGCCTTCTGTAACCATTTTATCTAGGGCTTCTACCATCACAGTTTTGTCATGCTCATAGCGTTGTGCAAACTCCTCACGAAGTTCAGCACGCACTGTCTCTTTGGCCTCGACCATTTTTGCTTCCCATTGTTCAGCAATAGCAGTACGAGTGTCCTCATTGACGAGATCGCTATCTAATAGTGGTTTAATAGCATCTAACATGCGATTCTCCTAAATTTTTAGGTCTCTGATAAGACGAGAAACTTCGTCTTTCAGGTACTTTTGTATTTTGCCGTCTTTCCCAGACTCACGAGCCATTTCTAAAATGTGATGCCCATGTTTCATGTTCATCAGTCCTTCATAAATTGCTTTTGGATAAGCATTTGGAGCACTGGGTTGTGCGACCACGTCTACAGTGACTATTTCAAAGTCACTGACACGTCCGTTATGTGGATCAACGTTACCTGATCCACGACTCGAGACGCCCAATCTCACACCGGATTGCAACATTGTTTTAACTAGTTGCCCCATTGGAGTTGGGAGAATTTTTAGTTTTCCATAACCATTAGGTCCGTCCATCCACATGCGTTCAATCATGTGACATACACGGTCTAAATTAATCTTAAGGTCATCTGGATGATCTACTTCGCCAAGAACGCTTGTTGTTTTAATTTGTTCATTCAGTGTATCAACTGCTTCTGCAATTTGACTCACTGGATAGATACGTTCATTGGCATTTTTCACGTCACCTTGTATGCAGATGCCTTCCATATAGAGGTCCTTACCATCTTTGCCTTCAACAATGTTGATTTTTGCGGCTTCAAAAGTAAGTTCCTCTTTAAGGTATAGCTGTCCCATGTACGTGATTCCTAGTCTAGATTAGTCTATAACACTTTTGGTGTTAACACCAGAAGCTTGTGATAATTCAGGCTTTGGAGCTGGTTTTACATCTGGCTTTGTAGTTCCATCCATGTCACCATATTTTGGTGTTGAACGACCTGATGTGTTTCCATCTTTGATGTCGACTGGCTTTGCATCCATTCCTTTTTGACCTGAGTTAGCAGCTACTGGACTTTTACTAGCTGGTGATGTTGTAACTGGCTTAGGAGCTGCAACTAATTCTACACCTTCTTCTAAACCTTCTACTTCAACATTAACATCGATTGGCTCGTCCATTTTGTCTTCCATGCCATCAATCTCGTCCTGCTCCATGTCAGTATCGCTATCAATGTCTGAAATCTCGTCTTGCTCGCCTTCAATGTCGTCTGTGTTATCGTCAACCTGTGCCATTAGCTCTTCGAATTCACCCATTAGTTCGTCTAATTTGTCTTCGATGTCTACTACACGGTCTTCTAATTCTTCTTCGCCGTCATCGTCATCAACGTCTACGTCGATCATTTCGATTTCTTCTTCCTCATCTTCCATTCTGACGCCTTCTTCTTCGGCCTCAACTTCGTCAATGAGATCGTCAACCTGTGATCCACCTAAATCTGTTTCATCAATCTTTTGATCGTTGTCATGTTCTGCGTCACGCTTGCCACGCTTTCCCATTTCGTCGTCTCTACGATCTTTCATTGATTGTTTTTTGCCTGATTCAGCACCGTCTTTAGCACCTAAATGCTCATCTTCGCGGTCCTTGTAACCTTGCTTTTCTGTAATTTCTTCTTCTGACATAATGTCTTCGTATATGTCTTTTGACTTTTCCACAACAATCTCATGGAAAAGAGCTTTTGCATTTTTTTCATCATCGTTGATGACGAATTCAATAAGTTGCTCAAATTTGTTCATTAAAATAATCCTTCTAAGTATTGGGCTCAGTATAGTACTTACAAGAAAATTAAAAAACTAGTAGTTTATAGGGGTAAAAGTGGTAGAAAATGAATTATTTTCTGTGCTAACCTACATCTGTGGTGGAGGTGGAGCAAATTGTGCTTGAATACGTTTGAGATCTTGCTTCTTCTCATAGTTTCTAAGATCGTACATTCTACGCAGTTTAGATATCTGCTTTAGTGTTAGTTTTGTTTTACGCAACTCGCCAAGTTCCGGAACAGAGTTATCGTCTTTCTGTTCTTGATATCCGTCTGCTGGTGCATCATAAAATTCAAATAGTTTCATAATAGTATTTATGCAGGAGGTTCTTCAGGAGCGGCTGGTGCAGCCATGTCAACATTTACATCAACTTCTTCGCCACCTGCAGCTTCTTCACCAGCAACTGCATCTCCCATCTGTACATCACCTTCAAAGTCGCCAGGGCTTACACCTACTGTACGTAAATCACTACCAGTTGGTTCAGTTTCAATTGGTTGTCCCGTTTCTTCTTCCCAATACTCAGTATTTTCTTGAAGTTCATCGTCGGTTAATCCAAGGTAGCGTTTCAGAAGAAAACGCTTGCTCATGTAGGGCAGTTGTTCCAATGCACTGAATGCTTGTATTCTAGTTGTGTCTAGTTCGGCCTGTCTATAGCTCGCAAAATTCTGTGGAGGTGCAAATGTAATGTTAAAAAGTCCACTGTCAATGTTGAACCCTCTCCAACGCATGAACATTTTGAATTCATCATCAAGTTTTTCAATTACCTGCTTTTGCAATCTTTCGCAGTATTGATTGAATCTGTATTCTTGTATGAGTGCAGTACCAACTCTACCGTCGTTCATTGGTCGATCTGAGTCATCTGGACCGGTTGGTAGATAACTGCTAGGAACACGCAAGCCTCTGCACATTTTGTTGTTAAAGTATTTTAAATCGTCAATCTGTCCAAGGTTTTCACCACCCGGCAGTGTTTCAACTTTTGATCCACGTCCTTCGGCAGTTTGAGGAAAGAAATAGTCTTCGTTTATGCTCAATGGATTGTAAGTTGTATCCATGGTTGTTGCTTGTTGACCACCCTGTGGATTTGGGATACGTCTTTGATGTACTTCATTTTTCACACGTTCGACAAACTGCATGGCTAGATGTGATGGCATGTTTCCAACATCAATGTAAAATACACGTCTTTCAGGAGCACGTTGTACTCTGTATATAAGAATAGCATCTTCAAGCAATTCTTTTTGTTTGAACACTTTGAATATCATTTCCAGCACACTCTGCGAGAAAGGCCAGAAAAAATCTAATCCTTCACTGAGTCCAAGATGCACTACATTTTTAGCATCAATTACGGTTTCATTTACTGTGTGTTCGAATCTGCTTTGTCCAGCAGGAGCATTTGGAATGGTATAGTTTGAACCACCCATGGCACTGCCACCAGTTCCAATTATTTCGCCTGAGTTTAATCCAGTGCCATAGTCGGTGGTTTTCTTTGGTGCAATACTGAGATTTTGAAAGTTTGGATTTATATCTCTAATCACATACTGCTCAGGACGTTTGCCTTCATTTTCATTAACAATCACACGCACAACCTTGGTCATGTCAACCCAGTATAGTTCAAATGTTTCTGGATCACGCACAAACACTTGATCGCCGTACTTTATAGTGTTCCTAAAAATACGAAACATACGCTGATCAAGTTTATTAAGTTTTGTCCACTGTTGTAGTTGTGTACGTATTATTTCAATTTCATTATTTGTTGGTTTATCAGTGTATTGCACTTCAAATGGAGTATTATTGCTTTCATTCTTTTGTGTTGCAAACTCTGCTATAATGTCCAAACAAGCATTGATTTCACTGTCAGTATCCATGTTTTCATACTGATTGTAGCGTTCTATCCTGTTAGGATGACCAGAGTATACTTCTGGTAGATGACTTTGATAGTTTTTAAAACCAAACTGTCCGCCAGAACCACCACTACCATAAGCAGGACCCCTTGCGTTTTGTCCACTTATAGGACTCAGTTGACCACCGGTGCTACCAACTGCTTTGAAGTATTTTTTCCAGGACATATAATTTCCATGTAAATCTTTGTTATGGAGTATTTATCAGTTGTTGCGAGCGGCCTGTAATTGTTCGCCTTGTAATCTTGTGCCTTTGGTTGTTTGATCCAGCATGGCCTGTAGTACACCAAGAATTTTCTCGTTACTGCCGCCATCACCTTGCATCGTTTGCGTTTCTCCTGCAGCTGGACCACCTTCCATGTCTGTGAGTCCTTGGTTGCTAATAGATAATCCACCTGCGTCGCCGAGTTTTGGGCCAGCAACTGATCTAAGTTGACTTAGTGCATCAAATTGACCACCTGTAGCAGCACCTTGAGCACCAACTGTTACACCATCTCCCATGCCATAACTCATTGAAGAAACTCCGCCTTTGCTAGTGTAACTGCTTACATTTCCTTTGTCTATTCTTTGGCCAGCCATTTGACCATTTACATAATCTCTTTCGTAGTTTACACCGCCAACAGTTCCTTGCATGCTCATCGAAGTTGATGCATCTGCTGAACTGCTCATTTGCACGCCGCCTATTCTTGGTCCTTTTCTATAGAGTTCGTTTCCTCTACTGTCCACTGTTACAACAGAACCATCGCCGAGTTTGACATCAAAGGTTCCTGGTATTCTTCCTGGCACACCTGGACCAACCTGTCCTGGTATTACCACTCCACTGGTTTTTCCCATTTTCAGTAATTCTGGTCCTTGTTCACCAACCAAATAGGTTTTACCTGCTTCGGCTGCTCCACCTTCTGCAAAACTACCAGCAACTTTAGCTTTACTTTTATCACCGCCTGAAGAAAAGTATCCAGTTAACGCACCAATTAAAGCACCAATTCCTCCGCCAATTGCTGTTCCTATTCCAGGAGCTATCGCTGTACCTATAGCAGCACCGGCTAATCCCAGTGTGCCAGCGCCTTTTAATGCATTTCCTGTACGATCAATAGTTTCGTCTTTTATTCCTGCGTCTTCTTGCATCTTTTTCATCAGACCAGGTATACCATCTTTAATCAGTGTATCCATGTAGCCAACCAGCGATGACATGGTTTTTAATTGTATTTCAGCAAACTTTTTCACTGCCTCACTGGCCAATGGTAAAGTTTTATCTAAGGCAAATTGATCAAGTGCAGTAGCGGTTTTAATCATGGCTTCTTGAGCACTTACAACGTTCTTGGTTAACGAGTCTTGTGTGTTTGCAAGTTTGTTTGTTTCGTCTGTTGCTTTTTTAGAAGCTGCACCAAGATCTTTTGTAAAGGTCAAGGCTTGAAGTGCTGGAATAAGATTTTCAAGTGAAGTTCCCATTTTACTAACTTGAGATGCAAATGCATCGCCACCTAGTCCTTGGTAGAATGTTTTACCTTGTTCTTGTAGCATGCTCAGTGCAGTTGACGAATCAATGGCACCAGATTTTAACTGCGATATTACCTGTTGACCAACTGGTCCCATGACTTTTAAGAATTCTTGAGCAGCTGGTGTTCCGGCATTGCTTAGTGCATCAGCTAAACCATCACCAATTGCTTTTAAACCAGGTATACTGTTCAGTGTGGTAATTGTTTTAAGTGTAGCTTGAGCGGCATCTTTACCATTTTTACGCTCAATTTCACGTATTGATGCACCTTGTCTAGCATCACGTTGGACTGCATCAATTTCTTTCTGAGATTCTTCAATGCTTTTTCCAGTAATCTTGGATAGCTCTTGTAGATTCTTCATGTACTCTCGAGAACCTTGAGCCAGTGCTTGTGTGTTCTGAACTTCGTTACGACCTTGTCTTTGTTGGAACTGAATATATTTTGCGGTTAGTTCGTTTTGTTGTTCAACACCTATACCGAGTGTGAGCAATTCTGACCTAAATGGTCTCATGGCTTTGGTTGTATCGCTTAATCCTTTAGCAGCTTCAGCACTTGTGCCAAATGCAAACGATAATGTTTCACCTTCTTTGGTTACTGTTTTTGCAAAACTATCAAAACTCAATCCAGCATTCACAGCCTGTTGACCAAGTCCACGCATTCCGTCAGCACCAAGAGCACCAGTCTGTGCCGCAGTTCTAAAAGCACCAGTGATTCTATCTAGTTCAGCAGTAAATGTTTTACCAACTGCACTTACTATTTCACCAGCAGCTTCGCTTAGAGCCGCTATCATAGTACCTGCAGCCTTTCCTAGTCCTCCAATTAAAGGTATAGCTCCAATAGTTGCTGATACCAATCCGCCTGTGACTTTACCAGCCATTTTGATTGCACTACCAGCCATTTCAATAGACGGATTTAGACTGCGAAACGACTCTCTGTTGTCTCGCATAGCAGTTGAAGCAGCTTCTAGTGCTTGTGCAACGCTTAAGGTTCCACCAATTGCTTTTGTTGTGGTACGCATCGCCTTAGTTGTTAGACTTTGGCGTTGTCCTTCTTGTTTCATGCCTTTGGCAGTTAAGCCTTGCTCTTCTTTGTCAAGTTTGTTGCCTGACTTTAAAAGTTTAGTATAGTCTTCGAGGCTTTTTTTAGCATCCTCCATGTCAGGGCCAGAGCGACCGCCAGCTCGTTGTAGCTGTTCTAATATTTGTTGCAGTAGCCGCTCTTGTTCGTCCATTTAATTTTTTACCTGTTTTAAAGCCGTATAAGTACACTTACAACTATATTTATGGTAGGAAAAAACATGGCAATACAACCAGGCGCCCCAATTCAACCAGTACAACCAGTGATACCAAAAACTGCACACGCACCATCAGGCAATCCATTGGCTAAACACTTTAGACAACCATCGATCTATATAAAATTGCCCAGTGAAGGTGTATGGTATGATGAATCTATTATTACTATCCCCGAATCAGGCGAAGTACCTGTTTATCCAATGACTGCACTTGACGAAATCACTTATAGAACTGCTGATGCATTGTTCAATGGACAAGCAGTTACAGATGTTATCAAAAGTTGCATACCTGCATTTAAAGATCCCGCACGAATCAGCACGTTGGATCTTGATACTGTGCTTATAGCAATTAGATTGGCAACTTTTGGTCATGAAATGGAATTTACCAGCAAGTGTCCAGAATGCGAAGAATCAAATGATCTTGCACTTGATCTTAGACAAATTATGGAAAAGGTTAAAAAACCTGACTTTGGATCACCGCTGTCATTTGGTGATATTGAAATACATTTCAAACCGTTGACCTACAAAGAACAAAACGACAACAACATGGCACAGTTTGAAGATCAAAAAACCATGGAAAGCCTTCCAAATATGGAAATGTCTGAAGAAGAAAAACTCAAGATACTGCAAAAAGCATTTGGAAACATCAGCAAACTTACACTTGTTGCACTTGCAGACAGTATCAGCATGATACAATCAGGCGATGATGTTGTTGTTGATCGAACACACATAGCAGAATATTTGGAAAATTGTCCATCACAACAGTTTGAAAAGATTAGAGAGAAGATTGCTTCAATCAGAGAAAGTGGAGAAATGGATCCACTGCACATAGTGTGCAACGATTGCAAACACGAATATACCACACCATTTACAATGAATGTTGCAAATTTTTTCGCATCAGGCTCTTAACGTCCACGTCTGAAGAGATTGAAAAAATCATTGACGACATGGACAAAGAAGTTAAGAGCCTTAAAGAAAGCATGCTTAGAAGCGTTTGGTACATGCGAGGTGGTGTTACATACACCGAAATCGTAAACATGAGCTACGATGAACGAGTATCAATCAACAAAATCATCGAAGACAACTTAGAAACTGCAAAGAAAACTGGAAGAGATTTTTGGTAATCGATCAAGTGAAGGCTGATATTGAAGATTGGTTGATCAACTTTGTAGAAGTTCCTCATCCAGCACTAGGAAACTGGCCACCATGTCCGTTTGCTAGGCAGTCAAGACTGAGAAACAAGTACGATGTAAGACCAGGCGCAGATGTTGAACGTGATTTATTTTTGTTTGCTAAGAAACAGTACCTGGGTAAAAACGATGTTGTGATATTTGCCTACGCTCCTGACCAGTATGATGATGCCTACTTCAACTGGGCAGTAGACACTATGAACATGAGCAAAGGTTTTAAAAAACGCAACCTACTAGCACTAGCAGATCATCCTGACACAGTCGAAACACACAACGGTGTCTGTTTCAACATGGGTAAATATGCACTAGTATTACTACAAGACAAAACTAAACTAAACGAACATGCACGTATGTTAGCACACAGAGGCTACTATGATGGATGGGACGAAGAATACCTGCAAGAGGTATTTGCACATAGACGAGATCCAAGAAAATGATATACGCAAGAATTGACCTCAGTCAAACCAATTACACAATTATGGATAACTGCAAAAAACTTTCATGCCCATTTCCAAAACCACTTGAAGCAATTTACGATGCTTACTGCAAGCACAAAAAATTTAAAAGTGTTATGCCTATATTTCCAGAAGAATATTATGACGACAAAAACGAAGTCTATGGTTACTACAACAAAGATGAAAAACTGGTTGCATTCAGTCTACTTAGATGTTATAATAACAAGAACGTTGAAGCTGTACAGTTTGCTTGGGACTATAAGAACCCAGGATTGCGTTTAGGCATACGCAGTTTAAAAAACGAGTGTGCAATATATAAAAAACGTGGTTTTGAATATTTGTATCTCGGCCAAGCAGATGATTATAAAGCAAAAATTGACGGCTTTGAAATACTTGGAGGCAGAATATAATGAACGTTTACACCATTTACGCCGATGTAAAAGAAGGTATAGATGCACGAACATTTGTAGCAAACATGAAGCTTTTTCTCGATAAATTGCCCACCATGCATGCCTACAGAATCACAAGAATGAAACTAGGATTCCGTTCAATGGATTTGCCAGAGTTTAGAATTGACATGGAATTTGAAAGCATGCAGGCACTTGACGATGCTATGAGTCACGTGGTAGCAAACGTTGATGATATTGAAACAGAACATGTAGGTTTCAATCAATGGGTTGATGTAGAAACCATACAACATTTTCTCTATAGAGACTATCCAGACTAACACCATCCATTTATGTAATCTTCCAGCATGATTTGCTTGATACGCAGTTGTTGTAAATTGGTTGGGGCCGCACGCATACGGTTATCTTTGCGATGATGTGTAGTACCTGCTGGTACGCCTAGCTGTTCTGCTATTTTGTGAACTTCTTTATAGTTATAGATATGTGTATACACAGATTGATCAGGACCTAGTCGAGCAGTGTTAGTTTCGCAATGATCAGCAACGTTTGGATTTTGTTTATAAACATCAAAATCCTTAATAAAGTTGTTTAGACTAGGTGATTTAATCCATAGATTTTGATTAGCACTATTGGTCATGGTATGATAGAAACCACTTACAAACTTTTCTATTGGATCACGCCACAGTGCAATGCGTATGTCAGCTGACATCAGCTCATGTTCAAACTCTTCAAAATACCTAGACTTATTGTATACACCAGGACACTCGTTTTCAAAACTTCTAAAATGTTGAATTTCGTTTGGATCAGCATTCCATATTGCTTGTGCAACATAACTCAACATGGTCGTAGTGCTACATTTATGATTACGCACTATTGCTATCGTTTTGGTATAATGATCAAATTTAATTAAGCCCATGTGCTTATTTAATTAGATGTCTAAAGACATCTGTTGCTTCGTTAACACTCAGCAACACTTTTTAGAAGTCCTCATCTAGATAGTTTGGTCATACTTGCCCTACTAAGGGCAAGTCTAAAAAACCGGTTCTCATCTGAGTTATCCAGTCACTTGAATAAAGAGATTTGCGTATGCAACAGGGGCGGTTGTGCTGTACCCCTTACTCTAGCCTTGTCTCACAACGGACCGTTCTGTATACCCCTTCAAGCAAAGTATACCAACGTATGGGTTGTATCTGTTTCACAGAGCCCATGTCATTCTAGCCTTAAGTTAGCTATATCCTTTGACGCACCAGTTCTGTCGGCTACAACTTGTGTTGGCAGACCTCAAGGTGGATCGAGGTTCCTCGATCAAACGATGTCATATTAGCTTGGGAAATTTAAAAAGTTGCTCTGAGCATAGCTCTAGTAGTGCCTGTGTCATACTTGTTTATGACGTGGTATTGAGTGCCTGTACAAAAATTGTTGTCAAGTGTTTGTTGGTTTTTATGCCTGGATGCTTGTTGTCTTTGTTGGTATCTATCTTGTTTGATTCCATTGAATTATAAAGATTTAGCCATTTATCTTCACGTATTGTACCTGCTTTTTGATATTCGTCGTGCATTTTATTATATAATATTTTATAGTCTTCATCATTTCGTGTTTCTAAATCTAAAAGATCTTGTGTATACGGAGTAGTTTCTTTTGGAACCTCATACTCCACCTTTTTAAAAAAGTTCTTGTCCCAATTGCACAAGCCGTTTATAAAGCTAATGTTGGTATTAGTTAGTTCTGCTATACAAGTCAAAATGTTTATATATTCGATCAATTGAACCAACCTATAATGTTCGTGTTCTAATAATATAAATCTATCAAAACAATCTTGTACGTAATCACCAGGATATGAAACATTGTTGTGCAAGTTTATCGATCGTTCTTTACCACCTGCACACGAACGTCTTGTTGTATCCCAAGTCTCTAATCCAGGTGACCATTCATGTCTCATAGGCGACGTCCATTGTACAAATGCATGGCTATACCTGTTCTTTAACAATGCACTAGCAGTAGTTTGAAATATTCTTAGATTACTGTTGCCTCCGGTTGCAATGTTGTCTAAAGGTTGACCAAAAAATAATTGATTATGAAGCAAATTTACCCACAGATGATTGCTATGTTTACAGTCACCGAACCCGCGTTGTCCTTCTTCATTGATCCATTCATCACAGAAACCCACGCCAGCAGTAAAACTACAACCTGAATACAACACAGTCATCCTTTGAGTATTCCTTTCTGATGAACACGTACTCTAATATGCCCGTTATACCAATCATTTGATTCTAACACCTTGTGTGTGAATTGTTCTCTGGCCTCAATGTAACTTAATTCACTTTTGTTTTTACACCAAAACATTATTTCTCGTTTGAACTTGTCTTTTCCTAATTTTTCTACATCTGCTGAAAGCTCATCACTGCTTCCATAGTATTCCTGCCAGTCACTTTCAACAGTGTATCTGCGTTTGTTTGTTCTACCCTTAAGTGGCTTTTTACTACGTTTAAACTGTGTTAGTTTCTTGCCTATGTATTTCCTATCATTGGTTGTATTTGTTATTATATAAACAAAACCAATCATGCCTTCTGGTATGTCGAGAACTTCTTTGTCTTTATAAAACCAACTCATGCAATATCTATATCCGTGCTATAACTTGTAAAGCCGTTTTCCTTAACAACCTTCAACAGATTATTTACACGCCCTGCAAGTTCATCTTTATGAGATACCAACCAAATGCTTTTTGCTCTTTCTCTTGCCATCTTTTTCAGTAATGCAAGTGCAGCCTCAACACCTGATGTGTCCATACCTGAATCAATCATCTCATCAATGAACAGTAAGTTAATAGCTCCGTACAGGCTCTCCCATACATCACGGAATGCCCAACTCATGCTTATAATAAGTCTGTTGCGTTCACCTCTGCTCAAGTTATCAAAGTCTAAATCTCTACCAAGTTCTTGTATTTCAACAGTCAAATCGTTTTGAAATATAACTGTGTGTGGCAATCCTATTCTATCCAAATAGTGTGTAAGCCTTGAATTCAAGTAGCTGAGATTCTGGTCAATTATACGTTTACGCACAAAACTATCTTTGTTGGTTAGCAGTTTTAGCAAAAAGTCTTGATGATCATGTAGTCTTGTTAGATCATTTAGTTTGTCGTATGAAATTTCAGTGGCGGCAGTGGTTTGCATTTCTACTATTTGATCAACGTAAGGATCGGCTTCTGCACGTTTGCTTTGCAACTGTGTTTCAAGTGAGGATAGAGTTGATCGATGATTGTGTGCATCAGACACGCTATCATAAAAAACTCTTGGTCTCGCTGGTACTTCTTTCTTATCTGCCTTGAGTGCATCAATTCCTTCCTGTACTTCTCTAAGGAAATCACTTGCCCCATTGTATTCCTCCTGCGCCTTTGCTACATGTTGTTGGTGCGAGTCCATTTGTGTAACACTTTGTCCGCAACTGCCACAAGTACCTGATTCCAAACTTTCTAATGCACGTTTAGTTCTGTTTACGTCTTTTTCTGCTCTAGTAACCTGTGCAGTTAGTGCGGCAATATCTTTTTGTAACTGTGTTTGTGTATTATTTAATTCAGTCCAAATTAGGAGGTCAGCATGAGCTGCTAATTCTGCATCAATATCTACGTGTGCAAGATCTTCGATAGCAGTTTCAAACTTTTTTACGTCTTCTGCTTTTTTGTTCATCCACAGTGTTTGTCTGCGTTTCAGTGCTTTGACTTGATCACCTATTTTATCGTTTGCAGTTTGCAATGCCTTGATGGTCATTTCTTCTTGTTTAATATCATCACGTGTGCGTTTGCTAAGTTCTTTGATCTTGTCAGCACGTTCACTGAGTTGTGTTATTCCTAGCAGTTGCTCGATTATCTCTCTTTGATCGTTTTGTTTTAGACTCAAAAACGGTTCAGTGTAGGTGTTTAGTGCCACAAGATGTTTGAACATAGTGTGACTCATGCTCAACAGTTTTAGTATAGCACCTTGTGTTTCTCTACTATCACCTTGAGCATAGTCATCTGCTTCTTGTTCACTGTCATTGATGTAAAACTTTAGTACATTGGGCTTACGTCCACGTTCGATACGATAGCATTGTTCACCAACACAAAAGTCTAAACTAACCATCATGCCTTTTGAATTGGTTTTGTTTATGAGATTGTCACGGCGTATGTTTGTAAGTGCTTCACCATAGAGTGCATAACTTAGTGCATTGATTATTGTGGTCTTGCCAGTTCCGTTACGTGAACCATCACCACCTAAGTCAATGTTTTCACCAAGTACCAGTGTAAGGTCTTGTCTATCAAAGTTAATTGCCTGTGTAGCATTACCCACACTCATAAAGTTTTTAACTGTAAGGTCTTTAATTTGAATCATGTTTTATTATACTATGTTTATGTCTTATTTGCAATTGAAAACAAAGCCTTAAACTGCGGAAAGATCATGGAAAAAGATTCATTTCTGTGTTTATCGAGTGTCACAGTTCGTTTTGTAAATTCATTTAATTCGTATTGAGTATCTATTGAATTCATAAAGTTTCTAAGTTCAGCCCAATTTTGTGCTAATTCACATTGGCCTATGTAATCAATGTGATTGTTAATTTGTATGGTTAGATGTTTTTTGTGTACATCTGGTAAAGTAGTTACACATAGATAACGAGGATCAACGAGAGTAGTGATTCGCAATTGATCAGGTGTAAATAACTCAGTATCAATCCAGTGTGTTTGTAATTTGATTAGATTGTCAAGTGTAGGCCAACTTACCGTAGAAGAAATATGTAGATCTACATGTGGTGTGTGACTTTTAATCGCATTGATGTTATCAATTATATCTTGCCATACTGTTCCGTGACGCATGTATTCTGCTACTTGACCGCTTGCATCAATACTTGCCCCAACAGATATATTAGAAAACTGTTTCCAATAATCAAATATATTATTATTCTTGTATGTCAGTTTACTCAAATTGGTATTGTACAAGAGTTTAATATCAAAATTTTTGACTTCAATCAATTGATCAAGTATACCATAGTGTTCTTCTGTTATTAAAGGTTCTCCTCCAGCAAAATATATCTTTTCAAGATCATTGGTAAGATAAGGTTTAAGTTTTTCCAAGTTTTTTTGTCTATCTTTCCGGGTGCTAGAATCGAGACTGATTTTTTCGTAACCAAGTACTGCATCTTTGCCAAATATTTCAACAGTTTCTTGTTGAATACTACTACTGAAGTATTCACTACACATTCTGCACTTGAAGTTACAGATATTATTAAGTCTTACATCTAAAAATGTCACCTTTTGCCGACTAACAGAAATAGGTTTAAACTTCTGCCTCATACTTTGTAAATTGTTGTCTTCTTTTTTGTAACACTCACTACAACATTTTGTACGATAACCCTTAATCATCCATTGTCGTATGTTCTGTGCTTGACTTGAATCTAGTATGTCCTCAATTGATTGTTCTTTAATATTTCCAAGAGGATACCTGTGATCAGCAATACAACACGGCAACACATTGCTATCTGTTCCAACATATAAATGATTCCATAGTTTTTTACATGCAGTATCTTTGTACGACGGAACTGTAACTTTATAGTTTCCTGGATAGACACAACTTGTAAACAATGTTGTATCAGAACTGTATACTGTGTTTACTTCTGCTATTTCAGTTTGTATCTTAGTATTTGGTGTAAGGATTAAAATAAAACAATTTCCAATATCAACTTGATTGACTATTTTTTGTAGTTCAATTAGTTTTGAACCACATGCATCAATAAAAGGATAATAATCAACACTCCGTTGTACTATTACAATTCTCTCGTTTAGTTTAAAAGTGTCTTTCCGTAATGCAAGTAACTGTTTCTTAAGTTGTTCTGAACCAGCATCAAATTCAACGGTACCAACTACCTCTATGTCTTTGTCAACATAAGATAACAGATCCATTATAAACTCCTGTAAATCTCCAGCAATAGTTTGTTGTCATAGAACTCTGAGTCAATGTTTATGATTTGTTCAGTAACAATCTGATCGACACTTTCAAATTTAATATCGCCTGGTTGCATTTCTTCTTCTAATGCACTGCGTTTGTTTGGTATAAGCGCCATTTCACGTAGGTTATATTTGGTTGCAAACTGTTCTTTGATATAGTTTGCCTCTTCATAGGATATTTCTATATCCAAGTTCACTCTAACATGCATGTTTGGTTTTAGTATTGTGTCAGCATAATCGATTACCTGCGACAAGTCAAGCACTTTGTACAATGGTTGATCTGGCCAAGCAATGTATTCTGGCTCTTTGCCCCATTCAAGTATCATGCAACCACGCTGATCATCGCCTGCATCTGAGAAGTTGTGCGGAAATGCATTGCCAATATAGTTGATGTTGTTTTTCTGTTGACGCAAATGAAAGTGTCCACTGAACACAGTGCCATACTGTTGGAAGTGTTCTGATTTGATTTCTCCATGATCGGGCATCTCTACCATTGCATTCATTTTAAAGTGTGGAAGTTCAAAGTGTCCAAACATGTACTGAGCACTTGCAGTCTTAATCTGTTTGTGATCATCTCCGACTAGCCAAGGAACAAGTATTACATCATCCTGTTCAAACCAGTCGTTGCATATTTTTAGATTTGGTATGTGCTTGGCCCATTCAAAACTGTATATGTCACGTTTGTCTCGATAATACAAGTCGTGATTGCCAGTAATAAAGTAGGTGATGTCAAAACTACGTGAAAGATTTTCTAAAGCACGTAGACTGTGGCTCATGGTTTGTAAACTTAGGCTTGCTCTATGATGATGCCAGTCGCCCATGAAGATAGCAGTTTCACAGTTGTGTATCTTACCCTGTTGTACTGCCCACTCTACAAAGTTTTCACAGTCCTGGTTATGCATGATGCTATTGCTTTTCATGCCAAAGTGTATGTCTGTGAACACCAGAGCTTTCTTAAACAAACCCATGTGTATTCCTATTTTTTAGCAACGTCTGGTTGTAGTTCTTTTGCTTCTGGTGAGTTGTTAAACTGTCTTGTCCAACTTGGATTCAATCCATTTTGTTCAAGTATATCATCACGTATGTTTTGATTTTTCTTTTCGATGTTTAACACTCTTGTAAAACTGTTTGTTATAGCGGCAGTATAGTAAGCAAATGGATTTTGACTTTTATCTTCATTAAACTGTAACCCAATTTGACTCAATTGTAATAGTGCAGTACCACGCATTTCTTCATTGTAGGTATATCCACGCCAGTTTGATCTAGTTGCATATCTTTCGCATAACTTAATCAACATATGTGCTAGTTTATCCGTCATCTTACCGTGATCTTTTGAAAAATGTCCGTTTTCCATTCCGCCAATCCAATGTGATTTGCCTACAACATATGGCACACGATTTTCATCAATCATGTAGTGCCAAAATGGAGGAAAGTTAAGTTTCACATAATTAAGATCTTGTTTTGTATCTGAGATCAGTTCTTGAAGACCATCATCTTCATAGTCTACATTATCCATTTCTAATATTTCTTCTAGTTTGCTTTTTTTCTTTATTTGTGCTTTGGTAAGTTTTTTTGGTACCATTGGAATATGATCCCAACAGGTTACACGAAATACCAGTTCTTGATTGCTGAGTTTGCGTGGATCAACTATTTCACCAGTTTCTCTTTTGATTCTGTCTGCTTTGTTTCGTCTTGCTTCTGCAACACTACGTTGGTTGATCTTGTCCACACTTGGCAAAATAATATCGTACTGTGCATATTTTTTTTCGAGAAATGAGCAGTAAGTGCTTTTGCTTTTGTGAATTTCTTTTAGTATGTCTCGATTGTTAAGATAGTTGACTTTTCTAGGTGCTTTAAAAGCTGCCATTCTATAATTCTCCTTATAATAGTACTTATTATACACGTTGCATAGGGTTTGTCAATCATTATATTAGCCGTTTTTAATTACCATAAATAATAACATAGGAGATAGAATGGCATTTTCACAAGCAAAAGCGGATAGAATGAATCAGCTTGCTCAGCAGTATCCGCGAGCACCAATAGGCACTTTGGCAACACTTGCAAATATTCCAGCAAGTGAAATCGGTAATTACACTACTGACACTATTTCTACTCCTGGTCGAAATGCCAACTTTGGACGGGTAACCAGCACGCAGTCAACAGAAGTGCAGGCTAGCAATACTTCAAGAACTACTCCAGGATCTGGATCAGCATTTACTGATACTCCTACAACGCAACCTACAGTAACTTCACCGACTAGTTCAACCACTGCAAGAGTAAATCCAGTTACTGGTAGACCATTTACAACACCTCCTACACCAGTAGTAACATCGCCACCTGCATCAGAAACTGTAAACAACACAACTGGTTCAGGAACTAGTTTTCAAGGTGGAGGTACAATTGCAAGCCAAGCCTTTAGTGATAGAACACCACAACCAGATCCATTTCCAGCACCACCGCCAGCTAGACCAGTACAAGTACAAGATTCAGATGTAGATTTTACTGATGCATATGGAGAAAATTATAGGCAAGCAACACCTATACCTACGCCAGTAGTACAGTCAAATAATACAGAAGTTGATTTTGCAGATCCTTATAGCGAGAATTTCCGGAATCCTCAGCCAATACCAGTAGATACTAGACGTCCTGGTACACCGCCTAGTCCGTATCTTGACGATTTTCCAGATGATAATGTAAATGTTGAACAACCTACTCCTAGACCGGATATAAATGCTCCTGCACCACCTCCAGCTAGACCAGCACAAGAAATATCTCAAGTAGACGATTTTGGTGGTACTGGCATTACACAAGTAGATGACTTTGGTGGAGCACCACAAAATGTTACGCCGGTAGATGACTTTGCTGAATATAGTCCACCTGCACAAGTTGATGATTTTGCAGAATTTCAAGCACCTGCACAAGTAGATGATTTTGCTGAGTACCAACCTCCGGCACAGGTTGACGACTTTGGAGAGATAAACACACCGGCACAAGTAGATGATTTTGCTGGGTATTCAAACAATGACTTTGGTGCAGAGGACCCAGGTTTAGATGCATTTGGCCCTGGTCCAGAACCGGCACAAGTAGATGATTTTGCTGGCTATAGCAACAATGACTTTGGTGCACAAGTAGATGACTTTGGTGAAATTAACAACCCTGTGCCAGTAGATGATTTTGCTGGCTATAGCAACAATGACTTTGGTGCACAAGTAGATGACTTTGGTGAAATTAACAACCCTGTGCCAGTTGATGACTTTGCTGACTATTCAGACAATGACTTTGGTGCCGAAGTTGATGATTTTGCAGAATATGAATCACCATCAGATGTTAATCAATTTGGTGTGGATGATTTTGGCGATCCTGAAGCAGCACAATTTGACGAATTTGGGACTCCATTACAAGCACCAGAAGAAGTTAACCAATTTGGAGTTGATGACTTTGGTGATCCTGAAGCCGCACAATTTGACGAATTTGGTGATCCTATTCGAGCACCCGAAGATGTTGAAGACTTTGATGAATATGGTGACTTTGAAGATGAAGAAGGTGAGGAGTTTGACGCATTTGGCAATCGTGTACAGAATGATGGCGAAAGTTTAGTTGACGATGATCCAGTTGCTGATATAGGTGATGGTGCAGAAGGTGATGGTATAGACGGAGTTGAACAGGCTGCTCTTAGTGAACAACAACAGGCTGCTATCAACGCACAAGCACTAAAACAAAAAGCTCAGCAACAACAAACTATTAGCGAAATGCGTGAAGCATCTGGTGTAAAAAACGCAGATGGCGATTGGCGAGTCAAGCTCCGATTGGCTCCACAAGCAACATATCTCTATCAAGCTCAAGAACCTGGTATACTTGCGCCGCTTACTGAAACAGATGGAATAATATTTCCTTACACACCAAGTATAGATATACAGTATAGAGCAAACTATCAAGAATACTCACCAACACATTCAAACTATCAGCACTATTTTTATCAAGGCTCAAATGTCGCCGCAATACAACTTAGTGCAACATTTACAGCCCAGGATACTGTGGAAGCAGAATATCTATTGGCAGTGATACATTTCTTAAAAAGTTGTAGCAAAATGTTCTACGGAAATGATGCTCAACGAGGTTCACCGCCGCCACTGCTTTATCTAAGTGGACTAGGAGAATATCAGTTCAATGAATCGCCTTGCGTGATAAGTGAATTTAATTACAACCTACCTAACGATGTTAACTACATACGTGCAAGAAGCAAACAGATACAACGTGATGGACAGTTGCAATATAAAAAGCCATTGGCAACCAGCGTAACTAACGGAAATTTTTCAAGTTTAACCAGACTGAAAACTGCGATCACAAATGCATACAATGGACAAAGTCAACCTCTTGAAGCTGCCGCAGAACCTTACAAACCAGCACCTGGAAACCTTGGATCAAAAGGCGCAACCTATGTTCCAACAAAAATGGATGTTACCTTGGTACTCAACCCAATTGTAAGCAGAAAGCAAGTGAGTCAGCAGTTTAGTCTCAAAGAATATGCAAATGGCAATCTAATCAAGAAAGGAATGTGGTAATGGCGACATCATACGAAAGTACCAGTCCGTATTTTGACACCCCAGTAATTAACAATCAATATCTTGGATTGATGATCGAAAGACCGATACCAAAGTTAGTCGATGATCTATCAATGACTATCAACGAAACCTACAACCTACGACCTGATTTATTAGCGTTTGACTTGTATGGTGATAGTAATCTCTGGTGGGTATTTGCAATGCGTAATCCAAATCAATTACCAGATCCTCTGTTTGATTTTGTTACTGGCGTAACCATTTATCTTCCTCAAAAGAGCACTCTAGAAACTGTTTTAGGTATCTAACATGACGACTTCTGCACAACTAGGTGTTGCAAGACAAGCAGTACAACTGCAAATAAATCAGACAAAACCTGAGGTAGATGAACTTGAAGTATCAGCAGCTTCGGGACGTAGTTGGAGTGACATAGAAAATAGCTGGACCAAGACCAGTCAAAAACTGTTCAACCAGGCTAGCACACTTGACAACTTAAAAAAACAAAACGCTGGATTAAACAATGATCCTGGACAGTCAAGACTCAACACATTAATCACAAAAAATCAAGTTGAAGTTACCACAATGCAAACCACAATGAATGGTGTGCGAACTCAGGCTTTTAAAAATACACAAATTACCTCTGTTACACAAAACATTACTAAAAACAGCAGTGGTGAAATAATCAAGACAGAACAAATTGGTTCTGTTGAAACTTCAAGATTTACTACGCCAGTTTTAGGAAATGATCTAGTTTTTACCGCAGATACTGATATAGACCAAATAATTCCTAATCTTGAAAGCAAAAATAAACCAACCAATGCACGTAGATCGATTCTTGATAATGATGAACTTGATCAACTTGGCGACCTAAAAGGCAGCGGAGCCACATCAACAGTTGGCGGCGGAGCAACAATTAAAAAAATTGGACAAACTCAGACATCAGCAGTTGCTTCTGCAACTGGAGGTTCTGTAACTCCGCTAAGTGGTAATGATCTTAACACAGGAACAGGTCCTGGTGGTGGCGGTGCTGGCGGAAAAGTAGAAGTAGCTCCTGGAGATGATGCATTCAGTGTCAAGAGAAACAATGTTGGAAATGCTATCAATGCAGACGGAGTTGAAGGACGTACCAGCGTTGCAGAAGAATTTTTAAAACCAATAAAAGCATCACCAAACCCTCTACTAGGACTTGCTAGTCAAACCTATAGTGTATCCATCTACATGATGAATAGATCAGAGTATGTACAATTTTTAGGAACAGATAAAAAAACATTGCCAACTAGACAACTGATATTGCAAAGCGGTGGTGCCAAAGCAGAAGAACGTAACAAATATTTTGATGTTGATTTCTATATTGAAAATATAGAGTTTGAAACAGTGCTAGGCAGTCAAGGGTCAGGAGCACCTCATAATGTTACAAAATTGAATTTTGATATTCTTGAACCACAAGGTATTACGTTCCTTGAAAGATTAAAAAAAGCAGTAACTGATCATGTGCAGGAGCCTGGAGTTAATATCAATGCACAAACATACTTGATGGTTATACGTTTCTATGGCTATGACGAATTTGGAAATTTGGTAACCAAAAATGAACTTCCATCAGCAACTGGCAATGAAATATCTGAGCTAGAAAGCACCAGTGATCCAGAGGCATTGGTTGAAAAGTTTATTCCGTTTCAGTTTAACGATATCAATTATAAGATTAACAATAAAGCAGTGGTCTACAGTTGTAATTGTGCAACTCCACAGAATATTGTTGGCTATTCAACTGCACGAGGTAGCATACCTTTTAACTTTCAACTTAGTGCATCAACCGTCAAGAAGTTGCTTAACGGCAACAGCGAACTAGTACCATTGGTTCCTATAGTTACCACTACAACCAGCAGTGGTCTTACTGGTGGACCTCCAAATCGAAACAGAGTAACTTCAACAACCACTGAAGAAGTAACTACAGTCGAACAACAACGTGCAGGTAAACTTGGGCTTCAAGACAGAACTGTAACATCAGGATTGTGTGATGCACTGAATCAGCATCAACGTGAACTGGCCAAAAAGAATGGTATGATACCCGACGAATATATAATCGAAATTGAAGATGTACCTGGATTGATTGATGCTAAAATGAACAAGCAAGGTAGAACAAATCTTACAAAAACTACAATGCAAAAATCAAGCGATGCAAATCAACAAAAAAACATGGAAAAAGTATCTCTTGACAAGCAAACCAAAGAGTATAGTATTAGTGCTGGGACACAGATTATACAATTAATTGATCAAGTGTTAAAAAATTCTACATATGTAACTGCTCAACAAACCATTGCATTTGACGAAATAACCAACAAAGAAATACGTAATCCACCTGTGAGAACTGTACAATGGTACAGAATTACCCAGTTAGCTGCTCCAAAAGAATATTGCAAGATACGCAACGATTATGCTTATCAAATAACCTATAGAATCTCAAGATATCAAATTAACACACCACGATCACCTTATTTTCCACCCGCAATGTATCGAGGTGCTCACAAGATATACAATTATTGGTTTACTGGGTTGAACACAGAAGTTTTAGATTTTGACATAGAAGTTAAATCAAACTTTGTTACTATAATGGGCAAAGATGGACTAATCACAGATGAAGATGTAGCAGTTGGAAACGATGCACGATTTGCTGAAAAAAGATTTTTTCAAAGTGCACCAGATTCTAGTACACAAGGTGCTTCAGGCGATGCTGGCCGACCGGCTGCTCAATTGGCATCAAGGTTGTATTCACCAGCTGATGTTTCCAAAGCTGATCTTACTATAGTAGGTGATCCAGATTTTATCATGCAAAGTGAATTGTTTTATAGTGCCGGTAACCTAGAGGCATTTGAACCTGATGGAAGTGTAAATGGCAACGCTGGCGAAGTACTTTTTGAAATACGTTTCAATCGACCAGTGGACTACAACATGGCCACTGGAGAGACACCTGTAAACTCTGAAAACTCTGACAGTAAAATCACAGGAGAAAAAAACCTAGCCGCTGAAAGTTTAGTGTATGCTGCCACTAATGTTACAAATAAACTGGCTGATGGTAAGTTTACACAATCAATTCAAGGTGTAGCAAGAATGTTTGACAATGCAGTAAACAGTCCAAAACAAAAACAGATTGAGAAAAATGTTGTAGAAGAACCAGGATTGGATGCATTCGGCGGAGCAGGAGATTCAGTAAGACCTAGCAAAAATGTTATCCCTCCTGGAGCACGTAGTGGTAGACAAGTTCAACCAACTGCTGGTCAAGACCCAAGGGCTGGAAATTTTAAAACTGCTACTGTCAATGGTAGTAAGACAAATACGCAACCCTACTCGAGTGCAACAGTAAATAATGATGTCACTAATAAGATTGCTAAGTTGCCTGATTCAACTGTAAATTATTCAGATGATGCAGACGTTACACCAGGAGAATCAGATTGGCAACCACGTTCTGGTACAGTTGTTCAGCCTCCTGTTCAACCCAAACCAGGAAGTAACACTGTAAGTGACGATGCTGGAACTAAAACTAGTCCGTTACAAGAAAGTTTATTTGCTAAGAAACGCAGACAAGCAAGACAGAGAGCAGAAAATGCCAAAGCAAGAGGTGCAAAAGTTGTAGGCAGCTCAGGAGGCGGTGTAAACAAGAGTTCACTTTTTAAGTAAAAGGAAATAGATGGCAGAGAATTATCAAAGAAGCAGAGGCGTCCCTGGAGCATACAAGATATCCAAAGGCGGTACTCCGGCTGAATCAGGACCATTTCTTGGTGAAGTGGTAAACAACATTGATCCTACTAGAGCAGGAAGATTACAGGTTTACATCGAATATATTTCTGGAGACGATAAAAATAATAAAGATCTATGGCGTACTGTAAGTTATATTTCACCATACTATGGTTATACTCAACAGAGTGCTCAACAACCAACTGGTCCAGGTAGTTTTACCGGTAATAATCATGCATATGGTTTTTTTGGAACACCACCAGATCTTGGAACAAAAGTACTTTGCTTCTTTGCTGACGGTGATCCAAACAAAGGCTACTATGTAGGTATGCCAATATCTCCTGGACTTAATCACATGGTTCCGGCCATAGGGTCAAGCAAGAAATATGTCGATGATAGCAATTCACCATTGTTTGCTAATAAAGCAAAACTACCAGTGGTGGAGATTAACAATTCCAATGAGGCAATAGCAGAAAATCCAAGATTTTTTAATGAGACCAAACCAGTACACAGTGTTTTAGCTGGGCAAATGCTCTCTCAAGGAGTTATAGCAGATCCCTTGATCGGGCCTATTGGTTCAAATAGTCAACGTGAATCACCAAGCACAGTATTTGGAATAAGCACTGCTGGCAGACCAGTGTATCAAGGTGGACTAACGGATGCTCAAATAGCGGCCAAGGTGGCAAGCAGTACACTTCAAGCAAATGAAACCACCATAATTGCACGTAAAGGTGGACACAGTTTGGTAATGGATGACGGAGATCTTGCCGGCGAAGATAACCTAACAAGAATACGCACCAGTGCAGGTCATCAAATAATGATGAACGATACTGCTGACAATCAAACAATTCACATTATGCATGCAAACGGACAAACCTGGATAGAACTAGGAAAAGAAGGCACCATTGATCTATATGCATCAAACAGTCTAAATATTAGAAGTGCTGGCGAACTAAACATGCATGCTGATAGAAATATAAACATAGCCAGTGAACTTGGAAGTGTTAACATTTTTGCAAAAAGAGCAATGAGTCTTGAAACAGGCAGTCTAAGCCTTACTGGCACAAATAGTATTTTGGCTTATAGTAAAAGCTCAGTGGGAATCAAAAGTGATGGCAGTTTAAATCTAAACAGTCGAACAGGTGGATGGGGTGCAGGCACTGGACTCACACTTGAAGCAGGATGTATAAAACTGAATAGTGGATCAGCTCCACCAGTGAGTAAAACTGTTGAGATACCTAAGTTAAGATTAGCAGATACAAAATTTT